TGTCCTTGTTGTCCTTGTTGTCCTTGTTGTCCTTGTTGTCCTTGTTGTCCTTGTTGTCCTTGTTGTCCTTGTTGTCCTTGTTGTCCTTGTTGTCCTTGTTGTCCTTGTTGTCCTTGTTGTCCTTGTTGTCCTTGTTTTGGTGGTTCAGCACCTTCACCTGGTTTAGGCATATCATCGCCCATTCCGTCCATCTGATCAGTAACATCTTTTCTATCAGCTGGCGAAAGTTTATTCAATTCTTCAACAACAGCATCATACATATCCATGTAAGTGTTGTATCTGTCATAATTGATATAATCATTAAACAACCCCATAGGTAATTGAGCATACCCACTTTTAACCAATGTATAGTTGGTAATAAAATCACCAGTATAATTGACTGCATTGCCATCAAGATTAAATGCTTTCATTAAATAGAAATCACCATTCGCATAATGCATAATTTCATGCAACAATACAAATTCACAATACAAATAGGCATCTGGAATATCACCACCCTGTGATTGATATTTCTTACCATGTTTGAATTTTGGATTAGCTTTTATACCTTTTACAGTAGCAAATTTCATCAAGCTTTCCATAAAAGGTACATAAAATAACAGATGTGCGTCTGGTGTACAGGCAGCAGTTTTTATACTATCGTATTGTGGTAAAAGTTTATCGGGAGTAAACCATAAAATAGGTTCAATTCTTTTAACCTGAAATGAATTCGACAAAGGATAGAATTCTGGAACTTCATACTTAACAGCGTTGAATACTTTTTGAAAAATTCTTCGATCAAACTTAACATCCGACATAGGTACATCTTTAATAAAATCAAATGCCGTATCTTCATACAAATTATGTATTATGGTTGCGTTTAATAAAGGTGATTTACTAGCAAATTCTAATTTTTCAGCAACTTTACTTTCCAACATTTCCTGAGCATTAGCTTTGCTAATGCTTTTTGCTTTTGCAAACTCCTCAATAATATGTTGGATATAATCCTCTTTACCAGTAGTTACAGTAAATTTTGTTTCACCAACAGCATTATATGTATTCGTTAAACCGGCCTCAGTTAAGTATGTTTTAAACATTGAATCGATGTTCTCAAAAAAATCATTCATAACTTATCCTCGTTTTAATCCAAATTTAACTAAAATTTCTCTGATTTTTGTAGCAGTAGTATCAAGTTCCTCTGTTATTTTTGCATCCATATAATCTTCAAGCAAAATAAGCATCAAATTTTGACTAAGTGCTAATTCATCACATGTGGCTTTTAATGATATATACAAATTACTTAAATATTGATTTGTTCGTTCTGCTTCCTTAACTTTTCCAGCATATGCAGCTTTATCAGTTAGAATATTCAAAATAACATGAATATATTTCAAGTATTTAACATATAATTCACATGTTTTAGCCTCTAGCATAGGTACATCATTAACTTCACCCGCAGCATTAACAAATTTTGCAGTTCCACTACTTTTTTGATTTTCTACAATTTTATCAGCAACAAAATCCGTAATTTCTTGAACAAATTTTTGTGGTGATGTTAAATTTGCAGTTAAATAATTATCAAAATGTGGTGAATCATATAATTGTTCAGGATCATCATAATAAGCGTTAAATATTTCACTAATAGTTTTAACCCCTTCTACTTTGCGTGTTTTAATTCCTTCATACATAACTTTTACAGAATCATTATTACGAATAAATCCACCCGTAACATCTAAAAAATTATCAGGCGGTACCTGTTGTTTTTTACATGTAAACGTCAATTTATTACTCCAGGCATCATGAAATTCATTAACCATTGCATCAATAAATATATCAAAATCTTCATCAGAGTAACTGGTATCCAAATTAAATTTACCAACTTTTCTTTCATCTGAATTATTCAACGCATTAGTTTCCCAATCATCATCATCTTCAATTGATTCCTGTGTTGAAGAAAGTGTCGATTCTAAACCAACAACCGTAAGTCTATTAATGATATTAACATTTGTCATACTTACAATATCAGTTATCTCTCTAGGTGACAGGTATACCACGGTTCTTTCATTTCTTAAATTGAATAATTTTTCTTCTTTCTGAATATCATTTCCACGCCAATCAACAGTTGTAGATTGATAATGGCTTAATACGGTTTTAATAGCACCTACTGTAGCAGTATTACAATCAAACCCCATTTTCAATTCAAGATCTTTTGGTCTTTCATTAGATAGCAAATAGGTTTCTAATGATGCCCAAGATGCTCTCGCAGGAATAATATCAACAACATCGCGAGTATGACTTGTTAATTCACCAACACCAGCATCATCAGGATTTAATGCACCAGCAACCATGATTTCCACAGGTAAATCAAATTCTTCATTAAAAGATTTTTCCAATAATAATTTTCTAATTGAATTGAATACCTGAGCATCAGCTCTAGTTAATTCATCTAATAATAATAAAAATTTATATTTTCCTTGACCTTTTTTTCTTTTTTCTTCTGGAATGACTTCCTCATTTTTAAGTGTTTCCTGCATTTTTTTCTGAATTAAATCAAGTAATTCAGGTTTAGAAAACGATGTAGTCATTACGGGTAAACCATTACTATCTAATTCAGGAGAATTATTTGCATCTTTTGCTTGGTTTGCCGTTGGAATTCCAGTAGTTGATTCACGATGTAATGTTGATACATCAATGTGTATAAAATGTAAATCTAAATTATTGGCAACTTGCATCATATGTGCAGTATTGTGATGAATAAATCCTTGAGCATCCTGATACAAATGTGTATCCGTAGCAATATTTAAATCATATACTAATTCCTGTGCACCCGTTAATGTTGATTTTGTAATCTTAACAATTGAACCATCTGCCTTCTCTACAGAATCCCCAATATTAAATTCATTTACAAATTTACAATCCTTTTTATTATAAGCCAATTTATGTTTTTCAGCAGTTTCAACTTTAGTGCCATCATCAAATTCAATAACGTTAATAACATCTTCCTTTGTCATTAGAAAAGGAACAGGTTGATAGTGTCCATTTTCATCCTTTAGTTTAATTGCTGATTTCACATAATATTCTTCATCACAGACAAATTCAACACCTTCTAATCTGGCTACAGCTTCAAATAATTCTGAAATTTCTACTTTTAATTCCATCATCTTTTCACCTTTTAATATTTAATATTTAATATTTATTTATAGTATTTTTCCATATTTATTATCTATTTTTAAAACCTCAGATATGGAAATTGTAAATATACCAATTTTTCATTTGTTATCCCAACATTAAAGCATTTTCAAAGAAAAGTTTCACACAAATCTACTACGAATATAGGTTACAAAAAAAATCCCCAGTTTTTCAACCAGGGATTTAAATTTTTGAATAGTGTTGACTTAACTAAACACTCTCACATTGTTGATAAAAACACATACTATTTTAATTTTTCAGCTCTAATTTCTAAAATAGTTTTATATAACACCTCATCGATCTCAACTATAATTTCCTGATTACCTCGTAAACATTTACCAATACCAGGTTCTCCAGAGATAATGGGTACATATTTTCTAGCCTCTTTAGCCGTTGATTCGGAATCACCATCCATTTTAATTTTAGTAAGTAATTGCTGTTCTAATACATCTCGCCATTCGGTTTGTGGATGTGTACTACCATCAAAATCAATTTTAGATGTTTGTTTTATCAAATCAACCATAATTTTTTTAATTTTTGGATATAAATCTGATACAGCTCCATTTGTGTAATTTTTAAAATTCAATTCCACATTTGTCATCAATATTGATGCTTCTCTAAAATTTGCAACTGGTAAATTTGCGTTGATATATAACAGTAATTGTTCCCACCGTCTAGGTGAAGATCTAACCTCAACAGATTTATCATCATAACTTAAATCTTCAGCAGTTAAATTATCATAGAATGTATTAAACACTTGTGGGTTTAATTTGATACTTGGAAATTCCTTCGATATATTTTTTTCATATTTTTTAAGGAAATAATCAAACCATTGTTCTTTATCAGGGGATTTAAATTCCATTTCTACGAAATCATTATTCATAGGAATATCTTCAACACCATCGTCACTCAAATTTGATGCATAAACAATGAAAACTCCAGGTGGAATTTTATCATTACCAATTTGTCCATTCAAAATATTTCTAAGGATGTTTCTGATTTTCATATTATCATTTCTAAAATATTCATCTAAAAACAATATACAGTTATATGATTCCCTAACATTTGTGATCAAAGCTTTATTGTTTGTATAACCATCTCTAATTGTTCTATCTTTTTTAAGATTAGTAATCAGTTCTTCCGTAGTCAATTTTAAAGATTTCATCGATTTTAATTTGGTGACCAAATTTGATTCCGATTGTACGATTTCAAATTTTTGTGAGGTCAAATCATTTAAACCACTACTATCTTGTGATGTAGTAACGACTGCAGAATCAGAGGAAATTTTATCACCAACCATAATCATAAATGGAATATTGATAATGTGTTCCTCAGTAATATGTGGTGCCTCAATAGTTATTAATGGTAAACCTAATAATTTTGAGAACCCACGAATAAAAGAAGTTTTACCCGTTCCTGGATCACCAGTAAGCATAATAGAATTTTTTACACCCGATGAAGCTGCCTGTCCGTCCATTAACGACAATAATGTAAAAATTTGTTTATTGAACACGTTGTTATTATTTACATTTGGAGCTTTAAACATCAGTTCCTTAGAACTTAATGCTTTATCAAGTGAACCACCAGCTTTCACCGAACCACCAGATTCATCGGGAATATATTTTTCAACAACACTACCATCCAAATTTAAAAATTTTGCAGATTTTGCCGCCTCTACATATTTTTTCAAAGATGCAGTTTTTGTATCTAAATCTTTTTCAAAATCACCAATATTTTCATCTGTAATTTTTTTATCTTTGTGGTTTAACACAGCATTAATCAGAGCATCAAATGTTACATTTGTTCTAGATGTAATCTTATCGGAAAGTTTTGCTTCCGTAATTAACGAATATGATAATTTCATTCTCTACTCCCAATTCATAATTTTTTTAAATTCATCTGGTGTATCTACCAGAGTTTTCATCATTTCAGCATATCTATAAATATATCCAGTTTCAAGATAATTAACACATGGAATAACATATCTTTTTCCCGTATCTGGATCAACGATACCGCCATACATTCCAATGATTATTTGAGTTCTGTCTTTACCTGTTGTATCTATTGTAGCCACAGATGCTCGTACTTTTGCTAAATTTTCTTCAGAAATATCAAATTTTGTATCGGTATTACTTTGGTTACTAGTTGCAACTCCATAAGATGTTGCAACATCTTCAAAAATCTTATTTGATATTTTATAAGAAGATTTAGTTTGAATTTTAGTGGAAGTTTGTTTTAACATATCAGCCAACTTACTCATTTTAACTCCTTCAATATATTATTTTTAATTATAATTTTCTATATTTATATCTTTTTTTTAAAAAAGCCATCACTTATATCACATTAATTATTCTTAAACGTTTTTCTCCAAATAGTCCAACCAAAATTGAATAAGAAAGAAGTCATCATATTCGGCAATAGTTTTCGATTCAACATACTGAATATAACTACTAATACAGACAATATCATCCTCAGATAAACATCTACCAAATGTTTCTTTCTCTAACGAAACTATATCAGAAATAAAAGTGGTATACGGTTTATCAGATTCAACTTTTTTAATCTCATAACCATAATGTAGTTCTAACTTTTTGTTAAGTAAAAATAAATCCATATCAATTTCATTATGCCATTCATTAGTGGATAAATTTTGTTTTAATCTGTAATAAGTATCAGTCATAACAACACGGGTATCATCTGATAAAATTTGATAATTAACTATCAACTTTATTTTAAACAATAAGTTACGAAGATTTACAACCAATTTAATTAACATTTGACCATATTTTAATTTTTCATCAACATAACCTGTGACATCAAACAATTTTATCTCTTTCAATCTATCTTTAAAATGTTTAACATCCAATTGATTATAAGCATACGTAGCCGTCAATATTTCAAAAACAGTTTGTTGATCTTTATACAATTCAATAAGCACACTTATATCAACGATATTCTGTTTAAAATCATATGCATGAACATCATTCATATATTCTGAAAAAGTCTTAGTCCCATTCAAATGGTTTTTATACGCATTTAAAGTTGGGGTTATATCCATAAGCGGTAATTCAAAATTAATATCAAATGATTTTAATAAATTTTTGTTCAACGATGTTAATGCATACCGCTTAGATTTTATATTATCCAACTCATAAAACAAATAGAAATTTTTATTTTCTGCTTCGAGGGTTTTTATTTCTGACATAACCAATTCATAGGATTCAACATCTAAACCATCTAATACACCATACAACAAATTTATTCGTTCTAACCTAGTTATCAACATATTAAACATTTCCCGAACATTAGCTTTAAATACTAATGTAGGTACAGCCAAATTAGTAATCTCGGGTCTAAATTCATCTCGATCATATTGCCCCAATGAGGTATTCACAAAATAGCGAATATCAACATTATAAGTATATTTTCCTAAACCATTGCCAGATTCTGCACCTGTAACAACAGATGCAACAATATTTTTTATTTCGATAATACAATATCGATTTTTATTATTACGCAAAACCAATTTATCTCCAATAGTTACATTTATTTTTGTAAATGGAGTAGTATATTGTGCAGCATTATTAATATCATAAACACTTTTAACCGAACTTGGAACTTTCGTCATAAAAGTTATAAATTTACTGCCCGTTATATCCACAGTAGTATTACCAGATATAGGTACCGACAACCTAAAATCAAACAAAAATTCAGATGCTGGATCGGGATATGCAAATTTTGGATCAAATATTGTCGTATTATCAAACTCATGTCCCGGAAAACCAACACCATTATATCCAACAAAAACATATCCTAGTCTGTCAGCTAATAATGTAGTATCCACTGTAGAAAAAGTAACAGCCCCTTTATCCAACATATCCTTTAACGCACCAGATAGATATAGAGGTCTAGTTACCAAAATTCCACTTTCTGGGTCAGCATATGTCATTTTTGGTACATCTGGGTTTAATTCTAATGGTGCGTAGTGAACATCTCCCATCTTTACAATTTGCGAATTTTTAGGTCCATCCAAATTAAAAGTTATATGACGTACAAATGCTTCACCAGTGGAGTAAGTAATTTCACATCTAACATCATATGTTCCAGCATCATAAAATGTATGTGCTACCTCATTACCATCAAGAACCAATGTTTCTACAAACCATTTATATACTGCTTGTATTTCATTTCCGATAGCGTCAACAGTAGTTTCCATTTTTGCTTTTAATTCGACAGTAAATGGGACATTACCAGTATATGAAATAGAATCGGTGTAATCTACTTTATCGGGAACTATAATATTATTATTGATGATAATATCAGTCCATTGCTTTCTATGTTTTTCAATCAACATATTTTTTTTATTTTCTAATTTTACAACTTCAACACAATTCTTAAATTTTCCAATAAGTTCCACAAAATTATAAAAATCACATTTGATACTTTCATTATAATACTCAATATTACTAATAGTTTCGGTTGATAATTTAACGTTGTATTTAGTGTCCACCGAATACTCAACAATCATTTTTGTAATTTCTGATAATACCTGACTTTGTGTTAAGATTAACGCAGATATTCTACCTTTTTGACTAAACTTTACAACATTATCTTTATTTTTTAAATAAAATGGGTGAAGAATTAAAATACTGTGGTCCAATTTCTCATAGTCGTCCGTAACTCTCAAAATATTATGAAACCATCGAATGTAATTTATTCGCATCAACTGATTATCAAAATATAATTTTTTTAAATTTTTTTCATTCAATAAAAATGCCTTTTCATTAGGTCTAGTTGAAATTATAAACTCATAAAGTATATCCAACTCGGCAAACAATTCACTTCTAACAACTTTATAAGTTTCATCATCAAATAAATCTGTTAAAATATCTACCGATTCAGAAAAACCGGTAGAAACTTTATCATGGGTTATTTCATCCAAATATAATTTATCGATATTACCAATTTTAGTAAATATAGAATCAACCGAATCACTAAATTTTTCAAGTGCGTATAAAATATTAAAATCAATTATATTTTCATTGTAAAAAGCGTTATATTCATTTAAAAATTGAATGTAACTTCCTTTATTATATAAATCGGTCAAAACATATGAAAACGCTTTAATTGGGGTATATATTTTAGTATCAATATATTCATTAAAACCAAAGAATACATTTTTCTTTGCAATAACTAATATAATTTCAACCTTGCTGACGTGCGATTTAAAATCAATCAATTTATTCCGACACGATATTTTATTTTCATCGATACCCAAAAGTATATCATCTAGACGCTTACTTTTCAAATCTTCAAGATCAGCAGTTAATTTTTTTAAAAATAAAGTATAATCACGTTCTATCGATTCTGCGTATGTTGGTGGGGACAACTTATATGATGCAGTGAAAAATGTTAACGCTGCAGTTTTTAACAATTCCTGAACTTTTACAACCTTTTGAACAAACGTATCAAATTCAAAATTATTAAGATGGTATGTTTCCTGCGTCAACAAATTATTATATCGAACAACCCCAAATTTATAATCGTTTCGTAAATCATCAATAGTAGAATCACCATAATTATCTATATCCAATTTTGAATATCGAAATATATTTGATGTCATCAAATTATAATAATATTCCTTAACACTCAACAAAAACAGTTCAGTTTGATAAAATTCAAATGATAAGGTTACTGATTTGCCTGATTCGGAATATTTTTGGGTATAAACAATTGGCTTTTTAACAACTTTAGTCATTTCAATTATATCCGAAACAATCTCCTTTAATGTCATATCAGTAATAATATAATCACAATCAACATTTATTTTACCATCTTCAATCAATGTAATGTATGCTGAAAATCTATCAAGCATTTTATTGTATTCCGACTCAGTTTTATAATCAACATACATTTGATGTGATGCAATATCAGAAATAAATAATTTAACACGATTTGAAATAGATTCAAACGTATTTACTAAATTAGTAAACCTATAAACTCCTGATGAAACTATATTATTTTCATATGATAATAAATTGTTTTTTATTTTTTCTACAATATCAAAATATTCGAAATTGGTTTGTTCAGGAGTTATCGCTATTGATTGTGATTTAACTTTATCAAATACGTCGGTATATTCATAAATTTTATTTTCAATCATTTTTTCGGTTGATACCATACTATGTAACTCAACTTTATTTTTATTGAGATACATAGTGTACAACCCATACATATAATTGTAAACATCAGTAATGAACGTGCTCGATACATCGAAAATCTTTTTAGTTGGAACAGTTACTCGAAGAATATCATCAACATCATATGGATTATTTGAAAAATAATAATATGGAGCAACTGTGTTATCACTATAAATTCTAGCATGTGTTAATACGTTTTGAATTTCATCAACCTCAACTTTTATCAACGGAGAGACAACAAGCATTTGTTCAAAACGATATAATGAATTAGTGAATGTTACTTTAGTATGAAGAATCTCTAATTCATATAAGTATGATCTAACTATTGCAGATTCGATTTTATATTTTTCAAAAGTTACATTTAATGATTGTAATACTTTATCTATTTCACTATTTAATTCAGCAGTTACATCTATTTGTTTCAATACAAGTTCCAAATTGAATTTAAGAACATTATATTCATCAACAATTTTTTTATAATGAGTAATTTCAGTAGGTTGATCAATAAATTCATAAGTATTATGTGCTGATAGATTAAAATCCATAACAGCAACATATAATGAATTAAATTTAGTTCTAAACATATTTTTTCTCCATATCTAACCATACCATATCTATTTTTTCCTGTTTTTTAATAAATTCTGCATTTCTTTTAAATTCCATATTTTTATTATGTGTGAATGCAACTATATTACTAAGTATGTTATTAAATGTTGTTATAACATCATCAAAATTTTCCTGTCCACTTGAAATGGTAAATTTATGAGTAATAGTATAATCAAACAAATCAGAAACAACACTAATATCTTGATTTATATCAAACGCTATAGTAACAACAGTTTTGAATATATCTTTAACATTTGTGAGTTTATTATCAATATCAAGAATCAAAGTTTCACTATATTGCTTATTCAATATATGACTGTGTATCATTCCATATAGTAATTTTGTTTCAATAAGTAAATAGCGATTATACATTTCCAATCTACTAATATCAAATATCTTATCTGTAAATTCTCGATCCCACTCTTTTACCAAGTGTGTTTGAAGCATTGTCAATAATGATTTATAATACGACAACAACTTATTTCTATCATCTACCGAATACCATTCAACATCACATTCGTAATCTACAAATTCCTGAAAATGAGTGTTTAATGTACCAACAAAATTTCCACGCAGTAAATTCACATATCCCATATCAGTAGAAGCATCAGGAATATATTTTTTAAAGAATGGTAATCGATTATCAAAATAATCCTTATACCGCAAAATATATGCAGTGATAGTATCATCCAAATCAATGATGGAGGCGGTTAACTTATTCAACTCAATTTCTAGAACCTTATTATCAATTTCATGTGCTTCCTTTAGTGTCATCAATTCATTATATTTTTTATCCAAATCATTTTTTTCATTGGTATAAAAATTTATTTTTGCCAATACAGCACTGTTATCAACATTTGCATTGATGAAATTTTTATCAATTTCATTTATCGCTACATTTAATTGTCTATTAAGTTCAACACCTAACTTGGAATAAATTTCAAATTCAGCAACTTTCTCCCAATAAGTTTCAGTTGCATATTTTTTAGCTACTATATCATACGTTTGCTGTAATTCATCTAACATCGTATCAAAGGCATCAACTATATGTTGATCGATTTTACCTAAATGCAGATTAGTGTAAAGGTATTTTAATTTCTCTAAGGTTATCTCTCTATACTTAAAATATTTTTTCTCATCATCGCTAGTTACTACCAGAAGCAACACTTTTTTCTTATCGATAATAAGTTGATCAACCTCAGCAATGTATTTTTTTAGTTCATCTACTTTTTTACTGGTCATTTTAAATAAAAATTCATTATTATTAAAAGTTTTATGTGATTGTAACCATAATAATGAATACTCTTTTACTGCTAACTCAATCGAAAAATTGTATTTCTTTGTTAATGTTTCATACCATTTATCAACTAATAAATCATAGACCTGGGTTGATGAAGTTTCTTCTAAAGTTTTTTTACCAAACATAATACTTGAACCGTATGTCCAGTATGTTTCATATTCATCTTTAAACTCTTCAACTAAATCCTGATAAAATACCTCCGTTCTTTTTTCCCATTCCTCATACAGCATTCGCAAAGTAACAGAAAAAAATGTATGTGGTAATAATTCAGTTTTTATTTTAGATAACTCAACAACATGATCTTGAATATTCTTCTCATAATGAACAAAATCATCAGTCACTTTTACCATAATATCGTGTAATGTATTGATTTCTTGTGTAGTATCAATAACATAATTGTCATTATAAAAATAATTGTTTTCAACCACCTGTGATTGATAATACCTAATAAAATCGGTTATTTTTTGAATATCATCAGTTAAAATACTCAAATTATGACTAATAAACTCATTATCATCCATAGACAATTTACGTTTCAATATAATTTTTTCTTTGTTTGAAACCAACGAATTTTTATTAATGATTAGTTCATTATACTGTTGTAGTATTGGTAGCCCATAAGTATCAAAATCAATGATAAATTTTGACAAATCATACAATGTCGTATGGAGCTCACTGTCTAAACGTTGTGTAGAATTTTTATGGTCGTTAATCGACATCACAGTTGCCTCATCCAACCCATAATTTTTAATGAAATCTTCTGATAAATTTTGAAAATAACTGTCTATTTTTGAGTTATATGGATACCCACTTATAAATTCAAGATTTTGTCGTACATCAATTCTAACCATTGTATTCCCCAACTAACGTGATACTGTTTATTTTAAGTCTTATAAATTTTTAACTTTTTATTATTTATGACCTTAAACATTAAAAGAAAAAATTGCGGAAATAAATAAATTAAAATACAAAAAAGAGAAAAATACCTGTATGAAATTAAAATATTTGGAAGAAAGTTATGATTGATATTAACAATACTACAATAGAAACCGGAACTCCAGAAGTTGAAAAGTTCTTCTCAATTGAAGCTAAAAATAGAAATATATCAACATTAGAGAAAATAAATTTTACTAATGCTGATTTAATGGAAATTTTAAATATTTCAGAAGAAATAGAACATCACCCATTAAGTAAAAATTTTTACACATATTTGATTGCTAGTAGAGATGATAATTTCATTTTTTCAAATTTAGTCTTTATAAATTTTTTAAAAAAAGGTAAATTACCAATAAAAACACTAACTAAACTATTTAATAATACAGAGGATTTATCAGAAAAAAACAAATATGATTGGTTGGATTATACTACATATCATTTTCCTCATTGGTTTCCAGATAATTATGATTTAATTCAACTAAATATTTTCAAACATCCATTCAACAAATTGGTAGCTACAAATTTAATTGAGTTTGTTTCCAGTAAAGACGTATCAAAACTGATAATATCAATTTTTAATTCTCTTGATGAAAATGAATTTGTTGGAATTTTTAAAAAAAATTTATCTAACTTTAAATCCAATTCTGAGTTAGCATTGTTTCTTTCAAAATGTGAAAATTCTCCAAAAGATATTTTACAAATATGTTATGATCTTTTAAAACGTGATGACGACAAAGAACTAATTGGAACACATAAAAATTGTCCAAAACCAATAAAAATCGAATTATTTAAAAAAACACAAGATATAAAATTCTTACCAGATCATGTAAAAGATATGTTTTTATTTTAAACGAAAAAATTGCGCAAATGACGTAAATAAATACATTAAAATACAAAAAAGGGAAAATACCTGTATGAAATTAAAATATTTGATAGAAAGTTACACACATAAAATTTCTATATACCCAATAATCAGTGTTATCTATGATGGTGAAGTACAAGCAGAATACGAGTTTAAAGATGATGGTCAAGTTATCGAAATACAAGTATGTCTTCGCCCAGATGAAGGTGTAGTTAGTGATAAATTTGTCCAGTCGTTTATGAACGATATTAAATTTGATGAATTGGGTCCACTAAGAGATAAGGCATTTGAAAAATTCAAAGGAGAAAAATTCTTAGTCGACCCAGAAAAACTAACTAAAGAAAAGGTACAAATAAAATCATCAAAAGGTTGGGAATACGCAGAAGAAGAAAAAAAAGATTAAAACTACATTATAAAACATTTTCTAGATCTGGTCTTTCCTCTGCAGTGGGTAGAGTGATGTTCAATACAACATATAATACACCATCACTCAAACCCTTCTTAACACGCATTTTTTGACCATGTTTTGTATTTTGTGGAACTTTAATTTTGAAAACATCACCAAAAAAATTAATTTCTTTTTGCCCACCAAAAATTGCAGTTTTTAAATCAATAGTTTCCATAATAAAAATATCATTATTTTCAATAGTCATATTGTTTGGTGGTGTTATTTTAATAGTGATGTAAACATTACCAACGCGACCATTCATACTTCTTCCTTTACCTGAAACCCGCATTTTTGTACCATTCTTGATTCCAGCTGGAATAGTCAATTTTATATTTTCACCATTGATTTCAGTCGTAATATAATCACCATTAACTGCTGTTTCTAATGGGATAGCAACATCAACATGTATATCTAAATTGGCCTGTGGTCTAGGTGTTTCAAATGGTGAACCGCCACCAAAACTAAATGAACTACCACCAGCTCCACCACCAAACATATTTCTAAGCATTTCATCAATATCCATACCAGATGATCTATGATATTGATGAAAACCTTGTCCAGTGCCCTTGTTAAACATAGAATCGCCACGCATATCATACTGAGATTTTTTCTCAGCATTGCCTAACACTTCATATGCGGCAGCAATTTCTTTAAATTTTTCCTCAGCATCTGGACTTTTATTTCTATCGGGGTGATACTTATTCGCTAATTTTCTATAAGATTTTTTTATTTCATCAGCACTTGCATTTTCACTAACACCGAGAATACTATATAAACTTTTAGCCATAATTATTTTCCTTGAATAATAACCATTGCAGCACGTAATAATCTGCCGTTTAAAATGTAACCTTTTCTAAGTACCTCTACGATTGAATTATCATCCAACCCATTATCAACTTTCGCAATTGCTTCATGAAAATTAGGATCAAATTTTTCAGTATTAATTTCCTCAACACCATGTTTTTTCAAAGTATTAAGTAAACCCTTATAAAGTAATCCAACACCAACCCTAACATCATCTGGCATATCAACTTTCAATGAATTCTCAAAATTGTCCAAGGTTTCGAGCAAATCTTTTGAAAATCGTTCATTAGAAAATCTAACAGCATCTTCTTTTTCACGTTGTAATCGATTTTTAAAATTTTGAGAATCGGATAGTGCTCGATAATATTTGTCTTTATATTCATTTACTTCATTGGTTAACTTTTCAAAAGTTTCGGGTGTATTTTCTAATACATCATCTTCATTCATCATATTTGTTCTCACAGTTTGAAATTGGGGACAAAACTTAATTTGTCCCCATAAAATTAAAATTTAGTGTTCAATTTCCGCCTCAAGAAAATCATCATCTGGCATAGATGCTGAATAGGTTTGATTATCCTGATTTTGCGATGCCTCATGCAACTTCGTACCAATTTCCTGGAACTTATTCATCAAAGTTTCATGAATTTTTTTAAGATCGGAAACAGTTGATGTTTCGTTACCTACCAATTCCTTTGCAGAATCAATAACAGATTTTAATTCGGCTGTATCTAAGGCTTCATTTTCCTTAATAAACTTTTCTGCCTGATTAATCGTACCATCAATTGAGTTTGTAATACTAATTTTTTCAAGCTTATCTTTATTTCGAATGTTTGATTCCTCCGCATCTGCAACCATTTTAGAAATTTCATCATCAGTTAACGTACCACTACCAGTAATAGTGATTGAATTAGCTTTCCCCGTAGATAAATCTTTTGCAGAAACAGAAAGAATACCATTGGTATCAATATCCATCTTAATTTCAATTTGAGGAACACCTCGTGGTGCAGGAGCAATTCCACCCAATTCAAATGTTCCTAACTGCTTATTATCAGAAAATAACTGTGCCTCTCCAGTAGCAATCATGACAGATACCGCAGGTTGGTTATCAGCCGCCGTTGAAAACACCTGTTTTGCAGATGTAGGAATAGTTGTACCTTTTTCAACCAGTTTAGTCATCACACCACCCATAGTTTCAATTCCTAAAGATAATGGTGTGACGTCCAATAAAACAATATCATCAACATCACCTGCTAATACACCTCCTTGAATAGCAGCACCTGCAGCAACCACTTCATCGGGGTTGACAGTATTATTCAAGATTTTACCATTAAAAAACTCAGAAACTTTTGTTTTTACTAATGGAATACGAGTTGAACCACCAACCATTACAACTTCCTGGATTTTTGATTTATCTAACCCAGCCTGTTTCAAAGCATCTTTGATATGGGTGAGAATTTCATCAACCATTGGTTCAATCATAGAATCTAATTTAGCTCTAGTCACTTTCGAAATCAAATGTTTTGGACCTGAAGCATCAGCAGTAATGTATGGTAAATTAATTTCAGTTTCCATAGTTGCAGAAAGTTCTTTTTTTGCTTTTTCAGCAGAATCCATTAAACGTTGCATAGCAAGTGCATCATTAGATAAATCCATACCAGTATCAGATTTAAATTGAGAAATTAAGTATCCCATAATCGCCTGGTCTACGTCCTTACCACCCATAAAAGCATTACCATCGGTTGATAAAACTTCAAATGTTCCTTCTTCACCAACATCAATAACTGAAATATCTAATGTTCCCGATTTGTTATCGTAGGGGAATTTAACCCCCACTTCTAATAGTTTCCTATTAGTCCAGACTATATCTTAGTTTGTTAATTTTCAAACCTTCCGCACTCTTGGAGTTTTACCTTCTTCAGCATTATCTGGTCAGAATCCATACTCTAGTCGTTGAACCTTGAACTTATTTCTAAGTCCCTTGGCTGCTGATTTTCCAATCTTAACCCTTTTCAAACCATTATCCCTATCTTCACAGATTTGATTGTGGTGTGTTAAGCTCTAAGGACGTCCCAGCAATTCACGGAATTTTTTTAAACTGGAGGCTTGTTATGCTGCTACTGCAGCCAATAGTTCACCACCAAAATCCACAACACAAATGGTTTCATCTTTTTTCTTATCAATACCATACGCTAATGCTGCTGCAGTAGGTTCGTTAATAATACGTAACACATTAAGACCGGCAATTTTACCAGCATCCTGTGTTGCTTTACGTTGTGAATCATTAAAGTAAGCAGGAACAGTAATAACTGCATCAGTAACAGTTGTACCTAAATATGCCTCAGCATCCACTTTTAATTTTGAAAGAATCTTAGCAGAAATCTCTTGAGGCGTGTAAGTCTTACCATCAATCTCAACAGCGGCAGCACCATTTCTATCTACAATGTTGTATTGTACTTTAGTTTTTGCTTCCTCAGTTTTTTTCTCATTACTCATTAAACCCATAATACGTTTAACAGCTTCAATTGTTTTATGGGGGTTTGTTACTGCCTGACGTTTTGCAGACTCACCAACCAAAACTTCATCACCTGCAAAAGCCACAATTGATGGAGTAGTATTATTACCCTCACGATTTGGGATAATTTTTGACGTTCCATTTTCATAAATGGAAATACAACTATTAGTGGTTCCTAAATCTAAACCAAGCACAATTTGTTTTTTACTCATAATATTTTCCTCATTAAGCTAAATTATTAATTAATGTATTTTTTTTCAATAATTGGTTTGAAAAATTGTATCCAACTTTCTCTATTCCAATTGGTTTTCGAATGACAGCTATTACATAACACTATCAAATTTTTTTCATCTGAGTTTTGTTTATTATAATCTATATGATGAATGTGTAGTTTTGATGTAATTTCAAAACGGTTACACAGTTGGCATTGTAAATTATCACGAACCTTTATCAGATATTTCTTTTGCTTATTAAAGCCTACATCGTATTCACCAAAACTTAAACCACCTTGCCAATTATGATGATATTGTAGTTTTGGTGTATTCTGGTTTTGTTTTAAAAACCCAGTATCATCATAAGATCTTTTACCTTTCCTTGAATCAGAAGCCCATTGCTTATATTCATCGGTATGTTCTTTACCAAAAAAAGGATTTTTTTCACCAATTCTCGGATTATCTTTCAAATACATTTTCAATGAATTTGAAATTTTACTCGATACCATAGGATCACATGATGGATTGTTTTTTCCAGAAAAACGGTCTGACATAGTTTTTCTTAATTCAGCAGCTCTATCACGTCCAATTCGATCTTCCCAACTGATTGTTTTTTGCCAATTAATTTGACATTTTTTAGAACAATATCGCCTTTTTTCAGATCCAACCCTTAATAATCCTTTTCGTGGTCCAGTTTTAACAATTTTTAATTGTATCACCACACCACAAAATTCACAGTTTTTAATATCAAATAATTTATGGTCCATATAACATTTCCTAAAATGTATATTACTATACATTATTTTAATGAACATATGATCCATTTATACCACTGTTTTTAATATCCAGTTAAATAAAATTTTCGGGATATTTGTCAATAACATCGGATACTATGTTATACGGCAATATTTCACCAAATCGCAACTGTATTGATCGATATTCCAAAATATCAAAAAAATCGTTATACTTGATAAAATTATTAGTTAAGTATATGGCAATTAATAAATTTTTATTTGAATATTTACCTTTTAAAAAATGAAAATCATCATTCCTGGATCGAATAACATCAACTACTGAATAGTAAATAATTGATAATTCTTCTGGAAACTGTTTAGGTCCTCCAAATCTATCCTTTAACAATATATCACTTTCAATATCATAAATTACATCCGAACGCATAGTTAAATTGCGATTTGATAATTTTGTTTCACGCACATTTGGTTTATAAACTTTAAAAATAAGATAATCGCCAAATTTTATATTTGGAATATCACCATAGTCAAATGTATCACCAAATTGCTGTCTTACAGCAAAAATTGCCAATGACATTGATAATCCTCTCTTCAAAAAAAAATTATACCAAAATTTTATTTAATTGGAATGTAATGAATCTCTTTTTCTTTTATAGTTGGAGTTACAACAACTCTTAATATACCATCAATAATTTCTGCATCAATTTTATCAACTGGAAACATTAAACTATAGGCAACATCAAAATTTCTTTTTGCAATATCACGTTTGATATATTCTCGACCATCATCAATATTTTCATCGGATTTTGAACCCATAATTCGCAATGAATCTTCGGACAATTCAATTTTGATATCTTCTTTTGAAAACCCAGCAACTGCAATTTCTAAATGGGCAATGCCATCTTTAGTATAAACGTCGGTCAATGGATATTTACTGACTGCTTTAGTATTAGTAAACACCTGTCCAAAAAACTCATTGACAGCATCTTCTAAAACAGCATTAGCGGGGTAAAAATGTATATTTCTTGTTCTCATAATCAAACTCCTTGGTTAAGCAAATTTATTTTATAATTTTTGTGCAATTCACAAAAATTTTGAATTTTTGAGAGGAATATTATTTTTTTAGTAGATTGTCTCAATCTTTACAATTGAGAAACTTTAGACATTTCGTTACGAAAAATGATTTTATGTAATCCAAAATAAAATAAACACCATAATAGTCGATTATTATATTTTTATTTTTAACAATAACAAAATTTGTCTATTGTACACAATACAGAACTTAAAAAAATTAACATTCTTATTTTAAATGAACTAACACAAACCTAAAGATTGGTGTCCACCAATGCTCGTTTCCAAGACTTACAAGGATTAAGATTGATCTTTATGATAACTAAAAAAATCAATCATGGTCTTTAGTTCAATAGACCATCAATTAAAAATCATAATTACTAATTTGTTAAAATTATACAATGAATTTTTAAGAAAATAAATCATTTTCAAAAATTATTTAATAATTACCTATACAATAATGTAATTTAGGTTAAACAAATTAATATCCCTTTTTAAATATTATACTATATCAAGGGGTGATTTACATTCTATTTTTATTTATATCGGTAATTTTTTTCATTACCCTATCATTTTAAAAAAATTATACAATAAATTTTGGGAAATTTTAAAATTTCCCAAAATAATTTTAAAAATTTGTTTTTCACACCAATTTTCTTAACGCTTTTAATGCAGCTAATTCAACTTCTGACGGTTTACCAGATGCAAGTTTATCCTGAATTTCAGAAATCAATGGCAGAATACCTACTCCAGCCTTAGATGTTTCGATATTTGAATCTTCTTCATCTTCATCATCAAGAGAAAGTTCGTCACTGTTATCTTCATCGTCTAATGACAATTCATCTGTATCTGTATCATCCAGAGAAAGTTCGTCACCATTATCTTCATCGTCTAGTGATAATTCATCTGTATCTGTATCTGTACCTGTATCATCAAGAGAAAGTTCGTCACCACCATCTTCACCATCGAGCGTTAATTCATCATCTTCATCATCGAGAGAAAGTTCATCACTGTTATCTGCATCATCGAGTGTTAATTCATCATCTTCTACAGGGGCTTCATCATCTAACGTTAATTCCGCTTCCTTTAACTTATCATCCAAATAAGCTGCATTTTCAGCGGCATTTCGTAAAATCCACATATCATATTCAGTTAACAACGAAATACCATAATTTTGAATATTAACTGCCTCAACCAAAGCAACTCGTTGACTCTCTGCGGTGTTTTTCATTTCTTTTAAAACATCAATCCTTTTCATATTCAAACCTTTTAAATTTAATTTATACTTATTTATAGTTGTTTAAATTATTGTTTAAAAATAATACATGACCAAACGTAAGTATCTCGATCCGATCCATGCAATATCTCAGGTTTATCAGACAATTTTAATATTGTGTTTCTTGGTAACAAATATTCACTTTCATCCCTCTCAAGGGACTTTTTGGAAATATTAGATGCAAATTGTCCTTTTTTTGCATTAATTTCGAGAATATGTGCGGATTCTGCTTTTGATACACCATGTGTATCAAATACATCCTTTCTAGCGGCTTGTCTATCTGCAAATTTTTGTGCAATCCCGTATTTCGTAGATGTTGACATATACGCAGGTATATGCATAGTATCATCACCAGACATAGTTGTTCTAGGATCATGTCGAATACCCGAATATAACGTGATATTTTTTGGTAATTTTTTTGATACTATTTTGTCAAGTGTAGGTATATGATGAACGTCCACAAATTCGGGTATTTCGGTTCCATTTGCATGATGCTTATACAATTCTCTAGAAAGTGGTCGAGATAAATCAGTATAATGCCTTATTTGATCCACAACAGTAATTTTTTTAGCTTCATACAACAACATATCAATTAATCGCATAATTTACTCCTCAAATCAAAAAACCGTGTTTCTCAAGCATAGTAATATTTTTCTGTGAAAATTTTGCATAATACTTTTTACCATTAAATTTTACAACTGATAAATTTTCATTCAAAAAAACAATTTCTGACCCATAAGGAATATCATTACATATTGGTTTTTCCATTAGCCTATTTTTAAACAATGAAATTTCCACATTTTCGGGTAACATATCAGAAAATAAATCGGTTGATGCAAAATAGGTTGTTCCACCATCTTCATCTACAGATTCTACAAGCAAACTAATGGTATCCATTTCTTCTTTTAAAATACAATAATGTGCATCCAAATAACTAAAAACTTTAGAAATGTCATCATTTATCACTATATCCGCAAATTTTTGTAAGTTTTCATACTTTGATTCCTGTATGCCTTTCATAAACTCAGTATGATTGTTACTATTAAAAATAGCTGTAACACATTCTAACATACATAAATATGAATCAATACGTGTTTTAAATATATCAAAATTAGTAACTACTGTTTTTTTCTCATCAATTATTCTCTTAGCATTCTCTAAAGCTGTTTGGCGTTCATCCTCTAGCAACCGATGTAAACTATTCTCAACAAATTTAGTTTCCTGTATTCCAGCAAGTATTCGCATTTCTTCAGTTAACATACTTTATCTCCATATAAATTCTTTAATACCGTAATAAATTTTGGTAAAATTTGAGATAATGGACTTTCCTCATCATAAAAATTATAATCTTTAAGAGCATCTCGCAAAGTATTTTTATTATTTTTCATCGAATTAGTAGGTTCATCATACAAATCCTTACCAAATTGAATTCCTTTATGTACCATAGGTGCAACCACACCATATCGCATTATTTCAACTGTGGTTGGTGTATTTCTCAAACCCTGGACGGGAATTGTCACATCACCTGATAAAAACATTTCATCAATTCTTTTTCTTAACTGCTCAGGTGTTGTTTTTTCATCAAATTCAAGTGTCAAAACTTTATCAATTATTTTTCCAATATGAGTTTCAGTCAAATAACATAAAATTTGAGTTGGTATATATTTGGATATTGCGGGAACAATGAATTCTAACAAATTATATTCATTTGTTTTACTTTCATTCAAAATAGGATTTAGAGAAAATTCACCGGAATTTAAAAGAATTTTTTCATTTTTAGATATTTTTTCGGCAATTTCTAACAAATTGTTAGCTGTAACTTTTGATTTTTCACTAGCTATTGCTAATAAAATTTTAACCTGTGCTTCATTCAACCCCAACAATTGAATTTTAGTTAAAATTTCATCATACTCAATAATTTCTACAAACATTAAAACTTCTCCTACTTTAATAATAAATCTATTTATAAAGTAGGAGAAAGTATTTGAATTATTAATTGGCTTTTTTAATCAAGAAATATTGGTATTCTGCAGTATCATTATCTTTAATGATTCGTGCCAGATTTTGCTTCTCGGAGATTGCAAGTTTAACCCCAGCAGATCCAATTTTTAGAATTGAAATAATACGTTCTAAATCCACTTTAAATGGTTCATCCAAAATACCATCATCGACAGTAAATGGTAAATCAATATCTACCACATCCACATCATTAGTTAATTTTAAAGATAACGCATCTTTACTACTTTTTGTAATGAATACACTAGCATTGAAAATTGATAAACTCAATTTTTTTAGAATATCCGTGATTGTATCTGCATCCAAAGTTACCTCCAAATCGGCAACAAATCCACTTAATTTTTTAGGTGTTTCTGGTAACAATGATTTTGCAACATTTTTGTTTTTAATATTAGTATTATCAATTTTAAAATGTGTTTCAATTGCAAGATCCTCATCATTTTTCTTAAATTTAACCGAACTTTTTTGAGATGCAGATTCTAAATTAATGATTTGTTTAATAAAATCTAATTGTGAAAATCCCTGTACTGTAGGCATATCAATATCTGGTTTATTTTTATAATTAGCAACAATAATCAATGCTCTTGTAGCTTCATATGCGACAGCCAGTAACTCATTCGAATCTACATCGTGTTCAATTTTCACAATTTCAATCATCTTAGAAACTCTAAAATTCTCAATAATGTCATTTAAAAATTCAAAGTATTTCATTTATTTTACCCTTTTAAGTTTTATGTTTAAAAAATATTACAGTGTTATAATACTAAATATTACCAAAAATAGAATTGTCTAGCAAATATAACCATCCATTTTTTCTCTTTTTCTTCTAATCGATTCAAAATCGGTGTCAATATCAGTTCTATTATCTAATGCTATTTCAATTGCTTGATCTTTTATTTCTCGATTTTTCTTTTCTTTTTTTAGAATTTGCCTGAAAGCATTTGTTATGATTTGAGTGAGATAGGAGAATGATGACGATTTTTGTCCGAGTTCATTTGTTTTGGTTATATCAAATTTAGTTATACCTTTGATAGATTGATAAATTGCTTCTGCTTTCATATCATCTAAATAAGTATAATGTCTAAATTTTGTTTGTGTTGCAACTCGATCAACAGTTAAAACTACAATTTCTCCCAATCTACGAGTACAGTATGTTTTTAATGTTGCTGCAGCAATTGATTTTTCCTTCTCAAGATGCATAGAGTTTTTTTCGGGTAAGGTGCTTAATTTAAGTATTTTCTCATCCCATTCATTTGCCAATTTTTCTAAAAAATTAAATTTATTATTCTGAGCTAATTCAATCTCATATCGCAATTCACTTTCTTTTACATAATGTTCAGATTGTGGTCGCCCTTTCTTTTTTGGTGATTCATCAACCAAATAATTGGGTTCATCCTCAATTTGAGGATCAATTTCATTATCAAATTGAGAATCTAATAGTGATCCATAATCTAATAGGTTTGTGTTGTGTTCGTTATCCATGGTTATTATTCCTTTTATTCGTATCTAATATAGCAATTATACAAAAAACTAATATATTAATGGGGTTTAAATCGGTAAATTTTCATCACGAGTCCCAAAAATCTCGATAATCTAACCCAAATTTATAAGGATTAACTTTATTAAGTCCAATAACATAAAAAATATAAGATGCCACCCCCGATCCACGCATAAAATATACACCTGCCGATGTTTTATCAAGGTGACGTTTTAATAAAAAAGCCATTTTTAGTAATAATTCATTATGATTATGTTTACATATATAGTTAAATTCTTCACGAATGTAATCAGAACTATCAGGAAACTTTTGAATCAATTGTGTAATTTCTTTTTCCAAATCAACATAATTTAACAATGAATAGTTAAAAGGTTTAATATTATCACTAAAAACTTTAATTCCATTAGATGATGCATACATTAAATCTCGTTCATCATCTGAAATATACTCTGCATATGACCCCAACATATCAGACACCTTTTCTAAATTTAAACCAGAATTCATTATAAACGAATTAGAATAAAATAGTTTGTTATGTTCATCCGAATAAATTAAACCTTCTGCCAATTTTTTCATAACCATTTTTAATCCTGTATTTCACACATAATCATTACTTTGCTTGCATCAAATGTAGTAACACTAATTCTGGATACTTTTCCTCAAATTCAGAAACCATATTAACAGCAATTAAAAAATTTTGTCTATCAATTTCAGTTAAAGTAGTATGAGTCTTTAAAGTTCTACCTTTTATATCATTTTCATGTTTATATTCAATATCATGGTATTCCCTTATAAATTTAACCGAAGCATAAATTTTAGCTTCCAATTGAGTATCAAACAAATTCGTAGTGGGACAACATAATTTCTTACCAAGAGTGGTTTCAATAAATGCCAACTTATCACTATCTAGAGATTCGGGTGAATGAAATTTTTCTTCTTGTGGGTTTAGTATTTCATTTAATTTTGTACTTACAAGCCATACTATATCACCATATTTCTTTTCTGTCATATCAATCATAACTAAAACTATTGTTCCCCCGAAATCATACTAAAAACTCTATCTGGTCGTTCATCAACAATAATATTTTTTATTTTATTAACTACTTGAGCATCATCATGTATTGCGTTAACAAGGGTATAAAGTAAATCTCGATTATTATCTTTTTCTACTAATAAAGTTGCATTTTTCAGTTTTGCCTGATAATAACATGGAGTAATAATAACACCATTAACCATAGTAATTATAGGTGCTATTTCATCAAACGCAGTTGGGTTTATTTCAATAGTAAAACCATATGGATGTTCTAAAATAACCCAGGCAGTTGATGTTCCATGACGCAGACTACGAAATTTCCAACCACTTCGATATTTTTCTTCAATAATAAAAGTTCGAATTTTTGATGAAACACGCCAATTTCCACGCCAATTTTCAAATGACATAGGTAAACTACCATTCTTATTCAACCGCACCATAAAACCAACATCACCATGAACTTTTAATAAAAACTCATCATCATTTAATTTCTTAATTTTTTTAATATCATCAATATCAATTTCTCTAATATCATCAACTTCTGTTATATCAATCATACTACACCATTTTTTAATTGTTGAATTTTGAAAAATCATCTAAATCGATGAAACCTTTTTTTATACCATTATCAATAATACGCTCTAATTTACCTTTATAAAACAATTCACTCATTTCAGACTGTTTTAAATCCCATATAACTAAGTTTTTCTTTGGTCTAGTAACAGCAGTATAAACTACACGTTTTTCCTCATCAATATTATAAAACCCATCCTCTACCTGTTCAAGTATCGAAAAATCATAAATAAAAATCACGTTATCCCACTGCAACCCTTTAGCCTTATGCACCGTCATCAATTGTACCTTGTGTGCAGATTTTTCTTCTAAGAATTGTGCCTCGAATAACATTTCTTCTAACGCCTCCATCCAATTACTTAATCCCTCTCGATTTTTAACCTCATTTAAATCTCTATAAAATCTTTTCAAAGAATGTTCTACTTGTTCAACAGTTTTAGTAGGAGATTCAATCATTTTCGCAATTTCTGGAATCGCCAAATGAAAACTACCAAATTCCAAATGTTTGTAAATACTACATATTTCTGGTATTTGTTTAACATCAGAAAACATATTACTAATATCCTGCATACTAGTACATTTGCTTATACCAGAAGCAATTTTCAAAGGGATACCACCCTTAGCCATCTTAATAATATCAACAACAATAGATTTATTATATCCATGACTAACTATCGACAGCATATTCATCAGAAATTTTACTTCAGCTCTTTTAAGAATATCAAATTCTGTGTGTAGATAATATGGAATTTGTAACTTACCCAATATTTTTGCGAGTTGTTTTATAGCCGCATTAGTTCTAGCCAATATACATGTTTGATGTAGTGGTTTATCAAGCAACTTTAATTCATCAATAAATTCCTCAGAATCGTAAATATTGTAAACATCACCGGCATGTGTATTGGCGGCTTTTGAAATTTTAGATTCGTCCAATGAGTCATTATTAAAATCAATAGTATCAGCAATTTCATTTGCAAGAGAAACAATTTCAGGTGATGATCTAAAATTATAACTTAAAATTTCAACGGTTGGATTAAAATCATCTATAAACCTACTCATCAGTTTTGGTTGAGAACCCCGAAACCCATATATGCTCTGTTTTACATCACCCATCATTACCAATTTAGCTTTGTTTGAATTCATAATCTAGTTTCCTTTCGATACTTTCATTGTATTTTATTCGTATTAATTTAATATTTTTTTTACTGCAATAATCATCTTTGAGTTTATCGTTATCCTGGCGATGTTTTAATTTTTGTTGTTTTTCACACTCAGACAAATCTAATTTTTTAGAAAAAGGATAATATTCGAAATGATGAATACCATCAAATTCAATTATAATATTTTGTTGTGGTAAATAAAAATCATACCTTAATATTGAATACTTAGATTTTCCTCTTAAATCCGAAAATGTTTTTTCTCTTTCAAATTGAATATTATTATTCTCCAAATATTCTCGTATTTTGCGTTCACCATGACTCTTGTCAGTAAAACAATTTGGACATCCTAAACTCCCCAAATGATCCCTACCCTTTCTTTGAAATTGATAACCACATTTCAAGCATTCAATATCAACATCACTATGTTTTCCCAAATAATTCACATACAAAAAAACATCACCAAATATTTTAACAGACTCAAGTAAATAATTATCGAATGATATTCTATTTTTTTTGGAAATTTTAGTATTAACACATCGGTCATTTGGACAACCATGTCCAGAAAGATGATTGCCAGGTATTTGGTAGAATAACGAATTACATTGTAAACACAAAATCCCAATTTTAGTCAAACTGTTAATATAATTTGAGTCAACATACTCATACATATCACCATGAACTTTTTTTGCTTTGTTCACAAACTCTCCAAAAGTGTAGGTGTTATGCTTTGCCAACTGTTTATATTGGCATTGTTTGCAACCATGCCCTTTTTGATGACTACTATAATTTTGTTCAAAAACTATATTACAAACCTTACAAAAAATTTTAATTTTTCTTAAATTTTTAGTTGAAAACTCATCAGGCACTAATTCATAGGAATACTTTAATTTTTGGTCATTGGAAACCTTTTTCAAAAAATCAACTTTCTTCAATATCAACACCAGTAATATTTCTTAAACTAATAAGAAAATGATATTGGGCATAATTAAGATCTTGAGCCTCATCAGTAATAATGTATTTTACATTCTGAAAAGTAGCACGAACCCTATCAAAACAATCCGCATCATCCAAAACAAAATTAGCCAAGTGAATCATAAAATCAAACATAACCAAATTATTTTTAATCAGATATTCTAGCAATCTAAGAGTTTCATCATCAGTAAAATCCTCCAACTGTAAATCTTGCGATACATTACTAATAAATTGTTTGTTAAATGTACCTTTTTCCTTCTTTTTGCCATATTTTTTAAATTCTTCTTCCATAAATGCTTCAGGAAATTCATGCACTATTGTTGGAACAACGGTATAACCAATATCCTGAAAATAAGGTTTTATCAATTCATTCCAGCAAAAAGAATGAATAGTCGAAATGTATTTGAAATCATACTTTTGCTTTTCAAAAAATTTATTAACCCTTTCTTTTAGCTCGTTAGCAGCTTTTCGAGTAAAAGAAAATGCAACAATCTCATTAGGTTTAACACCTTGATTGATTTTATCACTAATAAATTCTACACATGAAGTTGTTTTTCCTGATCCCGCAGCAGCTAAACATAGTACGTGTTTATCCCTTGTAGAAGCAAATTGTTGTTGTTCATCAGTTAAATTACTTTTCTTACTCACTGGGTTGCTCCGAATTAATTGTTTCAATTAATCAATTATACTCAATATTTTAGAAAAAAATATATAAATAGTTTTGATTGTTAATTATACACTAAGGAGTACAAAAATGGCAGAATTGAAAAAAACCCCAATTAGATCAGTTAATGAAGATATCATCAGTATGGAATTTGATGTAAATCCAAACATTCCTACTGCAAACTATAGCAATGAAACGGCTGAAAGAATTCAACAAGCAATTGTTAAAAAATTGAGAGCTGAGAAACTGAAAAAAATGATTGAATCTGAATTAAAACAAGATACAAAAGTTCTTGATGGTGAAAGTTTAGGATTCTCATTCACATTCAATAGTATGTAAGATAAATATGAATGGCGTAGAAAAGAATGAATTCGATTATATCGAACATAAAAAAATAAATGTAAATAAACAACTGTTTTCTCTAATGAGAACGGATTATTTTGAAATAGATACAGTTCTAAAAATATTAAATTTAAAAACATTACCAGTTGAAATTTCTGTAAATAACAATCAGGTCTTCATTAGAGATTTAACAAATTATATTGTTTCGACTGATTTTAAACTAAAACCAAATATCAATAAAAAGTAACGCTGCAATTTTACTATCTAAACAGATAACATATTCCAACATCAAAATCTTGTAATTCATATCAAACATACGTTTAACCGGTATCTGAACCTTATCAGGTACCGCAATGTTTCCCAAAATTTCAAGTGATTCATCCAAAATAACCTCAAGATATTTTCCATCTGAAGTTTCCTGCAAATTTGTGGGATCCTCAACAATACTTAAAATAAAATCTCTATATTTATCTACCGTATCCTCTATAGATCTTTCGGCTTCACGAATATAAAAATCTCTAGGAACAAACCTTTTAGTGTTTCCAACAAACATACTTCTTGGGTAAGTAATTACTTTTGCATTTGTTTCATGACGAACTGTAAATAGATTCATACCGTTGTACATTTCATTATGATCCAATACAGTGACCTCATCACCACTGTTAATATCGATAAAATGTTTATTTCTAACCGAAGATGTGTTCCGCCTTCTTTCCTCCATTTGGGTTAATGCAATATTCACATCATCAGTTGTACCCAACACATCTTTAGAAATCTGAATAACAGTAACTCCAGGGGTATTACCATTATTAGCAACGTTATATTGTAACGCATCATTAACAGCTGATGCGACATTTTTAGTTATGTCATCAACACTTACCGTTTCAACCGAGGTTACTGGTTGTGGAAGTATTGATTTACCATTTTTTTTGAAAAAAACATCATTAATGTCACCAAAACTTTCCCCACTAATTTTACTAAAATCGAATGCCATTTTAAATACCTTTTTTAACTATTTTTATATATTATATCTGACATTGAGCAGGGATGTTTCATAAATTTTTGATTTTTAATAACTAAGTTCTTGATGGCATAAAAAACATCAGAAATACTTACTTATAAATCAATATGTTAAGCTATACCTGCTCAATGTCGGTTATATAGGATATTTATATCATTTTTTAGCAAAAAACCCCAACCTAAAGGTTGGAGTTTTTTAAATTAAAATTATCAAAAATACAAATATTCAATCATAACTTTTGCTAATGATGTATCACCAATCTCGGTTAATGTAGTGTTGTAAATATTCAAATAAGTGCCATCACCAGTAGTACATTCAACATCAAAACTAATACCGGCTGAAGAAACAATTCTCGCAGTACCATAGTGTAATGGTTTTACGATGTTATGAGTTAACACACCAGTAATTTCAAACTGTGTAAAATCTGTTTGTGCATAAACAGTAATATTCACATTGTTTAATAAAAAAGAATCTACTGCAACTCGTGGAATTAAACTAATCGTGTCGGTTAATGCCTGATCACCCAATTGTCTAGCAGTAACTTCATCAGAAACAGAAGTGGCAATTGTTATATCCGCGTTTTGTCTAATAACGGCTTCACCTGAAATAGCGTTATTCAACGCAGTTTCAGATACTTGTCTAGCAGTTTTTTCTGCGTTAATTGTAGCAGTTAATGTTAAATCAGCAGATTTATATTCTGTGGTTAATATATTTATAGCATCATTATTAGACAATACATAACTTGCAAAAGTAGAATCATTAGTGGTATCAACTGAATTAACCAAAGTAACAATTTCTGCAAATGAATCTTTATCAGCATCAGATGCAAGTAATATAGAATCAATTCTCATCTTTTCTACTGTAATAGCATTATTCAACTTTGCATCTTCGAGTTGTCTACTATTAATTTCATCAGCAAGTAACACAGATAAAGCTGCGTCCGCTGCTTGTCTAGATGCTTCCTCATTAGAAATAGATGTAGCCAAAGTTGCATCAACAGTTTGTCTTTTAGTTGATTCTGTTAAGATAGATGTTGATAATGTTACATCGGAAGATTTATATGCAGAATCTAACAAACTAATGGTTGACGCTAAAGAGGAATATGCTGTTTGTCTTGCAGACATTTCTGCAGCAATAGAAGTTGATAAACTAACATCCGCCAACTTATATGCTGAATCCAGGGATGATATTATTGATGTTAAAGTATCATCATTCAATTGTCTAGTATTAGCCTCATTAGCAATTGATGCTGTTAATGAGGTAACTGCAGCATTTATTGCAGAATTAATTGCTGCAGCAACATTTGCATTTGGATTAACAGTAATGTAATCTGCGATCTCTTTTAATGTGTTTAAGGCTTCAGGGGCGGAACCAATTAAATCAGCAATCACCTTTCTAAATGAACCATCAACGTTTGAATCACCATTCAACACAGTTAATAAGTTGTTAATTTGTGTATCTGCTGATGTTCTTTCAGCAATTTCAGTGTTAATTGCAGTAGCTAATGCTGTTTCCGCATTAGTTGCGTTAGTATTAATCGTTTCCAATAATGAGGCCAAGGTTGTTGGTAAACCTTTTATACTTCTTTGACTATATGTAATTTGTGTCATCTTTTAATCTCCATAAATTATAATTGTATAGTAGTTTCTACTATTTTTTTTGTATTTAAATCTGAATATATCAAAATAGTATTTAAATTATCCACCAAACAATGTACGAACGTTACCACCATTTTCCGTATATGTATATTGAATCACTAAAGTTGAATTTTCAAATGTAGTAATATCATCCCATTCAGTAATATGTAGTGAAAAATATATTTTATCACTAACAGTAGCCGATAAATTTAATGATATTCCATTTGCAGCAGTAAACCTAACCTCTCGAAAATTTAAAAAATCTAAAACTTTTCTACCTTTAAACACATCTAAACCACCAAAATAAACAGGGTTAAATTCAACATTACATACCTTATCATGATTATTGGTATCATTGAAAAAAGTAGTAACCAGATTGTTTAAATATGAAATATCACAACCTAACATTGAATTAACATGTAATACACTAGTATCAATCTTATGAGATGTTGAAACCACATGATCCAAATAATTTTTTTCTAAATTAATAGTATTGTTGATATTCGTGTTTAAGGTTTCAACAGCAGTTTTTCTCACATTTATTTCATCATTGACGGCATTTTTTCTATTTACAATTTCTTGTGCCAATTCAGTATTTACTGTGTGGACCGCAGAATTATTTGATATAACGTAACCAGCAAAAATAGAATCATTTTCGGTATCAACTGAACTAATTAAATTTACAATTTCTACAAATGAATCTTTATCAGCAGATGCAGCCGATAAAATTGCGTCGATTCTTGTTTTTTCAGTATTTACACGAGTTAATAAATCAGTATTATTGTTTTCAACAGTGATTTCCAATTGTGATACACGATTAACAATAACATTTTCCTGATTTACAGCACGATTTCTTTCAATATCAATTTCAGTCAATGTAAATGTTTTACCTGAAATCTCATCCTGGATAAACGTTCCATCCTGTTGTTTTACTGGTACAGTTACATAATTTTTACTAGAATCAAAAATGATAAGTGGCATAACACTGGCACCAGTATCAATTTCCAAACCAACATTATCAGTTAAAATTCCAGAAAACCCTTTGTTGATGGTGATTATATTATCGCTAACATTGAGGGTAGTTGTTTGAATATTGACATTTTTACCTTTTATAGTTAAATCACCATCAATATTTGTGTTACCATCAACTTGCAATGATTTAGTGATTCTTACATTGTTGGGTATATTAGTTTCATCTTTCAGTTCATCCCATTGAATAATGGTAGTAGTCCCTTCATCACCTCTGAAAACTTCAATACCAGCATTTAAAACAGGTGTTCCAACCGCATTTGAATTTAAAGTAACGATATTATCATCTAATTTAATCTCTTTTGTTTGAATCGATGTTGTTGTTCCTTTAACAGTCAAATTACCATCAATAACTGTGTTACCACCAACATATAAATGACCTTTAATATGCGAATTTAATTCTGCGATTAAATCATTTATAACCGTAATAGTACCACCGACAGTTAAACCTTTTTTAAATGTAACGTTACCAGTTTTTAATATTTCGAGATATTTTGTGTTTATCTCTAGATAATAATCAGTGGGAACAGTTTCATCTTTTGTCATTAACAAATTTTTATTACCCACATCAAATGCATCTGTCCAAAAAACACCAGTTTTTGGTTTACTAACAAATAGATATGCTTGACCTGAAAGTGGTGAATCAAATGTTATTTTGACAGAATTCAAACTAACATCAACACCAAATGATTGCCCAAAAACTTTACCAAAATTATCATATACAATAATCTGTAAATCATTAGTATGAAACTCAACAGGGATTACCCATTCTAACAAATCTGTAGGTTGTTCAAAAGTATAAACCTCTTTTTCGTCAGTTAATGGAAACCATCTACCACGTTCCTCACCATCAGCTAAAGTAGCATACAAGTATAATATACCATCAACTACATATAATTCACCGTGTCGAGCTACTTTTGGTAAAAATTTATCACTGAAACGAGCAATAACTCTATTATCGGTAACAATTGATTTTATTGTTAAATTACCAGCCATATTATAAACTCCTTATTATGTTTTGTGTTATTTTACTTCTAACACTTTAAAAATATGTTTTATTTCATCAATCAAACCATCAACGTTATCACTTTTAGTTAACTGACTGCGAACCATTGTAGAAATCAACGTATCGATAGATTTCCAATATTTGGTGGCTTTCAATGTTTTACCTGTTATTTCATCCTGTTGAAGAGAATATGTTTGTTTAACATCCGAAATTATTAAATCAATGATACTATTAAGTGTTTCACTCTTAACAGAAACCATAGGTTGAACATACATTATTTGTCCACCATCTTCAAAATCTAAAATTGATGAACTGGTAGTATGGTGTATATCTGTAATGCCAACCATTTGTTCAATAGTTTTATCAAGATCAGAAAAAACCTCATCTGGACTCGTAACAGCCTGAGTTTCGGTGTTAGTGGATTCATCATCGGTGGGTTCTTCATCAACATCATCGGTTTCTTCAGTATCCTCTGTAGCATCTATATCTTCGGTACCATCAACAGGAGTTTCCGAATCATCGGTAACATCACCATCTAAATCCAATGAATCATCATCTAATGATAAATCTTCTTCTGGTGCTTCTTTATCAGCTTCCAGCAATCGTCTTCTAGCAGATTCAGCAATGATATTTTTTAATCTAGCCATAATTAATTTCTCCAATAAAATAATTCTTTTAAACTATATTTATTATCATCTGACATTCCTAAACATTTAAACAATTCAAAAAATGTAAAATCTGTAGGATAATAAATAAATTCAACAATTGAGGTTAGAGGATTCAAAATAATGACAACACAAATTAATAAGATTATAGCTGTAGAAGGTTTGGATAAAACTGGTAAAACCACATTCGTGGAAGAATTTGATGCCACTTACCATAGTTTATTTGGGTCAACAATAAACGAATTGAAGAAATTTTCATTTCCCAATGCACTAACTCCCATTGGTAAATCAATTCGGGATGAATTAAATTCTGTGATACCAAACAAATCTATAGTTAATACCCCAAACTTTCTTGCTGAGATGTCCCATTATTGGTTAGTCGAATTATTCGAACAACACTATGAAAATTCAATTGAAAAACCCTCCAACAATATCAATAAAGAAGTGGTACAGGTAAAAAGTAGAAACTATATCTTTGATAGATATTTCATTTCTACATTAGCATACCAAGCATTTTATAATAATAGTAAAGCAGATTTAGATTTTATTAAAACCTCGTTAAACAATAATAAATTTATTAAATTTCCAACAGATATTATTTTACTTGATTTACCAAATTCAATTATAATTGAAAGAACTCTAGCAGATAAAGAATCGGGTATAATTGATGCCAATGATACAACAGACGAACTTATTCTTAATAAAAGACGTGAAGCTTATATAAGTGCGATTAAGTTTTTAAAAGGTGCCGGTATCAATATTCATTGGTTTGAAGATGTTAGTAAAATTGATACCGGTGATCTAGTAAGAGTTTTGATGGGTAAAATTTTCCAATAACCATCAGTCTTAAAGATTACATAAGTTTTAAAACTTCAATAACTGTAGTTTTTCCACCTAATTTTTTTGAAATAAGTTGCAATTGTTTAAATAAGTCAATATCTTTTTCGGATGCTTCACCATTTTGACACATTGCAACCCATTTTTTAGCATCTTCTTCTGTTGTTTTACCTTTTATTCCAGGTGCACTTTCTTTTAAATCACTAATACGCATTATTTTCTCCTTTTTTTTAAATATATTTATATTTTTCTATTATTTTTAATTTTAAATCGGGAAATTTATCATCCAACCATAAGGTTTCAACGGATAAACTATCTTTAAATAAATTAGTTTTGTGCAAATCACTCATAAGAACTTTAAAATCAAACATGGCATCTAAATAAACACCCATAGGTATATCTAACAGTTGACGCAATTCAAATTCTTTATCAAGACGAGTTTTACTATCAAAGGTATTCAAATATAATTCAATAAATGTTCCCAATACAATCTTATCACATTTTAAATTTTCGGAAAGTAGCATTTTTTTACTTTTTTCACTAATATCTGTCATATAATATGTTATATATTTTACTTCATCATACATGATAGTTCTTATGGAATCAGAAAATGTTCTTATAAATAATAATTTATCATCTAACGCATCTAAATCATACCCAAATGATTTAATTTCTTCATTCTTTTCATCAATATCACCACCATCATACAAATTATATTGTTCAGTTACCAATTTTTTAGATAATAAAAATAAATAGTCATATATTTCATCAAAATTAGTTTTTTCTGTAATATATAGTACAGTTTTTAGTGCGATATTAACCGCTTTCAATCGGTGTGGCGTCATTGATGTCAACGTAAATCGTTTATGCCATACACCACTTATCAACTCATAATTATAATCATCCGGATTATCTACAACAGACCCTAACAAATCTAAATCTAATTTATCAATAAAACCATCTCTATTAACATCGTAAATTGGTTTTCCATGATTATCAAACATTATTGCCTGTGCTAAATCTGGTGAAACAGTTTGTTGACCAGATAATAATTCTTCCTGAGTTATATTTGATTTACCAACATTAGTGATGTCGATATATAATTTTGATTTATCAACCAAATTGAGTAATCTATTAGATTTTTCTATTATTGCATCATAATCTAACCCATATTTGTTTTTAATAACATCAAGAATATATTTACTATTCAATGAACCAGATTGTAATGATTTATAAGCCAATATACAAACCACATATTCAATCAATTGAGTAAATCTAACATTTAATAAATCACCATAATTGAATAAATTATAAAATGATCGATCGAGTTCAAAATCAACTTTCACATTATCATAATTAAATCCAATGTTACACGTTTCAGACACAGTAAATATCCTAAAATCAAAATGTTTGATGTCAATATTATTTTTATCAGTAGTAATAACTACCCCACGAATAATAACTTTTTTACCATCAACGAGAATTATCAATCCAAAAGCGGAATTTATAAGAAGGTCCTTACTATCTACAGTGACAATACCTTCATTGTCACTTGATTCATCAGAAACAACCACACCATTGTTATTTTCTACAATAAGTTTCAAAGAAATATTTGCCAATGTATGAATTTTTAAAGTGTTATCATCCCCCCATACCAACAAACATTTCAAATCATCTTGACCAACATTATCCGTTTCATACGTTGGTGAAATAATATCTTGTATAATTAATGGCAATTTATCGTATGGTATTTCATTCTCATAAACAAATATCGATACTTTTTTTGATAACTTACAACGATCATTTAAAGTTTCCTCATGTAACTTTAAAGCTTCTATACCTGCAAGATAACCACTCAACCGATATAGTGTATCAGTAACATCTATCCTAACCGTGCCAAACAATGATAATTTGTCAGAATTTAACATAGGTATATTAGTACGATTAAACGCATTTGTAACCAAATTATTATCTAGTAACTTTAAATATATATAAAGAGTTTCACTCAAATCATTACATAAATCATCTACAATTTTTAAATTACTCTCAATAGAATAAGTGGATAATAATTCTGTCAACTTAGAATTTTCATATAGATATTTTAACTCGTTTATCTCATTAACAACATAATTAATTGTATCTGGATAAAACACTTTTTTTTGTCCCTTGTAATCAACTGTCAATTTACTTGAATCGATAACATTGCCATTGGCATCTAATCGATGATTATCAATTAAAATCTTATACCAATCAAACGCAATTTTATACTCTTTGTCTATTATGGTATTACGCACAAATCCTTCCAAGCTACCCAATCTATCCTCAGTAATTATTTTTTTAGGTTTATAATCGTTCAAATCACGTATTTTATTACCAACACTATAATCGGTATCATCCAATTTAACACCACCATATCTATTATCTAACATACTCAGTTCAAATTTTAGATTTGTCGACCAAATTTTTGGTTGTGTTATAATATATCCAGTCAAATAAAATGTCATGGTGACAACAGCTGAACATTTTTGTGATTCAGGGTCAGTATCAATTTCAACAGAATCTAGAAAAACCTCAGTTGTAGAAATAGGTGAACCTGGCAATGGTTCAATTGTTACTTGTTGTGGTGAGTTAAAATATGGTATTATTTGTTCAGTTATTTCGAAAGCTTGATAATCGGATGATGCCCAACAAACCAACTCCATCGTAAATTTATATGGTGAGGGATTCATGGTAACATAACCAATGTTATACCCATATTTACGCATATCAACAGTGATAGTATCATGCGGTGCACGTCTTTTATCAGTATTTCTCTCAATACCAACCATTCTAAATGATAACATAGGAATACTAATATCCTTCAATCTATTAACATTTGAGGTTGCATCATTATCAACATTATTTTCAAGATGGGATATAACATCTGAAGGTGAACCATAATTGATAGGTACAACTTTTATCTTTCCAGTTGCATCAGAATATGGAATTTCAGAGAATAAACTCGCAAACCCAACCAAATATGTTTTTATTTGTTGACCATTGAAATGTAGATTTTTATTCATATTTAGTTAAACCTTATAAGTAGAAACACACCTATATTTATAACCCATTTGAAGAAAAAATATCAATTATAAGATTATCAAAAAAAGATAACCAACCTATAATCGCATAGTCATGATGTCCAATTCAGTATCAAGTGATCGTTTTTTAGGTTTACTAGGATTGTCGGATTTTACTTTTTGTTGTTTTATTTCTTCATTGGAAGCAATTTGAGTTTTACCATCCATGATATTTAACACTTCTTCTAACTTAGCGTATGTATCTTTATAGTTTTCACCAACATCATCAAACTTATCTAACTGTGATGTATAATTGTCATATGTCGCCTTATTCAATGTTAACATACAAAATATGTTTTCCCATAAATTTGCATTTCCATAAAAAACATCTGTTACTTTGTATCTAGTTACATCCCTAACAGTTTCAACTATGTCACCGATAAGTGGTTTTCTACCTAACTTTTCAGACAATTCATCAACATGCAAAAATATTTGCTGATCGCTACCCATTGGCATCATAACTCCCCATTTAGACATATCCATTTGATATTCCTGTGGTGTCCATGTACCTATCATATCAATAGGTTCTCCCAAAACGATGGAGTTAGTATCTTTCAAGATATTATCATCAAAAACAGTATTTGGATTTTTAGAATTTGGATCAATGGGGAAATATTTTAATGGGGCACCATTCAATCTAACTTTTTCTCTTGCGATGCGTTTGATTAACTTAATATCTTTCAATTTTGCATTATTTTTCCCAGCATATACTTTTAAAGAGTCAGGACCAGATTCTTTAATCGAGTGAGTTATTGAAAAACCGGTTGGTAAAATTTCATTTAAAAATGATTCTCTGTTCATGACATTTCCCGAATATTGATAGATACTATATATTTATGCCAAAAAATTATATTATCAATACGATATTGTTAAGAAATTTTAAATATTATCGTGTGTTGGTTAAATACAAAACCACTATAAGGTAACTATTTTTAGATGCGGACTATGCAAAATTTACCCAATGTATATGCCACCACAATCCAATACTGACTTATCCCATAATTCCTGTTCTAATTTGTCGATTTCAGTTTGAGCTTGAGAAATCAAATCGGAACCATTCATAGATAAATCATTTGGAGCAGAGACGCCAGTGTATTTACTTCTTATCAAACCAAGATTAAATTTTGCTTGTGCGAGTGCATATTTTTGTACCCATGGATCACCGTAAATTGGTGCCAAATCTTTATATTTCATAACTTTAGCGGCAACATTTTTATCAGTTGTAGGTGCAAAATCTGTTTGAAAATAACGAACGCCATCCTTATACAAGATACGAGTGTGTACCGGATTAGTTGTTTTTTGTAAAGCATTATCATTTTGTATCATCCCCAACATAGTAATCTCATATGCCTGTCCAAAAGTCTCAGGAATAAGTGTTACACCAGTTCCACCAGTTAACGCATTTATAGAAATAATGAAATCAACGTCATCGGGTACTAAATGATAATTTTTACCTGCGGTTAAACGCAATACCGTCCATTCTTCATTCCATGCTTCAGACGAATTGTGTCCATAATAATTGATGGTATGATAGATAATCATATCCAAATCGGAATCCGATAATTCAACATCAGTTTGAGAGGAACCCAACATAGATAAAATGTAGGTTTTTAAAAAATCTTTAGTCATTGTGAATTCCTCTAAACAAAAAAGTATATTTTATCTTTTTTTCAATAATTTATTTTTTACTTCTTGTGTTTCAGTATTATTTTCAGCAACAGTAACCACTGAATCTTCAACTTCGACAGCAATAGTATCAGTGGTAACATCAGCTACTTCTTCAACTTTAGTAATTTTATCTTCAACTTTTGCTTGTTGTTTAGCAGTTGATTTAACTTCATCAATAACTGGTTCAATTACATCTGGAACCTCACCAACCAATCTTAAAACTCGCAAATAACCACCTGTTAACTTTTGATCAACAGTTACTTTTGAACCTTTAAAAAGGGTAACAGTTTTACTCTTCCCAGGAATTGTAAAGTTAAAAAGTCCAGTTTGTGTACTTTCATATACATAAGCCATATTTATTTCTCCTAATTTTATGATATATTTATGATTCAACAAAAAAATTAATTTTCAATTAAACTAGTTGTTATTGTATGTAAATATCTTCTGAATTTCGCCTTCTCAGATTTTGCCCTTGAAAGTTCTTTTTCTTGTTGATTCAAATATTTATCATTTTTTTGTTGATGTGATAATTGTGTTGATGATTTAACAGTTTTAATCGTCACATCTATACTTCTAATTATGCGATCATAAAAATCTAATAGTTCCCTTATTCGAGATTTTGTTTGTCTAAGTATTTTTTGATTTGATTCTCCAGCAAGAATACTTTTTATTTCTTTTTCAGTAATAAATTTTTTCGTAGCCTCAGCTTCAATTTCAGACTTAGGACCACCAACATTAACTATCATTTATCACCTATTATTCAAAAATAGTTTTACCTTCACGCATTACTTTACAACCCAATTCATCTCTTGCAGGTTTTGTAAAAGTTTCACCAGTTTTTGGATTTCTAACTTTTCTATCATTTTTATGTTTTTTAAATACTTTAAATAATGAACCAAATTTAATTTCACCACCAGCTTTAACTTCCTCTACAATAACCTCCAAAATACCATCCCAAATACGATCACATTCAGATTTTGAAACTTTTTCTTCACCAATGATTTTTTGTAATTGTACAACTAACTCTGATTTTGTCATTTTTTTATTCCTTCTCTTTTGTTTAAATTTTATTAGTTAAAATAAGTTGTTTCTTTTATTTTTATTTATATCTTTTTTCCCGCAAATCTTATAAAATAAACATTTTTTTCATAATTTAGTAGTTTTTTTTAAAAAATCTATCAACAGGATGTATGCATATCCAATCGAATGTGGTTTTTTATATCTATACTTACCATCATTAATACCCAACAGCTTAAATTGCTCATCAAAAACGGGAATTCCATAAGTTTCATCTAAAATTTTTCTATCATTTTCAGATTTATTTTTTAAAAGTTTATCGGTGTGAATATAATTTTTCATTTTATCATAATTATGCAATGCACCCGGTCTAATAATAGCTATCACAATTGCAATATCTAATACAGATGAAACCTCAAACTCCCGCAAAATAAACGGATATTTGGTTAATTGATACGGAAATTCATAGTTCCAAAGTTGATGCCAATCAATATTATTTTCATCGATCAATTTAACGAAAATATCCAAATCCTGTGATGTAATACCATCCAAATAGGTATTGTTTAAAATATCTATCTTTTGGTATTCGCATTTTTCCATAGTTTTATAATCTAAAACAGCAACACCATTAAATGATGGAACTGTTTTGTAGAAATATACCCCTGCAGGATGTGGTTGTCTATCACCGCGATCGTTAATAACACATCCACGAATAAGGTTCTTTTTTATATTGTTAGATTCAAGCGATGGAATATCCAAATCTAAATCTGATAATTTAACCATATTTAATTACTCTCACTACAAATTCACATTCTTGGGTTTACTGATATAGTAGATATACCACGCGATTTAGTAACCATAATAATCTCTTTAACTTTTTCTTTAATTTCCTCTCTATGAGAAATCAGATACACTTTCATTTTTTCCTGCTTAGAAACATTCTTAATAAAAGTAAATACCGATTCTAATAAAGTACCATTTATACCACTATCTAACACCTCATCCATAAAAATAGCATCAAATTCAACATTATTTTTCAATTTAAATACTTTCATCAACGCCATCATTAACATAATGTTGCCGATTCTTTTCTCACCATTTGATAATGATCCCGGATTAACTTCCTTACCCAATTTCATTACTCTGATTGTAAAATCGGGATTAAATTGTAGATGAATATTATAATCGGGTATCAATTTTTTAAAATTTCTAAGAATTTCATTTGTTTGTTTGATATATCTTCTAAGAAATTTTCCCCTATTTTTAGGTTCCTCAGCTATTTTAATATAATTTTTCAAATCAGTTATAACTTCAACAACTTTATCTATAGTGGATAAATCAATCTCTCGTATAAGTTCTCTATTAGCATCAATTTCAGTTAAAAAATGATTTTCTTGATTAATAACCTGTTCCAATTCTTTTTTAATGTTTGTTAGCACTATATCAATGTTATCAAGTTCTTTTTTATCAACAGTTAACTCAATCTGATCAAGTGCATCTTTTATTTCCTGTAACAGTGATTTTTTTTCCGTTAACGATTTTTTAATTTTTGTTTCCGATTCTTCGTGCTTGGATACACTTTTATCTATCGATTTCATTTTCGATTCATATGATTTCAACTTTTCATCACTGGCCAATATCGCAGATGCATCCTGCCACGTTTGTTCACATGTGGGACAAATACTATCTTTTAAAGATTTATTTTTTTTCTTTTCACTTTCATATTTTTCAGATATAATTTCAAATTCTCGATTTTCACGCTCAATTGCGGAACATATATCTTTTTGTGCAACTTTTAATTCAGAAATACTTGCAGATATATTAATCTTATGTTCATTTAACTCATTGACAAAATCATATTTTTCTTTTTCAGTTGCAAAATCAATGCTGGCATAAAAATCAATTTTGTTATTCAATTCTGCAATCTCTTTTTTTCTTCTGGATTCAAAACGGTCATATGACGTTTGTAATCTTACAATTTGTTCTTGTATTTGCTCATTGGAATATTTTATTTCTTTTGCACTCGATTCTAAATCTGCAAGTTTTACTTGTTCATCTCGCAATTTATCTTTAATATCCGCTAGTTGCATATTATAAACATCAAAATTAAAAATATTCTCCAACACCTTTTTCTGGCTAGATGGCAGCATATTTAAAAACGGTTTATTATGTTCCGATGCAACTGAAAATAAAGATGTTTGTAAAAAAGTTTCAAAATTCATACGAAACAATTTTTGTATCAACACATCATTATCCTTATCATCGGCTTTAGATATATTATGCCATAAATAACCATCATTTGCAGTAATATCAGATACCAATCTATACAGATTTAAAACTTTTGGTTTTCTACCTCTTTCAATTTTATATTTGACTTTTTCAACAAAAAATTCTAACTCTACTAACGCATCTTTCCCTTTAATATAATTAACGATTTCATTCGCCTTAACATTTGAAACTGTTTCACCAAAAATAGCATATGTTAATGCTGCCATGAAGGATGATTTACCCGAACCAATTCTCGAACCCTCAGTATCTTTATCAATACCATCAACCAATATTACCGTAGATGAGAAAGTATTAAAATCCACCTCCTGCATCGCTCCATAACTATAAAAATTCTGAATTCTCAATTTATCAAACTTAATTCTCATATTATTCCATTCTCAATTCTCAAACAAAACACACAACAAACACCACATAATATATTTTTTCAAATTCATACTACCCAAGCAACTATACATCTTTTAATATTGAATCACAACTACTCTTGATACGTCTTCGATAATTCTCTAAGAAATTTTATTGATTCTCGATCTACAGCACCAACTAAATCTTTATTATTTTTTATCATCTCATTTAATACAAAATCCATATATGATTGATCGGAGTTTATTTTAGTAGATGATTCATCGTCAGTATCATCCTCATCGTCACTATCTAGATCATCCCATACAAAATACTGATCATCCAAAACCAAATCATTAATACCATGTGTTAGCAACAATTTTGATTTCAATTCCTCCAATTCAGAATATTTCAAATTTGTATCTATAATCAGTTTAAGATTATCACCAACAGAAAAAATAGTTGTTAAATCATCAATTTCCAATAATTCCGAAACCTTAAACCTATACATTCTTGGGTGATGGTATTCTATAAATTCTCTATCACCAGTATTCACATCTAAAATAGTCCACCCACGTTCATCGGAATCCTCACCATAAAAAAATCTACATATATTTCCAATATATGTTAATTTTCCCTTAGTTTGTTTTTTATGGAAATGTCCTAAGAACACATGGTTGTACTTTTCAGTAATTGTATTCGCATTAGCACCTTCTTCAGCTTTTATAAACTGATTTAACATAAAACCCTGTACCTCTATATGACCACACATATAATCTGCGATTGGAAATTGGTGATCTTTAATGTATGCATTTGGAAAATACGGTAACATATAAAAATTTTTATTATATATTTCAACTATTTGTGGTTCATCTACAATCTTAATATTTTTATATCCTGAAAAAATATGTAAGTTATGTCCATTTGAATCGTATGTTTTTTTAGACATATCATGATTACCTGCTAAAATATAAACATTATCGAAAGTATCACTAAGTAATTTAAACGCTTTTGCTAAATGATTCAATGTGCTAGTTGATATAGTTTCTTTTATATCTAAAGTATCACCCAAATTAATCATAGTAGTTATGCCGTATTTTTTCGCGTGTTCGCACTGCGTACGAACACCATTCAAAATTATTGCATCAAACTTACCATTTGATTTCCCAAAATGCCAATCCGTACTCATTGTAATTTTTTCCATAATCTCCTCGCAAAGCAAACAAAATAACGTGTTGTAGATCATTCATACAATACATTATACATTCTTTGTTCAATTATTATACCTTATTATTAAGGCATTTTTTTCCCAATTACGACATTTTTTTTCATATCACCGCTACCACAAATCAAGTAAATAACTTACATTTCTAATTTCCAATATGCTTTCTGTGAAATTTATAAATAGTTTTAATTATAATAATTAGTGGAGAAAATTCAATGGCACAAAATTTTGATAATACCCAAAAAATTGTTGACATTCATGGAAATACAGTCACGTATATAAATCCATCAAAAATTGTTAGTGATAAATTTGGATTGAAGCTTATTGGCAACAACTTTAATGATGATGCCGAAATAAAAGAGGTAATTAATGAAAATTTTATCGTATTAACACAAAACTTTTATGATGAAACACCACCCACAAATCCTGTTTTAGGACAAAATTGGTGTAGTTCAACAGATAACTTAACATACAAATGGTTTGGGCAAAATTGGGTGCAATCCGATAAAGATGTAACTTATGATTCATTTATGTTTATTAAATATGATATGACAAATGTTAAAGATTTTGTTCTAGATGAATTTGTATTTAATTTTACTATGAACAACATAAAGTTATACAACCAAAATATGTCAGATGTTAAATTTGTTATCGATCCGTTCGATTCAAGAAAACTTATTATCCGAGATAAAAATGTAACGATGCTTTACATTTTGGTTTTTCATCCTAAAGACAGGATTTCCAACCCAATTTTAAATAAAAAACTGGAAATATTTACAGCATCAGGACAAACACAATTCGATATAAGTACATTTTTAGACAACAATGAAATCAATACCTTATCAGTAGCTTTAAATGATACCATGTTAAAAAATAATGAATTTTTTATTGCTAATAATATTTTAAACATTGATGGTTTAATTTATAGAGTTAGAAAAGATAATAAATTAACTGTTTGGAAATATGGTGGAAGTTTAACTGGATACTATTCATCTTTTAAAATTCATACAAGTAGAAGTGAATCATTTTTAAGAATACCAAAATTTTTCAAAAACATTGAACAATTGGAATTAATAGATGTGGACAATAAAACCACTATAAACCCAATTGAAACTATTGAATATGACAATTTTGTACATTTCGAATTTTTAAATAAAAAAAATGTTGTTGCAAATATCCACGCCAGAATAATTTAAAAGGAGTTACAACTTTATGATTTTCCCATTAAATGCTAATAAAATTGAACAATTAGAATTAGACCCAGAAAAAGTAATAAACGGATATATCTGGTACAATACAGTTGAAAAAGTATATAAAACCTGGATCGATGGTGTGTTGAATGTATTCATTACTGATCACACTGTAAATTCAATAATGGTTGACAAATTATTGTTGCCACATCAATTTACTATTTCATTTTCAAATGCACATAGTGTCATCATCAAACATAATAAAAAAACAAAAAATTTTAACTACAATGTGTATGATACTATCGATAATTGCAATCTATACTGTTCTCTCGAAATTATTGATGAAAATGAGGTAAACATTGATTTCGTAGATCCAGTTACAGGTCACATCTTTATGTATTTTGAATAAGATTATTCAACGTAGGTAATAAATAAATAAAAACTCCAACTTAATTAATTAAAGGTGAACAATAATGATTAAAAGTAAATTACATAATCCTATAATCGCACAGAATTCGCATATCGAAAACGCGGTTGTACAAAAAGTAAATAATGATAACGAACTGGTATTTTCAAACCTTGATTCGATTACACCCGTCGTTCCAGAAACTGGAAGAATTTGGTTCAACACCGATAAAGGTCAATTTCATTTTGCAAACGTAGGTAATGGTGGTAATGGTAAAAATTATGTTGACGAATTTTTATCAAGAACTGATTTAAGAGCACAAGAAGTAGTAAGTAAAATTGATTTTCAAGACACTTTAAAAATCAATGATAAAACTGGTGGCAATATCTTGACAGTTGATTCTACTAGCAAAGACATCCATATTACCGGTAATTCTTTAAGTGCAACTTTATCTTCAAACACAACAACTACAATTGGTGGAACAAACACCCTAAATGTAACTGGTGATGAAACAGAAACATTTGGTAGCAAAAAAACTGAATCAGTAACATCAGATTCTACTCTTACCATTGGTGGAAAATACACTACTATTGTCACAGATGATGTTTCAGAAACATACAGTTCAAACAAAAGTGTTGCAACAACTAAAGATTATACTACTACAGTAGGTGGAAAATACACTTCATTGGTAACAGGTGTAGCTGCAGAAACATTTTCATCATCATTATCAACCACAGTAACAGGAAATTTTGTTGAAACCGTTGGTGGTACAGTTACTATAACAGTTGCAGGTAATGTTACTGAGAATTTTTCTTCTAACCAACAAACCAATATTACTTCCAATTTAGGTATCAAAGTTGGTGCAGTGGCAACTTTAACAGACGGTTCTGGAAATACTAAAGTCGAAGCAAATAATACAAACAATACATTAACTGTAAACTATGCTACTATCAATATTAATGGACAAACAGAAACCCATAAATTGAGTAACAAATTTACAATTAATGATGGTTTGAGCGATAAATTAATTATTGACAATTCAAATGATAAAATAACTGCTATCTATGATACTATTGAAAATACATCAAATATAATCAAATCTAATGTTGCTAGTATTTTTGCATTAACAGATAGTTCAAACAATGATAAAATTATTGCAAACCACGTTAATAACTCATTAAACATACATTATGCTGAAACAACCATTACAGGCAATGCAACTGTTGATGGTAATATGTTAATTACTGGTGATTTAACTATTGGTGGTCAAACTACAAAAGTTGATGTTGCCTCAGAAAATTTAAGAATTGCTGACAACGTAATCATTTTAAACAGTAATTTAACAGAAGCAACCGATCCAAGATTAGCATCAGCAATCGTGGATGGCGTAGATGTTGATTATAATGCTGGGGTTGCAATTAATAGAGGCAGTCAAGGTATTCTGGATTTAATCAAATGGGTTGAATCTACCGATACATCATCAAATGTCACCTTACGTGACGCAGTTGCAAAAACTTCTGTTTGGAATTATGAAGCTGCTACACCCGCATATGAGTTACACCAAATAATCAATGCATATTCATTAGCAAGAAAAGTTAAAGATAAATCAGGTACACATTGGGTTGGTTATGATGGTCATGAAGGTTTAAATTATTCGGCTGCAAAAGCTGCTGGTGCAACTACAGAAGAAGCGTTAGATTATTCATTTAAATTAGATGCAGATTTACTTGATAATTCTGTTGATGCTATCGTTGAAGAACTTGATAATCTTAAATTTGATAGTAAAAATTCAAAAAGAGTTGGACAAACCCCATCAGTAGGAACTGAATTTACTATCACTCATAACTTAGGAACAGTTTATGTAGATGTTAGAACTCAAAGAGAGGATGACGGTAAATGGTATTTTGATATTTTGCCTATTCAAGTAATTGATGCAAACACTATCAAAATTGTTGCTTCAGAAGCTACTAAAATTAGATATATGATTTCTGCCATTGAAGGGTTTGATGTTAATCAAGCCACAGAATTAGTTATCATTTAATAAAATCACTTTTTTAAAAGTCCACTAAATTGATTTTAGTGGACTTTTTTTTGCAAAAAGTTTTATTTATAAAATTATTAAAAAAATAAAAATAACGATTTATAAAAAAAAGGTAATTTTATTAGATTACTATAAATAAAATTTGAAAATAAAACAAAAATAATTATTAAGGAGAATGAAAATGTTAGTAGGCGTAGAAACACAACTTCTAGACGCATCACCATCGTATCCAGGTGGAGATTCGTCATTTATACCAACTATTGTTACATTTGCAGAAAAAGGTCCTGTCAACCAACCTGTTTTAGTTGGTTCTGCGATGGAATGTTTAGAAATTTTTGGTGAAGCTATTTTAGCTAAGAAACAATATGGTATGTTTGCAGCATATGAATTTTTTAAACAAGGTTCAGGTGCATGGATTGTAAGAGCAGGTGCTGATCAAGCCGGTTATGCTGAAACAACTATCAAAGCTAGAGATGGTAAACCATTGTTGACTGTTAGATATAAAACATCAGGCGAATTTGGTAATTCATTAAGAGCTGTATTCCAAGACATCAACCCAATTAATTTTGATGGTGTTGTTACTATGCAGGTTGTTATTGAAATGATAAACCCATTAACACCAGATGAATGGGCATTGACTGAAAAAACCCCATATCCAGCATATATTCCAGTTCCTGGAAAAAACAGATTCAATGTTGACTTTGCAACTCAAAGAGTTTATACTGCAATTGATGATGAAGATCAAGTAAACCATTTTGGTGAATATTTGTATGATGCAAAAACTGATAAATGTATCAAACAAGTAAATGAAATCGTTGCAAAACAACAAACTGAAGATTTTATGTTTATTTTTGAACGTGATCCATTTACATCAACTATTTTAATTGAAAAATTAAAAGCTACTGTAAATTTTGCAGGCGGTTCAAATGCAATTGAAACAGCTTGGGCACCAATTTTCAACTTAGCTGGTTTCAAAAAATATGATGCTGCAAGAGCTGAATTCAGAGCAGAATCAGATAAATATACAATGGCTAAAAATGAATATGTACAATTACCAATCAATGTTCAAAAATATGTCAAAGACAACAACATCTTAGTTATTGGAGATTTAACTCTCAGAGGTATGATGGAAGTTGTTTATGGTGATAAATTAAAAGATTGGGGTGTTTACAATGGTTTTGATACAACTGTAGGTTCAGTAGCTTATGCAACAGCTTATCCAGATGTTAAAAATCCAGCGGTAAAAGATACAGACACAGTTAAGTTAACAGACATCAATGGTGTTGATACCGATGTTCAAGTTGGTGATATTAGAAAACATGTAATGCCTTTGGGTGGCGATGTTACTAAACACAATTATTACTTATCAACTGCTGAAGATAAATTCTTAACACAAGAATTATTTGCTAAAGATTGTCCTCAGGTTGCTGGTGGTCCAGAAAGTTTGGCACCAATTGAAGGGACTGACCATTATTATAATGTTACTGTTCAATTCTCAAATGCTGCACAAGTATTAGCAGAAATTATTGAAAAAATGAATAACATTAAAAGAGATCCTGCAAACCAAGCATATAGAGTTGATGCAATTTCACCAGGTGAATGGGGTAACAATTACCAGGTATCTATCGATTATAATGTATCTGTAGATGAAGTAACATTCCACGTATTCCAAGAAAGAGGTCCAAACTTAGTTGAAGTTGAAAATGGTGTTTCGCAATCAAATAAAGCTGATAGAATGGCATTTAAAAACATCAAAATTAGTATTGCGACACCTGTTGACCCAACAAACACACAAACTATTCCTGTGAATGATGTTGATCCTGATACAGGTGCAGAATTACCTATGCCTTTGATGGGTGGTGCTGATATGTTTACAGAAAAAGATTACCAAAATGATGATAAACTAGCTCCTTACATCGCAGGTTCAGTTGCACATCAAACTGGTGTTTGGGCAGTACAAAACTTTGAAGAATTTGCATATAAAGCATTAGCTTGTCCTTATTTCTCACAATTTGGAATGGTATCTGGTGAAATGGTTTCTTTAGCAGAAAATAGAAGAGATTTCCATTGTATTATTGATACACCAGACGTTACAGCTGCATCAGTTGTAAACTGGAGATTGGATGGTAATCACAACTCTAAATTTGAATCGATTTACTTCCCTTGGTTGATGAAATTAGATCCATACACTAAAAAAGTTGTACCAACACCTCCATCTGGTTCTGTGTTACAATCTATTGCCTTAACACAGAAAAATGGTAAAATTTGTGATGCACCTGCTGGTACAAATAGAGGGGTTATCTTTGATGCTCAAGCAATTTCTAAAGACATCAAACTTTCACAAGTTACAAGAGATAGATTGTATGGAATGGGTGTTAACCCAATTGTAAAAGGTTTAACAACTGGTATTTGTATTATGGGTCAAAAAACCACCTATGCAAAAACATCACCAATGCAAAAAATTGGTACAATGCTTATGATTGAGCAAATTGTAAGAGATTTAACATTATCTGGTAAAAATTGGTTGTTTGATTTATCAATTCCATCACTTTGGTTAAATATCCAAAATTCATTCCAATCGTATCTAAACACATATGTATCAAGTGGTTGTTTAGCTGAAGCATCTGCTAACGTAAGTGCGGCATATAACCCACCAATCGTATTGGCTCAGTCAAAATTGAATGCACTGGTGGCAATTAAACCAAGTCCTTACATGGAACATTTGATCATCCCAATTTCGGTCAGCTGAGGTAAATCAATAACTTAGGAAGCCTTTTTTGGTGAAATGAAAATACCCAATTTCGATTGGGTATTTTTTTGTCTTTTTATCCTATTAGTGTTTTAACTATATTATACTATACGAATACGCTAATAGGATAAAAAGATGAATGAGATTAAAAACCCAACTCAATTACTAGCATCATTTCCACAATTGGGTTTCAATTTGGATAATTATGATATTGTTGCAAAATACGCAGGCTTTTTGGAATATGTGTTAGATGAAGAAATATTATTAAATATAGATAATGTACGATTACATGTTAGGGAATTTTTTAAAGAAGAATATGGTGTAACCTTTCCAAGGGTAAGTAAAAATTCATCAAAATTTTGGATTGCTAGAGGCTTTTCTGAAGAAGAAGCGAAAATAAGAACTAAAGAATTTTATGATACTAAGATAAAAAATAACCGTGTATTGCCAACTCAACTGCAATACTATCTGAATAAAGGTATGTCAGAAGAAGATGCTAAACAGGCTCTTAAAGATGAGCAAACCAAGCGTGTAAAAAAATTAACGGATAAAGAAATAGCTAACCCAATGCTGAGAAAGCAACGTTTGTGGAATAATATCGAATATTGGTTGAATAAAGGTTTCACTGAGATTCAAGGGATGCAACTTATTGAAGAAAAGTTTAAATCTAGAAATCTTCAAACGATGGTTAAATTAACTAAAAAATTCCAAGATAAAGGCTTGAATTATGATGATGCACTAGAAAGTGCTCAAAAAGATTATAAAAAGAGAGCAAAGAAAACTATGGATACTAGAATAGAAAATAATTCTTTTGGGTTTCAAAAAGCGTCAAAACAATCCTTGAAAGTTTTTCAACCGTTGATGGATAAGTTAGATGATGAAAGCATCGAGTATTTTGTGGGTGTTGAAGGCAACACAGAATACTTCTTAGCCTCCGGAACAGAATATTTCTACTCCTATGATTTTTGTGTTCCATCTAAAAAATTAATAATAGAATATCATGGTGAACACACCCACCCTAATCCTAATATGGATCCAGAAAGTTGGAAAAATTGGAAACATTGCTGGACTAAAAAATCAGCCAATGAGTGTAGAGCGAAGGATTTGAAAAAGATTAGATTAGCAGAGAACAAAGGATATAAGGTAATTGAAATTTTTGAAAGTGATAATTATGATTTATTGTCTTATCTTTTAGAAAACTAACTAATTTAGATACATTTAGGTTAAAAGGGATTTTTTAAAATCCCTTTTTTATGTGTGATTAAGAATATTTGTCAATATTTAATGTGGTGAATACTCGACTGTTATCATATTCAAGAAAACTATCGTCAAGGTTATGTATTGTGGATTCATCGACAATAACAGAATATTTAATTTTCCCATAAGAAAAAACGATATTTCTTACAATTCCAGTTAATATTTGTGATGGGAATTTAACTAATACAGGTTCACCAATTCTAAATTTACTCTCATTGGAAAAACAGTTGGTTTCATAATCATCTAAAGCATGTTTATATTGCATATCTCGATATACATCAACACAAACGTCTATCATTTTTACATTTCCTCATTCATCATCGTTTATTAGATTTTTTAATTTCTTCATTTTCTTTTTCACGTTGGATAACTAACTGATCTATCCAAAATTTTCGTTCATCTGGTGTCATCATCATAGTTTCACTGCGTTGTGTATGCATGTGATAATTTAATGCCCACACTTCAAAAAGTATATTTTCGGATTGTTGTTTTAGAGATTTTAATATTGGTAAAACATCTTTTGCTCTAAAATTCTTCAACCCTCTTCGGAGAAAAAATTTGTAATATCCACCACAACATCGGTTTTTTCTTTATAACCACAATGTGAACATTTCACATCTAAATCCATAACGGTACCAATTTTATTAACCTCTGTAAAATGATTAACAATAAACTTAAAATCTTTTGGGTTTGTTTGTTCGACCCATTGAGCGATTAACATTTTATCGGTTACTGTGTTCTTACTACCATTGAATTCAACATCAACTCGCTGAATACAACTTACAATTTTATCCAATTGTTCAGAAATATCATTATCATTAGCTTTTTGAATTTCAACAGCCTCTTTAAAAATAATAGGAATCATAAAAATTTCATAATTCTTAAATTTCAACATCAGCTGATCAAATGATTCTAATCTTCTAACAGGTAATTTAGTATAATCCACTTTTATTTCATTATGACTATTACATTCCGAACATACCCAACTAACTTTAGTCATATTACCATAAGTTAACACTCTAGCCTGTAACAACATTGATTCAACGTCAGCCCTAATCAACATTTCGGGTTTTTTCAATCCTAATATTGTATTTTTCAAAATAATCATTGGAGCTTTTAAATCTTCTACTAATTTCTGATCAGTCCATATTAATTCATCTTTAGTGGTTAAAGATCTAACCTGCACAATACCATCGGGGGTTATTCCATTCTCTTGAAAAATATCATGCACACTACCATCCTCAAAATATGGAATTCCCTTTGAAGGTAAAACCATCTCATAGTAAGTTGGTTCCTGGGTTTGTAAAAGTGGGTTAAATTGACTCATTTAAAAAATCTCCTTTTGAAATTTTATTTTTAGGTTATTTTACATTAATACATTTATTTATTAGAAAATTGTTTGGTTTTTTAAATAATTGAATAAATAAATAAAAATTATGATGGCATTGATATAAATAATAACAGATAGTTAAGAACTGGCTAAAGGCTTAAAGGAGAAATATAATGAAATTTGTTGAAATCGTGGAAATGGTTAGTGATATTGAATCAAAGTGTGAACATCTAACCGATGCTAAATTAGAATTACTTGAAGCAATTCTAACAGAAGGGTCGGAAACTTCATTTGATTTAATGCACCATATTGATTATTTAGTAGAATTTGTTTCAGCTTATTCTGATAAAAATGCTAGAACAATTACAGAATCAGTAAATTGTGGTAAAGTATTAGATGTAGTATTACAAGCAGTCCAAAGAAATACAAGAGATATGAATGCTTTTGTTACTGAAGCGTTAAATGGTGTTGGTGAAATTGATGTAGAATTATCACAAGATGAAACTAAATCGGTTACTCTACTTTCAATCGTAACAAACGCATTAACTGAAATGTATGGTATCAGTGAAGTAGAAAATATGCCAGCTGAAATGATTTTTGATATTGTTAATGAAGTCAAAAATTTAAAAATTAATGATGAAACCGATGAAATGGATTTATCTGAAATTGTTGAAGAAATTTCAGAAGCTTTAAAATCAGCAATCAGAGATGGTTCAATTGATTTTGACACCGATAATTATACAGGTGAAACATTATCAGAATTCTTAGATGATTATACTGATACAGCTGATTTATTAGAAGAAATGGCGAAGGTTAATGAAGAAACTTTATCAGAATCAAAAGATAAAGATGGTGTTCGTCTTATGAAAAAAGCAAAAGATGCATCAATGTTAATTGAAAGCAAATATAAAAATTGTGCTAAAGGTGATGTTGAATGTATGAAGAAAAAAGCGAAAGCTGCTAAAGAATGGTATTCTAAACATGAAATGCCTGGTGGAGTTGACGTAAATAAAGTTAACCTTATTGGACGTTTAGGTGCACACATCCGTGTTGCTAAAAAAGCATTCAAAAAATTCCACGGAAAAGATCCCACACCAGATTTGATCCAATATGTTTGGGTTCCTGGAATCATTAAAAGAATGAGAATGAAAAATGCTAAATTGAAAGGTAAAGCAATGATTAAAAAACAAGGAATGAAATAATTTTTTCATAGTTTGTTTTAAAAAAGGGGGAATATAATTTCCCTTTTTTTTGCATTTTAAAATTAATTTTTTGAGAATACACATCATGATTGTTACAATAAAACCAAAAATTGATAGTAAATTGAAAATAATGTTTGATAAATTATTATCGACTACAGACAAAACATTACCATTACATTTTAAATTTTTAAAAAATTTAACAGTCGAGTTACGTGAACAGTTTATGCAATACTTTTCATATACTACCAAATATGATTTAAAAGAATATAATTTACTACACCGGAAATATAAAAATAACGAAAATATGCTCATTGATGCGATTCTTGATATGGTTACAGATTATAAAGATAGTGCTGTGTGGAAAACAAATCATCTTGAAAAAATGAGAGGCATTTATTTAGGTTCAATGTACCAAATAAAATACAAAAATTACCACCATGATCCATTTCCACTCGTAATTTTTCTAAACAGTTATGATGTAAATCATCAAAATTTTCAAGCAATAAATTTACACTATTTTTTTCCACAATACCGAGACTATTTAATAACTCAAATTCTAAGAATAAACCAACCTAGAATAAAAAGTGGTAAGGAACCAATATTAACATTGCCTATAGTAAACAAATTAATACCAAGTGTAGGTATGGCTTATAGAAACTATAAGGCAGAAGAAATAAAAGTAATTGAAAGAATCAGTTACACCCGGTGGAAAACCTATTTACAAATCGATCATAGACAGGTTATACTATGATTTTTTTATTACTGATTATACTAACAAGGTGAATAAATAGAAATAGTTATAACATTGAGCAGATGGGAAAAAATATGAGAATTTATAATACACTTAAAAAAATGATTACTAACACGGATTCTAATGAAATTAGTGATGATTATGGTTTGACCGACAATTTCTCAGCATGTGGTATAAAAGTAAAGCTATCAAAAAAAGAATATTCTATATGGTCAAAACAATATTTCCAAGGAAGCACATCATATAAAATATTCTTTAACAAGGTATATAATAAAAATTTAATGAGAATGCAAACCATTATCGATGATGCGTATGCACTTGCAAAACAGGGATGTGTTATGCAAGAAACTTATGTAAGTTTCTATTTAGATGAATACAATTTTATAGAAATACCATTTGATATATTCTCAATAAATTATGATATAAGTGATGCTTCAAAACGTATGACTCAATGGGATATATCTAATAGAAAACGAATTCTAAAAAAATACCCAGAATATGAAACAGATAATTAGTCACATATGAAAAAATTACTGACCGTTAGAGTTTATAAAGGAATATACTAATGCCAATTAACAACAGAGCAATACAAGTAGAAACATCTGAATTTACCGACAGAATTAAAGATGCTGGAAATGATTTAGCAGAATTATCATATGTTATGCGGGATTTGGAATCAACATTAAATAATTCTAAAACAAGAAAGGCAGAACTTGCAAGACAAAAACTTACCGGTAGATTAACCGACGAGGAAGAAGCTGCATTGACAGCATTGACAGCTCAAATTGAAGCATTAGACGCAGTTAGAAAAAGAGGTGCACAAAAAGCAAAAAAATTAGATGCTCTGCAAGAATCTTTGGGTAGAAATATGGTAAACAGAGATCGGATGCTAGGTGATTCAATGACTGGCGTTCGTGGTGCATTGTTTCACGGTATGCGAGGTGTTCAAGCATTTACTGGTTCACTTGGTAACGTAGGAGAAAGTCTTTCCGAATTAAACACCGTAGTAGGTAGTACAGGAACACAATTAAACAAGTCGTCCCAGGATTTATCCATAGTATTTGGTAAATTAGCAGATGCAGTATTAAGAGCCCGTGGACCATTTGCAATATTAGCAGCCGTAATAGGTGCAGCAGGTATTGCAGTAAAAAGGTATCACGATAGATTGGCAATCGCCCGAGACATGGGTGGTGGTGCTGGTTTATCTCGTGATTTACAAAGTATGTCCACCAAACTAAATGTTGATCCTGACCAGTTAAAAGCATTGTCAAATACTATATCCGAAAGTTTTAACGTATCAATGACTAACAATCAAAAAGAAATCGCTAAGGTCTCTTTAAAAAATCAATTAGATGAAAAAGTTATGGGTAAAGAATATGCAGAAGATTCTATGGCATCAATGGCGGAATTAAAAGATTCATTCACTGCAAATTCTCCAACAGCATTATTAACAAAAATGTCATCAGCTACGTCCGTTTTAGCTAAAACTATGGGTATTAGTAATAAGATGGCACTTGCACATATCAAGGCAATAAATCAAAATACAAAGGAACTTGCAGGTGAAGAAAATAGTGATGTTCAAGAGGCTATAAATGAAGGATTCATGGAAATGTCAGCTGGTTGGGATGCTAGTGGTTATGACCAAGAAACTCAGAAAAAACTAAGGGATACAGCAACTCAAAATCTTTCAGATGATAAGGTTGGGCACTCTGGAATCAGATTGCAAGAAAGTTTACATGATGGTTCTAAAGGTGGTCAAATACTACAGGCTAAAATGGAAAAAGCCAATATATCTGCTGACGATGCGTCTAAGTTATATCAGCGAAAATCGATGGGTGCCGTTATGACACCCGACGAAATGAAAAAACTTGCAATGCTTTCACAAATGCAGGCTGAAGCCGATGCAATCACAATGGAAGATCTTAGTAAAACTGCCAGAGAAAAAAGAGGAACAGCAGAAGGTACAGATGCAGAAAACAAACTAAGAATTCTCAGAGATAACGGGGCAAAACAAAATTCTGGTGTTGCAAATGCCACCAATAAATCCTCAGTCAATGATATTTTATCCAAATCTGCAGCAGGTGATAAATCCTATGCCGCAAACAAGGATAGTGAAAAAAATACAGCTGCACTTAATAAACTCGTTGCTGGTATGGGGATAAAAAATTCTAAAGATAAAGATGATTTTTTAAAAACCTTACAGAATAGCCAACAAGAAGCAGAAAAAATAGGATTTGATAAAGATAAGTATAATAAGGCTTTACGTACACAAAGAGAGGCAATATTAAATAAAAACGGTGTGGCACTTTCTGGAAAAGAATCAGATAGTGAAATTGAAGCTAAATTCAACGAAAAAACTTCTACGGATCAACAGGAGTCTGCGAAAGATTCTGCGTTTTCAGCTGCATTAGACACTAATAAATTAACTTCATTTATAGATAATTCTGCTACTTCAGGTGCTACTCTTGCAGGTAAAACAGTGCAAGGTCAAGACTTTAGAAACAATACAAGCGAAAAAACTTTAGCTGAAAACGAATTAACAGCTAACATGACTGGTGCTGAACAGGTAGAAAGAAAATTAGCAACCTTAGCTAGTGGTGCATTAGATACATTTGAAAATAAAATAATGGAAGTGGTAGAAAAAGCTATTGATCCTATAAACAAAGCAATAGATGGTTTAGTTAAGTCATTTACCTGGTTAAAAACTACATTAGACCCATTATTTACCGCAATAGGTGAATTATACGATAAAAATTTAAAACCCGTAATTGATAGATTTACCGCATGGTTTTCAACTGAAGGAATGGATAAACTAAAATCATCGTTTGAAACTTTTGTAAATTGGTTATCATCTGTAACAACAAAGTTAGGTCCTATTTTTTCAGCAGTGACCGATTGGGGTGAAAAACATATTTTACCCTTATTCAAAAAAATTGGAAATATTGCTGCAGCTTTATTTGGTGCTGCAGTAGATGTAGGAGAAGGGGTTGCAGGTGGTGTAACATCCGATACTGGAACAGCAGCAATTGTAGGTTCCTTTAAACTATTAGGGGGCATAGTGGATGCAGTCACCAATAATTTGGAAATATTATTGACTGTATATGCAGGTCTTAAAACTGCAATGTTGGCAGAAACATCAGCAAGATGGTTGATGGCAAAAAAACAGCAAATCTCATCTGCTATACCTGAGGTTACAGGTAGAGTAAGAGGTGCAGGATCAAAACTTGGAAAAGCAGCTTTATATGCAGGTGCAGCTTATGGTGCAGCACATCTTATGAGTTCAGATGCACAGGCAGATGATGGTAGTGAAGGAGAAGATAATAAATCAACTATTGAAAAAGTAATTGATAGTCCTGTTACTGATATAGCTTTGATGGCTGGTCCAATGCTCAAAAACTTAATTCCTGGCATTGGAACTACACTAATGACCGCGTTAAGTGGTTTAGGTCCATTAGTATTAAGTGCATTGAGTGGTTTGGGTTCATTCTTAATGAGTACACTTACTCTAGCTGGACCAGCAATTATGACTGCACTAGGTACAATCGGTACTACTATCGCTACTGCACTTTCACCACTTTTATTACCAATTGCCGGAGTAGTTGCTGCAATTGCAGCGGCAGTTTTATTATTCAAAGGATGGAATAATGCTGCTGAAGATTTCAAAGATTCTGAAGAAATGAAGGAAAAAAGAAAGTTATTAGAAACTAATACTCCAGAAGCGAAGGCTTATGCAGAATCAATTTCTGAAACTGGGAAAGCTTTTTGGGATGGCAAAAAATACGTTGATGAATTTGGTAAAACTATAGAGGCACAACCGTCATTATTGCAAAAAACATCAAGTGCTCTATCTGCTCTATCGTTAGGTTTTTTTGATCCTGTAAAAATAGAAGCTAGTTTAAGCTCTATTGGTACGATGTGGAATTCGATGTTGGAGTTCTTTAAAAACATCGATCTCGCAAAAATATTCAGTGATTTATGGACAAGTGTTACTAATTATTTTACCGAAGCAAAAGTTCACTTAGTTGAAATATTCTCAGGTTACTCAGAAATTTTTACAGCACCATTTAAAGCAGTTCAAGCCTGGTTTAACGGCGAAATGTCATTTAAAGAGGCTCTAGAAGTAGCATGGCAAGGAATACAAGGTGGGTTTGGAAAAATAGCTGAAAATCTTGGTGAATTATTAACAATGCCTTTTAGAACTGTTCTTAATTTTTTAGAAACGGGAATAAAAAACTTAACATCTCATTTACCATCATGGTTAGGTGGTAGAGATGATAAAAAAGAAGAAGAGGCTAAAAAAGAAGAGTCCAAAAAAGAAGAAAATAAAAGTAGTTGGTTTAGTAGACTTTTACCAATTTCATCCGCACATGCAGATGAATTACCAAAAGATGGAAAATTACCTCCTGCATTTGTACCACCACAAGCTAGTAATTTAACTACGAGTGATATTGAGCTTGAGAAAAAAGAAAAAGAGAAAGCAACAATTGAAAAACAAACTAAAAATTTAGAGTTGGCTAAAACTAATGAAGATGCTGCACAAATAGAAGCAGAAAAAGCTGAGTTAGAAAGAATCAATAAATTGAAATCATTGGATGATTTAAAACTTCAATTGAATGAAAATGAAAAAATAGCATTAGAAAGAGAAAAAATTGAAAAAGATGCAAAAGATAATAAAGATGCTGCTATAAAAGCTAATCTTGACAAAGCAAAAATTGAAAAAGAGGCTGCTGAGAAAGCGTTAGAAGATGCAAAGAATGCATCTAATCAACCATCATTCTTTGCATCATTAGGAACATTTTTCTCATCATTAGCTGGGTCAGCACAATCATCTATTGGTGATATGGTAAGTTCTGCAAAACAATCAGTTAACAATGGTTCTCTAATCAAGGATATAGGTACAGGAATCAAAGATACTACTAGTAGTGTTGGTGATTACGCAACAAAAAAATATAATCAATTTAAATTTAATGAGGTTGACGCAGCATTAGCCTTCCAAGGTGGTGCATCGATAAAAGGACTTAGTGACGTCCAAACCAGAGCATTAGCAGCAAATACGGCAAAAACTGAAAGTGGTGGTAGAATAGATGCAGACAATAATCAGGGGTATTTTGGTCAATATCAATTTGGTGCTGAAGCTTTAGCTGAAAGTGGATTAGTTGATAAAGAAAAACTAGCAGCTGCAAAAAAAGCATCTAAGGGTGGCTGGTACAAAAAACGATCTTCAGATGGATCTATGGGTGGTCATGAAGCATTTTTAAGAGACAAATCTAATTGGAAAATTCAAGGTGGGTTAGATGAGTTTTTAAAAAATAAAGAATTACAGGATAAATCTTTCATTACATACACAAATAAAAACGTTGCAGGTGGATTTAGAAGTGGTGCACTTTCAGAAAATGATGATGCTGGAAAAATTGCAGGTTATTCTAAGGCTGCACATTTAAAAGGTGTTGGTGGTGCAAACAAGCTATTTAAACAGGGTGTTGCTTCTTACGATGGTAATGGTAAATCTACTGTTACATATGCTAAACAAGCAACAGATGCAATGGATAGCACTGTACATGCTATAAATGAAAGAATTGGGAAAGGTGGTAAACCAGAACAACCACCATCTCTATTAGCTAAAGTAGGTCACGCGTTAAATCCAATAAAATCTGCATCTGCCGATGAGTTTAATCCAGGGATAGTGAATACTTCGGAAATGTCAAATAATCTTGTTGCTGGTGTTAATTCCGCACTTTATAAAGGTGTTAATGATGATATTGCCCGTGGTGTGAAATATAAAATGGGTTCGAGAGATTCATCTAGTGGAGCGATAGACTGTTCTGGGTTTGTTTTGGAACAAATGCAATGTGTTAAGGATGCAATCAATGACCCATCACAGATTTCAGATGCAATGAAAGCTATGAAAAAGGGTAACACTGCTGCTGGTATTACTCAAGAACTTGCAAAATTATCTGGCAAAGAATTAACAGGTAAGGATGTTAATGCTGCAAATTTAAAAGAAGGTATGACCATTGGTATTGATAACAATAAGGCTAATAACAATGACCGATACAAAGGTATTGATCATATTGCTCAAGTTGTAAAAGATCCAAATACTGGTGAATTGATGGTTAGTCATTCAGGTAGTAAAGGTCCAACAATGTTACCTGTTGAAAAATTCCTGAAGCAAAATGCAGGAAACGATATGACTGCTGTGGATCCTTTATTTAATGTTCGTGGTAAAGAAAATTCACCAATTACTTCAAATGGTAATGCAACACAAGCTATTTCAATACCAACTCAACAGGCAACTCAACAAGAAACCCAACAAGCGTACCAACAACTGGCAACGGTTCCAATGAGTGAAGATGATGTCCTTTCTGTATTAAAAGCTATTTTAACAACACTAAGACAATCAAATGGTATTTCGGGTCCTGCATCAACACCTATTAATTCAACACCTACAGCACCAGTTAATAATGTGGTAACAACACCACTGACCGATTCTTCGACCACACAAAGTGTTGTTCAAACACCACCGACTAATGATGTTGCTGCTCAAACACAAGAAGCTACTACTAATGCGGCACAAACACCTGCATCCAATGCAAATCCACAAGCTGCAGAAATTGTTCCAGAAATATCAGAAAATGATAAACGTATAGCAGCTTTAAAAGCGGAAATAGCGGCAGCTGAAAAAAGCGGTAATGGTTTGCGAGCACAGGCTGATCAATTTAGAAAAGATGGTGGGTCTGAAGAAGGTGCAAAAGAAATAGCAGGTGCTGCAGAATTGCATGATAAAAAAGCAAAAGAATTGAAAGAGGAATTATCAAGACTACAACCATCACCTATAGAGGCTGTAAAGCAAGGTGCGGAAAAATCTAACCTAGAAATAACAGATGCAACCAAACAATCTGATGAAAAAGCAAAAATGCAGGCAACAATTGATGCTGCAATAGAAAAACAAACAAAAGCCAGAGCAGAACAGGTTGAAAAACATGGTGAAGATTCAACAGAAGTTAGAATGATTGATGGAGATTTAAAAAGTCTCAATAAACAAAAAACTAATTTGGCAGATAGCACAATCATACCCACGATACAAAAAGATGCAGAAAATAAAGTTGGTGAGATAACAAACACCACACCTAAGGAACATCATTTAGATGGAACAATAAAAGGATTAGAAAACGCAGCAAAAACTTATAAAGATCGTGGAATGAATGATAAAGCATCTGAAATTGAATCTCAAATAGAGGCAATGAAAAATTTACGTGATGAGAGCATTGAAAGAGATAAAACCCCTGTTGAGAGAACAGCACCTAGAAATCCCACATCATATGGTGGTATAGGAGGATTTATTACTAGCCCATTGAACAGTAGTTCAGCAGATATAGGGAAAACATTAGCTAGTATGGGAAATAGTATGGCAGATGTCGGAAATTTAATGACATCAACAATTTCGGATGCTTTTGATTTTAGTGGGGATGATATTTTAGACACTATTGCAGAATCCACAACTATTGATTCAAATGAATTAGGTTGTGACATTGGTGAAACAATGAGCAATGGCAGTTTTGGAGATACATTCACAAATATGTTTGAAAATTCAACAAATCAATCAGATTTATCAGACATGGGGTCATCTGACAGATTATACAGTGGTCCACTTGCACCAACAGGTGGTTCAGATATGATGTCTAGTATGAGTTCCGCAATTACTCCTAACTTTTTAGGTTTTGAAAATGGTGGTTTAACACCATCACAACCAAACTCAATATTAGAAGCATTAACTGGTATGCAAGGTGCGGCAGGAATAGTTCATACAAATGAATTAGTAGTTCCACAAGGGTTAGTTGGAACTTTACAGAATTTAGTTGCTCCTAATGCAGCATCTACACCTGGCTATATTCCATCATCATCGGGAAGTACACCTAGTGCAATATCTGGAATAACTCCAGGGTTTAGTGCACCCGTAGCATCATCGGGGTTAGCTGCAAATAGTGCTGCTCCTGCAAATCAAAATAAAACTGAAAACACTACTAATTCGTCAAATACTGATAGACTATTAGGATTAATTCTAGCAGAATGTCAAAGACAATCTGGTTTCTTAGGCAGTAGTGCGAGAGAGGCAGCTGCACAAACTAAACAATCTGCTCAAACATATAAAACAGGTGTCGATAGATTGGATAACTCAAGACAAATGGACATTAATTCAAAAAGTGATAGTATTAGAATGACTTAATTTGTATAATTAACACTAAATAATTTATTATTATAATATAAAAAAGGACAACATGGAAATTTTGAATGAAAATTTAAACCATTATTTAAATGAAAATAACAATTACACACCTTTAAATGAAGCTGCTACTCCTATGTGGATGTCTTATATGGATGCGTTTAACGCTTTCATGGAGCAAAGTGGTAAAAGACTAGATAGATATACCACATATGATGAAATGGATCGGTATCCAGAAATACATTTGGCACTTGATATTATCTCAACAGAAATTTTTGTATTTGATCAAATAGCGAATTCACCGTTTTTATTTAACACCAACGGAAAAATACCAGAACCAACATTAAATACATTAATTAAAAAATTTACAGATGTTTTAAAATTAAAAGAAACATTACCCTACGCAGTAAGACAAGCATTAAAATATGGTGACAGTTTTTACTTTTTAGTTAAAAACAGTAATGGTAATATGGCTGGTTTAAGACGAATAGATAACAAAGATATTGATTTTATCGAATATGATGAAGTAGGTATCGAACCTATGAATTATTACATTTCTAAAAAGAAAGTAGATGAAGCTCAAATGGGTAGTTATTTAACTTTTCTAAAATATCAAAATTTAGAATCTGCATCACAACAAAAATTAGCTGATGTGGCATCAAAAGATGGTGACGACTTTTATATTATCCAAAGAAATCAAATGGTTAGATTTATGAATCATGGTCAAAATTCACAATTTTTTCCATTTGGTGAATCATACTTAGAATCAATTTTTCCATATTGGAAAAAAGTATCACTTTTAGAAGATTCATTAATTATTTATAGAATCGTTAGAGCCCCTGAACGTCGAGTTTTTTACATTGATGTTGGTAAAGCACCTGCAAAAATTGCTGAAAAAGTAGTAATGCAGACAAAAGATGAAATCAAACGCAGAAGAACTGCGGCATCACAGGAAAATCAAGAAATGGGAATTGCCTCATCTTTTAATCCTTTATCCATGCAGGAGGATTATTTTTTCGCACAGCGTTGCTTATCTTTAGATACAAAAATACCACTTTTGGATGGAAGAACGTTATCTTTACAAGAACTTATAGGTGAATATACCGATGGTAAGAAAAATTACACTTATTCAGTCGATAGAAACACTGGTAAAATGATTCCAGGTGAAATTGAATGGGCGGGAATTACTAAAAAAGATGCTGAGTTGGTTAAAGTTACGCTAGATAATAATGAAGAAATAATTTGTACACCTGATCATAAATTTATTTTGCGGGATGGTAGTTATTGTGAGGCAAAAGATTTAGACGGTAAAGAATTGATGTCATTGTATGATATTCGGAAATCTTTAGTTGTTGATGAACTCTCTTATAGAGAAGATGTTGGTTGTTTGACAATTAAAGATTCAGGAGAAAATCATAATTTTGCTATTGCAGCAGGAGTATATGTAAAAAACTCGGATGGGCGAGGATCAAGAGTAGAAACATTGCCTGGAGCGTGTTTGGCATTGGATACCAAAATACCATTGTTAGACGGTAGAGAATTGATGCTTTCAGAAATTATTGATGAATGGGATAATGATAAAGAAAAAGTTAATTGGGTTTATTCATGCGATCCACTAACTGGAGAATTAGCACCTGGAAAAATAACTTGGGCTGGCATCACTAGAAAAAATACTCAGGTAATGAAAATTACTTTAGATAATGGCGAAACAGTAACATGTACCCCAGATCATAAATTCCCTATTAGAGATATTGGTTTTGTTGAAGCTCAAGACTTATCTGTGGGTCAAAGTTTAATCCCTTTTAGAAAAAGACTTGAGAAAGTTATGCCAAGAACTAAGGAATATGAACAAGTTTTTGATGTTTCTAAAAATAAGTGGGTATTCACGCATCGTATAGTGAGTGAATGTCTACCGACAGAATTTGTTCATAATGTGGAAAAAGAGAAAAAATGCACTGTTCATCATGTAGATTTTAATAGATTTAATAACAATCCTACTAACTTAGCTCGAATGAGCAATGATGATCATAGAATTTTACACCAAGATTTGACAGGGTTCGGTAATGAATTTTGGAATAGTATGTCTAAAGACGACTATGATAGAATTTGTATGAAAATGTCAGAAGGTATTGCTGAAAAAAGAAAGGATACAAAATATAATGAGACTTTTTTAGAAAAGCAATTAAATGCAGCTAAAAAAGGTTCTAAAGCGAGAATTACAAAACAGAATTCTGATGGTGAGTTTAAAAAAGCAGTTTATAAAAAATCTGGTGATAGTTTAGCAAAAAGAATTCGTGATGATAAGGGTTATCAAGAACAGTTGTTAAATCATCTAGCAGATGTGCATCAACCTTGGAAAAATGCTGAAACAGTTTTTGATAGAACCTTGTTGGAAATGACAATTTCAAGTATTAAAGAAAATAAAACCAACCATAAAAAAACGATTTTGTATAAATTGAGTACAAATACTGATTTTATGAATCATTTTCAAAAAATAAATATTTTTGATGGTGGTGTTGATAAAAGAAAATTAGATACTTTCGGTAATCAACATATGGATAAATTGTTAAAAGAATTTAATTATCAAGGGTGGAGAGATTTTACAACTACAATTGAAAATTATAACCACAAAATTGTTAAAATCGAAGTATTGGACTATGGTATTGATGTGGGAACGATCACAGTTGATGGTAATGAAGAAATCCATAATTATCATACATTTGCATTGAGTTCGGGTGTTTTTACAAAAAATTCTAATCTTGGTGAAATTTCTGACGTCAATTACTTCTATAAAAAATTAGTTGCAGGTTTAAGAATACCTCCAACCTATTTCAATCCGGAAGCACCACCAACATGGAATGATGGTAAAGTGGGTGCAGCTTTAGCAGAGGAAGCCAGATTTGGAAAATGGTTGACCGAAATAAGAGAACAATTCTTATGGGATTTTAAAATTTTATTTTTGGATTTCTTAAAAGAAAGAGGGGTCAATTTATTAGCAGATGATTTAGATATGCGTTGGAAAGAATCAATCAACGTTGCAGAAAATCAAGAACTGGATAAAATGGCACAGAGACAAACTATTTTCACTGGATTCCCAATGGAACAATTCTCACCACAATTCCTACAAAAGAAAATTTTAGGTTGGTCGGAAGAAGACATTCAAGAAAATATGACAGCGTTAATAAAATGGCAAAAATTTAAGGATAGTAATAATTTAACATAATTATCACCCAAATATTACTAAGTTCAGTCGTCAGATTCATAGTCAATTGAACTTAGTAAATTATTCATTAATTCAATGGTTTCCATTGGATTCTTAGTGTAAGCGTCATTTGAAAAAACACCTCTAATCAAATATCCATCAATATAAATGAATTGTTCATCACAATCATCCATCGTTTTTGCTAATAATTCATAAATTTCATTTCTCACATCTTTGTGAGTATTTTTCAACCACTCATCAATTCTCATTTCAGCATCATATCTTTCTTCATTTTTATTAATATCAGTTTCAATCCACATTTCCTCATCAATAACTTTATATCCATTTTTCACTAATTTATCCAATTTATTTTTAGATTTACTGTAAAATTTATTTGAAGTTATTGTCTGTTGTAGTAAACCAAGTTCTATTAATCTTGATTCCGGTTGTTTGGTTATATTGAATTTAACTTTAGTTACATTCGCCCTACCACCATCCAATCGTTCTTTTATAGGTTCATATGTTACCCGAATATCGGATTTATCATTTATTTCATTTATCGCCTTTTTTAAAATGTCATTGTTGAAGTACGCAAATTTTTTATTTCTTTCAGAATTGGAATTTAATAAACCTAATACTAAATCATAATCGATGGTTTTAGTTTTTATATTTTCATAATCTTTGAGTAATTCATACAGCAATTTAGTTTGCTTCAATTGTAACGAATATTGAATTGATAAGTGCATTTTTGAAAAATAATTTTTAACATTCAAAACCATACCAATAATTTCACCATCTATGAGCAGACTAACCCTTTGACGTTTTTCATATTTGTTACTGATAACCGATACCTTATGAACAAACGATGTGTATGATTTTACCAAATCTTTATTTTTTTGTAAAACATTTATCTTTACCTCCTTCATTCGTAAATCTCTAAGATGTCTGATAATAGATTCAAAATTACCGGAATCGTATTTTCCAAACGTTTTTGCAATATCCTTCAAATCCAAAGTAAGTTTAAATGAGGTTTCTTGATCATAAGGTAAATTATTAGAAATAATACTTTTACGTGACTCATACAAAATATAATTTATTAGATCAATTTCCATCGATGTTACCGTTGCAGTAATACCCTTACTATTTTCATCATAAAACAAAATTTGACAAAGTTCCGATGGTTTATTGATAGTAAGTCTTTCAGAAGTTACTAATCTTTTATGTTTTTTTTCTGGCATATTATTACTCTTTTTTTGGATTTTATGTAATTTTATTTATACATATTTTACCAAAAAATAGTAATTTTTGAGGTTTTTTTCGGTCGAAATTTTTATCGGAAAACATAAATGTTCAGTAATTTTCGGGTCGGAAAACATAAAAGTATAGTAATTTTCGGGTCGGAAAACATAAAAGTATAGTAATTATTGAAGACCGACACGAAAAAAGCCCTTATTAATAAGGCGAAAAAACGGATTTTTTTTGTTCTAAAGAATGATTTTAAAGAATATAAAGAAGAGCCTCTTGAGGAAAATTGCTTTCAGCAATGAAGAGCAAAAAATTATTGATTTCCTCTGAAAATGAAATCCAAAAATCAGAGCTTAATTCCATCAAGTCCAGAATCAAATTTTGAAAATTATTTTTTTCCAAAAATCAAGAGATGAAAATTAAGATCATATCTTATTTGATTTCCTCTGAAAATGAAATCCAAAAATCAGAGCTTAATTCCATCATTTAGAATTAAGATTACAAAAGATAGATATTAATATTTTTTTGAAAATATGAACCGAAAAATTAGCCAAAAAGTCGAATATTCACAAATGACTATTTGGCACGAAAAAACCCCTTATTAATAAGCCATTCTAAAAAGGTCAAAATAAAATTTATTTGGGGGTCAAATTAAATGACCAGAAAAAACACCAAATTAATAAAAAAAAAGCTGGGTTATAAATAATTAGTACAAAAATATTTAAATATAAATTACCCTTGTAAGGAGATATAAAATGGCTACATGGTATAATGGCGACGACACCTATTTGGTAACTGGAAATATTACCGCTGCTGAAGCATACAAAGATTCACTTGCAGTAAATAAAAGTTTTGGTTCACCTGCATTAAATTTAGTTGGTGATGATGATGTTCATAACGCTGAGGATTTTGAAACCAAATTGGTTCACAGATTCAGAGTTAGATTTGGTGTTTTCAAACAAATCGGACAACATTTAAAAACTATCACTAAACCAAATGTAACATTTGCAGAAGTGGAAGTTCCAAAATTAAATACAAAAGTATATTTTGCTGGTAGAAAAACTCAGGATGCTATGAGTATTGAGATTGATGATTCGTTGGATAACGCAGTTGCAAAAGCGACTCAAACTCAATTGCAAAAACAAGCAAACTTTGATACATCATTACATGCTAAATCATCTGCTGGATATTTTTTCAATGTAACAGCTGAAGAATTATCAGGTGATGGTACTGCTTTGTTGGCGTGGTATTATGATAAATGTGTAGTTATGTCTTGTGATTACGGTACATTGGATTATTCTGATGATGGTGCAACTGCTAACGTAACATTAAGTGTTAGATATGCAAACTTTACCACTTGGATTCATGACTTTCAATATGCTTCTGCTAATCCAACTGAAAAAGATCCAACTAATGCACAACCATCTGATCCAGGTTCATGGAAATAGTTTAACGTTAGTTTTAAAACTTTTAAAAGGTGTAGATGTTTTTCTACACCTTTTTTTTGCCTTTTTGATTGAAAATGAATAATTAAACTGATATGCTCATAAATAAGAATTAAGGGCACTTATTTGTTTTGAAATCAAATAGGCATAATACTAAAAAAATTTTAAAAAGGAGTTCTTATGACAGTAATAAGAAATATGATTGATGCATTGGCAGATGATGATTTTTCTGGTGCAAGAGAGGCATTGAAAACTACATTAGCACAATACATTAGTGGTACTAATTATGTTTCTAATGCGGATATATTTGGTAATCGTTACCACAATCCAAATGATGAATCTGATTTATTAGATTACGATCGTGAATATCAAGTTAATACCGATGCTGGTAATGATGAGGATGATGAATATAACAATTATGATGATGAGGATTAAAAATGGATATTTTATTGTTTGAAACGTTAAATCCATCTGAAGCTAAATTGGTTGAGTCTACTAAAGATAATAAACATTGGTATCTCGAAGGTATTTTTATGCAAGCTGAGAAAAAAAATGGTAATGGAAGAGTATATCCAAAATCTGTTTTAACCGAAGCAGTTGATAAAATGTCAGAAAAAATGTCAAAAGGTTATAATGTTTTAGGTGAATTGGAACATCCTGAGGCATTAACAATTAACTTAAACAATGTTTCACATGTTATTGAATCATTGAGATGGGACGGTAATGATGTTATTGGTAAAGCTAAAATTTTAGATACTCCAAAAGGTGAAATTGTTAAAGCACTGATGAAAGAAGGTATTAAATTGGGAGTTTCATCAAGAGGTAATGGTTCAACATCATATAAAGATGATATTACTCTAGTTGAATCTTTCAATTTAATCACTGTTGATATAGTTGCCACTCCAAGTGCACCTGAAGCATTTCCAACGAGTTTGAGAGAATCGATTGATGCAATTTACAACAATCCAAAAATAATTTCTTTAAGTGAGGCAGTTGTTGATGACAAAGCAGCACAGAAGTATTTCGAGAAAGAAATTAAGAGTTTTTTAAATTCTATAATAAATAAAACAAAATAATACAAAAAGAGTTTGTTAAGGAGAATAATAATGATGCACGAAATCTTAAAACCATTGTTAGAAAATGATGTTTTAACTGATGAAGTTAAAGATTCTATCGAAATTGCGTTAACTGAAGCAATTAGAGCTAGAGAAGATGCAGTGAGAACTGAGGTTGAAACTTTGGCTAAGAAAAACTTTGAGGCTGCAAAAAATAAATTTGAGGAAACTTTTAATACGTTACAACAAACTTATAAAGTTAAGTTAGATGAAGCAAAAGTTGAAATTGAAAAATTGGAATCAAAAGTTGAGGATTTGGAAACGAAACCATTTGTTAATGTTACTGAATCTGATTTAGAAGCAGCTGAAAATAAATTAGTTGAAGAATTAGAAGAAAAATTTTCTTTTAAAGAAGAAAAATATAACGAAGTTTTTGAATTAATTCAAGAAGAAAATTCTCATATGCTTACAGAAATGACAGAAGTTATTTCTGAATATGAAGATATTATTGAAGGCTTAAACGAAGAAATTTCTGATTTAAAATCTGAATTACACAACACTGTTAAAAAAGTAACAGGTATCGATATTAAAATTTCTGAAGCAGTAGCAGCTACTGAAGTGAAAATGAGAGCTGAAACAGATCAACGCATTGAAACCCTTAAAGAAAATTTAGTTACTTCAACAGAAATTTTCTTAGAACAAGAGTTATCAGAAGTTAAAGCTGATAAAGAAGAAATGATGAAAGAAACTCAAGGTAGAGAATTGTTAGAATCTATTAAAGGGTTAGTAAAACAATATTGGGATATTGATTCTGAGGTGGCTGCAGAATTGTTGGAAATGAAAAAATCATCTGAGGCTAAAGTTGAACAATACAAAGATATGTTGAAAAAAGAACACCTAAGATTAGAAGAATCACAACAAACAGTTGAAAAATTGAAAAAACGAGTTATCGTTGAATCAAAAGGTTCTGTTTTAACAGGTGACAAAAAAAATGCTTTAGAAAAATTGGCTGAAAATATTGAATCTGATAAACTTGAAGACCATATCGATAGTCTCATGGAATCTGTAATCAATACTTTCAATGATGGATTCACTAAAGAAGAAGTTGTATCAAAAGTTAAAAGTAAATCGTTAACTGAATCTGCAACACCTAGTAAAAAAACTACAATAAGTTCAGGTGATACTTATAAGAAAGATGTAGTTTCTGATGAATTGGCAGAACTTTTATCATTTGCTGGTGTAACTAGATAAATGTTTTTAAAAAATTCCTTATTTTTTTAAAAATAAGCATATTTTTTATAAATGTGTATAAATAAAAATGAAATAACAAATAAATATTAAAAAATCTTTAAGGAGATAATAAAATGGCAAGTGTACAACCAAAAATGTTAGTAGAATCATTGTTAGAAGGTGTTGCTGAAAATAAAAAAGATTCTATGAGAGTTATGTTAGAAAACGAAGCTCGTTACGCTGAAACTTTAAATGAAGCTACTTTCTCAGGTGCAATTAAATCTGTACCTAAATTAATCTTACCATTAGCAAGAAGAATCATGACTAATGTTGTAGCTGATCAATTAGTTGGTGTTCAACCTTTAAAAGAAAGAACCGGTATCTGTATGGCTCTGAAATATGTATATGCTTCAGATTCATCAATTGATTTGGGTGATATTAATATCGCTACTGCGGAATTAAATAGATATAACGCTTTAGTAACTAACGATCCAGATGCACCAAAAGCAACTTTAGATGGAACAACTGTAACTTACCCAGCTGGTTCTGAAGTTTCTTTTGTATCAGGCGTAAACCAATATGCTCAATTGTTGGCAACTGGTAGCGATGCTGCTAACGGTAAAAATGCTGAAAAAATGTCATTCACAGCTGCAGGTGCTGAACAATTCAGAGAAACAACTTTGAAATTCACTCAAACAACTATTACTGCGAAAACAAGAAAATTAGCAGCTCAATGGTCATTAGAAGCGGCACAAGACGCACAAGCTTCATTGGGTATCAATATTGAAAAAGAAATGATTACTGCATTGGCACAAACTATTGCAAACGACATCGATAGAGAATTGGTTAATACTATTGAAACTAAAGTTGGTTATACTAATACTTATGATTATCATAATGTATCTGGTACCAACTCAATGGCTGAAAAATATCAAGCATTGTATCAAAAAATCCTTGAAGTTGCTAACCAAATTGCTGTTAGAACAAGACGTGGTTCTGCAAACTGGATGATTGTTAATCCAAATGTTTTAACAATTTTACAAACATTGAAATCATTCAATTTTGCTCCATCTTCATCTAGCTATGTTGATCCAACAAACATTGGTTTAGCTGGTACTATTGAAGGTAGATTCAAAGTATTTACCGACATCATCAGAACATCTGATGACGTATTGTTAGGTTTCAAAGGAGCTTCTGAAACTGATACAGGTATCATCTATATGCCATATGTTCCATTGGAAGTTAGCCCAACTATCTTAGATGGTAACTCATTTATGCCACGTGTTATGTTATCAACTCGCTATGCTATTGCTGATAATTTGATGGGTGCTGATGCTTATTACGGTAAAGTTCATGTTCAACTATAATTTGTAAAAAAATTATAACAACATAAATCAAAAAAGGTTGATAGCAATATCAACCTTTTTTTGTGACCAATTTTTCTGTGAAATTGTTGTATAATTGTTTTATTTATTTTAAAAGGGTATAACAATAACATGGATGAATCAAAAATAATACTTTACTTGAATCATAAATCAACATTAACTAATCCATCACCTAATAGATTCAAACCGGAAGTGAAAGATTTTTTAGAAAGGTGGAGAACCACCAATGATATTAGTGAACAGAATGTGAAAATTACTTTCTTTATGTATATTCATAATATTAAAAAAGTCCCATTGTGTGAATATCCAAATTGTACCTCTAATGTAAGATATAACACTTATTCAACTGGGTTTTCTGTTGGGTGTTGTCGTGATCATGCACAAAGAGCATCAAATCTTAAAAAGTTTGGTGTTGAGAAACCATTTCAATTATCCGAAATACGAAAAAAAGTATCAGCTACTTATTTAGAAAAATATGGTAATGTGAATCCATGTATGACTGCAAATTTCACTAAAGTTATGTTGGCTCGGTATGGGTCAAAAACTGCAATGCAGTCACCAATTTTAAAGGAACGACTTAGAAAAAATTTAATTGAAAAATATGGTGGGATAGGTAATGCAAGTAAAACAATTTTTGAAAAACAAAAACAGACGATGATTTCAAAGTTTGGAGTTGAAACTTTTTTCACACATTCGGATTTTAATCATATTGTGATGGATACTTGTTTGGAAAAATATGGGGTTGAACACCATTCACAATCTAGTAATGTTAAAGAAAAGAAACGGTTAGTTATGCAATCTCGGTATGGGGTTGATAATTGTGCCCAAATACCCCATATAGTAGAACGATGGCAACGAGAACGCAAAGAAAAATTATTTGATAATTATTATAATCATTGGATTAAATTTGTTGAGCTTAAATTTGATAAAGATAATTTTGTTGATGCAGATAATGATTTGATTTGTATTTGCAAAACGTGTTGTGAGGAATTTGAATTTTCATTAAATAGTGAAAATAATATATATTGTCCTTTTTGTTCAAAAAATAAATCACTCCTTGAAAGGGAGATCTTTAATTTCATTGCTGATGATGGGAAAGTTTCAAATGACAGAACTATTTTGAATGGTAAGGAATTGGATATTTACCTACCCAGTAAAAATGTTGCGATTGAGGTTGATGGGATTTACTGGCATTCGGAATTGAATGGCAAAGGAAAAAATTATCATTTGAGTAAAACTGCAACATGTTTGGAAAAAGACATTCAATTGATTCATATATTTGAAAATGATTGGATGCAAAAACCTTTAATTGTTAAATCCTTAATTAATACAATATTAGGAAAGTTTGAAAAAACCATATTAACTGAAAAATGTCAGGTTCGAGAAATAACAGTGGAAGAAAAAAATAGTTTTTTGGAAGAGAATCACCTCCGAGGGATAGATGAATCAACAATACGATTTGGATTATTATGTGAAACTGTGTTACTTTCCGTTATGACATTTATTATTTCAGAAAAATATCAATTTGAATTGATTCGGTATTGTACTAAAGTTAATTATGATGTTGTTGATAGTTTTTCAAAATTATGGAATTTCTTTGTGAACACGTATAATCCAAAACAGGTAATTACTTTTGTTGATAGACGATATAGTAATGGTGATGTTTTTAAACATCACAATTTCACACAAATAGATATTACTTCACCAAAGTACCACTATTTTAAAAATGATTGTGTTTTAGTAGATGTTGATGAATTCAAAAAAAATAAATTTGAGTGTTTACCAACATTTGATACATCATTAACTGAATGGGAAAATATGCAACTTAATGGATATGATCGAATTTGGGATTGTGGTGAATTAGTTTTTGTGTGGCAATCAATCTCCTAAACCTAATGTTTTTTCAGTCCATATATCGAAAATATATCCATTTTTTTCAGCCCACACTTTTGCATAAGTCCATTTATCATAATTTTTTTGAAATGTTAATAGGTTTTGATTGTACCGCTGCACTGCCTTTGGTGTTTTCTTGCTAGGCATTTTTGGGGGTATTGTTTGGTTGTATGGTTTAATTTCCACCAAATATCTTTTTTGAATTCCACTATTTTCATTTACTATAAAATTAACATCGACATAATATCGGTGTATTTTATTATCAATTTGGCATTTGTACGGAATAATTATACTTTCACTCGCCCATTGTATGATTGCAGGGTTTGTATCTAAAAAATGAAATACTCTATGTTCCCAACTGCTTCTATAAAAAATCGGGAGTGTCCCTACATATTTTGATTGATTTTTAAGTTCGTATTTTCCCTGTTTCCATGTACCACCAGCCATAATAAACCCCACCTCAGTATTATTAGTTATTTAATAATTGTTATTTATCTGAAAACAATGTAAAATATAGTAAATTAGTAGTAGAAATTTGAGTTGAAATGTAAATTAGTATAAATAGAATAAATAAAGGAAATAAACTAATTGAAAGGTGTGTTATGGCAGTTAAAACATTTGAAAGAGAAGTTAAGAAATTATCATCGGAATTTACGAATATCATTGAAAATTATAATTTTGAACAATATGATTTTCATTCGATAAGACAAACTCTCCAGGATTATATTGAACAAACGTATCCAAATTTTAACGACTACTTTCGTTCAGATTATGTTATGATGCTGATTGAATTATTTGCATTTTATGGTGAAATGATGGCATATCGAATTGATATGAACATGAATGAAGCCTATCTATCTACTGCCAAGGATAGACGAAATGTTATAAAAATTGCGGATATGCTTGGATACAAATATAATCGCATTGAACCATCGGTATCTATTAGTAAAATTGATATTACTGATGCCACTGGTGGATCAAGATTGATTTCAAAGAAAAAAAGTCAAAGTTCGGTAAATGATATTTTGTCAAAAACCGCAGAAATTGTGTTTGAACCTATTGCTCACGATAGCAGTACATATTACCCATATAAATTGGATTATTTATTTAAATCTGTAACTGCTGAAGAATTTATTAATACGCTTAATAATATTTTTCATAAGTTGGAAAATTTTTCTAATACTAATGGTATTAAAGTTAAACGAATTTTAGAAAATAATAATGAATATTTTGAACGTAGTATTTTTGTAGATCGTTTTCAAATGCGTTTTCCACCTAATGAAAACGTATTTATTGATTATGTTGGATCCAGAAAGATGTTTGAAATTCAAAGTTTAAAATTTGATGATATTGTTTATTTCAATACTGAAAATACTATTGAGGCTTTAACATATGATGCATATGGTTTGTATGATGATGTAGTTTCGTTGGGTTTTGAATTCGTTTTGAAGTATGACAAAGGTAATAATATTTTAGATAAAGACGTATATTTATATATGCCCATCATACAGGGTGGGACATTTTCAAGAGAAATCACAATAAAAAAGGCAATCAAAGGATTTAAGGATACAGCATATGAAAAAAACATTTTCAATAATAGAACTGTAGTTAAACAATATGATGAAAATAATACGCTGATTAGAAAATATAATGAGGTTGATGATTTAGCAAATAATCTCAATAGATATGCTTATGAAATTCATAACACCCCAGAGGGGTTTGTTGAATTGATTTTCGGTGATGGTAAAAATTCTGAGGTTCTTTTACCTGCCGCTAAAACAATTATGTATTATCGAAAAAATGTGGATAATACCGATGAGGTGGTTAATGTTAAAAATGCATCTGTTACCAGTTTAGTTTTACCAATACAATATTTTGATGCTAATGTTGGGCAAACCCAATCAACTTCAATTTCATTGTTACTGTTGGGAAATAATTTTAATTCTTCTGGTGGATTACCTGCAGAAACAAACGAACAAATTAAACATATGGCGAGAAAAATTCGCAGTGTTCAAGATAGATTTGTTACAGCAAGAGATTATGAAACTGCAGGGATGTTACATCCACGAGTGAGATATTCAACAGTTATTCTTCGAACCTATATTGGTAAAAATAGTGCTCGCATGAGTAATGATTATATCGATGTATTTTTTGATGGTTTAAAAAATCAGATAACTCCATTTATATTAAAAGACCCATATACTGGACTTGAATCTGAGTTTTATCTCATCGTACCAGCAGCATATTTCACAGAATCATCTGTTAGTGATAAATTTGACAGTATTAAATTTATTTCTACTGAAGATGAATATTACTTTACCATTTTTGATGCAGAAGCTATGTCTGCGAATGAATGGTTTAAATATCCAACCGAAATGATTGATAGAAAAGGTAAAGGAACTGTTATAAGATTGATGAATAAAGTAGTTAGTGAGAAATTTTCATCTTTGTTGATTGATAAGATAATAATAAATAACATATTACCATTTGATTTTGCGATAGAAACGTTGACATATTCTGGTGGTACTAATTCAACGTTAACATTTGATATAACCACTAATAAAGCGTTGGATATTAAAAAAGTTGAAGGGGATATTAATAAAAAATCTGCAGAAATATTGCAATCTTATAATTCTATTATACCTGATTTAAGTTTTGATGCAATTTCGGTTGTTAAAACATTTAGGGGGTTTACTGTTTTTTTAAAATATTCTACTAGAACAATTAAAATGCCTGAAAAAGATTTTTCATTTATATGGACACATTATAAATCTGATGATATGTATATTAATCCTAGTAAATCGAATATTATTGAAATATATGTTACCGGTATAAAGAAAGATTTAAAAAGAGATATTGAGGTTTATTCACCATTAACAAGTTCTGAGATTAATAAGCTTGTTATTGAAATTGACAAGCGAAAAATGATTTCGGATATTGTGCAAGTTTATAATTCAAGTGTTTATGAAATAGAAACTGCTATTAAAGTTTACAAGAGTCATTCATATAGTATTACTGATGAGTTATTGAAATCTAAAATTGATGCTGCACTTGATAAGTTTTTTAATATTGTTAATATCCCTTTGGGTAATCATTTTTATATGTCTCGAATGATTGAATGGTTACACAATAATGTTAAAGAAATACAACATATAGAATTGATAAAATCTGATGATGGGGTAGGACATTGCCAAACTATAACTCCAGCATCAACTATTGAGGCATTGGGTGAAAGAGTTGTTTTTACTCAAATAATTGAAAAAATGCAAGTTTTGAATGGTATATCAGTCCCTCAAAGACGAATAGAAATTATAGCATAAATAAGACTTAACTAATAATTAAAATAATCCAGAGGATTTTAAATGCCAAATCTATTAAAATCATTGCCACGTGAAATTCTTGAAAAAGAAGATTCAAAGTTTATTTACAATGTATTAAATCCTTTATTATTTGATAAGATAAAGGAAAGTGATGATGATACTACTGTTACTCATAGTGTATCATCATTATTAAATAAAGATTTACATTATTCAAAACAGTTTTTGTCAGAATTTAGATTGCCTTACAATATAAATTCGAGAGAATTTCATGTTTATATAACTGACGGGCAAGAAAAAGTTAAAATTGAACATTTTGGTGATACTAATCTGGTTAAAGAATTAGAAAATTTAAAAGAATATATTTTTTTCTACCTTAGTGTCGATGGATATGAATTTTTATTTGAGTTGATGCGTCAATATAATAACATAAAAAATTTATATGATGATAATAAAGATCATTATGAGAAAAATTATAAAAAATATATTGCTGAACCCGATTTAGGAAAGAAAAAAATATATAAGTCCTCCTATGAATTTTTTAAGAAGGCATACGAACAATACGCAAATTTAAAAACTGAATTTGATTTGATACTTGCAGAATCATTTCAGTATGCGTCATATAGTGCTAAGCAATTGGTGGATAATTATGCAACGGTAATTGGTGATAATTTAAAAATTAAAACTTTTGATAATGATATAATATTTTCGAAGAGTGTTTTGTTTAATTATTTACAAAGAACTATTGTTTTTAAACCTATTGTTAATAAGCATGTTTTTTCTGGAAAGAATATTGTATCTACAACATCGTATAATGTGCATAATGTATTTGAATTAATTGCATTATTTGCTATGGAAATTTCAACCATTAATGCTAAATATACTGAATATTTGGAAATTTTAAATGATCATGGTCAAGGATTTTCATTATTTCGCAGTGATAATAAAGTTGTAAAAAATGAAATTTATGAAAATGTTAGTATAAACCTAGATAGTGATAATTTAACATATAACTTAGATGAAAATAAAAATAAATTGGACATTTACGTATATTTTTTAAAAAATTTTAAAATAGATACAACTACTTTCAAACTTACCATTAATAATATTGAAATCCCTGTTTCCGTACACTCATTGAAAGGTACGTTAACTTATGGTTATACCATGTTTGAGTATTTTGATTCTGAAACCAAATATTATAAAATTACGGTCCATGATTATTTAGTATATGATCTTAATGGAGTATGTTTGAATCAAATTATTGATACCTTAGATTTAAAATGTTCTATGGTAAAAGAAACTCATACGTTACTAACATCATCGGCAGGATTGCATTTGGAAACAACTGGGTTCATTGACAATTTTTCATTATATAGAAAAAATAAACAGTCTGGATTCTTTGAATTATTTGAGGTACCATATAAACTTAAAGTTTCAATTGATGAAAAAGAGGAAAGGTATGTAAGATCTTATGAATTTATTGGGATTAACAATGCAGCACAAAAAGCATTAATCGATGATTATGACATAATTCTTAGTTGTTGTGATTATGATTACGTTTATGAACCAACACTTTATGTTGATTTTTTCAAATATATGAGTTATTCTGTTAATTTTAGATTTAATACTATATTGCCATATGTGTTGATTGATGATGTAATGGATGAAGATTTTGAAATACCCTATTATTCAGAGATTAGTTTAATTGAATATAGCACTAATATTCATAAAAATATTATTATGTATGATGGGGTAACATATCGCAAGTTGTTTGATGATATAAATCATATGCGTTTATTAAATCCATATAATGAATCTAATTATGAATATGTATCACGCATAAGTTATTCAACATATTTAACTAGACAACATACTAACCCAGTTTTGGTTGACTCTGCAATTGCGAAAATACCTTTTAGAAATAATTTGCGTATGTTGGAAAAATTACAATACGACGCTGAAAGAAATATGATAGTTTTCATGCATATGGGTGTTCAGAAAGTTGTTCCTGTAAATGAGGAAGGATTACAACGTGGGTTAAATTATGAAAAACTTAGTTATAATTTACCAACTAATTCTATGCAGTATTGTGGACATGATTTATATCAGGATGGGTTTTTATATTTATTAGATGGGATATACTTAAAAAACCCATTGACTGGTGAATTGGATATAATTGAGGCTACTCCTACGGAACAAATTAATTTAAGTATTCGTGAAAATGAAATATTTTTTGATGTTCATGAAATGGCACATTGTATTTTATTGAATAATAGAAAATATAAAGTATCGGGAATATATGTAGATACTTATATAAATGCGTTAAAAAATAAAGGTTCGGTTATTTTTATCGAATCAAAATATGGTATCCCCCGATATAAATCGTTAGCTGGTCATATTTTTGATATTGATTTTTCTAAAAAAATTTCAACATTAGAAACTTATTCACATGATACATTTTGGTATGATTCTGTTAATGGTGTTTTAGCATTCAGACATAATGCAACTGAAACATATTCATTACCTCTTGTATTGGTTGAAATTAAAACACAGAAGCATCGTCAGTTGGGATTGAGTGCATTTTCTATATTTTATTCGGGTAACGTCTTACCAGAAAATTCAAACAAAACGTTTTTTGGTCGAGAAAACATTTATGGTTCAATGACTATACCTGATAGTATCTATAGTATTGGTCGAGTTGGTGATAACTATAATGATACTCAACATCATGCTTTATTATCTGAGGAATTTGATTTAAGTTTTAAAGATTCTGAAAAATTTAATATGGAACACGAACCTTATTTGATGTATAAGTCTAAATCTGCATCGATGAAAGGTTTAGAATCGTATTTACTTTCAAGTTTAAAAGCTATTTCAAAAAAAGTTAAAGTTTCCCCAGTTTATTTGATTCAACGTAACAGATATATTTCTGAATGGGCTAGAGTATCAAGTGTTGAGCCGGATTCATTTTATGGTGGTGATTCATTGAAAGATTTGGTTGCCGATTTGATGGAAACTAAATTGATTAATAGTAATTATGATGATTTGATGGATATTTTTAAAAATAATGAGTATGAACATTTTTCAATTGATACCAATGATATTCATGGTATTTTAGTCCAGTATATTTTACGGTTTTTGAAAAGTGAAGCATTGTTAGAAGATTACACTTATTATCTTATCCATAATGTATGGATAAATAACAATCGCAAAAAAATCATCGATTTTATTAGAAATAATGGTAGTAAGAATGATATTCGTACTGTATCGGAACTAACCTTTACTACTAATTATGATAAAGAAAAACTATTTTATATTTTTGTTAATACCTTGTTTAAAGTACAAAATGTTATAATAGAATCTTATATTCCTTTATCGAATTATTCTGATTGGGAATTATATATTGAAAATAATGATGTTCATTTTAATAAACCATACAAGTATGAAGTAATTGATATTTCTGATTTTATTACTATGGCAGTTTATTGGGATAAACCCTTATATATGATTAGACCTTTGACAGAAGATGAGGTTTTTGTAAAACGCGATTTTAGATTTTTGGATATGTCCATAGCAACAAATTCACAAATAACCTATTTTGATTCGTATAATGAATATGTAGATGAAATAAAAAATCGGATAGACAAAACTGTAAGTTTTTTGAGTGAAACTATGAATGTATTGAACGATTCATCGGTTGTTCATGGTTATGACGTAATGGGTATTAATTTAGTTATAGTCAGATGGTTAGTTGAAAGATTTTTACCAACTTATATGACTCATAATGTAGTTGAAACTGTTGAAGAATTTAGAGAAATTATAAAAACTGAGTTGAATAGTGTTGAACATCCAAATTTGTTAGTTTCATATAATCGAATTAAGGAAACTGTTTTTCTTGGTGATTTAGGATCTTCGGTTTCTGAAATTATCGATACCATTATTACTGGAAACTTAGTGATGAACTCAACCACTAAGTTAAATATATCATCGAGTACTGAACTTGCATATTTGGATAAAATTAAAAAACCTGTGGAACATTATTTTGATTATTTATTTTATGCAAAGCGTCATGATTTGGTTACTAAAATTTTGGCATTGTTTACTGAGGACGTTATTGCCACATCAATGTTAGATTTGTCACTTGCCATAAATCTTAAAAATGCGAAAGGTGACAAAACATTCGATATTTACGAACAAATGATATATGATATTTTTGATGAATTCTTACCATTTCATTCGGTTTTAGATAAAATTATTTTTACTTTTAATATTTTAGAAGGGCAATCTGCAGGTGCAGGAGGTAATGCTGATGGTAGTACCGATGGTGAATCATCGGATGCAATGGGAAAAGAGGTGGCAACAAATTTACTCGATACTCATTTTATTGATATTGTTACTGATTTTATTGAAAAAATTAAAATTCAAACATCTGATACTTCTATGTTCTCAACTTCTATGTATATTAGATCCGAAGGAATGAGTGGTTATATTTTACATGATGATATGCCCTATGATTATGATAGAACAGTGTTAGTTGGTGGACACGATATACCTATGCACATGGATGATTATGAAACATTTGGTGTTGATGATGAATGGTATGTTATAAACAAAGATAGGTATCGTAATAGGGTGAACGATCTTTATACACCACCATATTTTGCGGAATTCACATATGATGATAGTCCAGTAGAAAAGAGTGTGTCAACCACAATAACTGAATATTACAACATTAAAACCGATATATTTAATAAAGATGATAGAATTTTATCATATTTTATTGATACTATACCCGTTATTGATATTATGCAAGGGGTGAATGAATCACATTCAATTGATGTTATAGAGGATTATTTGATTCATATTGAATCAGTATATAAAATAAATTTCTTTGATATGGATTCTATATTACATGATGAATTTGGTGTTGATGATTTCTCTGGTCCAGATAGTCAAATCTCATTGATTGGTATGTATGATCGTATGAAGCAAAATATTCTTCATGATTTTTACGATAAGATAAACATTTCAGTAATTGATAGTATTTGGACTGATGTAGTTGTTGTTTATAACTTGGATGGTATTCCTGGACACGACACTTTTGGTATCGATGAATATTATCATCAATTGTCACCAAATTTACTTGAACAAGAAATTTCTACAATGGTTTATGACAAGTTGATGACGACAACAATGGATTTAAATTTTGTTGATATGAGTGACGTATCTTTGATTGATACTAATATTGCTACCCAGGTGTTTATTGACTATAGAGGATTTTTATTAAACACTGTAGTTGCCGACGTATACCATATTAATATTGATATTTGTACCACTAGAATATTTGATAGTGAAGGTCATTTTTTAAGAATGGGTCATGATGAATTTGTTTATGATGAAAATTATCATAATTCATCTTATTTAGATAGAATGGAACATTCGGTTGATATTCTTGTAGAAGATTTTGTGGGGTTAGTGAAGATTGATTTTGGTTTCATGCGTATGTTGCCATTCGACCCTTATGAACAGTTGATTCAACAAAAATTTTATAGAGCAAATTTACCAGGTTCAGAAATTCAAGCATCTATTATTAGGGATAAGTTCACAGCAGATATTCATTCGTTTAGTAAGGATATTATTAGAATTGGTTTAATTGATTTTTATACTTTGGATTTTATTGCTGAGGATTTGAGAAGGAAAATTTATGATGATATTGAGAAAGAATCGTTTGGTGACAGTTATGTTGAATCATCAATAATAGATTCTATTTTCCATAGACATGTACATTTTGATTTTAGAGAGTATATCATTGCAATTGACAAATATACCTATATTCCAAATGATACTGATATTTTGGAAATTTATGGTGTTCGTGCTGCAGATATTGAACGAGATAAATTGTTTAAGATTGAATTTTCTGAAAAATACTATACTAATATAAAGTTGAAGCAGGATGTTGAACGTTCTATGACAAAAATCGATAAAGATTATTTAAAATCGATTAAGGTTGAAGAAGAAAATTTTGTTCAATTTAAATATGTTGAAAATGAGATAGGTGTTAAATTCCATGAGATGTTGGGAAATCATTTTTATTTTTCAAATCGTTTGAATGTTAAGTTGACTGACATTGATAAAATATTAGTTAAACAAATTAGCAAAGATACATCCATTAAATCTGAAATTTTAGATAAGGTACATTATGGACACATGTATGATTTTGAAATTGATGGTATGCTTATTGCTGGTTCCGATAATTTGATTGAAATGTGGACAAATAAAATTTATAATGATTCAATGGTTGTAACTATGACTGATAGTTATAAAACTGAAATCACTGTCAATAATATTTTTGGAAAAGAACGAGTTGAACAGTTACATGATTTATATGGTCATATGGGATATACTGATGAATCTATTGATAGGTTAGTTGATTTAAAACTTTCAGATTCATTGATTCAATTATCAAGAGAGTCTAGGTTATATAAATTAGATGCAACAACATATGATGGTTTAATGCATGATGTACACCAACATTATGGTGATTTCATTGATGTTATTATTGGTGATTCATTGCATACTTATGTTCACATTGTTAAAAAACCATGGATTTTCCCAGAATTTGATATGTTTGGGCATAATGAGTACCCACATATGTATAATGGTGATTCTGATGAATTTAATGTTACTACACAATTGCGTGATAGTATAAAACAAGATACTTATGTGTCATTGTATGATGCAAATACATTGGTCCGATTATTTGAAAAAATCAATATTGGTTATATGAATTATGTTTCTGAGATTGATAGTATCAGTGTATCGATGACTGATGATTTAAAAGTGGTGGATGTTGTTACTACTACAGCTGATACGATTTCATTAACATTTGGTGATTTGATAAAAGATGATAGATTGTTTAAAGAGCATATAACCGTTACCATAAGTGATAAAGTGTGGTATGGATATAAAATGCGTGACAATTGGGTTGATATTTCAACTTATGATACTGTTAGGTATGATTATTCTGAGAATGATTTGATGAAAGACAAATTACCTACATCGGTAAGAGATTGGTTACTCGTCGAATATATGTTTATTGATGATAAACCTAATATTAGATTATCTGATTCTGTATCCTATTCTGAATTTGGTATAACAAGTAGAGATTATGGTTTAGTTGCTTTACACGATACGTTGGAATATCAGGAATTAGATGTTTTTAAATTGTTTGAAACGTCAAAAGTTTATATAACTGATAAACTACTTATTGGTGATAAAAAATATGATGAAGAAATATCGGTTGATTTCTTTTGGAAAGATAATATTTCTGCATCTATACACGCTAAAAAGTTTGGTTATGGTCCAGGTAAAAAATTGTCAGATACTATAGCATCTGTTTTCCTTGACAATAGATTGTATATGGATGATAAACCTACAACCGCAGTATTGCCAGTAGTTGACACGACCTTCTCTGAAGATTTTGGTGTGAATATTATTCATAAAATATTTAGGGATAATGTAGGTATTGATACCTATGAACGAATGAAATTTGGACCTATTTTTTTGGATAAAACCAACGTCTTAACAAATGAAATGTTTGATTTCAGACAATTATGGTTGTATGGTAGAATGGGTGTGGATACGATATATCATGATGTTGGTGAATTAGAATTTCCAGCAGATTCATCAAACCAATCATTTGACATACATTCAAAAGATGATATTAAACTTATAGATATTCATAGATTATATGGTGAAAGTCTAATTATTTTGTCATCTGATGAATTATCGATTGATGATAAAAAACTTAAAAATACAAATATCATGACTGAAACTGATAAATTTGATGGGATTGTTTTAAGAAGCACGGATACTTTGATTTATGGTGAAGGGGTATATAAGTATATTTGGGATGCAAAACAATGGGATAGACATGGATATTATGCTACCTATGAAGAATGGGTTGGACATATTCCACATGATGATTTTCCATATGATTCGATGGCACATTCCGATCAAGGTGATGATTTATCACTTGTTTATACTGGTATTTCTGAAAGTTTATTATATCGTCTTGATTTTACATTTAAAGATGTGTTAAGTATATCTACTGCTGAAAATAAATGGTTTGGTGAGTTTGAAGCAGATTTAATTTTTAAAGATTACATTACTGTACTGGTTAATGATAAATTGAAGATTAGTTGGGATTATAATCAGTTTACTGATGATTCTATGGAATCTACAACTAGTGGATATGCAGAATATGAATTTGGTGTTGATGAAAAATCGTATGATCGATTAGTGTGGTTGAATGATAGATATGGGGTAGATTCAATTCCACATAATGATGATGCAATGGAATATTATAATGGTTCGATGGATAGATCTATTACTACGTCCATGAATGATATTATGATAGTAGATATTCATAGAACTTTTGGAGAAAGTTTAATTGTACTAACATCCAATCAATTGGAAATGATTGAAAATGAAACATCAAATGTTGATGGTGTAGTAATTAGTAGTCATGATAAATTGATGTATGGTATTGGTACATATATGCATATTTGGGATGCAAAAGAATGGAATAATCACGGTTATTTAGTACCTTATGAAAAATGGGTAGGACATATTCCTCATGATGATATACCATATGGTGATATGGAGCATTCAGACCAAGGTGATTTATCTCAAATTATTACCGGTATTACTGAAAATTTATTTTATGATTTGAATTTTATATTTAAAGATGTTTTGACCGTTGTAACTAACGACAATAAAGGATTTAATTTTTGGGGTTATCAATCTGTTTTTAGAGATAATGTTGGTGTTTATACTGATAGTAGAATGCAAGTTCGTTTAGAGAATCGTACCGATCCAAATGCAAGTAAAATTTTAAGAACTGATTCAATGACTATTAGCTATGATTTTGATGATCCGACTAAATCACATATTAAATCAAAAATTGATAGTCAATCATTTGGAAATGTTTTAGAAGGAAACGACCAACATTATTATCGTGGTGATGAATTTAATGCTGTGTTGGCAGATGATATTAAAATAATCGATTTTACTCATACTTTTAAAGACAGTTTAACAATTTTGACCTCTAATCAGTTAGATACTTATGAAATGGTTAAACAGTATCCTGATGGAATTGCTATTACAAACAATGATAGTATAAAATATTGTTCAGTCGGTATGTATGATTATGTATGGGATGCAAAGGAATGGGAGAAACATGGCTACGAGATTCCTTATGAAAATTGGGTTGGACAAATACCACACGATGAAATTCCTTATGATGCAATGGGTCATGGTGAACAAGGTAACGATTTGTCGCAGGTTATAACTGATATTATAGAAAACGTTACCTATAATTTTAATTTTAATTTTAAAGATACTTTAACCACACATACTGTAGATGGAAAATGGTTTACACAGACGATTCATCGTGATATTTTTGAAGATTACTCGGTTGTTTATGCTAATGAAAAAATAAGAATAGGTTGGAATAACTTAAATTATGATAGGTTTGAATTGAATACGATGTCGGTCGGTGAAATTAGTTATGATTGTGGAAATCCCGATATAGCCCATGAAAGAGTTATGTGGTTGAGAGGACGTTATGGTGTCGATTCTATTCCCCATGATGATGGTGAATTAGAATATTATAACAATTCAGCAAATAGATCTTTTGAAGCACTTATGTTTGATGATATTAAACTGATTGATATTCATAGAAAATTCACTGAAAGTTTAACCGTATTTACTGATAATCAATTGGAAACTGTTGGTGGTGGATTTGCTCTAACAAATGATTATATCGGTTTATCTAGCAATGATAATTTAGTTTATGGTGAAGGAAAAGAGTTTTTACTTTGGGATGCTAAAGAATGGGAGGCTCATGGTTATTCAGTACCTTACGAACATTGGAGAGGACATATTCCACATGACGATTCCCCATTAGATGCAACTGAACATTCTGATCAAGGTGATGATTTATCACAAGTCGTCACTGGAGTTGTAGAAAATATTAATTACAAATTTGATTTTAAATTTAAAGATGCTATCATTGTGTTACCAACGGATGAAAAATGGTATCAAATAGTGGAATGCAGATCTGTTTTTAAAGATTATGCTGTGATTCATTATGCTGATAGATTCAAAATTAGTTGGGGAGTAGAAACAACTACGATGTCGAAGATGATTATCGATTATAATTATGGAGATTTTATCAATTCTATTGAACACTTTATGTGGTTAAATGATAGATATGGAGTTGATGAAAATTTAAGTGGTTCAGATGAACTTGAATATTATAATGATTCTGCTAGTAGATCTTTAGATACTATTATGAATGATTCGGTTAGTTTGATAGATGTTCACCAAAATTTTGGTGAAAGTTTGATTATTAAATCCAGTGATCAAGTTAAATATGGATTTGAAGTAGATTCAAAATCTGATGGTATCTATTTAGTAAGTAATGATAGTCTTATTTATGGTGAAGGAAAATACGATTATATTTGGGATGCCAAAGAATGGGAACGTCATGGTTATCATGCATTATATGAACAATGGCATGGCCATATTCCACATGATGAGTTTCCTTATGATGAAATGGCACATTCCGATCAAGGGGATGATTTATCCCAGGTTTCGACTGGTTTATATGAATCTGTATTATATGGTTTTGATTTTATATTTAAGGAAACATTATCTGTTGATACAGATGATAATAGTTTCTTCGATTATTATCAGTATCAATCTATTTTTAAAGAGAAAATTTTAATTTATGCAAATGATGAGGTTATTATCGGTTTATCAAATACTGAACCCCCTATGGATTTGAATATTACTGATGATATTAAACTCATTGATATGCATTTTAAATTTACCGACTATTTAGTTATTCTCCCTGTTGATAAATTATATGCAAATGATAACATCAATGGTACTAATTTTGAAACTACTATGTTGTTAGATACTATTTCTATTGGATCGACTGATAAGTTACAATATGGTATTGGTGTTTATGATCATGTGTGGGATGCAAAAGAATGGAATAGACATGGGTATTTAGTTCCTTATGAAAATTGGGTTGGCAACATCCCACACGATGAAATTCCTTATGATGAAATGGAACATAATACTCAAGGTAGTATTTCACAAATAAGTACGGGTATATCTGAAAGTTTATTATCTCATTTAGATTTTAAATTTAAAGATACTATAAACATTCAACTTATCGATGATGATTTAAAAGGTATGATAGAATGTCACTCTATTTTCAAACATTATGTAGCAGTTTATGTAGGTAATAAACTTAGAATTGAATGGAATACTGAATATGGGTTGGTCGATGTTATTAATCCCGAACATGATTTATGGGATTATAATGATACATTTACAGCCGTAACATGGAAAACATCAAGATATGGTATCGATTCAGTTGAACATAATGAGTTTGGTATGGAGTATTTCGATGATTCTATTGATGCATCAATAAGTTCGTCAATTGTTGATGATATGAAAATTATTGACATACATCAAACTTTTAATGAAAGTTTAATTATTTTATCATCTGACCAGTTTAAAACTGAAAGTAGTTCAGTAGATAAAGAACACAATGATGGTATTGTTCTTAGAGCAACAGACACACTAACGTATGGTGTTGGGCTATATCATTATGTATGGGACATGAAAATATGGGATAGTCATGGATATACCGCCTCATATGAACGTTGGGTTGGTCATGTTCCACATGATGAATTCCCTTATGATGAAATGGAACATTCTGACCAAGGTGATTTAGCACAGATTAATCTAGGTATATCTGATAATCTGTTGTACGGTTTCAATTTTTCATTTAAGGATTCATTGGTAGTTTCCACTAATGATAATAAACTTAGAATTAACGATAATAATGATGGAACTAAAGTTTTCAGTGTTGATAGATTAAAACAATATGGAACCAGTGTTTATGATTATGTGTGGGATGCTAAATCGTGGAAAGAATCTGGTTATAACGCAACTAACGATAGTTGGATAGGACATATTCCACATGATGATTTTCCATATGATAGTATGCAACATGCTGTGCAAGGTGATGATGTGTCACAGGTTTCAACTGGAGTTATAGATACAGTATCTTATATTTTGAATTTTGTGTTTAAAGATACACTTAAAATACAAACAACCGATGGAAAATGGTTTACTACTAATGATTTTGATACTATATTTAAAGATTATGTTACTACACTAGTAAATGATAGAATAAGAATAACATGGTATGATGATTATGATACCAATCTATCTGAAATATCAGTTGCTTATGATTCGAGAGATTCAACTAAAGCACATTATAAAATGTTGTGGTTGAATGATAGATATGCGAATGATTCCATTCCCCATAATGATTTAGAGATGGGATATTATCATGGTTCATATGATAGATCGTTATCATCCATGCTTGATGATGGTATTAGAGTTTTAGATATTCATCTTACTTTTGGTGAAAGTTTAACTATTTTGCCATCTGATAAAATGGTATCAAATTTAAAACCGTTCAATGATAAAGACGGTATTGTTATTGGTAGTTTTGATACTTTGTTGTATGGTGAAGGAAAATATGATTATATTTGGGACGCAAAAGAATGGGATGTGCATGGTTATACTGCTGGATATGAATCCTGGATTGGAAAAATACCACATGATGAATTCCCATACGATGACATGGCACATGACCAACAAGGTGATTTATCTCAAATAACCACTGGAATGTCTGAACATTTTATGTATCGTATTGATACTGTGATTAATGATATTAAGTTGATTTATAATCCACATGATGAATTCCCACATGATGAACTTAGACATTCTGATCAAGATAACGATCCATCCAGTATAGTTGCCGGTGTTGTTGATAATCTCACATACGGATATAGAAAAGTTTTTAAAGATTCATTGAATATTTCGATGGTTGATAGTAATTCTTTCGATATGTTTAGACGAAGAGCATTTTTTAAAGATAAAACTTACATTACTACTGTTGAACATTTGAAAATTGGTTGGGATGGTTTATCTGAAACTTATGTGACGATAAATCAGTCGAATGCTGAAAACTTAATGTGGTTGGTTGAAAGGAATGAATCGTTGATTCATAACGATGGACCATTAGGATATTATAATGATTCATATATGTTATCTTTGGATACTTATATCTATGATGATGTTAAAATGATCGATATTAATTATAAGTTTACTGAAAGTTTAACGGTGATAACAACTGACAAGATTGTTAGTGGGACACATAATATGGTGAGTGATATTGTTAGTAATGCGTCTAAAAATGAACATATTTTGGTATCTAATAAGGATAATTTATTATACGGTATTGGTATTTACGATTATATCTGGGATGCAAAAACATGGGATAAGCATGGATATTTAACATCTTATGAACAATGGAAAGGTCATATTCCACATGGTGATTTCCCATATGATGAAATGGAGCATTCTGATCAAGGTGACGATTTATCACAGATTTTCACAGGTATTAACGATCGAATGGAATATGAAATTGGGTATTCATTCAAAGATTTAATTAAAGTATCGATACATGATGATAAATTACTTAACAAATTTAGATGTCGTCAATTTTTAAGAGGAAAAACATTAGTTTATGCAACTAATGTTGTTAAAGTTGAAACTGATGAAATTTTAAAACATAAAATTAAACCCGATTTTATAAATGAATTTTTAAATATTACCAGTAATTATGATACAACTACTAAATCATATAGAATGTCGATTGTTAATGATTTAGTTACTAAGGAAGAAATAAATATTAGACATTCTACGACTAAACAATTAATTGATACAATCCTTCGCTATAGAACTTATGAATCTATAGATGAATCCATTAATTCAAATTTATTTAACAGTGTATTGTTTAAGTTTGATGAAGAGTTTAGTTTGATTAATAAAAATAAAACTAAAATTGATTTATATAGATCGGATGATTCTGGTAGAGTTACCAGATCCATGACATTGATTAAAGACCAAACATCCGCTCATATCGAAATGTTATTTTCGGATGTTATGCGTTCAACGTTGAAAGATAAAGTGTATGTTGTTGAAATGTCGTGATTAAACTGTATATTTTCGTAGTGTATGTGTTTTCTAATTTTTAAAAAATGAAATTTAGAATAAATAAAAGTAAAATAAGAATTGTTCAATGGAGAATTAATTATGAGTATGAAAGAATTAACACAACCAAGCGTTATCGGAACTTTAAAAGTTTTTGATGATTTGGATTTAGTGGTTGAAAAGAAAAATAAAATTAAACTGGACAACTTTGTTAGAACTTTAGCATTTGGTGCTGTTCACGCAAATGTTGCAAATGCTGAATCATTCAGAATTTCTACAATTAGATTTGGTTCAGGTGGTGAAGATATTGATGGCAATGAAAAAACACCTGATGTTTCAACAGATTCTTTATTTGAACCGATGCATTCAGAAGATGTTGTTGGTTCAGGAAATGGTATTAAAGTATTAGATATTATTGATGATGCAAATAATATCATCGAACCAAATTCAAAAATTATTGAGGTTAACGCCACAATCAGTTCAACTGAAGCAAATGGTGTTAAATTTAACGAATTGGGATTGTTTGACGCTTCAAATAAAAAATTAACACATATTACATTTGATGGCATCACAAAAACCGAAAACAGAACACTGAGTTTTACATACCAAGTTGAGATTACTGTTTCTTAATAGACTCGATAAAAAACATAAAATCACCAAAAATTTTTTAGTTTTGGTGATTTTTTTTGCTAATTTATTTTAGCTCATCAATCATTACATAATTATCATAATCTAAAATTTTTGACATTCCACTGTTTTTGAAAATTTTTCTTTGAGTGTTCCATATTTAAAAGCTTTTTTTCATTTTGAAGTTTCATCATAATGGTGGTTTGGATAAATAGTTTTAATTAAATAATATAAATAAGGGTAATTATTGCAACTTACTTAAAGGGTGTTCTTTTATGGTTATATACACTGTAGATATGTTTGATATTTACAAAATTGAAGATCTTCATAAAGATTTGTTTATGCGTAAAGAAACATTAGAATTTCAGTTAAGAATATACCAAACTAAGTTTGACGAATTTATGAAACTTAACTGTAAGGAACTATTGATATTTGAACGTAAAAAAGAACAAACCTTGTTACAATTGATGGGTGCACCACGACCAAAATACCCAAACAACTTTGTACCTTTTAATAGTAGATGTGGAAATAATGTGTCGAAGGTTAATACGAATACTGGGGATTTATTGCCCGATAACACGGTTATGTTACAAATGAAAGCAATCGCACTTGATCCGGCTGTAAAAGAATTTAAAAAAATAATTGCTGAACTTAAAAATGAGTTGGTTATTATAAATTCCAAAATAAATGGCATTTATAATAGGTTAAATAAAATGTTTTCATTTACAGAAATAAATTTGCGTAGATATTTGAATTCACTGGTACAGTATTATTCTGGTAGATTAGCATTTGATGATGTAATGAAGGATATTTTTAATATTGAATTCAATAACACTGGTATGTATTTTGATGTTAAAGAAGCTAAAAACTATGATATGTTTAAGTTGCTAATTAAAAAAATTCCAAAAAGTTGGCATTCGATAGGTTTTATTATATATTTAGAATTATTATATGTTATCCTCATAGAAGATTTAGAAAAAATTGATAGTGCTATAGCGTTATCATTTATTGAATCAGAAAAACAGAATAGAAAAAAGCGTATGGATATAATTTTGGATAAAGTAAAAACTCTTGATAGTCAAAAATTGGCTGCGGAAAAAACAAAGTTGGCATTAGATACATCATTATATGATAATTCATCAAAGATAGCTTCTGAATTTTTATTGTCGAGAAAAGATAGACATGATGAAATAGTTAAAGCTGCTAACGACAGTGCTGAAAATAATCGTAATTTTGGTTACACACCATCTGTTGCAAGTAGAATGATAAATCCAAATAAATAAAAATATTATATAAGGGAATAAAATTATGGCATGGCAGGGTGATAATGAGGCTGGTGATATAAAATTAGGTGGTGGCGGTGGACCGCCTCATTTTATATGGGATACAACCGCTTTTGCTGTACCTGGAAAATTCGAAGATGAAGTAGCAAAATTTCAATCAGTACAACCTAAGCTGAAACATTGGTATCAGGGAGATTTCCCATCACATTTATCTAAAATGAATTGGATGATAAAAACAATGGATAAACCCAAGGTTGATATTGAATCCGTAACACAAATGCGTTTAAATACTCTTAGAAATTATCCAATAAAATATAATTTTGGTGATTTGAGTTTAACATTTTGGGATGATGTTGATCATCATGCAATTCTAGCAATAGATAAATATTTTCAGGGTGATGTATGGTCACATGCAAAACCAAAAAAAGGTCCGGGTATGTTTCATTTGCGAGACAGTATTGTTATCCCACAGTTTCATATTACTGAATATACCGTTGAGGGTAAAAGACCTTTAAAATTTACGTACTATAATTCGGTGTTAAGTAGTTATGATTTTGATGCTGTTGATGATGAAGGCGATGAAGCAATTTATACTTTGAACATGACCTTTAAAGTAGAAGGTTATAGTGTTAAAATAATTTAAAAAAAGGTTTTAAAATTATGTCTATTTTAAATGATTTATTAAATGTATCGAATGATGTGGTTTTTACAACTACAGATTTTAAGTATAGTCGAGATAATATTTTATTTCTAGGTGGGAATGCAAAAAACAATGAAATAAGTGAATATGTTATTGATGAAAATACAAATAAATCAATTTCTGCACCAAATGATATTGTTGATAGTGATCCAAATGGTTTATTAAATAATGATATTACATCAAGAAATATAAAAAATGCTGCTATTGGTGTTAATACGTCATTGAAACAAATTGGTAGTATTATAGAATCTACTATTCATGATGGTTATGGTAGTGCAATCAACGTCTTTGGATTGACAGCAATTGTAAATTCGAATGGTGATTATAAAAACTATTCAAATAATATTAACTCCTACATGGGAGTTAACACTAAATTGTCTAATGTATTACCTACTGATGATAAAATTAAGAAAACGGTACCGGTAAAAACTATTAATCCTATATCTGATGCGAGTAGTTATCTCGCATCAGCAAAAAGTATAATTGGATCAATCTGATACATTATTCGTATCTTATTTTATATTCCGCTTCATATTGAAAAATTTTAGACTTGTATCTTCTTGGTACGATGATTTGTGTCACTGCATCATTAACAAGTTGTAATGGTGATCTTACTATAACTAATTCATCATCTGAACCTAATGAATGAATATACGATTCAAATGAAATATAATTTGGATCATAGATGTAATTTTCAATTTCATATGGATCAAATTCAGATAATAGTTTTTTTAAATCTAATGAAAAACCGTCTAAGTATTCATCAAAGAATCTTTTTGAAAAATTATCTGTGTTTGCCCAGTTAACTCTATGGTAATTTGTTGAAAAATAATCTTTAGAGTTTGAATATTCACCTTTTGTAACAAATTTTGTAATGCTTGGTCTTTCATCTAGCCATTTTGTGGAAAATTTCACAATGTAAACTTCATTGGTTTCTTTTAACAATTCTTTGTCAAATGTCACTTCACATGGTCCATATTCTGTTAAATATTGGTTGATATTAGAACTTCTTTTAGTTGTTAATGCTATCCAATTTTTACCATCATCTTTGTCTTCAATTTTTTGATCTCGCATAGAAACGTCATACGAAAATACTTTTCCATCTTTTAATAAGTCAAGAATCCATTCAAATGTGCAGTACTTGTATAATTTATTTTCATTCTGATCTCTGGCTTCATATAAACTTTTTAGTTGTGAAAAATTCATATTGCTATTACTCCATATTTTTATTATTGAATGTATTTATATTTTTTATTTATTTTCAACTGAATTACATGCAAGGAAATATGCATCTGTAACGTCAGTTAAACCAGATGATTTTTTCCATTTTTTTTCTTTGGTAAAATGTTCATATACTTCTGGTGGTAAAGCGTTTATCATATCTATTTTTGATGCCCTTCCACTACCTGTAGCAAATTTCTTTAGTGTTGGTGGTGCAATTATTTCAATATCCATTTGCAAAATGAATTTTATTTTTGTTATAATACTAAATTGTAAACCCGCTAAATCTCTAGTTGCGTTTCCGGTCATTGAAAATGCGAGTCCTTCGATTGATAATTTACACTCTGGGTATTTTTTAATTTCGGTTAATATATTCTCACTCATTTCCCAAGCACGTTTAAAAATATCATCATTTTTAGATGAGGATAATATTTTACTTTCGATGATGTTTTTATTATCATCGACAACAACGAACCCAGTAGATGTATAACTTTGGTCGATACCAATATAATTCATAAATTTCCCTTTTCTATTTTTAATATTTATAAATAAAATGAATAAATAATGAAAAGTTTTATGGATAAGGATTATGCAATATAAAGATTTGATTTATAAGATAACTACAAACAACACTGATACTCCTGTACCTCCTGTTGAGATGAAAAATGATACCAATACGGTTGATTTAAATGTTGCTAAAAAATCCGTACAGATTAAAGATGTATTGATTGGCGTAATGGTTGGAAAAATAGTATTAAATGCTGGGATAACTACAGCATTAAAAAATGAGGTTGAAAGAACATTAACTGTACTGTTTGATAGCCCTATATCGGATTCTTTTGCTTTTTTACCTTACGACAAGACCACATTGCTATCTATGTTAGATTTATTTCCAGATAGAACTCATTATTTTATTACAACTAAAGAAGATGCTCCTACATTAAAGCCTGTTAAGGTGTCAAAATTAAATTTAAAAACTGTATATATCAATGATGATGTGAATGAAGATTTTGTTAGCAAAATTGATTATTTGGTAACTGTAAATATTGATTCTCTTGAACCAACTTTAAAAGCTAAATTGGATCAGAAAAAAGTGTTAATTTTACCAATGGTTTTTAGAGGTACTGAACAGTTATCACAAAAAGAAAAATTAGTTGTTCCGGATCCAACTGGGTGGGTTTATAATTCTGCTAGTGGTATATGGTCTAAAAATTGGGGTCGTGATGGTTCGCAGGAATTACCAAGCTGGAAAGCACCTGCCGATTGGAATCTAAACCCCGATCCAAACGCACAAACTGGTGCTTAAAATGTAATTCCTCGCATTTTTCCAGGTGTTGGTGGTGCAACATCTAAGGAAGGTTTATTTTGAGCACTTGCAATAGAACTATAAGCTGCCTGATATGCCTCATCATCCATATTTGGAAAAATTTTCTCTAAATTTATACTTTTATCTAAATACCCATTTGTAGGTAAAATGCTCGGTGATTTACCACTGGTAATGTCTCTTAAATGGTGTTTTATTTCCGCTACAGTCATCATAGGTTGGTCATCTTCACTGGTAACTTCTGTTGGTCTATTCGAAAATGGTGTATGATGATTTACTGGAATTCCTAAATCACTGTTAGTAGACATAGTCTCAGTGATTGTTGTATCAATACTATTTGTTTTGATAATTGGTTGACTGTTATTTTGTACATTTGTGGTTATTTGTGGTGAATTGTTCTGAATTAATTCTTCTAAACTTGCCACTCTATTGTTGAGTTGAGTAACAACATAGATTAACTGATTTAATTTTTCAAAAATTTCGGCAGGTGCAAATTTATCAAAAACATTTTTTATTTCTTGTTTTGTATCATTTGAAAATTTTTTGATACTTTCAGTTACTTCTGCTGATTGTTCATACACTAATTGAATATAATCTTCATCATCTATAGCATCTTTTGGAGATCTGAATTCTTTGGTTGGTGTTAATAACTTTCTTGTGTTTTCGTCTATTTGTGAACTATTGGTTAAATTATCGGCAGACGGTACTACATTTTGTTCTGTTCTTAAACTACTTTGTATGGATTCTGCGTGAGATAAAGAAACGTCTACATCATTAGTAAAGTATTTGCTCATATTTTATCCTTTTTATGATTATTTATGCTTATCTTTTTAGAACGCACTAATATTTTCGCAAAAAAAACCCCATCCAACATACATTCAGAATGGGGTTTTTGATCTGTTAAATAATAAAATTATTTTCTAACTATAATTTTAACTACTTGACCTTTAGTAAGTTGTTTTGTGAATAGAATTCTATTATTTGCAACTTCGATATAGTCTTCACCTGACCATTGAACAACTTTATTTACATATACGTCTAATGCTCCTGCATTAACTGTATAAGTTTCGTTGCTAGGTAAGAATATGTCAAATGTACCATCGGCAACAACAGTAACCGATAAAGTAACAGTTGAAATATTTTTATCAGATGCAGTAAATTGTTGAACTCTTAATTTTCCACCAACTTTCCAATCGTTAATAATAACGGATGCAGAATTATTATCAACAGCATATTGGTCTAATAATCTTAATGTGCCTGTAGAGGTTCTATAAGTATCATTTCCAGTTGAATCTAATTTTCTATCGATAATCAATCCATCTTGGAAAATCATTGTTAGATTTGACAATTGTTTGAATTTAGTAGTGTAAATTCTTTGAATGTTGTTAATAGGTAAAATCTCATTATGTGTTGAAGATGTCAAACTGTTAATATTTGCAACTTTTTTGTTAAATTCATAAATTGAGATTTGTTCACCAGCAACAACATTATCCAAACTGAATGCAAGAATATCGGTATAGTTGTCAGGATCAACGTTGATTACTGGTTGTCCTCTATTATCGATAATTGGTCTACCAGTTGGATCTAAAGCTGGTTTAGTGTTATTGTAAACACGTTCCGCATATACTTGGAAAGTATTGATTTGTGATTGAACAACTGATGTATCTTCAGGTTGTCTTCTTGTAACCAATTGACCATTTTTAAACACCAACATGAATTCATCTTTGATGAATTGAGTGTTTTGTAATTGGTAGAATTCTGCACCTGTTTTAGTTGCAGTGATAACTTCACGAGTAGCTGTTAAATCATCAAGAGCAGCAGCATCTTTTGTAAAGAATTGATACACGATGATTGCATCGCCTTTAGCGTTTGGATTTTTAGCTAATTCTGCAATTGTCGGACCATTACAACCAGCAACAATTAATTTACCTGCATCATTTACATAGTAGTCGTTTTGATCTGCTTCTAACTTCATACCATTTCTAAATACCAAGAAAGTTTTATTTTTTGTGATATTTTTGAATGTGAACGTATTAAAACCGTTGGCGACCGCGTTAAATTCTTCTAAGTATATATTGTATATGCTTGATTGTGCAACTTGCATAATGGTAACAATATCACCAATTCTGATACCACTAACAGACTCGCCATTTGTTTCAGCATCACCAAACACTTGAACTTTTCGTACACCATCAACAGTATATGTTATACCATTTGCATCAACCAATTTTTCAGATGTAATTACGTTAACATTACTTTTTTGTTGTAACATACCATTTCTAAATACAAGTAATGGTGCAGTTAAATCGAAATCCATATTTAAATCTAATGTAAGCCAACCATTAGCTTTCGCTAAACCTTCTTTATAGTTAAATTCAACTGGAACATAGTTGTGTGGTAAGTAAAATTGGAAGAATCTAATATCATCTTGGTCATTTGCAAACATTGATAATGTTTTATTATGACTGTCAACCACATAATTTGTTGGTGAAATGAATACATTATTTCTAGTAACAAAGAAATGATAGTTTGTATCAATATCGATTAAATCAAAAGAAACTCTTTTAGTAGCAGCACTATATGTATAATGTACACTTACTTTACCATATGATTTGGTATCTTGTGATGCTGCTTGTAAGAGATCATTCATCATCTTACCTTTAACAGCATTTTTAGAAGCGACATTATCTACTACTTCACCAATTTTAAACGCATATTCTTTTGAAAAGAATGATGATTTATAATCAGTTCCAGCAATTAATTGCACAATAGTGAATGTTTCACCCACATTAGTGTTTGGAATAACTATAGTATTTTCGTTAGATTCGTTCAAAGTTAAACTAGAAGTAGGAATAAATACCCCTTCTTTGAATACCATAACCCCACCTAATGAAAGGTCGGCAATGTTATTACTTAATTTTACTGGGAAATTTGCTTCGATGGCTTTTAATCTTGTCCAATCATCTGCTAATAAATCGCTTTGTGAAGCAGTTGAACCACCTCTAAGTGCTAATAATTCTTTCATCAAAGCATCATACTGTACTTTTACCACATTGTATGCTTCTTGCTCGTCAGTAGTTCTAGTATAATTGGTAATAGTGAAATTACCACTAACATTTGATGTGAAGTTTTTAACTAAATAATTGATTGATACATCACCATTAAACTGCATGATGTCGATTGCATCATCACCTTGTGATTGGTATAAAACTAAGTCTTTGTTATCAACTTTCCAATCATCGGTGAATAAACCATTTTTAAATACAAAGAATTTTCTATCTAAGTTAATTTTTTGAATATTTAAAATTCTTCTTTCACCTTCAGCAATAGTTGGATGAATAACCTCAACTAGATCTGATGTAATACCAACGTTTTCAACAATAACATCTCTTTTAACTGCCAATGGTACACGTTGAACCACACCATTTGATGTAATGGCGATCTCATGAGATAATTCATCATAAGTTACTGAAACATTTGACCCAGATGTTGAATTGTCAATACTGATGTTAATATCTTTCCATGCAGTACCATTCCAGATTTTTAATGAGTTGTTAACATATGCCATGTCACCATTTTTTGGATTGGTTGGTAATGCTAAGTAAGCTCTTGCATTTTCTGGTAATGATGCCCATCTACCATTCATTTTAACTTTAAGTTCAGAATCAATGGTGTCAATCCAGAATTGACCATCTTTTGCTGCAATAGGAGTTGTGTATGAAATAATAGTAGCTAAACTATTAACTTTTGTCCACAAGGTACTAGTCCAAATTTTCAATTCACCATTTAGATTGTCATACCAAAGTTGACCAGTAGCTGGTGATAATGGAGCAATACCATATTCAACTAATCCAACATTTTGTACATTTTTCCATGTGGTACCAACTTTAACTTTCATTGCACCAGAAACGGTATCAAACCATACCATACCTTCTTTCGCATTTGCAGGCATTGTGTTTGAAATGAATGAAATTGCTGTTTCGTCAATATCGACCCATTTTCCATTTTTTCTAATTTTTAGTACATTTGATCCGTTCAACCAGAACATACCATCTAATGCTCTTACAGGTTCATTAACTGATGAAACTGCACCACCAAATTCTGGAATTTCCACCCAAACTGGACTTGCTTTAGAACCTTTATTAACATAAAGTATGGTTGATGTTCCACTACGTGTTATATGTAATGCCCCTGTGCTAGCAACTTTAGGAAGAGCATTTCCTTCTGATACTGTATCTGCACCAACCTCTTTCCAATAATTTACACCTGTTGATGGTTCTTGTGTGTAAATAAACATTTGGTTTGTAGATGTATTTGTCCACCATTGACCAATGTGAGCATCGATAGGTTGTGATACACTTTCAATAACTGAAATTAATCTTTGATAAGTATCACCATCAAATACTTTCATACCATCGATGTTTCTATCATACCAAAGGTCAGATGCTTTTGGTTCAGGTGGTTGAATGTATGATGCCGCTGAATTGAATCCAAAAGAAACCCATTCAGTACCATTAAATACTTTAAATACATTTATATTGGTATCGAACCATGTTTTACCTGGTTCGGGATTTTCAGGTGGAGCATGTCCAGCTGAACTTCTACTAATTTGATTAACAATATTATCAAATTTAGCTTCAATATCTGTATCTTTATTAATAATTTCCCAGGTTTTTTTAGTAGTGTAAACGAGTAATGAACCATTACTTGTGTTATACCAAATTTGACCAACTTGTGGTGCTTGTGGTTCATGCGAACTAGCGAAATTTTCGAGTAAATGCACGAAATTATTAATATATGCCTCACCCCAGTTTAATACACCTTTACCAGGCAATCTCAAACTTGTAGACACATCATCGTAGGTCTTATTCTCAATATTAAGAAATTCACTGCCATCTGCGTGTTTAACAATTAAACCCATTTCATTTCTCCCATCTTTGTAATATTTTTATTTATTTATTGTTTAAATTATTTTTTGCAATCAATACAGAATTAAGATTCTCATAAACATTTGGAAATCTAACTTTCATTGTGTTTAAAATGTCTTCAAGTATGTATAATTTCATATTATCTATATTTATTACAAAAATGAAATCCTCAATAGTATCAACTAAATCTTTGTAATATATTGGATTTATATTGCCATTGGTCAAGGTGTATAACTTTTTTAATCCAACAGTAGATTTTATTGATGCAAATAACTCTGGTGGTACGTCAGCCTTCTCTAAAATATACTTTAATGTTCCATCGGTAATATCTAACTCTCCATTCATATTCTGTAGTATAAATCCAGGCTGATTAAGTTTTATCAGTTCACCATAAACATCTTGACAACCATTCAACCATTTAAATACTAATTTTGGATACCTCGAATAAATTTGTATTATTGCATCGGAAATTTTTAATTTTTTTGCGACTTCCATGTATAAATTGACATCATTTACTAGTATTAAATTGGTAACGAAATCCTCTAATGTTTCAATTTCATCATTTAATAATTGTTTTGCATAATGTCTGTAAAAATGTATTTTAAATTTGTGTTTTGCATCATTATCCAACCAAGGTTTAATTTTTTTGTAAATTGTAAAATCTAGTGAATCATTAAATTCATTTAATAATCCCTTGTAATGTTTAATAGTATTTAGAGAACGCTCAATATGTTCAAATTCAATATTATCAACATTATCAATTACACTATTGTATAATGTGGGTGTATCAATAAGGTTGAAATGTGCAAATAGATCTTTTAATTTTTTACTCGGTTTTGGATTGTATGGTGTGAGGGCAAATTCACTGTCAACATCATTCAATAATACATTTGTAACTTTTTTTAAATTATCCATGTTTGATTTTTTACCTCAACTTGGGTCATATTTATTTATTAGACTTCCTTCAGTTACACTTATTTTTGTGCCTACCGAACCTCTAACTGCTTCTGGAACTGCACCCGCACCACATACTGATGTATGACTAATTCCACAGGCAGTAACCGCATAACTTCCACCAGATGATTGTATATCGTAACCGCTATCTGCACGCATTATAATCATATTTTTTGCATGTAACGTAATGTTATTTTTTGCGTAGATACTTACATTATTGTTGTGATTTGTAATTATGATATTTTTACCTTTCTCATCCATTAGAATTTGTTCTTTTTTATCAGATGTGGTAAATTGAATTTTTCTACCAAAACTTGAATTATCTAAGAATAATGCCTCATGACCACCTGTCGTATGTACATGAATTCTTGGACATTTACCACTATCTGCCAACCAAATTTTTTGGGCTTTTTCAGTTTGAATAAGTTGAAATGTTGAACCATCTCCTTGATTTGGGTCCACCATTTTATGTCTTTCCTTACCTTTGTCATCAACTAGGAATGGTGCTGCCATATGATCGACAAATACCATATGGTGTTTTTGTGATGCTACCCATAGATTTTCATAGTTTCCAGGTGCAGAATCTTCCATATAGATGAATTTTCCTCTGTGTGAGTTTATTAGTAATTTTTCATCCTTATCAATGTCTGACATGACAATTTGGTGACCCTTTGCAGTAGCCAACATTGCTCTTCTTTTAAAAATGGTGTTTGATAGAGTTAAAAAATGACCAACATTAAAATGTTGGGCTTTTGGGTCATAAGGTTTCCCAGTATCTTCAATCCATTTTTTAACTTTAAATCTGTATGGGATTGAAGCATCCCAAGGTTTTTCACCTTCTTTATCCTGATAATATCTATCTGGACCCATCGCATGTTTCAATGTTTGGTATGTTGGGCAATATGTTTTGGATGTTTCATGTGCACCATCCGATTCTCTATTGTCTAATCTTACCTCACCACGTACTAAATCAGGGTAATCTTTACCAGTATCTTTCCAATCTGCATCCTTTTTATCACATCCTCTATCTCGATTTGCACCCATACTGTTGTTTGTAGCTAATTTGATATAATTGGATTCGTTGGTTTTTGGTGGTTTATCTGTTCTTTCTGTCCAAAACTCTCGGTTGATAGTAAACCCTTCCCATAAATCACGGTAATCGGTTTGTCTAACTGGTGAATATTTTTTTGAATTTTTTCCATCAATACCAGGTTTTGTATTGAAGTTACCAATGTCAACCAACTGTAAAAAGTTATTTTCTGCAGATCTAAATTCCATTAGTTTTGCAGCAGAATGCTCTTGCTTACCTATTTTCGTGGTGTTGTACATGAGAATATCATTTCTTCTCCAACGTTGAAGAAATGATGCTGGTTGATAAACATCACCAATTTTGGGTTCTTTTAGATGATACCCTTTTTTATTTAGATCGGGCCAATGGGAAACATTGTATTCTGTACCATTTTCTTGCATGTTTTGTGCTTCTACTGGTATATTCATTGCCGCATATTCCCATGACGGGTTTACTACACTACCTATAATAAACGTCCCCATTGGTAATTTTGTAAATAAAACAAAATCTCCAAATTCAGGAGCACAATATATTCCATGATTTTCACCTTTTGCCATTGACAATGTTTCAGCAAATGGATATTCCTCTACATGGTTGTTTTCAATGTATTTGAAATCTTTGGTTTCACTTAACGGATATATCCGTACTCTAGTTTGGTTGGTATCATCATTTCTACCAATAACTCGTGCCATTCCAAAAATACCATCACCAGAAATACTAAAACTTTTCTGAATGCTATCAACAATTGTATCCGATGCCATTTATCGTTTCCTTTAAAAAATTATGAAAAAATTAGTTTACAATTTAAGTACCTGATACACTTAAATGAGATAATTTTATTTGTGTTGTATTACCATTTAACCCGATATTGTGCGTTACTAATGTTATTCTATAGTCAGTGCTTATAACATCTACTTTTTCAAGTATTTCACACCATGAATCAATATACCAATAGAATTGTAATTCGATACCTTCTTCTACAGCAAATGCCCCATTTCCCGCGTCAGTTGCATTTTTTAATACCCCTCCAAACCATTCTGGAGTAAATGCAAAAGTATATGGTAGTTCTATATCTAATGTAAATTGAGATAATTTATATTTTTGTAGTAATGACGCAAAATTATTCCAACCGTCATAGGATGGGTTGTTTCCTGCTGGCATACCCACACTATAATCTACTGACGCTAATGATTGTTTTTCTTGTTTATCAGATGCACCCACTTCATCTTTTTTAACATTTATAGTATCATTCTCAGTATTACCAACTTGTGATGGATCACCCGATGATGAATGCTTTTCATTGTTAATTTTATCTAGGGCTAAATTAGTTATTATACCGTTGAAATCCATTCCAACTAATTGTGCTCTGTATGGTTGACCAAAACAGTTTAAATCTGACCCAATACATACTTGTCTATGTTGCGTGGTTTTATAATTTTTATTTTTTAATAATAGTTGAACATCAATGTAACTTACACCACCTTTATTTTCTTTAAATGTTACTAACAGTGATGAACCTGCAAGTATATCCTTGGTATCTTTACTTTCTTTAACTGCAAATCTTTCCAACCATAATTTTTGGAGAAAAGACTGAATATTTTCACCTGCTTGAAATTCGATAGATTGTAGTCTTGTTACTGGATCACCTGCATCGAGTTTTTGCCCTTCACCTGGTTTTTCAGTTAAGTATGGTACGGTTTTTAACATTTGTTCGGTTGTACTCAAACTTGTATCCCAAACAAATTTTATTAATGCAGTTCCTTTTTTTTCTTTGTCCTGTGCTATCGAATTTTGCCATTTCTGTTCAATTTCCTCTAAATAAGATTTAAATGTGTTATCATGTTTAACACTTTTTTGGTTTTTTGCATCTAAACCATTGATTGTTAAATTTGCAGGCGACATAAAAAGTGGGGTATTGGTTAATTGTGCTATTGGTGTCCCTACAAATGTATATGAAAAACCTTGTGTTGGTGAAAATTCAACCTTACAATTGTCTTTCACTGGTTGGTATTTCATAAATTTACCCGATACCCATAATTCACCATCGGACATAGGACCCATGAAAAATATTATTGTTGAAAGTCTGCGAAGATCAATAAAATCTGCCAGAGTTTTACCAGCAATATCATGTAGTGTAAATTCTATGAATGACGATTCTTTGTCATTTGGGGCACTTTGTACATTGAAAAACCCCCATTTAATGTCTGACAAAGATACACCAGTTTCAAATGATGTAGTATGTGCTATTATTTTGCTGGGGGCATCACTATGTAAATCACCAAAACCAATTTGGTAGTGCATTTTTATGACTTCACCATGACCAGTTGGATTAAGGAATGTTGGTATCGTAGTACTGGTTGGTATTAATCCATCAAACATATGTTATATCCCTCTGTTAATTTTTTTTGATTTCGGTTGATTTAATTATTAGTATATTATATTTATTCCCTATCGACTGATATAATTTGATTGAAATGATGTTAAGGAAAATAATTTTATTTTTTTTGTAAAATTTAGGAATATATATCATTTATAAAACACTGAAAAAGGAACTAATTTAAAATGGCTAAACATTATAAGATTGTTAAGAGAAATGGGGAAATCGTTCCCTTGGACATTACAAAAATAAGACAGGTTATTGAATGGGCTGCAGTTGGTTTGGATATAAATCCCATTGAGTTAGAGTCTAATTTACATATGCGTTTTAGAAATGATATGACTACCAAAGAGATTCAGGAAAATATTATTGATACCGCATTACAGTTAACTTCAATAGATTCACCCGATTGGAGAATATTAGCTGCAAGATTAAAACTTATGGATCTATATAAGGATATTAAATTTGAAAAAGGTTATGATACCTTTGGCTATGATGATTATTTGCGTCATGTCACAACATCCGTAGAACAGGGTTTATATGATGCAGCATTATTATCATTATACACAAATGATGAAATTTCAACTGCTGGTACATTTTTAGATATGCGTTACGACATGGATTTTGATTATGCTGGTGCTAATATTATGATTCACAGATATTTGATTACCCGCGAAAATTCTCCTTGGGAATTGCCTCAGGAAGCATTTTTGACTGCCGCAATGTTGATTGAACGATACCAACCAAAAGATATTCGGTTAGATTTGGTTCGAGATACATATGAAAAAATGGCAAAAAGAAAATTATCATTGGCCACACCTATGTTGATGAATTTAAGAAAACCATTTGGTAATTTATCATCATGTTTTATTGTTGCATTTGGTGATAGTAGAGATTCAATCTTTTATGTTTTAGATCAGATTGCAAAAATTAGTAAAAATGGTGGTGGTGTAGGAGTTAATGTTTCGAGAGTGCGGTGTAAAGGATCGTGGATTAATGGAACACCAAATGCATCTGGTGGGGTAATTCCGTGGATTAGAAATATTAATGATGTTGTTGTTTCTGTAAATCAACAGGGTAAAAGAGCTGGTGCTGCAACAGTAGCATTGGATTCGTGGCATATGGATATTGAAGATTTCTTAGAACTTCAAACTGAAAATGGTGACCATCGAATGAAAGCATTTGATATTTTTCCACAGGTGGTATTATCGGATGAATTTATGCGTCGAGTTGAAGCGGATAAATTGTGGACTTTAGTTGATCCTCATGAAATTAAAATTAAATTTGGTGTGGACATCGCTGAAATATGGGGTACTGAATTTGAAAAATTGTATCAACAAATTGAAAATCTTATTTTTGATCATGGCAAAAAATTCAACGTTGATTTAGAAAATCTCAGTGTGGAAGATTTTGAAAAAGAGTATAAAGAGTTGTTGATTGGTAAAGATGTTGGAAGTTTAACCGATCACACCTGTTTAAAAATGATTAAACGCATTAGTGCAAAAAATCTTTTCAAAACGATTATGAAAACACAGGTTGAAACTGGTATGCCTTACTTGACCTTTAAAGATGCAATGAACAGAGCAAACCCAAATAAACATGATGGCATGATTGGTAATGGAAATCTGTGTTTATCTGGCGATACTATAGTGAATGCAAGAATTGATGATAGTTTTGTTGATCTAAGAATGGAGGAGCTAGTTGAAATTTACAAAGAAAATAAGAATATTTCGGTTAAATCATTTGACCATGAAACTGATACCACAGAATACCAAACTTTAACTGATGCGTTTTTAACTTATGAAAAATCAAATGTTATGAAATTAACAGATAGTGAAACAGGAAATTATGTTATTTGTACACCAGATCATAAAATTTGGACTGAAAACCGAGGATATGTACAAGCTAAGGATTTGGTTTCATCTGATCGTCTTAAAATACAATAAAATTTAAAACATCTGTGATTATATTATTATAGATGTTTAATTTTTTTAAAAAAAACAATTGAAGCGTTAAAATACAAAACGATAATACAGGAAAGTAAAATGATAGAAATAGAATATTTAAATGTTGAAATTCCAGTTTATGATATAAATGTTAAAAAAAATAACAATTTTTATGCAAATAATATATTGGTGCATAATTGTCAGGAATCCTATTCAAATTTTAAACCATCAACAGTTTTAGACAGTAGAATTGAGGAAGCTGATGGAAAATTCAAAATAGTTGGTGAGGTTGATGCTGGTTTAGTGCATGTTTGTAACTTAAATAGTATTAATTTGTCCAACATTACCGATAATGATGATTTGAAATCTGTTTGTGAAACCGCTGTTCGTTTATTAGATAATGCTATTGATTTTACTGATGTTCCAATTCGAGAAGGTGAAATTCACAATAATTTATATAGAACTATTGGTGTTGGTAGTATGGGTTTAGCTGATTATCTTGCAAAAAGACAAATTCAGTATGCTAATTCAACAGAGGTGGTCGATGAATTATTTGAAAATATTGCTTACTACACTATTAACGCATCAATCCAATTAGCTAAAAAATTGGGTACATATAAAAAATATGCTGGTTCGGAATGGTCTAAGGGTTTAATTTTATGTAGAGATAGAGATTGGTTTAAAAATAACACGAAAGATCCCGCAAGATGGATGAAAACTTTTGATGATTTGAAAAAATATGGTATTCGCAATAGTCATATTCATATGATTGCACCCAATTGCCAAGATCCGAATAATAAAATCAGAACTAAAAATGGTGTTAAATCTATTTATGATATTTTAGTCGAACAAGGGTTTGATATTGCTACTATTGAGAACAATGATCCTCATTGGGTAGATTTAAAAACTCCTATTGAGGTTGATACTTTAAATGGTGTGGATGTTTGTGACCGAATTTGGTTTAATGGAAAACAGGATACCATAAATATTGAATTTGAAGATGGTAATACCTATACTTATACTTTAAATCACAAGTTGTTAGTTTCTCGAATTGACGGAACGACCGAATGGGTTCGAGTTGATGAGTTGCAAGAAGGTGATGAAATTGTTAATCAAGATGCTGTAATTAATTAGATTAACATCTGCAGGTCTTAATGTTGTTTTAAGTTGAATTAAAACCATCATAAATTATTTTAAATCAAAAATTGAGAAAATGTTAAATGAAAATTAAAAAGATAACTAAAAATGTTGAGAAAACAATAACCTATGATTTTGAAGTAAAAAATCAGCATCATTATTTTATGGAAAATGGTGTTGCATCACATAATACGAGTTCTAGTTTGGTGCAAGGTTGTTCTGCTTCGGTATTACCAATATTTAGTAAATTTTATGTTGATAAAAATTCTAAAGGTTCTGTGCCCATTATGCCTCCATATATCAAGGATAACTTTTGGTACTATCAGGAATTTAAAAATATTCTTCAAAAAAATGTAGTTGATGTTATTTCGAGAATACAAAAATGGACTGATACCGGTATTTCGATGGAATTAATCATTAATTTAAATTTACCAAATGTGAACGCGAAGTATATTTACGAAACTTTGATGACCGCATGGAAAAATGATTTGAAAACAGTGTATTATATTCGATCTGTCCAAAAAAATTCATCTGATGTATCTGCTAAAGAGGAATGTGCCAGTTGTTCGGGTTAATTTTTTAGAATAAAAAATATTTTTGTCATTTATATTATCCGGGTTAAATATTTTTTTCCTGGATAATTTCACGTTTATACCAAATAATTTTTTTCTACCATCAAAAAATAAAAAATAATTATAAATATTTGGGTATATTGTTCATGTCTTAGACATTGCATGTTTTATGTATAGTTTATTTACAGTCATCAAATACAAACATGGTAAAAGACATAATCGCTGTTAAAAAAATATGGGGTGTGAATAAATATAATTAGTAAAAATGTCTAATTTTTCCGTTTAACATTTTGATATGTTAAATTTAAAATAATGATAAATAAAAAGGTAATTTATAAATTAAAGGAGTTTTAAATATGACTAAAATTAAACTGCATAATCCAGTATTAGCTGAAAACAGTACATTTGGTAATTTTTCTGTTGAAAGTTTAGCTACTGACCCAAATTTGACCAGTGTGTTGTCAACAGGTAGAATTTGGTTTAATAGTGCTGAAAAAAGATTCAAAGGTGCGTTTTTAAATACTAACAGCACCTCTGTTGATATTATGTATTTAGCACAACATACTGATATTATCAATATCAATAACACTATTACCACACTGGAAGCTAAATTAGATAGTACGACTGGTGCACTTACAGATTTAACTACAACTGCAAAAAACAATTTGGTTGCTGCAATTGATGAGTTAGATGGAGAAATTGGTGATTTATCTGCATTAACTACAACTGCAAAAAATACTATTGTTGCTTCTATCAATACATTAGATTTCTTATTAGGAAAAGTTGCATTACCTACTACAGCAACTACTGTAACTGGTGCAATTGCTGAACATGAATCTGATATTGGACATGTTCAAAACTTAACTACTACAGCAACAAACTTAACATCTGCTGTTAATGAATTGGATTCATTGTTAGGTAAAGTAGTATTAACTACTACTGCACATAAAGTTACTAACGCTGTTAACGAATTAGATGCATTATTAGGTAAATCTGTATTAACCACAACTGCAACTACAGTTACTGCAGCATTAGTTGAACATGAATCGGATATTGGACATGTTGAAAGTTTAACTACTACAGCAAAAAATTTAACTGATGCTGTTAATGAAATAAACACAGCTAAAGTTGCGAGAATTGATATTGTTGGTAAAACAGTTGGTTCGAATACTCTTATTCCTGTTATTACTTATAATAACCAAGGTCAAATTACGGCTACAACTACAGCACCTGTAACTATTGATTTACAAGGTGTTACTGATATTGGTAATACATCTAATAATGAAATCATTTTAACTGATGGTGTTGCTGGTACAACTGCAGGTTTAACTGCTGATTTCTTAACTACTTCACACGCTGTTAGTGCTGGTTCGTTAGGTGTTACTGCAAACGCACACGTTGGTGGAACTTTAGACGTTACTGGAAATGCAACTGTTGGTACACTTACTGCTGGTGTTACTACTATTCTTTATGGTGATACTACTATCGCTAATGATGGTACAAATAAAGGTAACTTGATTATTCAAGGAAATTTAACTGTTAAAGGTGCAACAACTACAGTTGATACAGAAATCTTAAAAGTTGCAGATAACATTATTACTTTAAATTCTAATGCGGTTGGTGCTCCAACAGAAAATGCTGGTTTAGAAGTAAATCGTGGTAATTTAGGTACACAAACTATCATTCAGTTCAATGAAACAACTGATACTGTACAGGTTGCTGTTTGGAACAAAAACACATCACAATTTGAAATGATTGATGTTGCTAGTGCAAACAACAATAAAGACATTCTTGATGAAATTGATGCAGTAGAAGCATCATTAGGTTTTGGTGGACCACTAGGTACAGTTTATACTGCAACTAGCAATAATTACATTGCTGGTTTAACTGTTACTGCGGACGTTTCTAAATTAGATACAGAATTGAAAAGAGTTGAGAATGGTGCAGGAAATTGGTTATCATTAACAACAACTGCTAAAACATTAACAACTGCTGTTAATGAATTAGATGCTGAGTTAGGTCCATTAGGTGATTTAACAACTACTTTGAAATCTACATTTGGTGCAGCTATCAATGAAGTTGATCAACATGCTAATAACTTATACACTACAATCGGTTCATATGTTACTACTGACGCAACATCATTAAATATCACTGGTACAAATTATTTGAATTCTGCTACTACAATTTCAACTGCTTTATCTACATTAGATACAACATTGAAAACTAGAGCTGATAATTTAGGTGTTGCTGCTGGTACAGTAGGTGACGTATATACTGCTGATGCAGCATCACATTATTTGAAAGCAACTGCATTCACTGCTGCTAGTAAAACGGCATCATTATTCAATGCGGATTTATTGTTAGATACACAATTATTTAACACTAATACAAATATTGGTGTATTAACTAATTTAACAACTGATACACAAACTACTATTGTTGCTGCTATTAATGAAGTTGATTTACATGCTAACCATATTTACACGGCATTAGGCACAGCAATTGCTCAAGATGGTACCGTATTCACAGTTAGTGGAACAACTTATCTTGGTGGTGCTACAACTGTTGCTGAAACATTTAGTGCAATTGACACTAATTTGAAAAGAGTTGAAGATGGCGTTGGTGATTGGACTACATTAACCACAGTTCATAAAACAGTAACTACTGCAATCAATGAATTGGATGCATTGTTAGGTAAAACTGTATTATCAACAACTGCGAAAACAGTAACTCCAGCAATCAATGAATTAGATACAAGATTGAATGCTGAGGTATTGAGAGCGACAACTACTGAAGGAACTTTAGCAAGTTTAAATACTACTGTTAAAACTAACTTAGTTGCGGCTATTAATTCTGAAGTAGCAAGAGCTAATACTGCTGAAAGTAACTTAACTACTAGATTGAATAAAGTTAACACTGCTGCTGGTATTACTAATGACACTTATACTGCTAATGCAACAACAAATTATTTAACATCTGCAACATCATTGTTTAATGCTGATGAATTGTTGGATGCTAAATTAAAAGCAACAATCGTAGCTTATGCAGGAACAACAAAATTAACACAAGGTACATCTTTAATTGGTTATAAAGGTTATACTGAAACTGATCTTAATATTGTTAACCCAACTGTTGAAATCGTAGCTGGTACATTAGAATCTGCTATTGATGACATCGTATCATCTGTTAACCTTAAAATTCATGAATTGGAAAACAGATATGTTAAAGCTGAAGTTGCACAATCTGAAAAATCAGATACTTACACAGTTGTTCATAACTTAGATACATTGTTTGTTGACGTATCAGTGCAGGTTTATGATGAAACTGATTTAGCTTGGCGTTTTGATTTAGTTGTTGTTGAAGTTGTTGACGCTAATACGGTTACAATTTCATTGGCAGCTGGTATCGCACAACAAATCAGATATGTTGTACATGGTTACTAATAAAACCGTTGTTTGAACTTTATTGTTTGAACGATTATTTAAAACCTATGGTGGGAAACTATCATAGGTTTTTTAATGACTTTAAAATTAATTTTGAACTATGACACTCTAAAGGATGTGTTTTCTAATACGTGTTTCAATCGTACTATTTTGGGGTGAGTTCGAGTCATTATTTTCCGTGTGAGAGCACTTTTGATGTTGACAGGCGTAAATCGTTTGTTTTTGTGGCTATTATCGCACACCGGATTTGGTTTTTTGTATAATTGTACTACAATAATTTAATTATTTTGATTCTCTGCATTTCCAACCTACAGGGTGGGGTTCTTGTAGAGAAACTAGAAAAATTTAAAATTGATATAATTTTTTGAGGTAAAGAAATGGACGCACCTATCACTAATCCTAGACAAACAACATTGAGAGAAATATCTACAATATTGCGAGAATTCGATTTTGAAAATTTTAATCCTAGAGAGGATAAAATGGCACTTATGAATGAATTACAATTAATTAATTCAAAACTTGGTAAAATATTAGGAGGGTTTGACAATGGCTGAGATGCACCAGAAACAAAACGATCAAATTGAATTATGGTTACAATTAGTTGCAAATTTGGCAGATTCAACCGCTGATAAACCAGAAGCAGAGATTACTAAGAAGGATATTGTTAAAATAGCTAGAAAAATCAATGATATAGTAAATGTATTATATGGGAAATCAAAAATTTCTGGTTGGAGAATAAATTGATTTATTTTTTATAGTATAATATTTTTTTAAATTGAGGTAAATAGAGTATATTTGAATTTTACACTGATAATTGATTTTAAAAATAAATATTTTTTTTATTTAATTTCGGTTATAATACATAAAGAGTACCAATATAGAAAGAAGTCTTCAGGTAGGTAAACTCTTTAACATTTAATTAACTTTTAGAATGATATGACACACAATACAAAATTAGAATTAGAAATCAAAAATTTAATTTCAACCTTAACAAATGATGAAGTATATTCCGAATATGGAATTATTATTAACGCAGATAAAACTGTTTTTGATGATGTAAATCATAGAACTTATCCAAATATAACTGATTGGGTCTATGATTATGTTAATGATACTGGTTCAGAATTTGAAAAATTTCCAACGAGTTATGGGTATGATGATGATTATTGATTGATTCAATTTACCCTGTGTATTTTTAAGTAGTTAACTCAAACATCTCACCAATAAATTCTTATGATAACTAAGTTACCTGATGGTAGAATATTCGAAACAACTCCAATATTAACAATTTTGTATGATGCAAATGAACCTGTTTATAAGTACACGTTTACTACTATTGATAGATCTGTGAAATCTTCAGCTAGACATAATTGGGTGGTGTGGAACAAATTGTTGAAAGATGTTGATTTAGTTAAGATGGATTCTATTGATACTAATATTCATGAATTGTTGCTTCAAAGATAATTACATCAATCTTTAGTATAGTATATGATATAGGTGGGTATTACTACGCAATTTTTATCCCTCGCTCTACCGAAAAACTCAGTCCTTTAGGTCTGGGTAATTGACTTAATTTTGTAAGTGGATGGAATCAAATATTATGAAAAAAATTAAACTGAAAAGTTACCTATTGCTAGATTTATTGGCAAATTATCAACATATCCATAAAACTATGGATGATTACCTTACATGTTTTTTTACTGAAAATGAAAATCGAATTGATGTTTATAAAGTTAAGAAAAAATTTTTATTTTTTAAAACTTATCATTTAGTTTATCGAGTCCCAGCTAATTTTTCAAAATTGCGCGACATTGATGATGGATGTTACGATCTAAATACCGATGAATTGATTGGTTTGGTTGATAAAACGATGAAAGAGTATTTCAACTTATGTAAGTATTTTAAAAATGAAGGGTTTGAGTTGTTAGATTATCGTGCTACGTATATCCGTGGTATCGATGGAACAATTATTGATTTTTCTAATTTTATGACATATTATATTGAGAATACTAGTTGTGAGTATGATAGAATCAGATTTAATAAAGCACTCATACCTGAAAATGATGATTATGAGTATATTGTTAATTTATGTTTAACAATTTTACAAAAACATAGATTTGATAAGTATTTAGAATCGCATGAAGATTTTATAAAATAACATTAAGATTTTATCCATGCCTTTAGGTGAAGGAGTAAATTAAAATCTATGTAAGTCCAAGTAATTGGTATTAGAAACACCAACCTAAAAAGTGGTGTCGTTCACAAAATATGTAGTATAATATTCATACTAACCAATTTTTAAATTTATAAAGGAATTTTATGTCATATGCACCAATTGTAATTGAAAGAAGTGGTAATGGTGAAAGAGCTTACGATTTACCATCAAGACTATTGAAAGATAGAATTATTATGTTAAATGGTGAGGTAAATAGTCATTCTGCAAATTCGATTATTATGCAATTATTAGTTTTATCAGCAGAGGATTCTGAAGCAGATATTCATTTTTATATTAATTCACCAGGTGGTAGTGTAGTTGATGGTTTGGCTTTATTTGATACTATGTGTGCAATCCCAAATGATGTGGTAACTATTTGTTTAGGGAGTGCGGCTTCAATGGGTTCTTTTTTATTGTCTGGTGGAACACAGGGAAAACGATATTCATTACCAAATAGTAGATTGATGTATCATCAAGTTATGAGTGGTATTTCTGCAGGAACTCAATTTGTTGATATGGAAACATCTGTAAATGAAACAAAAAAACTTTATGAAAAATTAAATAGTTATCTTTCAAAATTTACTGGTGGCAAGATTAATTTTGAAGAAATGAAAAAAAGAACCGACAGAGATTGGTGGTTATCTCCAGAAGAAGCTATTTCTGAAGGTTTTATTGATAAAATCATTACCAACTTAGGTGATGTAAAATAGTTTAAAAAACACAATTATAGGAAACTTATTTATGACAGAAACAACACTTTTAAGAAATCAATTTACAATTTCTGACGCTCTTAACCCATTGGTTAGATTCAATGGTGATATTATTATTACCGATCCAGGCTATGTTATTAAGTCAGAAGATTGGAATGGTGGTAATTATGATAAAGAGTATTTTGGCACACATATCGCAAGAAGTAATGGTTGTGGTGATTGGAATTGTATTACAGTTGACACTGATAGCAATACTGTCTTGGGACAGTTTTCTTCGGAAACTGGTATGGTTGGTGTATTTTTATTAGATGAAGTATTAAAATACAATCCAACGTTTGATAAACATCTCACACAACCCGAAACTACAACTTTGATTAAAAGTTTTACTGGGAATATTGGATTTGTAGTTCACACAAATGATGTTTATGTTGTTGGTGATGGTACTACTAAGTTTCAAACACAACAAACTGAACAGTAGTTTTAAATTTGTAATTGGGGTTTGTCGTATAGTATAAACCCCATCTAAAATTAGAAATAATTGACTTATATCTGGTTTTCCGACATAGTATGGATAAAAAAATTGTAAAATAAAATCAACTCAACCTAATTTTGGAAAAAATAATTGAATATGTATATTAAAAATTTAAATTTAGATGATTATGAATTAGTGTCTATTGATTCGATAACAAAAACAAATAACTTCATTCAAATGAATGATATTCAAGTTGAAGATAATGAAACTTTTTTTCTTGCAAATGGTATCTTAACACATAATAGTGCTATTAGTTCATTTACCGAAATTAGAAATCCCGAAACACAAGCTGGAATGCCGTTGCGAGGTAAAGTTCTAAATGTCTATGGAAAAGCACCAATTGACGCAATGGAAAATGCTGAAGTTGCTGATATGGTTACTGCATTAAATTTAGAATTTAATGAACAGATGGGTGATTGGGTTATTCCTAAAGGTACAGGTGTGTACGATGTGACGTATGAATCAGTATTTGAGGTAGATAAGGAAGGAAACTCAATTATTAAAAATGCAACTGTATTAGGTTGCGATAAATTTCATATTAATAAGCGTTGGGTTACTATTGATAAGTTATTTGGGCATCCAGATTCTTATCGTGGTTATATCGTTTCTATTACTGAATCCGATAAAAATATTAGTGAAATTACGCATCCAGATTATTTTCATTTTCGTAGATTATGGGATTTTAGAGGTTTTCGTAAAGTTGGGACATCATATAAAATTACTATTGGTAAGAAATCATTTTTTTGTAATGATGTTGATGACATTTATGTTGATGGTAAATGGCAAAAAGTTTCATTATTTTTGAAAAAACCTCCTAAAACTAAAGATGAGGTTTCTGTAGAGAAAGTTGATACTGATATTGAACTTACACGCTTCAATAAATTATTAAAACCTGCGTTTGATACAAAATTAAAATTTTCCAAAGTTTTCTTGGCAACTGACGCTGATCCCGATGGTTCCGCAATTTGTAATTTAGCTGTAAATTTATTTCACGAATATTTCCCTGAATTATTTTGGGATAGTGAAAATGCGTTTATCAATCGAATTACCTTCCCGATGATTGCCGCAACTAAAGGTAAAAAAACCATTTATTTTGAAAATAGACCACTATTTGATAAAGCTAAATCGGAAGGTAAAGTTGACGATTCATATAAAATAACCTATTTTAAAGGGTTGGGTTCTATGGAGAAAGAAGATTGGGAACATGTATTTGAAAATTTAGATGATTACTCATTTAAGATTACTGATGATGGTCATTTAGATGAGTTGATGCAAATATTTTTTGATTCCGATGCGAGTGTAAGAAAAAAATGGTTGGCAATAAAATAAAAATGATTCTGTTTTTATGATCGCACCTAAAAATATTCAAGGAGAGATTGAAAAATATCTCTCTAAGAAAAATGTCTATTTTGGTAATTTTTCCAATGAATTAGTAACATTTTTAGAAATTAATTTCCCACACGTTAATACCATCCGAGCAAAATGGTATATGTTTGTTCATGGTATGAATGAATTACCCATTTGTTTGTACCCATCATGTGAGACGTCTGTTAAATGGAATGAAGGGTTAAAAAAATTTAGTGATGGATGCTGTATTGATCACAATAAAAAAATAACCTCTCTTAAAAATTTTGGCGTTGACCACCCAAATAAATCTAAAAAACAACAGCGAAAAGTTAAAAAATCGATGCAAGAGAAATACGGTGTCGATTATATTACGCAGACTGATATTCATAAGACGAGTGTTATGCACAGTGTAATGGAATCTTATGGTGTTGATAATGTATTAAAATCTCCAAAAATTCGAGAAAAGATTAGAAAAACGAATTTGGAAAAGTATGGTGTCGAGGAATGTATTTCTGCACCTATAATAAGAGAAAAAAGTAAACAGACCAATCTTAAAAAATTTGGTACTGAGTGCAGTTTGTCGTCTGTTGAAGTTAGGGAAAAGGCATATAAAACGAATTTGTTCAGATATGGTTCAATTTTTCCAATGCGTAATGAAGAATTGTTGGAAAAAAGGTTACAAACTATTATTGGTAGATATGATTCGCACGGTGTATTAGGTGATAAGAATATAGCCGATAAAGCTAGAAAAACACATTTTGCTAAATATTATAATAACAAGTTATTGAAAAATAAATTTGTATCTCCATTGTTTACCTTAGATGAATATCAGGGTACAAAACGAGTTAAAGATTATAGTTGGGAGTGTAAGAAATGTTATACTGAATTTATCGATAATGTTGACAATGGACATCTACCAAGATGCCCCACATGTTTTCCAAAAGATATTAAAGTTTCAAATGATGAATCGTTGTTATTCTCATTGATAAATGTTAAAAACAAACTTCAGACTAATAGAGGTCTAATACCAAATTATGAAATTGATATATATTTACCTGATTATAAGACAGGTATAGAGTATAATGGTATGTTTTGGCATTCTGAAAAAATGGGGGTTGATCAATTTTATCATTTAGATAAAACATTAATGTCAGAAAATTCTGGTATTTTTTTGATTCACATTTTTGAATCCGAATGGGTAAAGAGAAGGTTACAAACTATAGGAATGGTTCATAGAAATATTGGTATTTTTGATATAATCATATCTATTCAGGACATTGAAATAAAGGAAATTTCGGATATAATAACCAATGATTTTTTAGAAGCCAACACCATTCATTTATTTGACAGTGTTTCTGAAAAACGAATTGGTGCTTATCATGGTTTAGAATTAGTTGCCATCATGACAACCAAACAATTTAAAAATAAAACTGTAATTACTAAGTTTTATGAAAAGATGGGTTATGGGTTTGAAGGGAATCTGTTTCAAAAAATGGTGAATAATTTTGATAATAGTTTACCTATATTTTATTATCCTGATAGACGGTACAATAAAGTTGACCAACAATTTTTATTAGATTGTGGGTTTACTTTTGAAGGTGGTACTGAACCAGAGTTAATATATAGCCGAAATATGAGTTATATTCCTGCAAATCATATTAATAAACATAACATTTTAAATTACGTTACTGATTATGATGATAAATTATCTGTTTATGAGAATATGATTGTTAATGGTTATTTAACTATTTGGGATTGTGGAAAATTAGTTTGGAAAAAAAGTTAGATTTTGCTAAAAATATTGTAAAATATAACTTAATAAAACGGAGACAAATTGGGCGGTTGAATTAAAAAATCATTTTTTTTAATTTGACTATAAATAAAATTGAAATTGAAACACACTAAAGGGGATTAAAATGAGTTTAATACGCTTAAATCAGTTACACACTGAAATTCTTGCAAAAGTTGATGAAAAAGACGTTGCCATCAAACAACAAATTGAAACAACTTTGCAATACACTGTTGGACCAACTGCACCATCATCTCCATCTATCGGTTATAGATGGTTTGATACAGCTTCATCATTGATGAAAGTTTGGAATGGCGTTGGTGCTGGAGCAGATTGGGAAATTACAAATGCTAACGCAATTTACCTTCCAGGTAGAAATGCGATTGATTCTGCATCATCAGCAATGAAACAAATTACAACTGGTTCTGGATTCTTAGAATTTGGTGGTAGAATTAAATCACCAAAAACTGTTAATAGAGCATTGTTAGCTAATTCAGGTATTCCTAGATTAGCTGGTATCGTTGGTGAAGGTGATGCTGGAATTAAAAAATTCTGGTTTGAAAATTTCTTCCTATTGAATGCTAATGGCTATACAGAAGAAACTTTAGATCCATCAACTGGTGAAATTTCTACAATTTTAGTAGATGGTATTCCCGTTAGTTTACAAGGTACTTTACCTAATACAAGTGTTATCAACAGTAAAAAATTGATGGCTGTGAATTTACCAGAAGCTCCAAAAACTACAAGTGAATTAAACAGAGATGAAATCGTATTTTTAGAAGTTTGGAGAGAAAAAATCAGTGATTCTGGTTATGTTTTCCCTTATGGTAACGTACAATTTACAGGTGATGATGCTGATGGTATCAAAACATCACAATATAAAGGTGATGTTGGTTATTGTGCATCGTTTAAAGGCGATAATGTATCAATTACTGCTGCTGATAGCAATGGTGTATTAACAACAACTGAACAACCAAAAGGTAAAGGTTGGGTTTGGAGAGATATTCAAACATCACAAAAAAATACTATTGCTGCAAATTATAAACATAACATTTATGTTGATGGTGATAATTTAGTTCAAATTAGATATAGAATCAGAGTTTCAACATTTAGTAATCTTCCAGCTACACCATTAACAAATACAACTGTTTTAGGTTATACTGCTGATAATGATTCAACTACATTTATCAGAGCACAAGGTAAACTTAGTGCATTGAATACTACTGATAACAATTATAAAATTTTAGCTCCATTTAACCTAGATAATATTCATTCATTGAATGGTACATATTCTACTAAATATGTAAGTGATTTATCCCATGATGGTTTCGTATTTGCTTCACCATTGGTTGTAGTATCAAGAAGAAACCAAGGGGTATTTGATACTATTTTCAATCCAAATGGTTCTGCTAGATTCCGTGATGGTTTGAGATTAGTTGCTGATTATGATGCAAGTGATGATATTATCGGTTTTGCGTTAATGGATAAAGAAAATGCAACATTGGCATCATCTACAACTGGTTCAACATGGGCTGAAAAATATAAAATCATGATGACATGGTTGTTTGATAGAAAAACTATCTTAACAGCTTATGATAACGCACAAGGTTTCGTTATTGGTGGTGATATGAACTCAGGTATCTCTGGAAGATATGATGGTTTATATTATGATGAAGTTAATGAAGCAGACGTAAATGATTTAAGAGTTGATATTAATAAACAGTTAGATTTAACTTATGTATTAGAAAAAGAATTCAATAAATTCATTCTTGGTGAACAAAGAGGCTGGAACCAAGAAAATCATTTATACTACTGGACTGGTAACGTAGGTACTAATGCTAAAGCTGAATATTTAGATGCTACGGGTAAAAGACAACCATTAATGAGTGGTGGTAAACAAGTTACTGGTTATGGTTATGTAACTGAATTACCAATTTATTATAAAATGGCTAATAGTAGTATTATTAATGGTATTGATACTGATATTGCAACCAAAATCACTGCTGGTTATACATCAACAATTTCAATTAGATCTGGAAATCGTATTGATCCACAAACTTCAGTTGCGAGAACGTTATTTTCTGATAAATTCTTCAAAAGAGTTCAAGTATCATTAGAACCAGTTTTAGATGCAGCTGGTAATACACAAAATGACATCAATGGTAACTTAGTACAAAAAATCGTTATTCACGATGGTGAAGTATATGTAGATGAAAAAACTGAAATTGTATTAATTTCACCTAAAGGTAGAACATCACGTAAAACTCAATTACATGCGGATATTATTGGTGATCCAGCTGGTAACTCATATAAATTTACAACATCAACTAAAGTGTTGAATTTACCTGATAACGTAGTTTTAGAAAATGGAAATATCGTATTCTCTGGTCAAAACTACTTTGTTTACAAAGGTATCAGAAAAATTAAATCATTAATTGATAAAGATCCATCTGGTAACTTTAAAATTGATGAATCAAACACTAACGATTGGTTGAATGTAACCGGTAAAGGTGGTTATTCTGAAGGTTGGAAAATGTATGGTAACTTGGGATCATCTTTGTTAGTTGATGAAGAAGGTATCTCAACACTTCCTAGAGACGTGGTGAGTGGTATTGATTTGGGTGATGGTACAGGTTTAGTTAAGAAAAATACTAAATTCTTTAAATTGTCGAAACCAGCAAAAACAATTAGTAAAGTGATGGTAACTACTGATAAAAAAGCTGGAAAAAGAGCGTTCTTAACGCAAATTACATCAACTAAAGATGTTACTGTTGGTGGTGTTACAACTACACAATCTATTTTAGACCAAGTAGATGCTACTCCTTCAACTTTCGCATATGAAAATTCAGTTACTTTAACTAATAACAATATGATTGCTATTAACTGGTCTGCATTTACTGATGATGCTATTATTGAAATTTATTATGAAGTTGATTCTAATCCTACTACTATTACATCTTCAACCCGAGTTGAAATGTTAGGTGATATTTGGGTAGGTAATTCATTGTATCATAACTTAGGTTGTAAATCAATTAGTAATCTTATTAATAAAGTTCCTACTTATAATGCAGCCCAAAGTTCAAAAGGTGCAGCAAAACGTATTCCTTTATCAACCTATTTGGTGAATAAAGGTGATGATGGTGCTATCTTGAATTCACAATGGTCAGTTATTAACCATGCACCAGTAGATTTGTCAGGTACTGGTCCTGCGATTAAAATGTTACCATACATTACATCTGTTAGAGGTGAAATGTTCTTGAAAGTTCTTTATAAAGAATTGGATAAATCGGTATCTTTAGGAAAAGCATATACAAAAGATAATAGTTCATTTACTGTTCTTGATGGTGAAACAACAACTGATATGGGTGTTGATAAAGGTACTTTGATTAAAATTGGTCAAAGAAAAATTAGATTACCATACTACTTTGGAGATGTAGTTTAATAGCTTCGGCTATTAAACTTTCTTAAATATATTGAGGAGAAATAACAAATGATTACAAAATACACATACAGTATTGTTGCCGGTAAAGTAACTAGACAACCTGCATATACATTCACAGCACTTGAAGATTTATTTGATAGATTGAGCACAATTAGTAACATTGATACAATTAATGGTATTGCTTCTAGAACACTTCAAGGTGAATCTGAAAGACCATTGATTGATAAAGAAGATGCTTGGTTTAAAGTACAAACAAGCATTCAAGATATGGATGCGGAACGTGTTTCATTAGAAGCAAAATTAAAAAGTGGTGATGCTTCTGGTAATCCACTTTCACCAACATTACAAAAAAATGTTGCTGCTCGTATTGCTGATTTAAAAGCTGGTAGTATTACAGTTACTAAACAGTTCTATAACCACTATACTCGTCAAACTATGTCTGTTGAAGAAGTGGTTCAAACATCATACACTGTTTCTTTGGAAAAAAGAACTGATCTAGAACAAACAACACCATATTTAGCTGGTTTAAGAGGTATTTCTGCGGCTCCAACAAGACCAGCAGTTACTTTAGATCCTGCTAAAGATGCTGAAATTAGAAAAATTCTAGTTAGACAAAAAATTGGTGTTACCGTTGGTGATGACAAAGATATTATTGCCGATTTGGCAAATGCTTTTAACGCTATTATCAAAAAAGTTGGTGGTCAAGCAGTAACACCTGTGGAAGAAGCACTTATCACTAAATATAGTGCACGTCAAGCTCAAATTGCTACTATTTTAGCAACTGACTATAAAAAATAAAATTTATAGTTAAAAAGTTAAAAGGTGGGTTTTTACCCACCTTTTTTTTGCCAAAAATTTAGTATAATAATTTAAATTTTTTTAAATATATTGAGGTATTACCGTGGATTTACAAACCAACACTAAACACCGATTCATTAAAGATTTTTCTTTGCCTATTCAGGTAATTCAAGAACCAATGTTTATGTATTATATTGATGAATTGGATAGTTATTATTCAACTATTAAAAAACTTCAATATTTGAAAGATGCAATAAATCTGTTAGGTAGTGAAGATAAAGTTTTTAGTGAATTCAGTAAAATTAAAGATAGTTTGATTGCTGCAGTTACCGAACAAAAAAAATACCAAGAATTAAGTGTTGATTCACTTGAACAATATACCGTGAAAAATGGTGTTACACAAAAAAATATTTATAGTTTGGAAAATTCGAATAAAGTTTTTATTTCTATCGATTTAAAACATGCAAATTTTAATGTTTTGAAAATGTATGATAGTAGTTTAGTTTTAGAATCTGAAAATTATGAAGATTTTGTTGGTACTATGACTGATGTGGAATATTTTAAAAAATCAAAATATATTAGGCAGTTTATTTTTGGAAATTTGTTACCTAAGAAGCAGCAAAAGTTACAGCATTGGGTTATAGATTCTATAGTTCAAGTTTTACTTTCATCGGGATTAAAATTACCAGAATTTAATTCTGCTTCAGCTGATGAAATTGTGATACACGTGGATAAAAATCGTGTTGATGATGTTTTCAATCATATAAAAAATGAATTAAAGACGAATGTAAAAACCTGTGGTTTCTATGAGTGGTTGAAAATAGAAATGTTTGTATTAAAGTCAATTGGTGGTAAAAGTTATTTTGTAAAAGAAAATATGTTAGATGGTTCGATAGAGTTTAAAGCAATACCATCATTTATCTTCATGCAAGTCTACAAAAAATATGTTGGTAACCCTGTAGAATATTTTGATAGAATATTTTTTCATGAGGGTTATCTGGCTGAATTTAAACAACCTGTATTTAGTGAGGGGTAAAGAATGTTTGTAGGTGGGAGTTTTTTTAATATAGAAAATAAATTTTGGGAATTTCAAGTTGAACGATATTCTGAATGGGAAACATATTTTAATTTTCAAATTTGTTTTAATCGCAAATGCGATCATGCCGGTTTAAGATGTAATGCAGAAATTTGTGGTTATTGGGTCGATTTACAGATTTACGATTGTCGACACTGGGATTATGACCACGATAAATGGTTCGAATATACATCTGAGGTTGATGGTGATTGATAAGTTATTCCCCACTCTAAGGTGGGGATTTTTTTCATTGAATTCTTCTTATTAATTTTTTAAATTTCCAGGCTGGTGTAGTTTCAGTTTGAATAAAATTCTGTTCTTCTATTAGTTGGAAATCATCATATTTTATTGGTGTTAAAAAGGTATCTGCCTCACCCTCAAAATCTACTTCACTGACATACATCGTATCTACTAAATTCATAAAATAATTGTAGATCTGAGCACCACCAATAATAAACAATTCGGTTTCATGTTTTTCTTTTGCAAATTTAATTGCTTCTGAAATATCTGTAAATACGTGCAAATGGTCAATACTACTATCACTATAAAATCCTTGTTTAGAAACAACTAATGAAACTCGATTTGGTAGTGGTTTACCAATACTTTCAAAAGTTTTTCTTCCCATCAAAATATGGTGTCCTGTTGTTAATTCTTTGAATATTTTTAAATCCTCTGAAATTCGCCACAATAGTTGGTTTTTGAAGCCTAACTCATAGTTATTACCATGTGCAACAATCATCGAAATTTTCATACTGCCATTTCTCCTTCAATTTTATCATGACACTGATAGTTTAATAATTCGAAGTCATTCATAGTAAAATCATTAATATTTTTGGTGTTTGAATTTAGTTTCATTGTGGGTAGTGGAAAGGGAGTTCTACTTAATTGTAGTTTACATTGCTCGAAATGATTTTTATAAATATGAGCATCTCCACTGGTATGAATAAATTCTCCTGGAACTAAGTTGCAAACTTGTGCGATCATCATCGTAAGGAGTGCATATGATGCAATGTTAAAACCCAACCCTAAAAAACTGTCCACTGATCGTTGGTATAGTTGACAACTTAATTTTCCGTTCACAACATAAAATTGAAATAAGGTATGACATGGTGGTAGTGCCATACCATCCAAATCACTTACATTCCACGCACTTAAAATTATTCTCCGACTATCTGGGTTAGTTTTAATGGTGTTAACAATTTCTGATAATTGGTCAATAATAATTTGTTTTCTAAATGCGTGATTTGGTGATGCACGAACTGTATAAAACTTACAATCTATATGAAATTCTTGTTTACCATCAATACAGGCTTTTATTAAATCTTTATTGAATTTTTTATTTGGAAATTTATTATTGAGATCATTAAATGATAAATATTCAAAACGCACACCATCTGAAAATTCAACGACCGTCTTTGTATTAAAATCGATTTCGTGAGCACTATAAAATTTATTCACCTTTGATGGTAGAAATATACATGTGTCCTTTGAATATTTGTTAGAGTTATAGTATTCCCTGTCAAGACACCAATCATTTATATTATCTTTTGTGCCAATTGACCATTCGTAAAAAAATGGTAATAATTCTAAATCATATAAAAACTGTTTAAAGTCAAACCATCGAGAATCGACAAATATTCCTTTACCACCATATAGATGGTAGGATACATTATTAACATCGTAACACCGTTGTATCATGTTGTACCACATAGTTTGTGCTTTTGCATAATACGAAATATTCTTATCTTTTTTTATTGTAGAATAAAATTTACCAAAGTATATTTGCTGACCAAATGTATTATTTCTGAGATTATGTTTACTTGCTATTTCCTTATGTCCAGTCAATATGGATTGTATTTCATAAGAACTATTTTTTGATTTATCCAACTTTTTCAAAACCTTATATTCTGTACCATATTTGTTAGTCATAATACGACCAATAAATTCATCATTTGGAACTGGTTGATGATTATCAATGGATGGTATTGGTATGGATTCTATGAATTTTTTTTCTTCCATTTCTATTAAAGTTGTAGAGTTTAACGCCCCTGTTTTTCTCCAACCAGAACCATATACATTTCCGAGCAATTTCATAGTATCACTATTGGTGTATCCCAATTTTTTACCTTGATTATCTGCGTTTGCAGTCCATATAGTTTTTTTACCAATGAGATTTTCTCTACTATCCCCATAGTGTATTTCTGCTAATCTTCTTTCATCGGTACTACCTTCAATAAACCATAATAATTCGGAAATAATAGCTTTTAAATATGTTTTTTTTGTAGTGATTAATGGAAACCCTTGTGATAAATCGAATCGCATTTGATAACCAAAAATCGATTTTGTTCCAACGCCAGTTCTATCCGTTTTTTCATCACCATCATCAATTATTTTTCTTAATAAGTCCAAATATTGTTGCATAATATCCTATTCCTTTGTAGTTTAGATGATAATATTATACAATTATTTTAAAATTTTGTTTTTTCTATGTTTTCTTTAAAAATTTATATCTTACTAACATTGGCACATAACTTGAAAAATTATGTCTTACTTGGTCGGATGTATCTTTTATTTTATTTACACTACTGTTATAATTTACAATGATCGCTTTTGCAAATTTAGTATCTTTTATTTTTTCCCATGATTCTTTATTTCTTTTTATCCATATTGCCATTATAGTAACCACAGCAGCAATACCTATATTTGTGCTTATATCAAATGATGTTACTGAGTTAACCCCTTTATGACCTGCAAGTAACCATAATAAATTTTCAAACCCTGTATCATTATTTTTATCATCAGCAGAAAGAAACCAGTCAGCTACGTTAAATTTACCTGCAATTGCATCTACAGCCTGTTCTAAATTGTAATCATATACTAAATCACCTTTGAAAACCATAGTTTGCCATGTTTGCCATGCAACCCATGCCATCCCACAACCAATCGCGGTTCTTAATGCTAATCCAGCAGATGTTTTTAAAAATCCTTTAGATGCTACCGTCAATTTTAAAATTCTTATATCGTTAATAGCTTCATTTTTTTTACCCTGATAGTCATTTTCTATAATTTCTTTTATTTTTGGGTTGACTAGATCGGGTTTCATCATCATTTTGTCCAAATAATCTTGACCATATTTCTGTAGAAAGTTTTTTAGTGCTACTACTGGTGTTGTTCCCGCAAAACTTTCACATACTCCTTTGGATAGAATTTCGTGTAATTTTTTATAAACTACAAAACCATCAATTAATCTTTTTAAAAACCAATTACCTGTAGATTTTACTAAACCTATGAAATCTTTATTTTTTATCATTAACCATACAGCTTTAAAATCTACATCACTTAAAGATAAACCTTTAATAAAATTAAATAATGCCTTTCCAAAAACACCAACTGATTTTATAAATGAGATGATGATTTTTTTTACATCACTTATTGTGTTTTGAACAACTGTATTTTTCTGTACTGGTTGACCAAATCGTTCCATCATAATCGTATTTTCTAAGTTATCTATCAATTCGCTTTTTACTGATTCGGTTAGGGTTTTATCTTTTTTCAATCTGTTAATAACTAACTGATTTTCAAGTAAATGTATATCAACTATAGATTTTTTATCATTTAAAATTGATGTACCAAATCTATTCACTAGAATTTCTATTGCATTTATAGTTTCTAATATTTTGTTATACTCGCCGTTGCTAATAGTTTGGTTTGCAACGTCTTTAGGTGGTATTGTGAGTAATGTTAATTGTAGGTCAGTTATATTCATTTTCAATCTCAGCAAGGGGTATGATTACAAATATTTATTGTGCACATTGATAAATTATTGTATAATAGATAAAAAATAATTGAAATAGGAATTTAGTTTATGACTAAAAAATTCAACAAGCAACGAACTGATTTATTGCAAACTGTAGACGATTTTGAAAGAGTTATGGAGGATTATTTTGGTATGCCTCCATTTAAATTGGAACTGTTTAAACTCGACAGAATAACCTATTGGGAATATGAAGATGTTGAAAATTCATTAACTTTACATTTTCGTGATATTTTTGATTTGGATGAATTGGTATCTGGGTTAATGAGTACACCAGATAGATTATTTATGTTTGAATTTGAAGAATACAAACACGTTGATAGAGAAAATTTAACATTAACTATAATTGGTCGAATGGGTGGATTAAAATAATGAAACTGAATGCGTTATATGAAAAAATTAATAGTATGGTTTCACTAGAAATATTTCAGTTTGGTGATACACAAAAGATATTGGAACAGGAATTCGTATCCGAATTCCTATATCTCAATAATATGGTAAATGATGTATTCAAAAATGAAACAACTGAAGCTAAATTTAACATTTTGCGAATTTTTGATGTTTATTATCGTAGTGGTGTTCCACTAATAAGCGACAATCATTATGATGGTATGTACAAAATTTATGTAGATTCGATCAAAGAACCCGTTTCACCTATTATGTTTGAACCCACAATTAATGCATGGGAAAAAGTTAACCATGATATACCTATGGGATCACTTGATAAACAAACAACGATTGATGAGATTGAAAAATGGTGTATGAAAAAAGGTATAGCTGGTTTACCATCGGTAGTATCGGAGAAACTAGATGGCATTTCGGCAGAACTTATTTTTAAAAATGGTAAATTCACTCAAGCTATTACCAGAGGTGATGGTAAAAAAGGTGATGATATTACTGAAAATGCTAAGTATTTTGATGGGGTAGTTAAGGAATTACAGGAACCCTGGGATTGTTCTATACGAGGTGAAGTAATGATAACTAAAGATAATTTAATATCTATCAATACTATTTTAATGTCTAATGGAAAAGATCCTTTAAAAAATACCAGAAACGGTGTTGCTGGATTAGCAACAAAATTCAAAGATAGAAACTTAGAAATTCTATCTTTGATTTCATTTTTAGCTTATGATATTCAAGTATTTGCGGTACATGATACCGGTGAAAATGTTGTATAATTATTATTTTACGGTTTAAACCATTCTTGGATTGGGTTGTAATGAGTACCTTCCTCACTAATCCAAGTTTGTTCACTTACTAATCTAATTGATATTTCCTCAACGTCCCCATACTCAACATATTTAACCTTTGTGGTTATCACTACTTCGTGTGCTTTATCACCTGTTCCTGCCGTACAAATAACCTCTAATAATTCAGCTCTTGGTTCGTATTTTTTGATTACGTTAGTTATCTCTGTCTGTGCGATGTTTCTAGTTCGTTGAATATTTGGTTCGTATATTAATAGGTGTAGATTTGTTCCATAGTCTGGATCATATACCCTAGAACCTTTATGGGTGTTTATCAAATTTTGAATTGATTGTTTGATAACCTCCTTATCATATATAACAAAACCATCCTCACTTGAATTAATAGAAGGTGATAGTTTAAACAAACCTAAATATTTTGACATAATTAAAATCCTAAAGTTTTTTTAAAAAAGTTAAAATCCGGTATTTTTAGTTCTCTACCTTTGTAAAATTCAATAAATGGATCCTGTATTTCATTAAATAATGCAATTATCCACCAATATTTTGCGTTTCCATAAACATCATAGGCTATGGCATCTGGTCTGTTTACAAATTTTTCCTGATTTATTATAAAAGTGGTAGAATCTATTTTAACATTGTTGAAATTTAATCTCCAATCATATGGTAAATCTTTGTTGCCCGGTTTCATATAAACGAATCTATTGAAATTTGTCCCAGTTGCACTTGAATCCTGTTTTAAAAAATAATCTCGTTTATGTACCACCGCTCTTGATAAAGCATCTGTTTCATTTCTTATAGCCATTCATAACTCCTTTTTTAAGTTATTTATCGTCGCTCTGCCGAAAAACTCCAGGTAATATTTAACGATAATTCTCATAAAAAAAATTTAATATTCATCCGAATCCCTACTAGTCTTGGAGAAAAGCAGTGAACGCATGATGATTTGGGTTACTATTATTTCAATTATTTTTAGTATAATATATTTTCAAAAGATAATTTACATGAGGTTAACAGTGTATAGTCATTTTTACAAAAGAAAATACGTTGTTCGATATGAATATATTGGAACTGATTTAAATATCGATATAGTTGAAGTATTTGAATTGTTGACCTTTGATAAAGGTATTGTCAGTATGTCACTCTATATTGAACCACATAAATGGAAAAATATTGCATTATTGTCAATAACTGAAAGTAATAAACAAACACTTTTAAATCATGGTGTTGAAATTTTAGAATCTAAATTTTTGTATGATGATGAAATAGATGCTTTGATTCAATTGGCTTTTATTTGTTCTAAATATATGGTTGCACCCAGTAAAATTTTTGATTGTTCGAATGGTAGATTAACTACCATAGCTTATAAAAAATTGGTAAATACATTTTATGATGATTTCCCAGAGAAATATATTTAAGGAGTTTAAATGATTAAAATAGGATTAATTGGAGCCCCAGGTTGTGGTAAATCGACACTTGCTGCGTATGTATATGCTATGCTAAAAGATAAGGGTGTTGATGGTGAATTAGTTTCAGAATATATTCGTGAACATGTAAATAGGCATAAGCGAGTTCCCAGCATAACATTTCAGGGCGTTATTTACGAACGCCAATTAGAAAAAGAAAAAATAATTCCACAACATTTGGGTTTTTTTATAACTGATAGTCCGCATATTTTATCCTATATTTTCGCATCATTGTATATAGATTATGGTGATCCAGATCAAATTGAATTGTTAGGAGATTTATACCTTAAATTTGTTAGACAGTCAAGAGATGCCTATGATTTAATTTATGTTTTAGATCATAACCATCCACCTAAAATGGATGATGGTGTGCGTTATCAAAATGATGATGAAATGGAATTATTAAAACGAGTTATACCTACATTTTTAGATATGCACAAGATTTCATATACAGTATTGGATGGAACAATATCCACAAAAGAACGTGCTGAGATGGTTGTTAATGATGTTTTGAAATTATTGTAATGTATGGGAGAAATTTTTAATTCCTCCCATACATTACATATCAAGTTAAGCCATTGCTGGAGTTTATTTTGTTGTTTTTGTGAGGGATACTACTTTATTTAACAGTTTGTTGGCTAATGTCAATTGATTTGTTGGTAAAACCTTTTCTATTTTTGATTTCAACGACTTAATAATGTCAGTAATACCTGGTTCGTGATGTCCACCTGCATTACCATGTGCAGCATGGGCATCTTTACTTTCCCACGGTAATACTATGTGTACCCCAGTTAACGCAGAAACCATATGTAATGGGCCAGTTATTAGATGTGCTGTAGCGGTATCAAGCTGTAATAGAACATCAATTACGTTTTGTTGACTAAACGCTTTTTGAATATCCCCTTTAAGATCTTTTGCTTGTATTTGACAATTTTTAAATTTTTCTTTGTCACCCGAAGCTTTTGCTTGAGTTGCAGCTAAACCTAATAGGAAAGATTTCACTAATGTCTTTCCACCTTTTGCTAAAACTTGAATTAATCCGGGTTTTGTATTGTGAAATTCAAAACCCCATTCTTTAAATTTATCGGTTAAACCATCCAATTTACCTTTTAATAAATCTAAAATTGAACTTTCAGTCAAAATAGATTCATCATCTATGACATCAATTAAAAAAGCATATTCTAATACTAGTAATTCTTGATTAGTTAAATGAGTACCATCATCAACTAATAATTGTTTTAATTTCATAATAATTTTTTCTCCATGAATATAATTTGTAATTTTTTTTATTTACTTTGTCTTGTTGTAACTAACTACAATCTTATTTGGTAATGATTATGGTTGTCGTGTTTTGTTTTGATTACTTTTGTTTTTCATAATTGTTTTGATTAAATATACAAAAGTTTTGTTTAGTTTTTCTCTCTGGGGGTTATTTTTATCCCCTGGTAGTAATTTCAAAGTATATGAATATATTTTTTCTAATGTTTCTTTTGCAATTATCGGTGTAATTGGTTTTCCTCCAATTTTCCCTTTATTGTTTGTGTTTCCAGTAGTTACAGAATCATCACTCATTGTTGGTTGTGTTGTATCTTGAACTTTGGTCGAAGCAATTTTTATAAATTCTTTACCTAGATCAATCAATTTATCGAATCCAGTTTTTTCTAATTCTCCACCAAAGTGTTTCATAGACCAAGATGGTATGCTAACTTTAAGTGCTTTACTAAATTCTATTATTTCTGTGACTCTATTGTTGTCTGCGAGAATATCGTTCAGTTTTAAACCTAATGGTGGTGAAGTGAGTTCTTTTTGTAAAGCGTTTACTGATTTTTTACCTTGTGCAAATGCAGTCATTAATTTTAAAAATACGCCAATTGTTAATGATGAAACTGATAATTTTTTAAACATTGATTTTACGTTATTTATTGAATCACCAATAAGACCCTCTTCTAAAGTTGATTCATTTTCAAGTGCTTCTAAAATAGTATCAAAAAGTTCTTGATGTCTTAATGAAACAACATCTATCATTTCTGTGGATTGCAACAAACTATCGGAATAATCGGTAAATAATGTATGTTCTATTATTTGTAATTCTCTATTAGTTAGTTGAAAACCATTATCATCCAGTAACCGTTTTAATTTCATAATAATTTTCCTTTGTAGATATTTTATTTTTCAATGTATATATATTTATTTATTATTCATATTGAAAGACCTCAAACTTTAGTTGAAGGTTGATGGATAGTTTTGTAGTTAATTTGTGAAAATAATTGACTTTTTGCATGAATATTTTTCAATTGTGGTATAATTAGTAATAAATCAGTAATTCTGATTTTGGATAACTGTATATTAATATGAATACTTGTTAGTCTTGGAAACAAGCAGTGGAATCACCATTCTTTAGATTATTTAATGTAGAATAATAGAAAATGTATAATGCACAAGGAGAAATCGATGCCCAATAAAAAATTTGAAATTCAATTAACACCTCAAAATGATGAGTGGATAAACTTAATTCCAAACCCAACACAAAATATGGATGTTATCTTTAACAAAATTGTTGATTTGGTAATCAACGAAGGTATTTTTTTAGAGGTAATTTCACAGTCACTAACATTGAATGACTTATCAAAATTTAAAATGACATATGCTAAAATGCAAGCAACTCGGGCAAAACATATGCTAGATTTGGAAATAACACCCACTCAAACTGAAAGAAAGAAAATAACACAAATAAAAACTGTAGAAGTGGAAAAAGAAATTATTATCCCAGATGAAATTAAAGTTCCTGTGGAAACTAAGATTGAGAAAAAAGAAAAGAAAATGTCTCATGGGTTTTCAGAAGAAAGCTTCTGATTGGATATAATTGATTTTTTAAACATAGGAGAAAAATATGGATTTGAAATTAGAGGAACGTTTTAATACAGAAGAACTGAATGAAATAAGAAAACGGGTATTTTCATTTGCCGATCAGATGTTTTTGGAAGGAGTTTCAGTTGGTCGTGAATTAAATAGAGATTTGATATATGGTGAAACCGAACAATTTGTTCGAGATAAATTATCTGCAATGACTGCATATTTTGTTACAGATTCATTATGGACTGCAATGCCACCACACGGTTATAATCCTGATCCATCCGTTGATATTCCAAAACCTAGTGATGCCGTAGCATCGACATTTGGAAAATCTATAAAAAGATCTATTACTGGAGAATGTAACGCACAACAAAAACCCGAAGATGTTGGTTTGGTTTCGGAAGAAAAACCTGATTGGGTTAAAGAAGTTGAGAAAGCTGGGTTGCTTCGTGAAGGTGTAGATGTTAACACGTTGGAAAACCTATAACATCACGATATTTTAGTAAGGTTGTCAAATGTATTGGTGGTTTAACTAATTGATTAAACCACCAATCATTTAAAAAAATAAGTTTTGTAATTTATCTGGTAATAAATGGGTATTGTTAGTTTTTAATGCATATTTTAGCATATCAGGATAATCTTTCCAAAAATCACCATCATATCTGTCTACTAATTCATTATCTACAATTAATTTTGGTGATGTAACTTGACCAATTATCATAGAATCATGTATTTTTTCTAATTCTGTTATTGCATTATGATTATCCGTGTTTAATGCTACGGTAAATGGACTTTCACCTTTTTTATTTAATGGATTAATAATTGTTTGTTTGGCTAAACTAAAAAATAAAGATAAATATGGAGTATATAAATTTATACCTGATAAAATATGCAATATATGAGTACCTGTTATACTTTGAGAATTTACATTGATATTTTTATGTGATATGACAATTTCAAACATTTTATTTGGGTTAAGTGAATTTAAAGCACTTTTCATAAGATTGAAATCGGCAGATCTTTTTTCTGTAGTTTTGTGGTGTTCTAGCATCGTTTCAATGGTCATTGAATAATCATGTGTCGCTGTTTTTGAAACCGATATTGCAACTTCGATAGGTGATAAAAAGTTACTACCACCAACATCAACATTGCATCCTTGATCGATGAATTGAGTTACCTTTTGTAATAATTTTATTTTATCAAGATCCGAATATATTAATGCTTCTAAAAGTGTTATTTTATTGGCAACTCCTTCTATACTTGAAATATCGATAGTTATATCAGGTTTTATATTACCATTTTTTAATTGTTCTAACCATTGATCAATTTGTTCAATTGAAAACATTATTTTTCTCCTTTATAATAAATTGTTAATGTTATTCCTCAGAATAAAAGGTTTTGTATTTTTTCTGGCAATAAAAATTTTTTTTCTGATTTAACTGCGTATGTTAACATTGCTGGGTAATCTTTCCAAAAGTTACCAATATATCTGTCCACAATTTCATATTTCACAATGTGTACTGGTGATTTACCATCATAACCTATTAACATTGCGTGTTTGTTTTGTTTCCAGGCTAATATTGTAGCAGTGTTGGTGTTTAATAATGCAACAGTCATTGGACTATATCCATCCTTATTTATTGGATTAACATCAATATCAGGTCTAAGAGTTAGAATATCGTTAAGATGTTCAACATAATATGCCACTGCAGATAATATATGTAAAATATGAGTATTGTCATCTATAGAAATTGTGTTAACATTGATGTTTTCATTTGTTACTACTAAATTAAACATAATATTTGCATGTAATGCACCTAACGAACATTTCATAATATTTAAATCGTTTTCGTGTTTTTTGTGGTGAGATAATAATAATCTGATTAGATCAACATAATCATTATCCTCAGACCAAAAAATTGCAGTTTCAATAGCAGAACAACCGACTTGTACACCATCCACATCACAACCAAGTGATATAAGTTTTTCAATTAGTTTAATTTTTTCATTTGGTGATACATTTGTTACTCGTATAGCTGCATCAAGTAAGGTTGTTTGAAATTCCGTATCAACCATAAAATCGGGGGTAATCTTATGCTCTTCTAAATCTGAAATCCATCCATTAAGTTCTGTTAAGGTAATAATCATTTTTTCACCAATGCTTTTAAATATTCAAATAGGGGTGTTAAAAAAACACATTTTTTAATTTTTCTGGTAGTTGATTAAATTTACCATTTTTATAGGCATAATTTAACATTTTTGGATATTTTTTCCAAAAATCTCCAAAATATCTATCAACTAAATTGTTGTCTATAATGTCAGTTTCAGCACCAGTAAAATTTCCAATAATCATGGTATATTTTCTTTTTTGTAGTTCCCTGACTGCAACATAATTTTTTATGTTTAATGCCACTGTGAATGGACTATTACCATTGTTATCTAGTGGGTTTAGATGTACATCTGGTGCATAAGAAAATAAATCGCCAATGAATGCTGCGTGATGTTCAGATTCAACTAAAATATGTAAAATATGTTGGTTGTTACTATTTAATGCGTTTACATCCACTTGTTTATTTGATACCACAAGTTTAAATCTGGAATCTGGATCGTAAGAATTTATTGCCGTTATCATTAGACTAAAATCTGATTCTTGTGTGGAATTATGTTTTCTTAACATCATATTTAATATAGATGTATTTATAACATCATCTTTTAACTGTAGTGCAATTTCTAATGGTGATCTATAATTTTTATCATTTAAACTAGCATAATTAACACCATCAACATCACAACCAAAATCTAATAATTGTTTTATTACGTCAAATTTGACATTTACAGGCTCATTACTCAAAATAATACTTTCAAGCATAGTAATGTCACCTTTACTACTACCTATAATTGCTTTATTTGGCTTTAATTCACCAGTTCGCAACATTTCAATCCACGAATCAAAATACTTTTTGTTAAAACTCATATGCATACCTTCAAAATAAAAGACTTGAAATTTTAGGTGGTAGCATATCAAATTTCCCAAATTTATATGCATATTGTAACATATCTGGATGATCTTTCCAAAAATCCCCATTATATCTATCAACTAATTCATAATGTATTATCTTTTTTGGGTCATTTACTTTTCCAATTATTCTGCATTTTATATTGTGTTTTAATGCAGAAATTGCAGATGAATCATCTATGTTGATTGCCAATGTTAATGGACTTTCACCTTCGGAATTTAGTGGATTGGATATTGTTTTTGGGTTATCCAAAATTAAATTAACAAACGTTGGGTTATAGATTCCTTCATAAATCATAATATGTAATATGTAATCACCATATATTGTTTTTTCATTTGTGTTTATATTATCACTACCAACAATTACAGGGAATAATGCTTCTGCATGTGGTGATTTAAACGACGTTTTTATTATTTCTAAATCTAAATGGTTAGATTTATGGTGTTGTAACATTAGATATACAACATCTGTATAGTTCATGGTTTGCATAATTGCTCGCTCTATTGGGGTAAATACCCCTTCTGCATCAACATCACACCCCAATTCAATTAACTTTTCTACTCTATCTAATAATTCCTTTTTAGTTAATTTACTGCTTATTGCAGCATCTAATAAATTTACGGAATTCTTATTTCCCAAACTAACTAACTTATTTGGGTTCATTACACCGCTTTTTATTTTTTTTATCCATTCATCAATTTGTTCTGGAGTATAAACTGTAACTGTGTTCTTTGTCATTTTATTGCCTTTTGTGAATTCAAATTATATCGCTGATAAAAAATATGTTTCGAATATTTTCTGGTAATGTTTCGGGAATATAAGTCAAAATTAATTTTATTAATGTTGGTTCTAATTTTATAACATTTTTTACCTGTGTACTGTTGATTTTATCAATCCATACATCTTTACCATCAATAAATTGTAAGATGTAATCTTTATTAATTCCTTCCCCGCTAGTAATATAATCATAGACATCTTTTGAACCATTAGTTAAGGCTTCCAATGCTATTCGCTGAACATCACCTAATCTTGTCAAACTACTTGTGTTCATTTCACCGTACTGAGAATATTCATAGCCCATGTTTCGAAATAAATTTTCACGATTCTTGTTTTTTTCTGAAAAATTAAAAATTTCTTTTATGAAATCTAAATCATTATGTTTTGCTGCAATGATACACACTAGATGTAAGAACCCATTATCTCTAATATTTCCCGATTTATGTAAATTTCTTAAATTATTTCCAAAACATTTGTCGTTGATACCATACTTATCCATAAATTGAATAATATCTTTTAAGGTTTTAGTTTCCCCACCACTAATTGCGTGTGATACTGCCGATTGTAATTTTATATTTAAAGATGCGAATAGAATGTTTAACTTTTTTTCTTCATCACGACAATACGCCATAAGTTCCGGTAATATATCTTTATCCGAAACATTACTAGCCCCGTATTTTGTTTCTAATGATTTTTTAATTTTTTCAAATTTATCATCATAAGACTGATAGTTTGATAAAATTTTTGAAATTTCATCCCCAATATTTTCGACACCTGAAAAATTATCTCTTGCATGTTTTTCCTGTGATGAAATTTTTTTAATATTTTTAGTTGCTGTATTCATAATTTGTGTCGATTGATTGAGTTAAAAAAACAAATTTTTTATTTTTTCCGGTAAATATCTATTATCTTTTGTAATCTTATATAACAATTTACTCACTATTGGGGATTGAATATCAACTATGCGTTTTAACCATGGTGTGTAATCTTCTTCAGCAAATTTACCCAATTCTATTAAATTGCAGAATAATATTCCTGTTTCTGTTGTATAATAATTTCTTATTAGTGATGCTAAAGTATCCATAGCTTGTTTATCGGTAGATAAAACGGTTTCATACTTTTTCATAATATCGTCGATTGTTTCACCACCATTGAAAAATAATATTTCACTTGGAAATGTTTTAATCGCTGATAACATCATTCGAAATAATTCAGGCGAATAATTTGCATCAACCAGAGAATAGTAAAAATGTAAGTCTTTAAGTGTTCGGAAAATTGCCCATGACTTATCAGGACTTATTGATTTAGCCTGTTTAACCAATTCTTTTTTAAAAAAGAATTCCATATCAGAAAACCAAGGTTTTTCCGAGAGAGCCGTAAACCAATGTCCAGAACCGCCACCATCATAGTTCAACACTGCGTAAACTAATATTCCAATGTCATAATTATTAAATCTGATTTTATCATTCAGTGAAATATTTTTGTACATGAACTTATAACTCCAGGGTGGTTTATTTTTCCCTTTTATGAGTTTATTGAATTCATTAAATATCACCGACCAAATAAATTCACAGTTTTCCGTGTTGTTTGCTATACCGGATGCATATTCATATAATGCTTCATTTTTTGAATTTCGCAGTAATCCTCTCACAAACTCAGCTTTTTGTATATAATGAGTATCCTTTAAACTGTCATTACATAATTTAATAAATTCGATTGGGTTTTTGGGTGAATGTAGTTTTTTAGCTTTTTCACCAGCTTCAAGGTAATCCATATTATCTCCATTTAAAAGAAAATTAGATTTTTAACCTTTTCAGGTAAAAAATCGACATTTTTAGTTTTGTTATATAATAATTTTTTTATATCATCTGGACAGTTTGGATTTTTACAAAAGTTTAGAATAGTAGCTATTCTAAAATTCGACATCATTGATTGTGAACTTAAAACACGAGTCAATAATTTCCCCAACTCTATTCCATTTGCTACTACTCGCCACTCTAAGTTGTGGTTAGTTAATAATGCTTCGACTAAATCATCTGTATCTAATGTTCGGATTTTCCAATCCTTTGCTTTATCACATACAGCTTCAAAGATTTTTGGCATTTTTAATAATCCTGGGTTTGATGCCATCATAATTAGATTTTTATCAGATTTTATATTTTTCAATAATATTTTTTCAGGTGCGTTAGGATGTTTGAAAAAATCTGCTCGTTGTCTTTCTAACCAACTTTTATCTACTTGTGGATTATTTTTAGGTATTAGCGAACTATAAATTTCTTCTAATTGTTTTGGTGAGGTATGTTTTGATTTCCAAAATTTAAATGGTAGTCCTCTAGCTAAACCATTTTCCCATACGTCATCGAATAATTCTTTCGAACCATTATCAAATAATTTATAAGTGTCGTTGCCATAAATAATCAAAAATTTTTCAAGATTAATATTTGCCAGTTCTCTGATAATATCATCTGTACAGTTTTTTTCTTCCGATATTTTTAGATAAATTTCCCATGGAGTGTGGATACTTGTTCCAATTAAGTGGGTTGGGGTATTTTTTATGGTTTTTACTAATTCTTCTAATTCAACATGAGAAATACTCGGATTTTTAAGTTTTTCATAGCAATCATCATACATATTTATCATTTTTCGGACCTTTTAACATTGTTCTAGACATATTATTATAATATATTTATAGGTGTTTTTAATGTTCACTTTATTTTAAAAGGTCAGTATAAATATTATTTGAATAGTTTTAAATTATTAAGTTTTAATAACAAAAAGGAGATACAAAATGGTTGATTCAATTTTTAAAAAAATGGGTAGTGTAGTTGCAACCGCTGTTGCAAATGAAGCATCTGCCAGACAGGCGGCAGTTACTACTTTAACCACTGCATTAGAAACTGCTAATACTAATAGACAAAATGCTATTTCAACTGAAGCATCTGCAAGACAAGCCGCAGATACTACTTTAACAAATAATCTTGCTTCTGAAGCAACTTCAAGAGCAACTGCTGATAACAATTTGACTACAGCTATCAATACCGAAAAAGCTAGAATTGATGCTATTTTATCAGCATCATCTGCTGATAAAGATTCATTTGCTGAAATTGTTACTTTGATTAACTCAGTTGATACTACTAATGATAACGCATTCGCATCATATGTAACATCTAATAATGCAGCAGTCGCGGCATTAGATACTGCGTATAAAGCTGCTGATACTACATTAACTAATAATTTGGCATTAAAAGCACCAATTGCAAACCCAACATTTACTGGTGTTGCAACTTTCGTAGGTATTAAAGAAACTAAAATTGCTATGTCAGCAAACAACATTGATTTAGCTACAGGGTCTGTATTCAGTAAAACTATTTCAGGTGCTACTACATTAACTATTTCAAATTCACCTACATCTGGTTTAGTAGGAACTTTTATTCTTAACCTTACTAATGGTGGTTCATCAACTATTACTTGGTTTAGTGGTATTAAATGGGTTGGTGGTACAGCTCCAACTTTAACAACTGCTGGTAGAGATAGATTGGGTTTCATTACTGAAGATGGTGGTACAACTTGGGATGGTTTTGTAATGGGTAAAGATCTTAAATAAGGAGATTTTTATGATTAAAGACATTATATTGTGTGCAAATACCCCAAAGGTATCTAGTGGAACTACATATGCGAGTAGTTCAAATACTACCGCTAGTACAAACCGTGGAACTCCAGTATCACAAGCCTTTAATACATCGGGATCATATTTTATATTTGGGACAACATCTGCTGGAAACTACTTACAGGTATCATTTGGATTTGCAGTATCCGTTACACAGGTAACATATCGAAATGCTGTTGGTAGTAGCTGGGCACCAACAAGTGTAAAAATTAGGTATAGTAATGATGGCAGTACATGGAATGATGCTGTCACTTACTCTGATAACGCCAGTACATCTTTACAAACTATATCTGTATCTGGTGGTTCTGGTTCTTATTGGCAGTTATACCAAAATAGTAGCACTCGTGCTGGTAGTGGTGGTTATGAGTGGCACATGGATAGTTTTTCTATGACTGGTTCGTATGGATTAGTTAATGGTCAGATTTCTTATACTGTTCCAGGTACTTATACATGGGTTTGTCCGCAAGGAATAACTAGTGTTTGTGCAGTTGCTATTGGTGGTGGTAGTGGAGGCTGTCATTATACTGGTGGTGCTGGTGGCGGTTTATCTTACCAAAATAATATTTCTGTAACGCCAGGTCAATCTTATACTGTAGTTGTAGGTGCAGGTGCGGTTGGTACAGGTTGGACTTATGGAAAAGGTGGCGATAGTAGTGTTTTTGGTATGGTTGCTGGTGGCGGTGGTACAATCGGAGGTTTAGGTTATAATTCTACTCCACCTGGTGGTGTTGGTAATGCTGGAACTGGTGGGTTAGGAGAGGGTTATTTTAGAAATAATTCTGTCTACAATGTTGGTGGTAGTGGTGCTGGTGGTTACGGATACAATGGTGGCGTAGGTACATATATCACTAGTTCACATGGTAATGGAAATGGTGGTGGTGGTACTGGTATTTTTGGTGGTACTGTTGGTGGATCTGGTGGTACATATGGGTTTGGTAATGCTGGATATACTGGAAGCGGTGGTGCTGGTGGATCTGGTGGTACATCCGGTGGATTAGTAACTGGGTGGACAACAGACAGTAGTGCAAGTAGTGGTTCTGGTACACCTGGCAGTGGCGGTTTATACGGTGGTGGTGGTGGTTCTGGATGTGGATATGGGTATGTTAGTTCCACTGGTGGAAATGGTGCTATACGTATCATCTGGGGTGCTGGTCGTGCGTTCCCAAATACATTAACTGGAGACTTATAATGGATATGTATATTGAAGTTAACGATGGTGTTATTCATGGACATCCAATACTTGCAGATAATTTGGGTTATTTAGGGTTAGATCTACACAACTTACCAAGTAATTATGTAAAATATATCAGAGATGATCATTCTATCTCACCTACAAATGTAAAATCCGGGCAGTGGTTGGAGTATATTAAAGAATATAATCCTGAATTGGGGGTTGTATTTGAGTATGCTTTAGTTTTGGGAAATCCTGATTCTGATGCAAATCATATACCACCTGCATTACAAACAAATTAATTTTAAAAGGGAAAACTATTATGCAAATTGCAATTATCGACAACGGTCAAGTCATTAAATTAGGCTACTATAAATCATTATTTCCAAATGTATCTTTTCCAACAACTGGACCTGATGCAGAATTTTTACAAGCTAATTCGGCTTTAGAAGTTACTGTTTGGAAACCAACAACAGCAACACAAAAATTAGTTGCATCCGAACCTTATGTTGAAGGAAATTTTGTTTATACTGTTAGAGTAGAAGACAAAACTGCAGAAGAACTTGCTGCAGAAACAGCTTCAGTAGAAGCAAAAAAAGATGCACAAACAGTATCAATGAAACAAGCAAGAATTGCTCTTTCAAGACAAGGATTGTTAGATGATGTTACTGCTGCATTATCATTAATTGAAGGTCAAGTTGGTGAAGAAGCAAGAATTGCTTGGGAATTTGCTACAGAAGTAAAACGTGGTGATAAAGTGTTAAAATCTGTGGCTTATGCTTTAAGCTGGGATGAAAGTAAATTAGATGAATTGTTTGAATTAGCTACAACAATTTAATAATGTTAAAAAAATAAAACCCCATACAAACTTAATTGTTTTTATGGGGTTTTTCATGCCATCATCAAATCTTAAATTATTTCCGTGTAACCAAAAATCATATATTTTCAAAAATTTAACTGTCCTAACTGAGCGGATATGTCTTTCGGCAGGAGTGGATAAATAAGATTGAAATAATAATTTAGAGGGATATGTTTTATGATTAAACAACTTATAATGGGTGTTGGTGATAGCACTTCTGGTGGGGGTGCGACGTTATTTACTTTTTCATCATTCACTTTTACAAACGCCTCATCAACTGGACGAAATGGCCCAACATTAGCTCAATGTACATCTGCCTATTCTACTCAACCATGGGTATCTAGCACTGCAAATTTTAATATGGTAACACAAGGAATACAGTTATGGACTGTTCCCTCAACTGGAACATATCGTATACTCGCAACTGGTGCTGCTGGAGCACAAAGTAATCCAAAAGCATATACTGCAGGTGGTAATGGTGGTTCGGCACAAGGAGATTTTACTTTAACATCTGGAACTATACTAGCAATCCTTGTTGGACAAATGGGAACTATACCACAAACATATTCTGGTGGTTGGGCTGCAGGTAGTGGTGGTGGTGGTTCATTTGTAGTATTGAATTCATCAAATACTCCATTAATTGTTGGAGCAGGTGGTGGCGGTGGTGGTGATGATGGTGCTACGTACCAAACATTTCAACAAGGTGGACAAGGATCGGTTGTTACGAATTATACTGGCTCAAATGGACTTGCAGGTAACAATGGTGGTGGTAATGGTGGGGCTGCAGGTGGTGGTTTCAATAATAATGGTGTTAGTGGTTATAACAAAGTTGGTGGTCTTTCTTATCTGAATGGTGGCACTGGTGGTAATGGAAATGTTGATTATCCATCTGGACAGATTGGAGGATTTGGTGGTGGCGGTCAGGGTGGTGGTTGTCCTGGCGGTGGTGGTGGTGGTTTTATAGGTGGGGCATATGGTCCAGGAAACGTAAGTGGACGTGGTGCAACCCATTTTAATTCCGGTTCAAACCAAATAAATACAACTGGTGGTAATAGTGGGCATGGTTTCGTCACTATTACAAAATTATAATAAAAGATTAAAAAGGGGAAAATCTATGTATATTAATACATTAACAAAAGAAACATATAACACATTGGATGACATAAGAACAAGTTTTAGTAGTATATCCTTACCCACAAATTTAACAGATTCAGTATTGTTAACATTTAATATTGTAGAAGTATTAAATTTACCAGAACCTCAAGTTACAGATTTACAAGTTGCAATCGAAACAAATGATGTAGAATTGGCAAATGATGGAAATTATGTACAAAAATGGGTTATTACTGATAAGTTTGCAACTTATACTAATTTTCAAGGGGTAATTGTTACTAAAGAAGAACAGGAACAAAATTTTTTATTAGATAAAAATAAACTACGAGTTCCTTATGCGATTACACCTATACAAGCAAGAATGGGCTTTTTAAATGTTGGTTTACTTGATAAGGTAGAGACTTTAATAAATGCAGATAAAGTTAAAACTATTTGGTGGGAATACTCATTAGAAATTCATCGCAACAACGAACATATTTTAAGTTTAACACAGGCATTAAATTTAACTGATACAGAAATGGATGATATTTTTATTTCTGGTAGAAATTTGGTTCCAGACGTTCTCGCAGATGTTGTTCAGTAAATAACATTCTGTTATAATTGACATTTTGTCCCCACTCAAAATTAAATTTGTCTGGGGATTTTTTGTGCTCGCCGATAAATAATTTTTAATATAATGTGGAGTATAAAATGATTAAAGATATTATTTTGGGTGTTGAATCACCATATACAGTAAGTGGTAGTAGTGCTGGTGATAAAAATTGGGATAAAGTAAGTTTATTATTGAATGGGGATGATTTGTTTGATCATTCATCAAATACTAAAACTATAAGCAATACATTAACAACCGTTAACAATGCAACAAAAAAATTTGGTAGTGGCAGTTTATCATTTTCATCTTTAGCAACTATGGTTGTACATTCACCTTCTGATAATTTAATAAATTGGTTTTCTGGTGGGACTTATACTTTTGAATGTTGGGTTTATCCTACATCAATAACAGATGCAAATTCTGGTGGATCGTTAGTTGGAAATGGGTGTTCGGATGGATCTAATGGATATAATTATTGGTCATTTGGACCTAAGTCTGATGGTAGACTCGGTTTGTATTATTATACAGGTGGGTTAAACAATGTTTATTCAAACTCAACAATCCCGTTTAATGCTTGGACTCATATTGCTTTCACATGTGATGGAACTAATATAAAATTTTGGATAAATGGCAACTTAGATACCAATACCACCATAGTAGGTTCGCCACAAATTTCTAATGCTGCAAACACTGGTGATTTTTCTATGGGTAGATTAGCCGCAGGTGTATTTAGTGGTTACGTTGACGATGTTCGAATTACAAAAGGTATTGATAGATATACAGCTAATTTTACGCCACCAACAGCAGCATTGCCAACTTCCATGTTTGTGGCTGATTCATCAGCAACACCTGTTTCTGATCCCAATACATCAAAATATGTTTCTTTGTTATTAAATGGCGATGGTACAAATGGTTCACAAAATAACACTTTCATTGATGGTAGTGTTAACAATGTAACCATTACTAAGTATGGTGATGCTACTCAAGGTTCTTTTAGTCCTTTCGGTAATTCGTGGAGTGTTTATTTTGATGGCAATGGGGATTATTTAAGTTTGCAAAATAGTGTTACCAATCAACCAGGCAATGGAGATTTTACTATAGAATGTTGGGTTAACGTAGATTACATTTCTTCGTATCAAATTATATTTTGTAAAGGTGAAGGGATAACTTCGGGTGAAATGTTTTTTGCTGTTACTGCATCTGGTTATATTGTATTGTATAACCCCTCAGTAACAAGTTCAAATACAATTACTCCAGGTTTATGGAATCATGTAGCATTAGTTAGACAATCCGGAGTAATAAAAATATTCGTAAATGGTGTTGGTGGGACAGGTGTAAATGATTCGACAAATTTCAATTCTACAAGCTATTTTAATTTAGGAGATAGAAATGCAGGTGCTAGTTATTTAAACTATCCGTTAAAGGGTGCAATATCAAATTTTAGAATGGTGAAAGGTAGTGCACTTTATACTGCTAACTTTACACCATCTACAGCACCATTAGTTGCAGTAACGGGAACAACATTATTGATGTGTCAATCAAACGGGTTTATTGATAACAGCTCTAATAATTCTTTGATTACTGTTTATGGTGAAACTAAAATTATTAAAAGTAGTCCATTTCCCGAAATATATGATAAGAATGTTCATGGAGGCAGTGTTTATTTTGATGGAACTGGTGATTATTTGAGTATGCCTAGTTCTGCTAATTATGCGTTTGATACCAGTGATTTTACAGTGGAAGCCTGGGTTAACCCAGCTACTGTTGGGTTATTGTGTGTTTTTCAATGTAGAGATACTGCATCTAATGGTATGTGGTTGGGATTATATAATGGTAACGTATTTTGGTATGATTCGGCAATTGGTACATGGAGTGGTACTGCGGTAAAATTAAATAGCTGGACACATTTAGCTTGGTCGAGAAATTCTAGTACATGCAGAATGTTTGTAAATGGTGATGATGTTGGAGTTACAAAAACATCAAATGCAAATTATACAAGCACTAATGCGAAAATAAGTTATGATGCTAGTAATAATGGTAATTATTTTAATGGTTATATTTCAAATTTGCGAGCAGTAAAAGGAACCGCACTTTACACTGTAAATTTTACACCAGGTACAAGTCCATTAAGTCAGGTATCCAATACGATTTTACTGTTAAAATTTGATAATGCCGGGATTTATGATGCAATAGGTAAAAACGATTTAATAACTTATGGCAACTCTCAAATTAGTACAACCCAAAAGAAATATGGTACAGGTGCTATGTATTTTGATGGTAGTAGTTATGTAAAAATTCCAACTAGTGTTGGTGGAGATTTAGATTTTCAATCTATTGATTTTACTATAGAATTTTGGGCAAATAGTCCAATGAGTGCAAATCAAGGATGGGTTGATAAGTGGGGAAGTAGTAGTAGCAGATCTGTGTTCATAGGATACTCAAATTCATCACCTAGTTCAGGTGTGAATTTTAACTGGACTACTAATGGTACTAATTGGAGTGCAATTAATTCTTTATCTATCCCATCTGCAAATGTATGGCATCATTACGCTGCAATTAGAAATGGTAATACATTAAACTTTTTTATTGATGGTGTTTCTCAAGGTACTGCATCGATAAGTGGTTCTATATATTCTAGTTCATCACCGTTTATTATTGGTTGTAATGGTGAAACACTAGGTTCTAGTTGGTATTATACGGGGTATATTGATGATTTGCGTATAATCAAAGGGAAAGCACTTTATACTGCAAATTTTACCCCTCCATCTGCACCATTATCATTATAATTTTTAGTTTGATTAATACCCTTCATATCGATTAAGATGGGAAGGGTATTTTTAATTAACTGATATTATACTTAGAAGGGTAGATTAAGGTTATAACAAAATGAGGATATTTTTTATCAACAATTTTCCTAACATCCTGTGGATTATCAGCAATAATTGCAAAATGGGTCTCTGAACTAGGAGTTGTATCTTTGTTATATCTACCAAAAACTTCAAAACTACTTTTACACATAACAATCGGCCCTCTAAAAAATAATTTAACTTATCAAAATAATATATCTGTTGTTTTTTGATTTTTGAATTCTTGTAATTCTTTTACATTATATGACATGCGATGTACTTCACAATAACCATAATTTTTTATAGCAGAAATATGTTCTTTGGTAGCATAACCAACATTATTTAAAAAATTATAATTTGGATATTTTTTATGATGTTCACTCATAAGTGAATCTTTAGTATGTTTTGCGATGATAGATGCTGCACCAACACCTTTTACTAATGCGTCTGCTTTTATTAACGTTGTTAAGTTTTTATTGGTTACACCGAACGTTTTATTTCCATCATATAAGTAATTTTCATTTTTACCAAAATGGTCAATAATATTCTCTAATGATCTTTTAATCATTGCAGACAATCCAAACACATCAATATCTTTTGCAGTTGTTATTACTGAAAAATATTCACTATTAGATTTGATTTTATCAACTAAGTCATTTCGTTGTTTAGTGGATAATTTTTTAGAATCATTAGCAAAAGAAACATCACCAGTTATTTTTAATCCAGTAAATACCATTTCAGCTGCTAAACACCCTCTACCTGCTTCGTCTATGAATACATAATTCTTATAAATTTCATCATAATTTGTTACATCAATCATAGATTATATCCTTATTTCTAAAAAATTACCCGTTAATATTTATTTAACATTTTTTCAGATTCACTGAAAAACTTTCAACAGTCGACAATTTTTTTTGTTATCAAATTTTAAACATTATCCCATTGTAAACCTTCTACTAATTTTTCTACAGCTAGATTTTTGGCTTTAGATTCACACATCATATCTGCCCACGATAGATGAGTTAAAGCCCAATCATTAACAGCTATATTCCAGTAGAAATCGGAATGAGCACGCAATTTGGATTTAGTGTAACCGGCGGCAACTAATGAAGGTAAATCTGGAAAACTCCAGTTAAAAAAAGAATATAAATATTATACCATATATCTTTAACTGTGTCAAGATATGTTACCAATTGTTTTAGTTTCACCATTCAATCATGACTTTGGTGTTGATTTGAGTATTGCGTAAAGCATGTTCGACATAAACAACATCAAAATTTCGACTTAACATTTCTATACAAATTAAACGAGTTAACACTTTTCTATGTTGTTCATCTGAAACGATAAAAGTGTGATTTCCATCATGTATAGTGTTTGTTGAAATGTTAAAGCCCACTGCATTCCTTGAAGGTTTAATAGCTAATATCATCGATTTTATTTCATCGAGAATTGATGAAAATCCCTCATAGTAACAATCTTTTGATGGTGGTTCGGGGGTTTTTCTAAGTGCGTCAGCATTTATCATTTTTTGAATATCCTACTAATTTTCACATCATTGCAAATGATAAACTATTTAAGATTTGCAATGATGTTTTATTTAATGCATATTGAAAGTTGGTGTTGTCAAAATTTAAAAGTTCCCATAGAGTTAAATCTATATCACCACCACACACAGTCATATTTTTAAATGCACTACTAAACGTATATTCGATTTCTGATATTAAATACTGTTTAGTAAAGTCCTCATCACATTCTTTAACCACATGATTAACACATTCGTTAAAATGTGGGCAAATTTTTGAATAATGTCCATCAAACATTTTTATCAGTGCATTATCACCCGAAGTTTGATTTCTTAAACTTAATTCAGAGTATAAAATAGCAAAATAATTCATGTAGTTTTTTACCTTTTTTTGACGTTTTTTGTATTTAGTGGATATAGTTAAAAATTCTTTTGATTAAAAAATTTTCAATCTATATGATTTGTATAGAAATTTTGTTCTTCATTATACAAAGAATCTAACATCATTTCAATTCGAACTAATTCTAATTCGTCTTTGGTTGTGTTTAAACTTGTTTTTTTCAATTTATCTAATTTAAACTCATATAAATTAATTTTATCTTTAATTTCATATTTACTTTTTTCCAAGTTTATAAATTCATCACTCACCATTTTCTGTGAAAATACAGTCGAATTTAAAGATTTTGAATTTGTTAGATTCAAGTATTTCTTAAAATCAGCAGATGATAATAGATATTGTAAGTTATCATTGGTTGATTTAATAAAAATACCATTTTGTTCACTTTCATAATATTCGGTATTATGTTGAAAACTACCAAATTCATCTTTTTTATAAACTTCATGTAAATAGGGATTATATAATAAATCGGCGTCACTAGGGTTATCGACAACTACACCATACTCACCGAATTTTACAGAATTGGTATTGTAATTCTGTAACCAAATTTTTTCATCTACATTTAAAATTTTTATTTTATCAGTTATTTCAGATTTAACAATCGCAAAACAGTCCCCGTAATTATCAATATGAATACTTTTCGATTTTGTAGAGTTAAACCCTAAAAGAACATAGGCTTTCTCATCAATATCAATAAGTTGCATGTTATCAATGTGAGGCATTATATGTTTGATTACGTCCTCATCTTCCAAATCCGCTTTTTCAATAATTGAAAACCATTTTGAATAATTGAATACTTTATTATATTCCATTGAAAAATAATCGGTTTTTGAGCTGGAAACAATTTTTTCTAATGATAGTTGGTTAAACAATTCAATTAGTGGGTGGTTAATATCATTAGTTTCACCAATTAAAAATGATGTACACAGGTTTAATGGGCAGTATTTTTCCTGTATAATTTTTTTATAAAATGAATATTGGTCCTGTTTATTTTCATCAACCCAATCATAAAAATCTACACCATGATAAGGATTAAAGATCTTTTTTGTTAATGAGAAAAACAATTTATTTAAATTTGTTGATTTTAGATTATATTCACTTAATAATACCACTTGATCGATTATAGATTTTGGTATTTTTACTCTTCCTAGATATGAAATATCTTGCCATACGGGTAATTTTGCAATTTCATCGGAAATATGTAAATTTTCTCGACTGTTTTTATTATTTTTCATAGTTTGAAAAAATAACGAAAACACATTCCAGTGGGATTTTAAATTTTGGTCGAAATCATTTTTTCGATTGTATATAGTTTTGATTAATAATGGAGGTAATTTAGAACAATCCTCTAAATATGCCATTGCTAAAAATTTATTGAATAAATCGTCAGCATACGCAGGTTTTATTTGATTGTGTATAGATTTATAAATGCTAGATGCAATTAAATAGAAATCTTCATCAATTTCTTTTTCAGTCTCACCACTTTGTGCTATCATCAATTTAGTTAAATTTCCATAGAAACTATTATAACTCATTACTAGATAAAATTCTTTAAAATCATCGTAACTCATGTTGAAAATTGACCATGATTGGCGAAATTCTTCTTTTCTATTGAATACTACAAAACTATCAAAATTACTCACCACTGCTAATTCTGAATTAGATGTTTGAAACAAATATTTAGCACCCTGTGTGATTGGTGATAATTTACCACTCTTTTTAAATAAGTCCGGTGTATCTAACGCTTTTAATTCGATAACAACTTTGATTGTTTTTTTATCATTTGCATAAAAAACACCATCAATTCTCTCTTCCTTTTTTCCAGCACCATTGGTAGTCCAACTTTCTCTGGATTTTAATTTTTTTGGATAACCTAAAATTTCACAAAAAATTTCATCGATCCATTCTGCATCAAAAGTTGATTCTGAGTATAATCGTTTATCATTTTTGTATTCGTTTCTGAAAGTTTGGAGTTTATTCCAAGCATCACTATATTCTGTTTCGGAATAATTATCAATAAATTTGTTGAGCACTAATTCAGTAATTAAAGTTTTGTTGTTAAACATTTTTATCACCTAAACAAATGAAACTAAGACAAATGACCATCATATTAAAGATGGTCATTAAACCATAAAATTCGTATCACCCTTCACATTTACAAACTTTTACAACTTCGAGTAACGCATCATATTTCCCAGTGTAATATTGAACAAGTTCATTTATTTCATCTCTAGTTTTACCCGAACCATCTATTGCTGTTTGGTCGTTTAATACTTTACTCCAGTTATTTTTTTTTGCTTCGGCTGCATAAATCATTGATTTGATTGTATTCATAATCTTTTGATGTCCTTAAAATGTTGCTACGTTAAAACCTAAAAAATTTTGATGTTAGATTTAATTTATTTTCAGAGCATTTGAAATAATTCAACGCCATTTTTAGTTCAGTTTTATAAGTTGAACAAACCTTATTAGATTATTTTACCAAATTTTTTCACTTAGTAAGTCTTTTATTATGCACTACATACGGTGTTTCTCCACTATGAATTGTTGTATCATCATATGTTTTCGTGTCATATGTTGGTAAATTTTCATTTTTTGGTGGTATTGATGAACTCCTTGTATGCACAAATTTACGCCCAGATTCCGAATTAGTAGATTCTGGTGTTTTTTGTAATACTTCATCTTTAATTTTTGATGATTGTGAGTTATCTATTGTTTTTTTAGTATGCACTAAAACCATTCCTTTTTGAGTCATATGATTATCCTTTTAAATCAGCTGTAAGTAACTCCAATTTTTTTTCCCAATCGAGAATATCTTCCAAAAAAAATGGTTCGTTATTGTCAAATGTAGTATATTCATCACCTAAAGAATCGGAATAAAGCACTCCATCATCATGTTTTTTATTAGTTTTTTCCACTACTCTGGTTGGTGGTGTAGTATTTTCATGAACTATTACATTCTGTTTCAAATTCAAAACTTTATTGGGTTCGGTAATCATTATTTTACCAGGCTCAACAGTCTCACGCATTTGCTGGATTATTTCTGCATGTGGTGAAGGTTTTGTTTCTGAAACATACACACTATCAATCTTTTTTACTTCATCGACCAAATCAGAATCGGTTCGTTTATGTTTATCTGATCGTCCCCATTGACTTTTACCATGGGTAATAATTATTCCCATATTCACTCCAATAATAATTTTAATATTTTTTGGTTATATTTATATTAATTTTTCGGGGTAATGTAATTCTAACTGTTTTGTAAATTGTGGTTTTATTTTTATTTCAATTGGAGTTATCACATCTATAGTTCCGTCAGTGTTATATCTTATACATATACTGACATATTTTTCATTCATAATATGTACATAATTTGATGAAATAAAATTATTAATATTATGTTCCATATTATGAATTAGATTCTCAGTCAATAATTCAAATGATGAACTATCGGTTAATTGTTCGATGTAATCAATCAAACTTTTCATTTTAAATTGGTGATCTATTGATGAAACTATGAATCTTATATGAAATTATATTTGTGATGAATCCTACGGTTTCAACAAACAAATAATGGGAATCAATCGTTTCATCGGATACTAATTTATTTAGATTTTTAATTTTTTGTGAACACAAATCCATATCATCTAAGGCAACTACTTTATATCCATCATTAAGTAAATTAATAATGTCGTTAAATCTGCAACCTGACGATAAACCAATTATTCGATTACCGATACCATCACTGATAGTTTGAAAAGCTTCATATTCATCTTTTTGATTTTTGTGTGAAATTTTTCGATTATATGCTAGACAATTTGTTACTTCGTCAATTTTCAAAATTGAATACCACGATGATGTTATGAACACACCCATATTATACTTTTCCAACATCATTGATATTCTTTTCATGTTTAACTGTAACAAATGTAATGAATCATCAACTTGTCCAAAACAAGTATAGTCGGATGGAAGGATACAATCATCTATATCTAAGCACAAAATATGTTGGTACATGTTAAAAATGTTCCTCTGATGAAAAATTTGAATGGATGTTATTTGAAATGTAAAAATTTTCTACGATTTTTCGTTCTTTTGGTATAGTAGATAGTTTCATATCTATTACACTTTTTTGAATGTAACCTAACCATCGGTTTGCTTTACCTTCGGGCATTGAATCAATCTTATCAATTATGGTTAAGCACATATTTCTAAGATGTTGATCTCTATTAAAACCAAGCATTTTTAAATATCTATTTGCAAGTAGTAATATTATATCTTTTTCATTCATTTAATAAATCCTTTAGTTATTAATATTATACTATAATTAATTGGATTTTAATCACTTGTTTTTTCTAATTTCGATTTTATTGCAAATGTTAAAATACCACCTAAGTAACTAGGAGCAATATTATAGTTATTTGCTTGTGAACCTAAACTAGACATAATTATCGTTGTTATATGGTTTGTTACATCTTCTTGACTGATTTCCTGGTTGGTTTGTCTCACAATAAATTTTCCAGGATTATTAGAAAAATTGAATATTACTGTAACTATGTTGTTTGCAACTTTTACTTCCTTAACATTTAATTCATTAGTTAGAGTTTTTTGTAAGTTAACACCCAGTTGTGATGAAACTTTATAACTTTCTTTACCAATACCATCACTCGAACTTTTTATTTTATCCGTTATACGTTGTGGTTTATTTGTAGGTGCTGTTGATGTTGGTTTATTAGTACCTGCATCTGTTGGTTTTACATCTGTAGAAACCGCAGGTTGTGTATCATCCTCGAATATAATATTCTTTAAATCTTTAAGTAGCATATGGTATATCCTATTTAGTTTACTGTTATATCTTATATTTATCCTCGCTCTACCGAAAAACCCCATCCCTTTAGGGTGGGGTAATTGACCTGACTATTAACAAATAATTTCTAGTCCTTCCATATTTTTCAATCTTGAATAATCGGGATTCAACCAGCAAATGTGATGTGCATCAACCCAAGGATAGTATCCATTAACAGTATTTCCTTCTAAAACCAGCGAATAAAACATTTCAGTTCTATATCTATGTTCAACTTTAATTTTTTTACTTCCATCTGTAAGGCTAAGTATTTTTTCATCTCTTGATAAATCCAATGCAGGGACATATCCTTTATTTGGTACTGACACTAACGTATCTCTGGAAACCGAATAAACGTACTCATAATTAACTTTTTTAGAATTTTTAGATGAGTGCATTTGTATTATTATATTTTGATCTCTTTTACCAACAATACCTTGTATTCGATAAATTGTATTAAATGGTCCTGGAACATATAAACCTAAATTTGGATGATGTGATAAAACCTCTTTAAGGAAAAAAAAGTTTGTTTGAATTTGCATCATTTCTCTACGGTTTGTATCAATAAATTTATTATAGTAGTTGGTTATGAAATTATATTCATTGACATCAGGTGGATTATTAGCTAATGCACTGTTTCTATAGACGATTTCAACAATTCGTAAAGCTTCGTGGTATGCATCATCTCTTTCCATACCTTCAGAAATATTGAAATCGGTTAATCCATAAATTAATTCTGTGTTGAGTGCTTTACCTTTAAAGGTTGAAGTAACTGCATCTTCATAAGTCATACCACCCATATATATTTTTTCCATTACGGATCTAGAATCAAATCCCATGGAAACATTTAACATTGGTGAATTTGGTATCGATATGGTGTTTCTCATTTTTTTTGCAGTTTTTGCAGTTCTATCAAATTTACCACCAACTCCCCACCAACCTAAAACATAACTGTTGAATTTTTCATTATAATCATAATATATGTTGCCTACAACATCTGCATAGTTGGATTCTTTTTTTTCATATTGTTTTCCATTAGCAAATACGTTTGATTCTTGATGCCACCCCATGATTTTTAATGGTCTCGTGTAACCAGTATCATGTTTGCGATTGTTTTCCAATACTTTTACTTCATCAACTCCTAGAACATCCGCTGTTCTCCATCGCCTTTTTGTTCTCTCATGCCAATTCTTAAAATTATAATATGTGTAAGTATCTTTTGGTGCTATCCAAATTTTTAACAATGTTGATGCAGAAAACATAAAACTCCTTAGTTAAATAAAACATATTCTATTATTATACAATTTATCAAAATATTAATAGTTGTTTCAGTTTTTTAGGTAATATAGTTTCATCTTTAGTGTACTTATACATTTCAATTTTTATTTTATCTGGACTGTTTTTATGTTTTGCAATGGCAATTTTTCTTGATGTTGTGGTACATTTATCAAAAAAATCAACTAAAATTTTTGTTGATGTATCTTTGAATTGTGTTAAAACGTTAACAATCTGGTCTTCAAATACATCATCATCCGATAACTGATATTCCACTTCATCTCGATACCAATCATACATGTCATCGTCAGACATAGAACTGAATAATTTATGTAAAAAAACAATTGTTTCTTTGTTTGCTATGTTATACGAGATAGTTATAGTTGCGAATATTCGGTTAAAAGGCTCATCTGTAATATCAAACCATAATGGTCTCCCTAAAACACAATAATGTAAAAAACTATATGGGGATTTTGAATTAAAATACTTGATCCAGTCCAATTTATTACTGGTACCTACACCAGGGGTAAGTTTAAATAGGTGATTTAAAGTATTAAAATGATCATCTGTATTTACAAAATTATCAAGATAAACAACATTCGCAAATTTATTCAAAACATCTAAATTGAATGGTCCCTGTTGACTACATATTAAACTTTTATAAAAAGAGATTCTATTAGACGCTTTTTCTATATTCTCCGATATTTCAAAAATCTCCAATAATTCTGTATTTGAAAAAGTGAATTTACTTAGAAATTCACTATTCCTCGCAGTTATAGATGTATTAAAAAATTCTTTGATCTGTTTTGATTTATCCACAATATCACTTTTTTTTAATTTACTCATAAACACCCTCGTTTGTTTTTTTATTTATTTATTTATTTGTTATTCTCTTGTCATAAGACCTCACACTTTAATTCGTTGCACAAGTTAAAAAAATTGATGGTGTACATTCATATACCAAACGTGAATCGTGAAAAAATCATCAACTCTAAATTAAAGTTGATGATTTTGATTAGATGTTAAATCTTTCTACCTTTACCCATTTTTTCTAACTTAGCTATCTTTCGCAACAATGCAAATTCAATAGTATCGAAGTCGTGAGGTAAAACCAAATGATCCATAATATTTCCTAAAAAGGCTTCATTTTGAGTAAGTGAATATTCAATTTGTTCTGATGTACCAATCAATAGAAATTTAACATTATTATTTCTACCAAATTTACGAAATACAAATCTAACATCCAACCCTATCAAATCAAAGGTAATAACGGGTAGGATTATGATAGTTTTTTCCGACGTTTCCCAGTTTTCATGAAATTCAGTCCATTTTGAAAATTTCTGTATTTCTTTTTCATTCGAAAATAAGTTTCTAAATGGTCTATAGTAATTGTAGAATATTTTTTTCATCAACGTTCAAATGTTTTGAATAATTTTTCTCGATTACCTAATTTAATTTTATATGTATCACAGGTATTTTTTACTAGAAATACCTCCTCTTTAATTTGTACATTGGTAATATCTCTAATATAGTAAATGCCCGTATTTATACCATTAATATCTGCAACAGTAAGTTGCATTCTTGGTAAATCGTTGAAAGATGTGGGTATTTCTTTCGCATCACTTAAAAATCCAACAGATGTTTTACTTGCAATATCACACACGGTTGGTACGTTAAATGGAAATAAAATAAATGTTGCAAAACCAACTATAAGTATGATTGGAGTTAAAACTTTGCATGTTTCCCATAAAATTTTTTTCATTTTTTTCCTCGTTATATTTTCTACATAAGTCTCAAACCCTTATTGAATGAGTTTTTACCTTTTAAATTGTTGATGATTGTTTTTGGTGATTTTTGTGGTTTTTCACTGTTGTCATCATTATCTGTTGTGGAGTCGTTATATTGTGAATCATTATTTTCTTTGTTTTTAGTGAGTTTAGTATATTCTTTTTGTTTTGAATTTGCCCTTACATCAGTATAAGCATTTTTATCGTGTGATACCGTTTCTTCTCCATTTTCATTTGTAGTTGGGATAAATGATAATGTTCCCCAATCAGTTTTAAAAAAAACATATGAACCAACACCGGATGAATCTCTGGTTTTTAATAATTTTGCTCTAATAATTCCTGAATCTCTTGATGCTGAATTTGGGATGAACGCTAATACATTATCAGCACTTTGAATTTTTGCGATACCACCTTGAATATTTTCTTCTGAAATATCATTGGTATCACCACTAGCACTATTATGGGTAAGTATGTCATTAGTAAAAAATAAGTGATCACCATCAACAGTAATATCTCTGGTTTTTCTAATACCAATTTTTTGAATATTTACGATTTCATCCAATACCATTATTTCTCCCAATTAAATTGATTTAGTTGTTTTTAAGAATTATACAATAGTTTTACTTGTAATGATATTAGAAATATGATGCTATGAGAGTTCATTTACCAATGCTCTGCAGAAATGCCACGTCTTGTAGGGTGGGGTGGTTCACAACATCATATTTCTAATGTAATGGTGTTAAGTGTTATTCTGATTGACTTGTGATATTTCTTGAAGACCAACTTTTTTAATTTCTTCAAAACATTTTTCAAACGCTTCTACTATAGTAGGATCAAATTGTGTTCCTGCACCTGCTATGATAATTTCTTTTGCCTCGTCAAAACTTACTTTTTCTCGGTATGGTCTTTTTGAAATTAAAGCCTCTAAAGTATCAATTATGTGAATTAATCTTGCAGATATTGGTATTTCAAATCCACTCAATCCTTCTGGATACCCTGTTCCATCCCATTTCTCATGATGATAATGTGCCATTTCAATCGCAGTATCAATGTATGTAGTTACTTCTGGTTTCATCAATAGTTCGTCTTTAACAAATTCTAATGCAACACATCCCAATCGTGTATGTTCCTGCATGATATGATTTTCATTTTCTGTATATTTATCCCTTTTTAAGAGTGTATTGTCTCGAATACCTACCATACCTATGTCATATAATGTCGCAGATAAACAGATATGTTCAACAAATTCAGATGTTAAATCATAAATATATTCTTTATTTTTAGTAAGCTGATTGACTAAAATTTTAATATACTCTTTTATGAGTGAACTATGTTCAAATGCATTAGCGTGGTTAAATTTTGTCAAGTATGACACCGCCAATAATACTACATCGGTAAATTTATTATAATCCGTTTGAAATCGATTATTGTCATTCTCTAATTTCACAATGTATTCTTGTAATTCTTTTATTTTTGTGTTTGCTTTTATCTGATTGTTGACCCTAGCTAAAAAAATCAATGGTGTAATTGGTTTACGCATATAATCTACTGCACCTAATTCAAATCCTCGAAATTCATCGGAAATATCATCTAATTCAGATATAAAAATTACGGGTGTGTTTTTATATCTGGAATCGTTTTTCAACAGTTCAAACATATCATACCCAGTTTCAAAAGGCATGATTACATCTATTACAAAAAGTGATATGTTATTAGCTACGGATATTATTTTTTTTGCTGATTTAACAGAGCTTGCAGTTTTAACTTTGTAAAATGGTTTTAAAATTCCACGAATGGTATCGACACTTTCACCATCATCATCGATTATCAATATAGTCATAATTTCCCCACTTGGTTTGAATGAACTTGGTTAGTTATTGAAATTTAACAGATTATTATTTTGTTCCAATGGTTTCCACATTTTTGCAAATTTCAAAACTTTCGGGACATCATCTTTTTGTGTTGGACAAACAACTATACTTGAGTCTTTACCACCTAAAGTATGTAATTCATGACCGATACACACATTAGGTAATTCTTTTATTTTATCAAACTCTTTTTGTGTAACTCGAAGAACAACTTTTCGAAATGATTCAGATAACCATTGTTGATAATTTTCATTATCGCTAAATTTAATATGTGCCCATAAAACACTATGTGCAACTAATGTTGGTGTCATAAAATCAGGAAATTCATCCAAAACGGCAATATACATCTTCATAATTTTCTCTTTTTAAGATTTAATATGTTGATTATTTATAAGTTCACCGATTAACTCAATTAATATCATTTTTTTGTAAAAAAATAGTTTAAATTATTTTTTCATATCAAAATTTTTGATAAAGTATTCTTCTCTGAGCACTTCAATGGTATTGTCTTTTTTCCATTGAATTGCCACGGTTTTTTTAACTAATGCATCATCTCTTTCTTTTCCTAATCCAATCACTATTACGTAATTAGATTTAGATTCTAAATGTGCTGATGATTTTGACCATAAACTACCTATCTCAATATTACAAGTTGTGTTGGGGTTTTCTTCTTGAAAGAGTATTTCTGTTTTTAATATGTTTGAATTTCTATCTGCCCAATGAACTACAACACACATTTCTTCTGCTTTTGGTGGTGCGGTATTCCAATCAGGAATAAATTTTTCATATTTGGTGAATGATTGATAATTAAGAAATTCTTTAATATCTTCGACAGAATGAAAATGTTTATTCTCTGTAAAATGATAAACCATTTTGTTTATTTGGTCTTCATTCAAACCAACTGCAACTTCAACCGTAGTAGGTTTAACAAAATCATCTCGATTATTTACCAACCATTTTTTTATTTTGGTAATATTTGAGTTTATATCACCATCTAAAAATCGTGCTAAACGATGTACTTGTTCATTTGTCAACCCAACCGCAACTTCTTTCTCCACCACATCGTCAAATTTCTGTAAATTTAAATAAGATTTAATGCACTCTAAAATAGTTATCGTGCCTTTTCTTTGCCATATTGCATTTTCTAAATCTATGATTTGACTATCACTCAAGCCAACAACAGACTTGGTTGGTTTAGGGTTATTTAATTCTACCCACCGGGTAATAGCTTTCTTATAATCGAAAATTGTATCAACTGATAAAAATTTTGCTAAACTTTCAATTTCCAATGAATTCATTTTTTCTCTCTTTTAAGGTTATTTTTGCAAATTAGTTTGATGAGGAGTGTTTTTTAAATGTTAAAATGTGGCATTTTTTTGGTTTTCGTAGGGAAGGATTGTAGTATCTTAATGTTGATGGATAACACCAACATTAAGATGTAATTTTTGTTGCTTAATCAATAAATGATGATGCTTTTCCATTATCATCAATTAGAATATAAGCCGAACTTCTACCGGCATATGCCCTAACAACAATAGAACCGTTTGCTCGATAAGGAGGAACAGTATCTAATGACCACCCTTTATTTTCTTCAACATATTTTTTTGCGATACTCAAAGCATCATCTTTTTCTTTTTTTGATAACTCAGTAGTTTTATCATCTTTAACACTATCGGCAGTTTGAGATTTTTTTGTTATTTCTGATACAGGTTTATCAACACCTTCACCAAACTTTTCATCTGCCGCAGAAATATTTTGTTTAGCAGTAGCACCACTGGTATTGTAGATTCCATAAAACCAACTTTTTTCTTCTGCATCCCATTTCAAACCCATTTTTTTTGCAATTTCTTTATCTTTGAAATCAACTTTATAATACCGTTTTGTTACCAAAGTGGGGGCTTGTTTTGTTTCATTAATCAATAATTCACGAACTTTCATTTAGAATTCTCCATTTACTATATTTTATCAGTATTTATATTTTTCATCAAAAAAAGTGAATGATTTTCTGTGATTTCATTACACTATTTTCGTTTTATTTTCGAAGATATACTGAATTTCATCAAATTCATCAAAATTTGGTAGTTCAAAGTTTTTTACCTGGTTTGAAATAATATTATACTCTAATTTTTTATGATCTCGGTTATTTAAATTTTGAGTTATTTGTTTTTCACCAATTAAGAAAACCACAGCCTTATGATTATACTGTGTGGTTGGTATTTTAATAAGTTTATTCAAGCGATGTTCCTTAGTTAAATTTGTCATATCAACTAAAATGTTTTCTTTGTTTTTTACTGCATTTAGTAAATCTTTTAAACTCTGGTCGTGAGCTTTTTTAATATTTTTTTTATAATCGACAGAATCGTATCCCATTTTTTTATTATAAAAAAAGTTGTCAACTGATATTATACTATAATTTGAAAAATCTGAATTGTTTTTGACAAACGTTGATTTTCCACTACCAGATAACCCAATTAAAAATACAGCATCCAATTTTCTTTTTTCCCTAAACTGTTGTTTATTATATGGGATATAGTTTTCTAAATGAGTGAACTGGTTGTCAATAAATACCAGCTCATCATTAAAATCGGGTGAAATTTCTCTACCGTACGCATCAGCCTTAACAAAATCAATAAGTTCTTTTAAAAATTCCGGTTGGTGTCCATAACATAAATCCAAATTTTTTATTTTTTCCTCAATAGGAATTTTGTTCCAAAGAGTACCGTGTCTAGCAATTAATTGCAATGTTAATAAAAAATCGATTTCAAATTCTGTTGAGGCATGTTTTAGAATATCTATACTTTTGACCATTGATACGTTTTCATGGTCATAAAACGCTACTCGCCCGTTCTCTTTTTCATATCTTACATAAACTTTACCGATATCATGCAGTATTGCCGCAAAAATATGGTTATTATTATTTAATGCTAAATCCAATACCATTTCAGTATGACACCATACAGTTCCTTCAAAATGAAAAGGATTTTTACTACCATTACTATGTGTATGATCACATAATACCATAGCATTGTATAATTCAACATAATTGGTTTTAAACCAATTCACAATTTTTTGTTTTTCAACTGTCATTAGATTAGCCATTCTGGATTTTCTATTTGGATTTTTTTATATAATTCTATAAAATGTGAAAAATCTATACCATTGATTGACTCAAAATTTTTGAAAAATTCTTTAGCCCATAATTTTTCAGCTATCTCTTTATCTTGTATTTTAAACAGATAATTATAATTTGCAGGTGGAATATCAATATATACTGTAAGAAATTCCATATTATCGCTTTTGTCAAACTTAACTGTGCGAAATGTGGCGGATTTATCTTGCAGTAAATCTACTAAAAATACTTTTTCAAGTTTAATAGTTTGTACCGCGGTATACGTTGGAATAAAAACATACCAATAGTAATTATGTGGCACTAGATCACTGGGTTTTATCATAACATATTATTCCAAATAGTCATTTGTTTTAACTGGGTGTTTAAATGTTGATACCCATTTTTCAATACAGTCATCACAAATTTCAAAATCCCAGGTATCCATATCAAATTTTGAACCATATCCAAATAAAATTGAAAAATTGGTTATGTTTGAACATACAAATTGATATTCATCTGTGATATGGGTTTCTTTACCACAACAATCACAAGCCACCATAGATACTATTTTTTCTGTTGTAGTTACTTCTTTTTCAATGTATTTAATCATGATTAATTTTCTTTTTTTTGGTTTTAATTTTAGAATCACATAGAGAAGACATTAGATCCTCCTGTTGTACCATATATTCTATAAATTTTTTATGAGACATAACATCGAAACAAACATAATCAATTATATTTTTAAAATTTGGAATTGCAACTATTAATTCTTCATCATTTGATAGAGTTTCAATGGCATATTTAAATTCTAAAATTGATGGTTTGTGGTTATATCCATACGCCATAACATAATTATAATTATTATCCATAAACACCAAATAATATTCGAACTCTTTAAAAGTTGTTGTCATTTTTTAATCCTGTAGAGTTATTGAAAAAACACTCCCATAACTGGGTTAAGTAGATGCAATGTATTATTTTCAATTCATTATACATTTTTTTTAAAAACAATTGGATCTGACGCTTTTCCTTTTTCACGAGTATTGGAAACCTGAAATTTTCTTTGGTGGTTATTATCAACAGCAACACCCGACCATTCAATACTTTCTGAAAAATCACCATAAAAATTACTTTCATTGTTATGGATTGCTTCATAATTTACAACATATTCTCTACCACCCACAATGAATATATCACCACTTTTTAACTCTTTAAGTTCATCAAAAGTATATCTGACCATGTTTTTCACATTATAATTTAAAATTTGATGTAATGTTTAATAAACTACTAAACAAATTAAGTATATTCAAATATAAATCCATTGCTGCCTCTATTGGAGTAACATCGGTGTATAGAACTCGCTGTGTATCATAAATCATGTAAAATGAAAACATAATAGCCACACAATATGAAATATATAATGATAGTAATGAACTTCCTATAAATATGTTGATTACCATTAATAGTAACATACCAATTAACACCCAAAATAAATAAGTGCCCATAGTTAAGAAATTTTTACGAGTGGTTGATGCGTAAAGTGTCAAACCACCAGTGATAAACGTTGTTAATGTTAATGATTGTATAATCACATCACTTGATCCAATACTGATAAAATGATTTAATGTAGGTACTAAAGTTATACCTGTAAATAAAGTAAAAAGATAATATGCCACTGGAACTTTTTTAAATATAAACCAAAAAAGAATCAAAAATTCCAACAATATTAAAATGAAAAATGTAACAGCTGTCAATACATGTGTGTATGGTAATATTGCCCATGATCCAAGCATTGCCAATAAGACCCCATTAAACACATACGAGTATGTTTTTCCTAATTTTTGTAAATTGTCACTTGTAGTATTACTAACTAATTGCATGTTTGTACCCTCTATATATTAAAATTAATTTTTCACCTATTTATCAATTCGTACAGTTCGTCACGTAAAGTTTCGATTTCAAATTCCATTGCATTAATTTTTGCTTTCAATTCATTAATCTTTTCTTCTGAAATACGTTCCTCTAAAAATAAATCAATCATATCATTTATTAATACTAGTTCTGAAAAATCAGTTTTAAAAATCAACTCCGATTTAACATTATTCCTTGTTCGATACACCGAAATTCCAGAATCTTCTTTTTCAATACACAAGGTAAAAATTGTTTTACTGTTTTCTGATAAGAAACTATTGTCATCTCTTAACAATGGTTCGAGTGATTTAGGAATCTGTTTTTTCCTTTTCTAACGTATTTTTAATGATGGTAGTGTCAAATACTTGACCTCTATAAATTACTCCCGCAAAACCATCGTTTATTACCTCTGTATTTAATTCATCAAAAGTTTTACCATTTAACATATAATGGTATAACCACATTTTTTTCTTATATACCTCAGGAATATCTTTTAATTGGTGGTATTGACAATGTACACCATTTTCATAATTTGCAAATTCACATTCTTGGAAAATAATATCGGCATATTCCCAGAATGACATTAATCGCCAAAAATCAAATTGTGTGTCCCCACTGTAAAAAAACTTAATTCCATCTTCCTGCCATTTCAAACCAAATGCAGGTACTTCATCTTCATCATCAACAATATGTGGTAGTCTAACTGGATAAAATTCAGTTCCTAGAAATTGAAATCCATCTCTAGGTCTAATACGTCTAACATCGAAGTAATCATCCAATCCAACTTTACTATTTTTATTATGACACCCCATATTTCCTTTTAAAACATTCTCCCATAAAACATCCATTACCTTTGGGTTTGCAAATAACATAGGTTTTTCTGCGTTAGGATTAAAAAATGTTTTGAATCCAATAAGTTCGAGACCACCATTATGGTCGCCATGGTTGTGCGTAATAAAAATATGTTTAATATCTGTTACATCAATATTGTTATACTCTAAAGCCTCACCAATATGATAACCTACATCAATTAACAGATTAGAAGTAACTACTTCAGTTACTCCTTCCTCTGATACAATAGTTCCTGTCTTGGTTATTAAAATGTTGGAATGGAAATTTTCTTTTATTGAAACAAATGCACTTCCACTACCTAAAAATTTAATTATCATTCATTTTCACCATTATGACCCAGTAAAATAACCCATTTCATCTTCATCACCATCATATTCTTCATTACCATAATTTTCTTCATCTGCAAGATCTTCTAAGATTTCTTGTAGATTATATTGTGTATCAGAAATTTTTTCTGAAATTTTTTGATATTCAAAATCATCAATATCATCAATAATGGTATCTAATTGAGTTACTAAATCGTCTAAAGTATTCAATAATTGTTCAATAATATGTTCGTCTTTAATTGTTTCTGCTTCTAATGAGATTTCTGCCAAAGTTGATTTAATGGTTGCAATAGTCATAAACTGTCTCCAAGTTTTTATGTTATTTAAAAATAGTTGTTTTAAAGACCGATGAGTGGTGGAACATCATCATCGGAATAGTCTGAGTTTGGGTTCATCATATGTTTAATCTGATCTAAAATCTCTTTTTGAGTCCCTTTTATACCTGGTTGATCCATATTTAAATTGTTGATGGTTACTGATTTTATTTCAAGTTTCTGTTTTTCAATTTCCATTTTCTCTTTTTGTAGAGTGAAATTCAAAAGAGCCTTCGATGCGTCACTAGCATTTCCCAATGCTTGTTGTGCTACCTCCGAAATTCTCGCAGCAGATTTATCATCAATTTTACCCATAATTTCAATTAATTCATCATGATCGTTTAAACTTTTTTGTGCTACTTTCATTAGAATTATTTTTGAAAAATCTGCAAGACCAAGATCTGTTTCCATTGCTCGAAACATTGAAATATCTTGATCCGTAATCAATGAAGAGGAATAAATGGGTTGGTTTGTCAAAGGATTTATAGAAACTACTGATTCTTCAATTTTTTTATCGTCAACTATATTATCGATATTGAGCATCTTTGATAATTTCTTACTTACTATATCCAAAATGAATCTCCTTTTTATTGTTATAAAATACCTATTTATCCAAAATACAAAACCATTATACAAAAAATATTTATTTTTTTGCGTTTATTATTTTAAAAAATAATCATTAACGTCAACATATAGTAAATTTTGTGGGACGGTGCTTTTTTGTAAAATAGGTAAAAACAACGTGTGGTTACACTGGAAAAAATATATGAAATCCGATAATTCAATCAGCTATCATTATGTTTACAAAATTACAAATATTAATCCTCCTGATGAAAAAAAGTATTACATTGGTGTTAGAACAACCAAAAATAGAACACCTCAAGAGGATAGTAGTTACATGGGATCATCAAAACATTTAAAATCCGCGATTAAAAAACAAGGAAAACAACATTTTTTTAAGGAAATATTATCTACTTGGAATTCAAGGGATGAAGCAAATGTAGAAGAAATAAGATTACATTCATTGTACTCAGTTTCGAGTAATGTCGAATATTACAATATGGCAGAAGCTGTAAGTGTTGGGTTTTGTACATACGGAAATGTTCCCGTTATCGATACAAATACGGGTAAAACACTTTCAGTGTCGTTAAAAAATTTTAATGAAACTTGTCATTATGTAACAAATTCAAAAGGTTGGGTATCTGTTATTGATACCCGAACAAATGAAACTACAAGAGTAACAGTGGAAAATTATCATCGATATGGATATTATAAGTGTATCAACACAGGTACCTTAGTGGTTATTGATACTCGAGACAAAAAGCGAAAAAAAGTGTCGGTAGAAGATTATTACAAACACGAACATTTTGAATGTTTGAGTGTGGGAAAATTAACGGTTAAAGATACTCGCACAAACAAACTAGTTAAAGTTTCAGTTGATGATTACTATAGATATGATTATTTTCAACATCCCTTCATAGGTCAAGTTACAGTAATTGATACACGTGATGGAACAGTGAAAAATGTAAGTAGAGAAGAATTTTTAAATAATAATCATTTTGTTTCACCCTCAAAAGGTAGAGTCAGTGTTATCGATTTGCGAGATGGTGTTAAAAAAATGGTTTCACAAGATGAATATCAAAATAATGAGTATTTCGTTTCTCCTGTCAAAGGGTTAGTTACAGTTATTGATACTCGTGATGGAGTAACTAAAAATGTCACGAGAATGGAATATCAAAGCACCGATAATTATATTTCGGTGGCAAGTAAAAAAGTGAATATTTACAATGCCTCACATGAGTTAAAATATACCATTTGGGGAAAATTTAGAGAAACCTGTGTCAAACTAAAAATCCCTGCGAGATTATTTAAAGAATCGTGTAACAATAACTCAAAACCCATTGTACACAAAAAATTTAATGGTTGGTATGCGATTGAAGTAAAATAATCCAGCTTATTGGTATTCATCCCCATAGTACAAATCCTGAATATCGATTTCTCTGATTTCACCTGTTTTTTTGTTTCTAATAGTAATCTGTGTTTTACCATCCAGACAGTAAACAAATTTTAGCGATTTACCCCTAGCTGCGTTCGCAGTTGTAGCTTCCGCAATGATACGCATACCATTATCAAATTCTACCGAGGTTTCATTGTTCTTAATCATCCCAGGTTTTAACCAGTTTGGAGCAGAATAATACATATCTTTTATTCGCTTCAATACTTCAACAGAATGTGCTTGTTTGTGAGCAACAATTAAAATATCCCCTTTTGCTACAGGAAAACATGCTTCATAAAGTAAATAAAAAGCACCAATGGTTGTATTATGACTGAGAATGCCATTCGTATAATATCGATGATCTTCACTTTCTACCGAAAGGTCATACATAGGTGTTGATTCGATTGTTTTCTTTACAGAAATTATTTTTTCTAATCCATCTTCTGTTACAATGAAATCATCAACGGTTAAATCTTTTACAAAAATTGAATTGTAATTACTATCAAAAACAATATGATTATCTGCACATTCCAATATGTGATTTTCAGTAATCACTTCCCATACACAATAATCAACGGTCTTATTACTACCAATTATTTTTTGAAATCCCGTGTCTGTATTTACTGACCACCCATCAACTAAAAGTTGTTCAATAAATTTTTGTTTTTCATTCATACTGTATCCATTAAGTTTTTCACAATTCAAAATCATCGATTATTTCTAATTATACAATTGGTTGTGAAATAATTACAAAAACAGTCAAATTTTTTTGATGATTAGCTATCAAATATCTATACCACATCGGTAAAAGTTTGATGACTTATGGTTGGGGTTGTCAATTACCCCAACCTAAAGGTCGGGGTTTTTCGGCAGAGCGAGGATAAATATCAATATGGTTCACTTTAAATGGGTGGTAACAATGATTAAAGATATTATAGTTGGTTCAAGTAGTTATACAGGTGTTCCTGCAACTGGTGCACAAATTACGTTCACAACACCTGGAACTTATACGTGGATATGTCCATCCAATGTAACTACGGTTTGTGCAGTTGCCATTGGTGGTGGTGGTAGTAGTGGAGCATACTATACTGGTGGTGCTGGTGGTGGATTATCTTATTTAAACAATATCGCTGTAACGCCAGGTCAATCTTATACCGTAGGTGCAGGTGGTATCGGTTCAGGTGGTATCGGTTGTATTGCAGGTGGTATCGGTTCAGGTGGTATCGGTTGTATTGCAGGTGGTATCGGTTCAGGTGGTATCGGTTGTATTGCAGGTGGGAATAGTTCAGTATTTGGTATGGTAGCTGGTGGAGGTGGTGGAAATAGTGCCCCTGGTTATAATAATGCACCACCACAAGGTGGTTATGATAATGCGGGAACTAGCGGGAGATCACCATACAACTACTCTACTAACAGTTCAATTTACAACGTAGGTGGTGCTGGTGCTGGTGGTACTGGCATTTTTGGTGGAACAGGTGGTGGAACAGGTGGTGGAACAGGTGGTTTGCCTGGCGGTATAGATAACTCCAATAATACAACTACTATCAGTGGTTCGGTTGGTATTGGTGGTGGTGGCGGATCAGGGTGTGGATATGACTATATAGATTCAAAAGGTGGGAATGGAGCAGTTAGAATAATTTGGGGTTCTGGTAGAGCTTTTCCTAATACAAATACGGAGGATTTATAATGAAAATGTATATTGAACTTAAAGATGGAGTTATTCACAATCATCCTATTTTGGAAGATAATTTAATTCATTTAGGCTTTGATATTAATAACTTACCAAATAATTATGTTGAGTTTGTTAGAGATGATTATTCCATTTCATCCACAAAATTAAAAGCTGGACAATGGTTGGAATATTATGCAGAATATAATGAAGCAAATAAAATAGTGTATGAATATTCTATAGTTATGGGTGAGGCTATTCCTGCAGATCCAAATATGTTTCCTCCAGGGTTACTGATTGGTCGTGAATAGTTTAGGGTGGTGAAGTAATTTTTTTTTTAATCATAAATAATTCAAATCGGGTAAATTAGAGGGTATGTTATGATTAAGGATATTATATTAGGTTCATCAGAAACATTGACATCGACAGGCAGTGGTTCTGGTGATTCAAATTGGGATAAGGTAAGTTTATTATTAACCGGAAACAGTTTGTTAGATAGTAGTTTGTCAAACAATACTGTTTCTATTGTAGGCAACACGACTACATCATCTACACAGAAAAAATACAATAACACTAGTATTTATTTTGATGGTAGTGGTGATGAACTGTATGTTTCAAAAACAACTAGTCAGTTGATTGGACTATCAAATGATTTTACTGTTGAATTATGGTATTATGCTGATGGTAATCAATCTGCGTGGACGGGTATTATAAACAACTATCAAAGTGGTGGTTGGGGTTCAAATTCTAGTTGGTGGCTTGGATATGATGGTTCAGGTAGTAATGTACAAATTGGTGTAAAAACGGATTCTTCTCAAACATCAACTACACCAGTAAATGTTTCAGTTAATACATGGCATCATATTGCGTTTGTGCGTTATGGAAACAATTATACCATGTATCTTGATGGTGTTGGTGTAGGAACAGTTACTAATTCGGGTACGATAGTAGATACCAGCACAAAATTGGAAATTGGTGCCTGGGGTAATAATGTATATAATGTTAAAGCTTATATGAGTGACATTAGAATTACAAAAGGTGTTGCTAGATATACTACAACATTTACACCACCTATTTCATCATTACCAACAGCAGCATTTGTTGCGACATTAGCAACACCAGCTTCCGATCCTAATACATCTAAATATGTTACTCTCCTATTAAATGGTGAGGGAACAAATGGATCTCAAAACAATACGTTTATTGATTCATCCTCTAATAACGCAACCGTCACTAAATATGGTGATGTTACTCAAGGTTCATTTGGACCATTTGGTAATTCGTGGAGTGTTTATCTTGATGGTGCTGGGGATGATTTATATATACCTACTTCTTATGGTATTGGAGTTGGAGATTTTACTGTTGAAGCCTGGGGATATTTAAATGTACTATCTTCATGGAGTGATATTATCTGTTTTATTGGTAGTACATCATGGGGATTAACCACGAATAACGGTGATATTGGTGCTTATAACATTGGTATAAACACATCGGGCACTATAATACCTACAAATTCATGGAACCATTTATCAATTACGAGACAATCGGGTACAGTTAGATTATTTTTAAATGGTAGTCTTATAGGATCATCCACAAATAACACATCATTGGATAATACAAGTGTTAGAATTGGTGCCTGGGTATCATCTGGTACTGAAAACTGGAACGGTTATATTTCAAATCTTAGAGTAGTAAAAGGTACTGCACTTTATACCTCTAATTTTACTCCACCAACATCACCTTTAACAGCAGTTTTGGGAACAGTATTGTTGACTTGTCAATCAAATTGGATAAAAGATAATTCAGTCAATAATGTAACAATAACAGTAAATGGTGATACTAAAGTAGTTAAAGATAGTCCTTTTCCTGAAGTTTATGATAAAACTGTTCATGGTGCAAGTGTTTATATACCATCAACGAGTTATTTGTCCATACCTACCTTAGCAAATTATGGATTAGATGGGGATTTTACTGTTGAGGCATGGATTTATCCAAATAGTTATTCGACGTACGCCTATATTTTTTCAGTTACTAACAATCCTAATGGGTTTGTATTTTATATTAATGGTGGTTATCTTAAAGTTCGAGCATATTATAACACTGATTTATTGTCCGTAACTGCACCACCATTAAATGTATGGTCTCACGTTGCCGCAACCAGAAGTGGTTCAACACTTAAAATTTTTATAAATGGTGTTCAAATGGGCAGTGTATCCAATTCAACCATTTTTCCTGCAAATGCTATTAGAGTTGGTGTGGATGGTACTGGTGGTGACTGGAATGGATATATATCAAATTTAAGAGTAGTGAAAGGAAGTGCACTCTATACTAACAATTTCACTCCACCATCATCACCACTAAACATCGTTACAAATACATCAGTTTTATTGAAATTCGATAATGCTGGAATTATTGATTCTAGTGGGAAAACTGATTTAACAACTTATGGAAATGCTCAAATTAGTACAACATCAAAAAAATTTGGTACAGGTGCTATCTACTTTGATGGTAGTGGTGATTATCTAATAACACCTCCAATATCAAGTAGTTATTTGATTGACACCACTGTTAACTACACTATAGAATGTTGGGTAAATATTACTGCAAATCCAAATACAGGTTATGGTCCTGTATTTGTTTTAAATGGTGGTAGTTCAGGTACAAATGGCATTAGTGTTTGGATTTATAATAGTACCATCAATTTTTGGAATAATGGTTATTCTGCACCATTTGGTACATCAGGAAGTATTAGTTTTAATACCTGGTACCATATCGCTTATGTAAAAAATGGAACTACACTTACAGGTTATGTGAATGGTATATCTGTTGGAACTGCAACTACGGTTACTGCAAACGGTGCTACTAATCAAATATATATTGGTGGAACATCCGCCGGTAAATCGTGGGATGGTAATTATTCATATTTGGGTTATATTGATGATTTTAGAATTACTAAAGGAAAAGCTCTTTATACTAGTAATTTTACACCACCCACAACATCATTAACATTATAATACAAATTTAATCATTTTAATCCTATTACATTTTTTTAAGTGTGATAGGATTTTTTACTCTCGCAATTGACTTAAAAACACATACCCTAATTGTGATGAATGTTTCCTATAGGATGAAGATAAATAACTGTATCGACTAATTACAAATGAGGAGTAATACATGATTAAAGATATTATATTAGGTTCATCCGAAATAGTAACAGTAAGTGGTACAGGTGATCCAAATTGGAGTAACGTTGCGTTGTTATTAAATGGTGATGATTTATTGGATCATTCGAGTAATTCTAAAACCATAACTGTTAATGGTACTATATCAATTAATACAACTACAAAGAAATACGGAACAGGTTCATATTATAGTTCATCTGCTGGAAATTATTTAACAGTTACAAATATGGGTTTATTTGGATCTTCTAATTTTACAATGGAAGGATGGTTTTATAAGATAGCTAGCACTGGAAATGGGTTGACAAGTTATTTTTCATATAACCAATATACGGATGGTATTTTATTCCGCGACGATTGTTTATATATTAATGGTTTGAATTTAGGTTCATTTTCATCAGGTTTATCAACAAACACTTGGCACCATATAGCATTAGTCCGTGATGGAAACACTTTTACAATTTATTTAGATGGTGTGTCGACTAAACAATATAGTAGTAATGCTGTTATTTCACCATCATCCACAACAACATTATGGGTGGGTGCGGCATCACATAATGCAGGTAGTGAAGGGTTTTATGGGTATATTGATGATGTAAGAGTAACTAAAGGGGTTGCGGTTTATACTGCAAATTTTACACCAACACAATTACAGATTGGAGCTTTCACAACTTCACCTGTTTCTGCTTCCGATCCAAATACATCGAGATATGTTTCTTTATTATTAAATGGTGATGGTACAAACGGTGCACAAAATAATACTTTTGTTGATAGTAGTTCAAGTAATTTGACTGTTACTAGGTATGGTGATTCAACACAGGGCTCATTTGGACCTTTTGGTAATAGTTGGGGTGTTTCTTTTAATGGTGCATCCGATTATTTAGAGGTACCAACAGCTTTTGCAGGTTTAACAAATACAACATCACCATTTACAGTCGAAGGTTGGTTTAATAGTAATATATCTATTTCTGGTATTTGTCCAATCGGTATGAATAGTAAGAGTTCAGGGACAAATGTTTTATTATGGGGTGGTGATTTATGGGTAAATAATACGAATGTATTTTCATTTAGTACAAACCATACCGATGTAGTAAAATATAATTGGTATCATGTTGCTATTTGTTACAATGGATCAACAGTAAAATGGTATGAAAATGGTAATTTAATTTATACTTATAATGGGGCATTAACAGTTGCACCTAATGATTGTACATTAGGAATTGGTGCTGAATTTGACGCTGCAAATGGTGGCAGTCCAGGCAATTATCATAATGGTTACATAAGTAATTTTAGAGTTAGTAATATCGTTCGTTATACATCGAACTTTACACCACCAACATCTAATTTTGTTTCAGATACAAATACTTTACTATTAACCTGTAGTGGTAATATGTTTAAAGATTATTCATCACTTAATAAAACAATATCAATTTTTAATACACCAAAAATTGTAAAGGAATGTCCATTTCCAGAAGTGTATGATAAAACTGTTCAAGGTGGAAGTGCTTATTTTGATGGTACAGGTGATTATTTGACTACTAATGGAGTATCTATTTCATCAGCAACAAATTATACCTTAGAATTCTGGTTTTATACCACCGATGTAACTGCAAGTTATCACAGAATTATTCATAATAACTCCAATGGTAATATTTATTATTGGTACACCAATGGGACAACATTATATGGTTATAATGCTGACATTGGTACCCTTATTTCTGCAGGGACATTTGTTCCAGGTCAATGGACTCATGTTGCGATTAGTAGAGTGAGTACAACGACCACGGTGTATTTAAATGGGGTTTCTACAAAAACGTATTCTGGTTCAAGTGCATTCACTACGATTGGTAATACAATTGGTGGCGGTCCAGCTTCAGAATATTTTACTGGATACTTATCTAATATTCACATTGTAAATGGTACAGCATTATATACCTCCAATTTTACACCATCAACATCTCCATTAACAGCAATTGCAAACACCTCATTACTATTGAAGTGTGATAATGCTGGTATTATCGATGCAATAGGTAAAAATGATTTGGTTACTTATGGTAATGCTCAAATTAGTACAGCTAAGAAAAAATATGGTACAGGCAGTATGTATTTCGATGGTTCAAATGGTTATTTGGTAATACCCCACAATACCAATTTAAATATGGTAGGAGGTAATTTTACTATTGAGTTTTGGGCTAATTTTGCGGCAAATCAAAACGGTCCTGTTATTTCGAAATGGATAAATGGTAAAGGTGAATTTTATTTTGGTATTCATAATTCAGCAGTACAATGTGCAATTTTAAATAGTTCCAGTGCTGGGAATACCTCTGGTGGTACATTTTGTTCAGCAGGTGCATTTACAACGAATGTTTGGAATCATTGGGCTGCGGTTAGAAATGGTGATAATATTTTAATGTTTAAAGATGGTGTTTTACAATCAACTACATCATTTACTGGTAATATTTTTACATCTGATTCAAAATTAACATGTGGGTATAATTTAGACAATGGTTGGACAATAAACGGTTACATAGATGATTTAAGAATCACAAAAGGGAAAGCGTTGTACACATCAAACTTTACACCTCCATCTACACCACTAACACCATAATTATGTGTTGAAATTTAAAACCCCTTCCATTTAAATAATTGGCGAAGGGGTTTTAATCATCATTGTATAGTTAATACTGTATAGTAATTTTTTGGTTCATGAAAAAATGTAGTGTAATCAGAAACAACATTTACCAAAGAAAGTGTATTGTTTGTGGATTCAATTTTCTCAATTTTTTCTAAATCAAACATAATGTATGGAATAAAATATCCACCCCCATCTGCCATAATTTTAATAGTATTACCTACGTTATTATAGGCTAACAAAATTTTATCACCAATTGCCTCATGTATTCGGATTTTAATATTCTGATTGATGTAAAAAGAACCATCATCTTTACAATTTAAAAATTTTTTCTCTACATCCAAGATTTTAAAGTTACTAAATGTTTTTGATGATATTACTATCACATTTGCAGTACCTCTTCGATTTTTTCTACCAATGTTATTTGCTTCATTTTGAATGATACCAAAAATTTTAATATCAACATCATCCACAAAAGTAAATTTTTCTGCACGATCAACAATTTCACATAACATCTTATTTTCGATTGATTCATATAAAACTGAAAAGGTGTCATGTAAATTATGTTGTGGTGTTTTATCTTGTTGCAATGTATCTAAAAAGTCTAAAGTAATTTGACATACAGATTCATTATCTGTTTCTACCACAATATCATCGGTTTGTAATGAAAAAGAAGTGTTGGAATCATTAGAAACATACATAAATTTTATGGTATCCTGTTTTTTTGATACAGGTTGTATCTGCATAATATCATTAATGATTGATTTTTTTAAAAAATTAACTACAGCATTCAAAAATATATTCTTAGTATCTTCAGTCTGAGATATTAACAGTTGGTTTGATAGTAGTTGTATTGCAACATTATGTTTACCGCAACCTGGTGTAAAATCAATTTTTTCTACAATTTGCATAATTTTCCTCTAACGATTTTTAATTAATGGTTGTGTTTCTTCACCAAAAAATAATTTTTCAGTTTTATATTTTTTTAGCCAATTAGCGGTATCTTTAGCTTGTTCAATAAATTCTGGTGACACCTTCTCCCATCGCTCATCTGATTCAGAATCCCAACCACCTTTTGTTTTATCAGGAACATAATTTTCCAATGAATGAATTACTTCATCAATAGTTTTATATTCACTAAAGGCACTTTCAATCATGCTCGCAGAATGTTGTTTTAACCCAGGAATTGTATTAATACCCAACAATTCTTCTGCATGACATTTAGTACAACTGCACGGAACACAAGTGCAATCACCAATATGAATGCCACTTAATTCAGTTAGGAATATATCAAATAATTCATCAACTCTTTCATCTAATTTAGATTTTATATTATCTTCTGGACACCAATAATCAATATCTAAATCTTTTCGGATTTTTTCAATATCATAATCTGTTTTTTTAGATTCAAACCAAGCAAATTCAATAATATTTTCCATTCTGGAAATTTTTATCTTTAACCAAAATTCTTTTTTGTCTGATTCTGTTAATTCAACTATCGAATCTAGTGGATTATCTTTATATATTATATGCATGTTATGTAAGTTTTGTAATAATTAAATGGTTATCAATGTCAATTATACTATATTCTTTTAGAGGTAAAAAAAACCTAACAAGTTATTTGTTAGGCTTTTTAATTATGATGTTAACTAAGATTTAAACAAAAAGTTTATTTCTTTCACCAGCAAACCATGATGCGAATTTCATCCAATCTTTATCACTGATAGGCATAGATACACCATTTTCCATTTTTAATACAGTAGAATTAAACGCATTATTCATGATTGCAATTGTAATTGCAGCCACTGTATCCTGTGTTTCTTTAGTTAATGTAATTTTATAAGTTTTACCATTCAACTCATAATCTACACCAGCTCTTTTAGCATCTAAAGCCGCTAAATCTGCAGCTACTTTTTCTTCTTGTGCTTTAAGTTCTGCAGCTGTAAACGCTCTAATGTCACCATTAGTTTCTTTAATTAATCTTCCTTGGAAAGTAAAACCTTCTTGAAGTGTATCAAAACCAGTGGTATCAAAATCTTCTGCAGGATTAACAATAATTTCTGTTGATATACCATCTTTACCAAATTTAACGTATGTAGTCATTTTAAATATCTCCTTTTTTTAGTTTAATTATCTATTGCCATAATCTCTGGCACATGCAGTCCAGATATTTGCAAAGTTAGCAGTAGTATAACCTAAATTCCATTTTGATGAATTTAACGTTGCTAACATTCTTAAATCACAAATAGTAGATGAACCATCAATTAATGTGGAAAGATTGTAAATTTTATTAATATCAACAAATGTTTCACCACCATTACTACTAGTCCATTTATACATTGAAGCAGATAGTAAAATAATAACTGTAGTATTGGCAGGAATAGTAACAGTCATAGATGAATTGTTAGGTGTATTTCCACCTGTATATTGATATACATACGAATGACTTGTATTTGTAACAGAATTATAAGTTGTGGCATTTGGCGTAATAACTACTGCACCAGATCCTTCATGACCATACACCCACCCTGCAGCAAAATCCCAATACAACGTTTTATTTAATGATGACCCTGTTGTGTTTCTAACTGGTATTGCTAGGAATGAGTTTGGACAGTAACCACCGTTATTGTAGGAGCCGTTGTATGCCGCTTGATAACTTCTATCTGTACCAACGATGTTATCGTGTCTAGCCCATAGAATTTGTGGACCTGGTTGTGCATCCGAACCAGAAAAACCATCATGTGTTGAATGTGAGGTTCCCAAACCATAACCAGATAATAAACACATTGCCTGAATTAATGAGGTATCACCATTTCCAGATAGATAAGAATAATATGTTGTCCATGGTCCACTACTTGAACTTACTGGATAACCAGAAGCTCTATCCCATACGTTGTATAACGCACCTACAGAATAACCTTCTTTACCTTGATAACTGGATGCACTTGTTGATGCACTGCTAGCATTAACAACAGTAGTAGAAATAGATGCATTTCCAGTTCCATCAAATGAAACTGAACCAGTAACGTCCCCAGTTAATGCGATTGTTCTTGCAGTTGCTAATTTAGTGGCAGCAGCAGCAGTTGCAGTTAGACCTAATTTACCATCAATGTTTGTTTGTAATGTTGTAACTGCTGAAGCTCTTGTAGATACTTCACTTGCCAAATTGTTGGTTAAAGTGGTAATTGCTGAAGCTCTTGTAGATGCTTCAGTTGCCAAATTATTGGTTAAAGTAGTATCTGCGTTTTGTCTTGCGGTTACTTCCGCAGTCAAATTATTGGTTAAAGTGGTATCTGCTGCTTGTCTTGCAGTTGCCTCAGTAGTAATCGCTGTTGAACGAGCAGTTTCAGCTGCGGTAATAGCAGTTTGCAATGCAGTGTCTGCTGCTTGTCTTGCAGTTGCCTCATTTGCGATATTAGTAGCAACAACACTACCGATTTTTTTAAATATTGAATCGACCATTTGTATCTCCTATTTAATAATTTTTAATTTCAATAAATCATTTCATTTTTTAAAATGAAACATCACCTAAATAGTGAAGTTTCTATACCTATTTCTAGGTCTTATAAAGATTTTTATTCCCTAAGAAAACCATAATATTTTCTATTTCAAGGACACACATTGTTTTAATTTCTTAGAAAATACAATGACCATGAATTAAAAATATTATGATTTTCTCATCCTTTATATCCATACAAAAAGTGGTATTTTAGAAAAGGGATGATAAAAAATTAAATAATTCCACTTTTATTTATTCACAAACATCAAAATGATGATGAGTTGATGGGAAAATAACCATGAATCCAAAATATAGTATTTCTAAATTTTAGTTTTGTTGGTATTAAATTTTTAATATATCAACTATTTTACATTTGACCACTTAATTGACTAAAAATATTTATTTTTTGAAGTTAAAAAAACTCCAACATATTAAACATTGGAGTTTTTAGTAGAGTAAATATTAACTATTATTTACTTGGTTCTACAGGCCATGCAATTTGCTCAGGTGTTGTAACATAGGGTTGAACACTTGGAAAATTACGTAATGCATTACGATAAGCTGCCCATTCTGCTTTTTTTGCATCTGATAATGCCGCGTCTGGAAGTTGTGTCCAATCAGACATTTTCAATAAATCTGTACGAACAGTTCTAATATAATTAAAGAACTGTTCGTTGGTTGGAGGAACGATTGTTTCCGCCTCAAAATATTCAACATACCCTAATTCAGCTAAACCGACTTGGTCTTTTAAACCTGTTCTAGCTAATACATCCAAATATGGTATTTTACTTTCTGTAACAATACCACCAACTTCTAAATTATAATAAACCATTACATATCTCCTGTACCTGTTGATGGGAATGAACGACCAGATCCCCAAATTATACGAACGCAACCACGACCACCTTTATTTAATCCGTAACCCATTGGACTACTACTACCAGTTCCGCCACCGCCACCGCCATATAAACCACCTACTTTTGTACCAAAAACACCTATACTCCACCATGGGTTTTCACCAATGTCACCATCTGTACCACCGGAACCACACATACCACCCGAATGTGCCCGTGAACTTCCTGATGTACCTTGACCAAATGGACCAACACCACCACCTGCACCTGTACCATAAGTAGAAGAGTACATATAACCACCTGCTGCACCGCCACCAGATCCATTGTGATTGGCACCATTTTCTCCAGATCCACCGTTTCCTGTATAACCGCCGGCACCACCACCAGAACAAGCCCATTGTCCTGAACCATAACCACCATTACCACCACCACCTCTATATGCTCCACCACCACCAGCATTACTACCATTGGAACCGCCATTAGCATAGAGTGTAGATGTATTTATGAAGTATGATTGACCACCGGATAAATCACCACCATTCCCATCACCACCTTTACCAACTTGAACCGTATAATCTGTACCTGGTGTTACTGGAATGTTATTACCCCACGATAAAGCTCCACCAGCTCCACCACCATAAGACCATTGTGAACCACCACCAGCTCCACCACCGATACAAACTACAGAAACAGATGTTACCCCAGGAGGACATCTCCATGTATAAGTACCATGTCCAGAACCATAGAAAGCTTGTCCAACTAATGAACCACTACCACCAACAACAGTTCCAGAAACAGTAGTAGAAATAGATGCATTTCCTGTTCCATCGAATGAAACCGAACCAGTGACGTCACCAGTTAAAGAGATAGTTCTTGCAGTTGCTAATTTAGTTGCTGCTGCTGCAGTTGCAGTTAGACCTAATTTACCATCAATGTTTGTTTGTAATGTTGTAACTGCTGAAGCTCTTGTAGATACTTCACTTGCCAAATTGTTGGTTAAAGTGGTAATTGCTGCTTGTCTTGCAGATGTTTCAACAGCTATAGCAGCTGCTTGTGCAGTTGAAACAGGTTTTGATAAGTCGGCTGTATTATCAACGTTAGTTAAACCAATTGCTGATTTATCTAATACACCATTTACAAAATTAGTACCATTCCATTTAATAATGTCGTTCACTTGTTTATTTGAAATTAATACATCATTTAATGAACCTAAAGCATGGTTATGATTGGTTTTACTATAGGTAAGATTTGTAAACTCTCTAGTTGCGATAGTTTCAAATGTTCCACCAATTTGACCAACTTTGAAGAAATCATCTAATTCATCAAATAATAGAGCAAAATCAGACATATCACCACGATCAACTTGGATACCAGCTTTACCTAAAGTAACACCTGAACCAATTTCTCCGGAATTAACTACAATAATGTTATCTTTAACATTTACAATTGTTGAGTTTACAGATGTTTGTGTACCGTTAACTGTTAAGTTACCACCAATAGTTAAATTACCACTCAATTGTTGACTAGTTCCAGAAATAGTGCTACTAAACACAGTTGGTGCAGATACTTGTACCTCATTAGTTGCACCAATACGAACATTAGAACCGGTACCAACTGCATTTAAAAATACGTCAGCGTTAATTCCTGATGTAGATATATTTACTGATTTTTCAGATTCAACTGTAGTTGTGCCAGTCCCAGAAGTTTTCATATCAATTGACTGATTACTATCTGAATGAATGTTAATTGTAGTTGCAGTTGTACCCAAAATAGCTGTATCACCAATATACAATGTATTTGTCGATAATTTGGCTTCATCAACGAAGATTGTTTTAAATCTTTGTGTTACTGAACCAATATCAATGTTAGCACCGCTTGGTAAAATTGTACTTGCTACAGTAAGTGATTTTGCATTGAAATCTTGTAACACGCTACCTGCTAAATTGGCTTTTAATGCATCTGCAGCTTTATAGGCTGTATCCAGTGCATTAACTGTATTCGATAATGTAGTAATAGCAGTTGTTCTAGATGTATTTGCAGAGGCAATATCAGCAGATAAACTATTATCAGCTGCCTGTCTTGCAGATGCTTCATTTGCAACAGCGGTTGCAACTACACTACCAATTTTTTTAAAAATTGAATCAACCATTTTGTATCTCCTTTTAAATAATTTTGGGTTAATAGATTTTTTTTCATTTGAAATTTGAATAAATCCAACTTTATTTATCCAAATTTCAAAATATACATGATATTTATTTTTTAAAAAAATATCACAAAATTCATATTTTAATATGATTTACTTTTATTATTTTACATTCACAGCGATAAAAATAACAAATTATTTTTTTAAAATTAATGGGTTTTGACTACCATATATTAATGCCGAATCAATATCCTCAATATCAAATGTTCTTTCACATTCATGACACTGATAACATTGTGATTTACATACAGATAATATTTTTTCTAATCTTATTCCTTTTTCAGTCATCCAAATATTATTATATAGATATTTTTCTTTAATTTCGGTGTAAATGTCGGGTGTTAAGTATCTATATTCATGATCATCTGTTACTCGATTTAGTTTCCAGGTACTCATTGGAGCTGCTTCTAAATTATAAATATTTTCAAAGGTTTTGTCGATGATGATATAATCTTTTTCACCAGTCAAACCAAATTTTTTTGTTGCACTAACTGCTGCCGCACCAAATGTCCAGGCTAAATGAATGTTTTTATCTATTATATCCTGTTCACTGAAAGTTGAAAAACTATCTAATCTACCCGAATATTTTAAAATATCTACATTTTCAAAATATTGGTCTTGTGTTTCTCTATGATTTGCTTCAATATTAACACCATTTCTAGGTAGTTGACCAAATATTGGATTTCTCCAATTGTTACATGTAAAATTGGCTAATGTTCTAAAATAATTAACACTGATCGATGAACCAATATCATCATGTTCCTTTTTAAAGGGGCATCTATACAAACATCCTTCAGTAACTAACAGTGATGTTTTTAATTGTTTTGCATTAGGATCTAATTCTTTTTTTATGGTATTATATTTATCAATGATTTTCTTTGTTTTTTTAAGTTCTGGTATATTTCTATTATAGGATCTGTCTAATAATATGGTATCATATCCCAAACTGATAAATTCGACCACCTGTTGTGTATCTGAAACAATATGATTGACCGTGTTTTTCCAACGCATTTCTGGACATCTATGTTGTAATGCACCACTTCTTAATAAATGTGTCCAAGCAATTGTACAACTTCTTAACCCTCTGTCATAAAAAGCACCAATCCAATCGAGAAATTGGTTTCCAATTTCAGGATTAGTTTGTAGTTCTTCAGGCACTTCTAAAGTGTTTAATGTCAAAGAAATTTGTACACCTGTTTCTTCTTGAATTTTAAATAAATTGTCTACCTGTGCATCTGTTGCTTCAACACCCATACAATTACCATATTTCTTTTTTGTACCATTACTTTCAAAATAGAAATATTTACCGAAATAAATGTCTTCAATTTCAGCCAATGTTTCTTTTGGTGTTTGTTTTATAAGAAGATAAAAATGGTTGGGTGCATTTTCCATATGTAGTTCTGGATGTGCTATCGAAAATCTTTTTTTAAAATTTTGTGTCTGGGTATGTTCCATAATTTTCGTTCCAATTTTAATTTGATATTATTATATTATTTTACATTAAAAATCATTTTCATGTGATTAATGTTTGGTCATATCATGAAATTCTTTAATAGTAAACTCCATTATTTCACCAGTTAAATCATTCCTTACAGTGATGATTGAATTTCCTTTTACACATTTACTCATTTGACGACTAGCTAAAAGAATAGATCTTTCAGAATTTTGAAAAAGATCTAACATTTCAAATTGATATGGTTTGATAACCTTTGCAAAATTAACAGGTCCATCGGATGTATTAATATCACAATAATAAGTAAACCGTTTTAATCCTGTTGGTCTTCTCATTAATCTAGCCATTTCCATAGTTTGTTCTAATGAAAGTGATATTTCCTGATTTGCTCTCCTAATATAATCTGCCATAATATGGTATCCTTTTGTTGTATGATTTATGCTATTTATTTTACATTTGATTTGGTGGTGTAATAATCTATATTTATAAGGTGTTAAAACATGATTATTATCTTATGGTGATAAATTCTATTTTAGATGATATTTTCTTTTTCTTTTTGCTGAAAGCAGATGTTATCCTCAAGGGAGCTTCTTAAAAAGAAGCTCCTCTTTAAGATTCTTTAATATCTATTCTTTAGGAAAATATTTTTCGTTTTTATACTATATTAATAAGGGGTTTTTTCGAGGGTGTTCAAAAAAATTCATTTTCTATTGGGAGAAATCAATTTTTTTTCATTTTCTATTGGGAGGAAATAACGAAAATTCATTTTCTATTGGGAAAGATTCAAATATCATTTTCTATTGGGAAGTTATTTTTCATTTTCTAAGGTATAATAATATGTAAAATATTTCATTCTATTCTTTGAATGAAAATGAAAAATAACTTCCCAATAGAAAATGAAAAAATGAAAATAAATAAGCACAATTTTGAAATCAATAAACCCTCCGAACTATGTCAAGTAGTTTTTTTTGAAAATTATAAAAAAGGTATTTTTGCATACTTAACACCAACACAAATTGACCTGATTAATATTTTATTTTATCAGGTTAAAAAAGAGATATTAACTGATAAAACATCAACCGATGATTTAGATAGTATAATTATGGTAGATATTGAATTGACTGAAATTCACAGAATGTTAAATTATAAGTATAATAAGGATAGTGAAGCCTTACTAAATTACCTCTATGAGTTAAAGAAAGTTGATGTTATGGTTAATACTTTAGGTAAAGTAAAAGACAGAATTGATTATAAACTAACATCAATAATCCATACACTAGAATGGTCAAAACATAAGAATATTTTAGATAAGAAAATAAAAATTGGTATAGACCGAGATATTATTCTATCTTTCATTGATAGAAAGGATTATTTTGCAAAGATGCATCTTTCATTACAATTATCAATGGTTTCAAAATATTCTAAGTTGTTATATGAGATATTGAAAGATTACGCTGGACTAAAAACGATTACTGTTGATTTTGGAATATTATTACCATTACTAAATGTTAATTTTGAAAATACTAGGAATGGTGAATGGTCTATGTTTAATCAAAACATTTTAATGAAATCGGTTAATGAAATCAATGAAAAATCTGATATTGTAGTTTCTTATGAAGCGATTAAAGAAAAACCAGAAGGTGGTAGATTGCAAGTAACTAAAATAAAATTTACTATTGAAAAACAACCAGAAATAAGATTGTGTGAATTGGGTTTAATTCCACCAAGAATTGATAATAATAAATTTTATAATAAATCAAAAACTAAACTAGATAAATTGATTAGTAGTGGTTATAAAGTTATTGATGAGGAAAAATGGATTGAAACAGATATTACCAATAATGAAGAAAGATATGATGCAGAAATGCGTGTAGATATGTGGTTGAAAAGCACACCACGAGAAGATAGAAATAAGATTTATGAATTACTTGCAACAAATTTAGATGAATGTCATGAGCAATTTATCACCATTGAAGGCTATTTAATTAAAGGTATTTTTTCAAATGAAGCCTATACTAAGAATCCAATGGAAACTATTGCTGTTATGAATGATTTTTTGAGCAAAATAACATAAATAAACATATTAAAATAATAAAAAGGTATTCACATATGGCTGACGAAAAACTTAGTGCAAAATTTGCAAAATATTGTGGAGAAGGCAAACTTACCATGGTTAAAAAATATATTGCTGATAAAAATGTCGATGTTAATTGGAATATGAGTTCACCATTAACAAAAGCAGTTAAATATGATAAAATTGAAGTTGTGAAACTTTTACTATCTGACCCTCGATTACAAACCGATTTTGAGAATAAAAAAGAGTTGCGTGGATCGTTAATGTATAATAACCCACCATTAGTTTTAAATAATGTTATTATCAATCCATTTACTGAGGCAATGTTTACTAAAAAGTATGATATTCTCGATTTATTTTTATCAGATGGTAGATTTACAACTAATCGAACTGAATATTTGGATATTTTATTAAAAATTGATGATGATGAATTGAACAATTACTTTAAAAAAATTCCAGGGTTTAAAGAATATGCTGTTTCCAAAGTTAAAGAAAACAATGATTATGTTAAGATAATTTCTAAATCTGTTGCATCCATTATGATGTTTTAAGAGTTTAACCACTAACTATTTGAATAATGAAATATCTAGTTTTTTGAAGTGGTGAGGATAAATAATTAAAACAAAAATATATAGGGGAAAATATGCGTATATTAGATTTAATTTTGGAATTCCAATTTGAAGAATTAGCTCAAGCATTATTTGAAAAAACAGGTGATGGTAAGAATGCAACAGTTGTCGCATGGGCTAAAAAATTAGATATGACTTATGAAGAATTACATAAAGTATGGGATAAATCTAAAAAAATAGCAAAAAGTGATACTGATTATGGTTTGATTATGACTATTTTTAAAAGACAGGTTACCTCACTTAAAGGCGTAACTAAAAAACAACTTAAAGATGGTGGCGATGCTAAATTTAATTATAAAGTTAGAACACAACAAACAATAGATCAGTTATTAGACGATAAACCTGCACCAAAATCCACAAATCGAGTTGAAGTTAAAAAAGCAGCAGTAAAACTTAAAAAAATTAGTCAAGAAATCAAAGATATTAAAAGTAGACCAAATAATACACCTACTAGAAAAGCTAGAAATAAAAAGGATTTGGCTGCAGCAATCGCTAAAAGAAAAGAAATTAAAGATTCATTAAATTGATTTGCTTCCCTTTTAAGGGGAAATGAACTAAATGTTAAATTCCCCTTAAAAGAATATTATTTTTTTTATTTTTTCAGGTAAATATTCTACTTTTTTGTTAGTTAACAAATATTGTATGAATTCCTTATTTTTCAATAGTGATTGTTTTAACTGATCACCATCATTTAAATATTTCATTATTGATGCTTCATCAATAGCATAATCCATCATATTACTAATAGTCGTGTTTTCAATAAAAATTCTTATCAAATTTGTTGCAATTTTACCCTCATGAATCTTATTTCCACTAAACAATTTAAGCAATTGTAATAATATGGTAGGTTGGTAATCTGGAAAATGTACCAACAGTATTTTTAATAAAATTGCCTGTGATTGTAAGTTAGTTTCAAAAATAGTTTTTTTAATGAGTGATAACAATTGTACATTTTCATCATCTACTAATCGCAACCAGTCTTGATCTATCAGTAGTTGTAGAAATTTATGATCCTGTAAACAGGTAAGTGTTATAACCGATGATTTTAATCTCCAGCTATTAAAATAATATTTTTTTGCATCTTTATAATCGATGAATCTTGCGAATGCTGCATTATTTTCCGTATCTAGTAGATATTGCAATATTTCTTGACCTGTTTCGAATGAAAAATCCCAATTCTTCAAGATGTTTATATATATTTTTTGATAACTAACCCCAATTTCAAATAATTTAAATGTTTGTGATACATTGTGGTTATTGTCGTCATCAAATAATGCTAGGTTATCAATTTTAAAGTCAGACAAGTGGTATAATATATCGGAATATATTTTGTTTTGTGATTTATCTGACATAATATGAAAAAATGAATGAATTACATCTTCAATTTTTGTAGATTTATTTTCTGTTAAAATTTTTAATAAATCTATATTTTCTTGAGCGATACTAAAATCGATTACCCAGTTTATTGGGTTTTTAACGGTTGATGAAATTTCATCTATATTATTAATAATTAGTTTTAATTCATGTGGTTTCAACTTTTCATTAAACTGTGAAATTGGGGATTGTTTATTATCATCAAAACCATAACCCACATTTTTTGGTATGATTGAATCGTAATCAGTAGATTCGGCTGATTTAAAATTGGTTTCTATTTCAAAATCATTTTTAATTTCTTTAGAACTTAAAATATTCTCTTTTATATCTAAAATTATTGATGAAATCACGCCATTTTCTATGGTATATGAATTTCTAATTTTGATATTATTTTTCTTTAAAATAACAACTAATTTTTCAAACTTATTATTTAAGGAGTTTACTTCATCCTTACCTAATGTATGAGCATCATAGATTTTTGAGTTTATAATGAAACCATTTTTTTGAAAAGGTTGCCATACTTGCATAATAGTATGTATATTATTTTCAACACTACATTTTAGTCCTAAAGAAAGGACCATGTGCTCTAATTCACTTTTTTTCATATTATATTTCTCTGTTGAATATCTTTTAACCGCCTAAAAAAATAGATCTTTGATTTCTGTAGGTATATATTTTAGATCCTTCGTTTTCTTATATAAGTATTTACCTATAACATTCCTCGTTTTTACATCGGATAATGCTGCAAATCTAGTTTCTAAGGATTTAATATCTATATTTCTATCTTTATTTAGAATATTTGATATAATTAATTCAACATTTTTTACTTTTTTACTTAACGTTAAACAATATCTTATTATTGCATTGTAAATTGTTGACTCTGAATTAAATCCATCAATTTCATCGATAAGCTTGTTTAAAATTTCTACTTCTTTACCTTTTTCTCGACTAAAAATAAGATACATAAAATCATTTATTTCTGAAAATGTTCCAAACCCAGCCATTTCTTTAAATGAACCGTCTAACGTAGCCATGTGTCTTATTATCCATTCTCTATCAATACTTTCAGAATCGAAACTTTTTTTAGCTATTGTCGAACTAAATTTGGTATAACATGTTACTGTTGAATCAAAGTAAGGTGTATCTTTTAATAGATCCATCATTTCTTTATAATCATCATATGAATCGAATTTATATTTTGACATAAATGCTGATAATATTGCTGCATCATACTTATCAAGCTCTTTATTCGCTGGAATAGTATAAAATTCCATCAGTCTTTTAAAAGTTTTCTTTGTAGCGGGTGCTTTTTTTTTAAAAATTGAGAGAATAAATATTCTCCATTTAAGCTGGTTATTATTTAAAGTCATATTTCATCCACATGTATAAAATTTGTGAAGCACTCCGACCTAAAGGACGGAGCTTCTAATGCTTGTTTCCAAGACTTACAAAGATCTTGATTTCAATGGAAATCACAGCCTTCTCTCCCAGAGACCAATTTGTTTTGGGAACCAAATAACTTCATGATTCTCCGATCAACGATCCATTTATATTTGGATCTGCTACAATCTTTACAGATTGCATTAAATTTATTTTGTGGAAATCCACATTTTTATTTATATCGGATTTTGTGAAAAACTGCCTATCCATCCTAAGCCTAAAGTCCGAGGTCTTACGGTAGGAATGAATAAAATATCTCATAAAAAAAATATATTTTCGATCTGTGAATTTTTTTTTATCATTTCCATCCATTTTAATTCCAAAGCTATTTTATTGAAATTTTTATTGTTAGATAGAATTTCAGTTTCAAATCTCTTTATTTCCGATAATAGAAAAAAATTTGCGATTTCTCTATCCCATCTTATGTAGGTAAACAAATTTGGAAACCTTTTTAATACCTTGGTATCATTAATGTTAATTAGATTGATGTTGATTAGTCCACCATTTCCTTTATACTGTTGCACTTCATTATCTGCGTCATTTTGAGTTTGAATTATCCATTCGAGAACTCTTTCAACATTATATTTATCATTCCAACCTAATAATTCTGCATCACCTTCACGCATTTCATCAATGATTTTTAATGCTTCATGTGCTGGATCATATTTGCTGTTGTATTTGGTTTCATAAAAATCTTTGACTTTTTTCCAATATTCATTCGTATCTAACATAACCTTTGATTCCTTATTACGTATTTACTATAATCAAAAAGCGAGAACATTTGATAATTTTTTAAATTTTTCATATGTTGCCTTCCCAGATTTATCGACAGTTTCTACAAAATCCATTGTACTTTTAGGAATAGTTACCACATTATCATCTATTAAATTATTTAGGATTGAATTGATTGAGGTTTTTATTTTTGGTGGGTATAAATTTGCTTCAAAATGTAACCATAACCAATCATCCGTTGATAAGTTTACTATGCGGGATTTTATTTTTTGATAGTTAAAATTTAAAGCTTGCATAATATCTATTATATGATATTTTTGTACTTTTATTCCTTTCGGCCAATTAGATTTTACTTTGAAAAAAGCAACATCGTGGTTCTTTACCAAAAAGTCTAAAATCAAACTGTTTGATAGTAATTCATCTTCTACATTTCCTGGTAGTGTGTTTATGGCTATATAACTGATATTCAACTTTTCGAGAATTTCTTTTGTCAACATATTTCCTCGAAATAACCTAAGTATAAACCTAGCTTTTGGTGATATATTTAGTATTTTTGGTGGTGTTTCTAATACATATTTAACAATTTTGTCTGTTAATTCTATATCTTTATCTAATGCGATTGCTATACCAGTTTTAGAAAAGGCAACATCGACTAATTGTGATTTCCATCTAGGGTCAATAAACGACCAATCGTCTGAGTTTACATTAGGGGTAAGTTCGAAATATTTTTTAATTGCGTCTATAGTATAATAAGGCTGAGAATTAATTAGGTTGAAATTTTCTGATAATCCACCACTACTTATTAACCACAACGCAAATATTTCTGGGTCAGCTTTAAATGTAGTAGATAGTTGACTCCAAAATAATCGTAAAATATTGTATGTTTTTTTGTCAGTGTTTTTTAGATAGTCTATTATTTCTGATCGAGTTAATAAATTTTCTGGTAAGAAAATTATTGAATTTAAATCTAATTTTAATACTTGTTCTTTTAAAGATTTATCCCACCAATCAGTATGGAAATATTTTATTTGGTATATTTGATTAGTTATCAACCATTCTAATGTTTTAGTTGATGGTTTTTCTCCATGATAATTACTAAGGAAGTTAGATGAATTTTGTTGCAAATAAGAAATTAACCGTTTTTCAGTTTGTACTTCCCCAGGTAAAAATGGAAATAGTCCATTTTTAAAATCTGTTTTTGTATATAACCTATCATAAAATTCAAGGTTCAAAAATCCACCAATACCATTAATATCGGGAAATTTAAACCATCCAATTATATTTGCTATTGGTGGAGTTTGATATACAAAATATAATTTTTCTATTAATTTTTGCCCATTTGGTGAATCTAAAATAAAATCGAGTATCTGATTAAATGTTGGTGGGGTAATAGAAATTATTTTTTCTATTTCCGATTTATCAATCGTGGATTGTTTAGATAAATTTATAAAAATTTCATTTTCAAACGGGTTCATTATGTGTTCCTTACAGAATAATTAAAAAGTAAAACATGACAAAACTTTAATAGCACGTAAAACTTTGTCTATTTCAGTTGATAATTGAGTTACAATAGTATTCATCTTCATATCAATCTCACCATCTACATGATATAGTGTGATCATTGTTTTAAGTTTTAGTTTTTCATCTAATTCAGCAACCAATACATCGGAAATACCTTTGAAAACTAAAGTTGCTGAAAAATCTCTACGAGATGGTGCTTTATATCCAGCACCTAATTCTGAAATTTTAATGGTTGCTACAACTTTAATATTATTTACCGGTTGAGTTATAAATGTTATTTTTGTTTTTCCATCAAAGGATGAAACTTTATTCTCAGAATCATATATAATTTCGGTTAAATTTATATTAAGTTTATTGAACATATCATCCATTTTTTTGGAAGCGATATCTGTTAACATTTCAACATCATCTTTAAAAGTGTTTCTATCTTGTGCTGATAACAGTAGTGTTTTTTTAACTGACATTTTTTTATTCTCCTCTCATATTATAGAAATAGTAAATTTTTCATCTTGCTAGATAAAAACTTTTTATCTTTTGTTAGTTGCACAAATAATTTCAAAATTTTATCTGTGGTCATATTATTATCAAAAACTGCTGAAAATATATCATTGTTTTCTTTACAAGTTGCAAATTTTTGCCCAAAATCAGAAAAAATCTGTAAAATAATTTCCTCAGAATAATTTTTTTTAGGGTATTTAAAAAAGTTATACCAGAACGTTTCCCAGATTTTATCTGATACTATGTTTGTATGATTCATTATAAACTTATATAATGTTAACCACTCAGTATCACTGGCAAAAAATTTTTCATTTTCAAGAGGTTGCATTAAATAAAAACTATATGTGGTATTTGATGAGATGAATTTGATAAAATCAAAAATCCATTCCTTTTTAAATGCTTCGTTGTCGTAAAACAATTTATAAACTCTACTATTTTTGTTGAATATTTTTACTTTTTTGGGGTTTGTCAACACATTAAAGAATTCATCATTTATATTTTTACTCGACACTATAGCTTCAATAATATCATCGACATCATCACTGACTAATAATTTACAAAGGTCTTTGGATGATAGGTTATGTATAGTTTCATTATTATTTGAATTTGGCATAATAGTTTACCTTACAAAAACAATATATTTGCAATTTTTTCAGGGATGTACTTATTCGATCTTGTACTAGCGAATGCAGCTTTTTTAACTGCCATTGTTGCATTTTTATGATTGACAGCCTTATCTCTGAATCCCTCTAAAAAACTAAAATTTCTAACATCTAATGGTGCTGAAGCAATATCGATAAGAATTGATTCATCTAAATCATCAAATTTTAATAATGTACCAACGATAGAATACCAGATATTATCTTTGTATGACCAATCAGCATATTTTTTTAATTTATCATACCAGTCATTTATCAATTTTTTAGTAACATTTTTTGCTGCTACTAATTTTTCAAATGCTAGGTAATTGTAATTTTTTGTATTGGGTGGTAATACCCACATATTAAAAAATAAATTTAAATGATTTTCTGTTATGGATGGGTTTTGAAGAACCTGAGCATAAGATGATGAACTTCGCATTAACGCATTGATTATACTGTCATCGATTACTGGGTTTTCAGCTAATAGTCTTCTAATTTTACCTCGCAATCCCAAGTTTTTGGATTTTGTTGCTTGTGAGATGCTACTTTGTTTTTCTTCGGTACTAATGTCCTTTAATGTTTTCATCATTAAACGTATAGTATCGGGTGTTAAATTTGGATTTAATGCCGCTCCAATCCAGGCGTTATAATTTATTTTATCTGTAATAGTGATTAATTTTTCAACTTCTTTCAATGGTGCTTTAGAAAATTTTTCACCATCTTTTGTTAATTTAATGTCACTATCAATTGCACCTTGTAATCTAATTTGTCTATCTAAGTATTGACTCATACTCATAAAATAACTCCGGTTGTAAATACTATATATTTATTTGGTAGGTGGTATTATTATCTAAATCAATTAACGCATTTCTAAGTGGTGGGGTTATTATCTCTTTTAATGCGTTTAATAGATAATCAACATCATCTTTTGTATGGGTATAATGAATGGAGATTCTCAACCAACCCATATCTGGTCTACTGTTTGGATCGTTTGGTAATCCAAGAAGTATATGTCCGTATGGACCAGCACAACTGCATCCTGCACGAGTTTCTAGTTGATATTGAGTTGATAGTTTTTCACATAGTTCTTCGGGAGTAAAACCTTTAACATTTAATGAACATATACCAATATTGGGAACATCCATATTTCCATAAACAGTAACATTAGGAAACGTACTCACTTCAGAAACGAAATACCGATGTAATTCTTTTTTGATATTCTTAATTTTATCTAATCCGAAATCATTTCGTAATTTATACGCTTTGGCAGTTTTTATAAATTGTAATATGCCCGGAGTTCCTGCATTTTCTCTAATATGTAAATCATCGTCATAATAGTGTTCTTCTGAATTAACATAACAAACTGTTCCACCACCTGCAAAAGTGGGTGGTAATGTAGTATCAACTAACGATTTTCTAATTACTAATAAACCTACACTACCTGGTCCACCAATACATTTATGTGGTGACATAAACATTACATCATAAAATGAGGAGGGTATATTGATGTAAGGTGAACTTGTAGCAGCATCTAGACATAGCACAGCGTTATACTTCCTTGCTATGACACTTACCGCCTGTACATCGGTTATAATTCCAGTTACGTTAGATGCTACGGATAAGCAAATATAAATTTCTCGATTTTTATTTTCTTGTAGTTTTTTTTCCAAATCTAATAAACATAATGTACCTGTATCATTTAAATTTAATCGTATTATATCGGCAATGGATTCTCGATATGATACATCATTTGAGTGATGTTCATATGGACCGACTAATACTACAGGTTTATCAATTACTTTTATTTCACATCGACGTTTTGTTCGTGGTGGTAAATAAATTCCAATCAATTCCTGAAATTTTTTTATTGCCGCTGTAGATCCATAACCTGCAGGTATTATTTCAAAATCGAAAGGATTTATTTCAAGTAATTTAAATAACGCATTTCTTGAAGTGGTCCAATGTTCGTTCATATAATTTGAAAGGGTTGCATCTTTAGAATGTGTATTTGCGTAATGTGCTGAAATTTGTTTCATTTCGGCTTCAATACTTTCAACACAAAGACCACTGGCAGTATAATCGAAATATTTATTTGCATTGGGATTTATAAATTTGATTTTCACAGTTGCGATTTCCTTAGGTTGCAATGGTTTCGAGAATAAAATTATTTATAACATTTTTTTAAGAATTATTGTTAATCTTTAGTATAATAATTTTTTAATATAAAGAGAAAATAGAATGATTGATTTAATTAAGGAAATAAATCTTGATACATTTATAATTTCAGATCTGCATTTTGCACATAGTAGAATTCTACAATTTGAACCAGTAAGGGTTGAATACCTATCTGACTATAATTCCGATGTGATGCTAGAGTGTCAGGAATTATTAACTCTTTTGAATTTAATTCCAAGAGAACAACGCTACAATCATACTGAGATAAACACACTGTGCAAATTTTTATTGCCTTTTCACGATGAAATGATTATAGAAAAATGGAACATGACAGTTGGTGATGAAGATTTAATATTATGTTTGGGTGATTTTGCGTTTAGTGATGTTAAAAAATACACTGAACTTTTAAATGGTAGAAAAATATTATTGATGGGTAATCATGATAGAAATTCTGTTTCAGAATATTATGATTCTGGATGGAATTATGTTATTTCTACTGTCCACGAAAATATTGCATTGGATGAAGATATTACTATTCCCGAAATAATTCAAACTGATAAACACTGTAGTGGTTTGTTCAAAACCATTGAACAACATAAAATTTTATTTTCACATTATCCAATTTTTAATACCAGTTTATATGATAATAAATTTTCAAAAATTACTGAAATTTTAGAATCAATGTATTCTAATAATAACGCAACTATTAATATTCATGGACATACTCATAGTTCTAAATCAACATTTCCTAATGCTATTAGTGCGTCAATCGAATATTGTGCCTCTTTATCACCCATAACCATTCGAGCACTAATGGAAAAAAATCAATAATTGGTAAATGTTTTAAATATAAATACAAATAATATAATGAATGTTTTTTGGAGTTAAAATGTATAAGAAAATATTATTGTTTGGATTTTTAACAATTTTGTATGGCTGTGATGATACAGAGTTTCGAAAAAATAAAGAGATTGATGAATATATTGATAGTAAATATACGAGTAAATTACTGGAAGCCAATGTTAAGTTTCTAAAATGTTATCCACAAAAAGATGGAACAATGCGTGCAGTTTATACTACGATTCAAAGAGATAATTCATTTCCCGCAGTGGTAAGATTTGATTATTTTAATAATTCCTATAATCTTTATTTTGATGTATCTTATTTGAATACATCTAAAGACATTTTATTAACCGATATTGATAAATGTGTTGATGAATGGTCTAGACTTAAAGAATCTAACCTTAGTTGGGGAAATGGATAAGTATGTCCACATATACATTTGATATGTTAAGTATGTTAAATTATGTGGAAACCTATTCTAAAAAACAATACATTCATAAAATGGTTTCCAAAATACGTGAAATAGGTGATGATGAATTTTGGGTATTAAATAAACAATATATGGAAATATATAAATTTCGGGCAGTTCGAGTATCAGAATTTGACGTACAAATGAATTTGGATAATGAGTTAGCAAAAGAACATATTTTTAGTGGAATATTCGTTTTACATATGAAGGAATTTTTGTTAAGATTTTTGGAAGAGGTTCCAGGAACTGTATATGTTAATAAGTTAGAATGTTACAGAGAACTCTATGATGTTTTATATGCAAAAGCTCATAAAACAAAATCTTTAAAACAGAAAAAAATGTTGGTTGAAAAAATTGAGTTTATTGAAAATGAATTCCCACAATTTGTAATTTGATGTAGGAATTCATTTCTTAAATTTTAGTTATACGTGATATTTTTTTGATTTGATAGCACCATGTGTTCTCAAAGAGAATGTTTTTCCTTGTCTTCTCATAGCACTTATTTTTTTACCAAACATTCTACGAATTTTTTTATTTCTCATACGAATTTTTGATCTATTTTTTCTATAATTTAATTTTGCTGCTCTTTTTTCTGCAGATGTTGATTTTCCAAACATAGATTCGTTGAAATCTTCATCTTCATCTTCATCACAGGTACATTCACCATTTTCATCTGGTTCACAGCATGGTTCATCTTCATCTTCATCCCATTCACCACTGATATAATCTTCATTTTCATCAAAATCGGATTCTTCTACTTCACCACCACATGAAGGACATGCACCATCAACTAATTCTGCCTCTGTACCTATCCAATCACCTTCAACACAAGCATATTCCATCATTTCATTATATTCATCATCATCACATGATTCACATGATTCCATTAATACATTTGCAAAAATTGATGAGATTGAATCCATCAATTTTGTTTTTTCTTTTTTAGTTAATGCATCATTTTTGAGCATTTCTAAAATTGTTTTAACTGCCTGTACGCTTCCATTTTTTGAATTTAAAGATCCCACTAAATCTTTATCTAAAGAAATTTTTGGTTTTTTACCCGCTTCTTTAAGATTTGCAGATGTTTTCATTAGTTCTCTTAAACTTGCCATTTTATTTCCTCACTTAGGTTATAATCGTTTTATTTATTTATTATTTATTTATGGATGAATTGTAAAATTACCATTTCAAAAAAATGATGGATATAAAAATGGATAATAATCAATATGCACCATTATCAGACAGTGAAATGATAATCTTAAAACGACAACATACACAGAATTTTGATGACATGACTATTAAAGCCACAATACAGCTATTACATATGTTGAATTTTTCTGATGAAACCATGAAAACACATGTAAATAGCGAAGCATATAACTTACTACTCCGCAGATTACATATGATAATTGATTGGACTAATTACCCTGAAAGATTAATTTAATCTTTCAATTTTAACGGTCGACGCAAAATCACTACCTAGTTGGGAATTTAACCTTGATGCTAAATTTTCTAATGCTGTATCATGATTATATTGTACTCTTCTATAATCAGTTAAATTTGGTATTTGTAAATTATTTACAATATTTGGTTGGTTAACCAGTTGTGTTTTTGCCCATTCTTCATGAAATTGTGTTGTATTTTTTGGTTCATTTAAACCTGCGAGTTCTCTAAATTCTGCCATTTCCGATGGTGTCATACCTTACTCCTAAAAACGTATATTTTTAAATTTTGATTTTACAAAAAAAATGTAAAATTGGTTAGTTAAATTAAATTAAATAGTGTAGGTATGAAAACTAAAAATTATCATTATGTTTACAAAATTACAAATCATAATCCAGTAGATTCACGTAAGTTCTATATTGGTGTTAGAACAACGAAAGGGCGATTACCAGAAGATGATATTAATTATATGGGTTCATCAGATACATTAACCGCTGCAATTAAAACCCAAGGAAAAAAATATTTTTCTAAAGAAATTTTGTCAGTATGGCAATCAAAGGATGATGCATATGCTGAAGAAATAAGATTACATGAATTGTATGATGTTTGTAGAAACATGGAATATTATAATAATGCTAACCAAACGAGCACTAAATTTTGTACGGATGGTAGGGTTGTAGTGTTTGATAAGAACACGGGCAAAACAAAAAGTGTAACAAAAGAAGAATTTCAAACTGTTACTGATTATGTTGGTGTTAAAACAGGTATGGTTTCCGTAATGGATACTACCGATGGAGTATTTAAATCAGTGTCAAAGGAGGAATTTGAAAAATCCGAACATTATATTCATCCTGCAACTGGTAAAGTAACCGTGATTGATACCACCGATGGTTTAGTTAAACATGTGAACTGTACAGAATATAGAAGTTGTGAAAATTATGTTTCTATCGCTACTGGAACTGTAACGTGTTATGATATTAGAGATGGAAAAAACAAACAAGTTTCTAAAGATGAATTTGATAATGCTGATAATTTAATCAGTTGTAATGCTGGAAAAGTTACTGTGCTTGATACTCGTGATGGAATTAAGAAATCGGTAACTAAGGTAGAGTTTGATATTACCTCTCATTATGTCGGTGTTAAATCTGGTAGAGTTACCGCTTTCGATATTCGGGACAAAAAGTTTAAAACTGTTACGATTGAAGAATTTGCAAATGATGATAATTATGTGAAAGGTAATTCCAAAAAAGTTGTTATTTTTGATAATAATGATAATGTGGTTTTTGTATCTTATGGCAATTTTGAAACTTTTTGTAAAAAACATAAATTGCCGTGCTTTGTATTTAGAATGTCATATCGTAATAATGGCAGTCCAATCTATCAAAATTTAAGAGGCGTAACAAAAGCAAAGATATTTAAAAATGGAAACTACAAATATATCGGTTGGTATGCTAAAATTAGTGATGATACAACTTAAAAAACAGAAGGGAGAATATCCCATTTATCCATATCGGAGTCAGGATCATAATCATCATCCTCATCATATTCTACAACAGATGAACCATTTTGTGCCATTCTGGCGTAGTATTCTCTTTCCTGTTTCTTTGCTTCTTCAATTAATTTTAGTTCTTCCTGTTTTTGTTGTTCTAATCGCAAAGTTTCTTTTTCTACTCGTTCTTTATATAATTTCGCAGGATCAATTTCTTCTTTATTGGTGTTGATAATTTTTTCATCTTTTTTAGTAATCAACATATTATCAACAGAAAAATCACCCATCGCGTAGTTTGCGAATTCATTAAGAAGATAATATACCATTAAGAATGAACAGGTGACTCTATCGTCAGTATAACCAGATTTAGCACAATACGCCCCACCAGCTGTTCTAATAAATCCATATAATTCCTCAATAAATCTTCCATCTCGAATTACCATTTTGTCGTACTCAACCAAATTTTTAAATTGTAATGCTAGTTTATTTTTAAGAGTTGGGGTTATGTGTAATCCAGGTTTACCCTTAATATCATAGAAGATAGGCATTTCAAGATTTTCGATTGCCTTTTCAGTTTGGGTTAAAATTTGAGCTAATCCCTCACCAATACCATTACGTTCAAAGATAATAAGTGCTTCATTTGGTTCATACTGCCATCTTGTTCGCATGTAATCCTGTAACCATAATAATTTTTCAAATAGTACTGATGCATCAGCAAATTCATCGACAAAAGAGGCGATTTCATAAACCTTATGTGGTGCTATTTCCCAAATTTGTAAACAACTACTATTATTACCACCTGCGGATGGGTCAATAGTTACCACTAACAAACCATCATCGTGCTCCAATTTATCTTTAAAAATATTAAAACCATTAACATCCTCCTCAAGAATTTCAGGTATTTGGTAAAAATCTAAAATATCTGTAGAAATTAATGAAAGTTCGAAAGTGATGAAAGCACAATTATGGGTTTTTAATGAATTAGCCAATAAAAAACTGTGCTCATCGTTTTCAACCTCAATAATATCAAACATTTTGGTAAAATTGTGAATTTCATTGATTTCCTCCACCTCACACAAACCCGTTTCGGTTTTTAAATCAAACCCCACTAATAAATCTTTTGCTTTTATTAACAGGTTATTTGATGTCCAAAATAAATGTTCACCAGAACATTTTACCGAAATATCATTGCTTAATTTTATTTCAAAAAACGAATTATGTTCAGATGATGCTATTCCTGCAAACGCTTTGTAACCTTCAGGAGTTTTTATTTTAAATCTATTATTTTTTACCATGAATTTTTTCTCAAATTAATGTAATTAAACTATATTTATGAATTTTTTGTTGAAACAATTACAAAAATAAATAAATATAATAAAATTATAATTTGGAGAAAAAAATGACGGTAGTAAACCAGAGTGATATTAAAAGTGGTTCAAAACCTGTTAGGGATTTATTTTCATTACTACCAAAAGACAGAGATTATGGTTGGTTGTGTACGCAAACCTATTCAAATGACGATCTTGTCGAAATTTCATATATTGTGAATAATATTGAGAGTCCACATATCAAGAATTTTGGTTTTTTTAACTTACTGATACAGAGTCAAGCTGGACCATTCAATTCTGCTGTTTTTGCTGTCTATTTAAAAGAGTTAAATGCTGTAGATGTTCTAATTCATTTGATCGCAAAAACCCCTAACTTATCAGAAAAAGAAAAAATTGCTTGGTTGGAAAACCCAAATATTATATCTAAAGGTTTTATGACAATGGTTAGATATTTTTTTGATCATGGTGTTGCCGCACAATGTGGAATTTCTAATACTAAATCACCATATAATGTGATATTTGCAAAAGAAATAATGGTATATGGTTATAGTACAAATCATGATCGATTAAAAGACTTTTTATTTGGTTCGTTAAATTCTTTGACTCCTGCTGAATTAGATTCATGGTATCGTGAAACTCTTTTTATGATTTGTGGTGAGGATAATTATGTAGCAGTTGATGTGTTGGGTGATTATCCAAATACACCCGAAAATTTGTTGGATGACTATTTTTCACATACTCAAAACACTGCGTTGAAATTGAAATTGGCTTTGCATAAAAATTTCCCAGTAAAAAAAATATATCCTATATGGAAAGAAACTGAAAATACCATATTGTATGATAAGTTACCAGCGTCAATAAAAAGCTTGATATTCTAAGAGTGAGTTGGTTGATAGATTGTTTTCAACCAACTCATTTGTAATTATACCAACTTACTCAATAGGTAAGTTTTATGTTTATTATTGTTAAAAACAAACATCACCTCATTTTTTTCTGTATTTTCATACAATTTAAATTTCTTGTAAATTGAAATTAATTGAGTAATTGGTGCAGTCATAGTAACCATATTCACTCTTACATTTCTATCATAACAGAACGCTTGTAGGTCAGTAATATTTTTACCAAAACTTCCAAGATAATTGAAATTTTTAAGGTCGATTGCTTTTTCTGGTGAGGTTCCTAGAGTTTGATCTGTTACGGGAACTAATTTGTTTCGAGTTAATCTGAATGTCCCTTCAAAATCAATTTCTTCGGGATTGTCATATACAATCATTGTTTTATCATTAATGCACGTCAAATATTCATTACATGCTGATGTATAAAGATTTGTTTTTTCACGTTGTAAATTTTTAAAACTTTTTAACACTTCACGGTTAACATTGTCAATAATATCTAGGTTTAATGCTTCCACAACTATACTCATCGGTAAATTCTCCATTTTTAATTTATTTTGAATTATTTTACAAAAAAATAAAAATTTAGTATAATTCTTTTGGAATACCAATAAATACGGAGAATTCTATGTTCATATCATGGTTAGAAAAAAAATGTTATCCAAACCATCCAATATCTTTGACCGCTGAAGAATGGGTTGAATGGGAAAAGGTAGAAAAATCAAAACCAATTTGTAATTTTTGTGTTAATGTAGTTCCTCAATGGTGTAAAAAATATATTACTAGACCCCTATCAAATGCACAATATTGGTTTTTATATCGGTTTGTTAAAAAACACAAATATCATTTAATTGATACTGGATTGTTACCAGGCTATTATGATGTGGATACTCGTATTTTTCATGGTGTTTTTAATTTGATGAAAGAATTTTGTGAGGATGAACAACCTAGAAATGATTGGATGTGGGAATCTGATAAAAATTCTAAAAAATTTGTTCCTGGATTTAATGCAGCGATTGAATCTTTTAAATGGCAAAAAGAATTGGTTTATACCTCGGATGATGTCTGGGATATTGAAAATCAACATCTTATTGGTACACCACAACCACAGGCTTTAGTTGCTAAAGAATTAGAAGAAATCTATATTTGGTGGGTGGTAACTAGACCAAATCGAGAAGATCCATATAAAAAATTTCAGGATTTTTATTTTGAAAATCTTTTGCGAGAAAAAGGTTCCAGTATGTCACTATTATGTGCGAGATCACCAGAAGAAGAAGAAAAAAGAGCATTGGTAGTTGCACAACGAGATGAATTAGAAAAGCAGTATAAAGATGAGGATGAAAATATGCTACTTAGATTGATAAAAATTAGACATTCTTTATGGACATGATGTTATTTGGGATTGTTATGTGAAATATTATTTTAGTTGTCGACATTCAATAACATATAAATATTCTGTTTTTAAAAAATTAATCGAGATTACGAAAATGAAAAAAATATTATTACTGGCAATTTTATCATCGATACACCAAAATGCTCATGCTTTAAAAGTTATAGATAATGTAGTTGTCCCTATGGGTGCTGGAATTGCAGGAGCAATGATTTATCAGTCAATTAGTAGTGATGATAATCGGAGAAATAACAATCAGTATAACTCAGATTATAATCGAAATACTTATCAATATAATAATACCTACCAATACAACAATAGTTATGGTCGAACCAATGATTATCAGTATAATAGAAACCACTACGATAACCAATATGATTATAACAGTGATTACAGTAGAAGTAGAGATAATGAAAGAGAATATGAAGAACGACAAATTGAAAGAGATATTATTAGAGAAGAAAAAAGAAAATTGCGATACTGTAAATATTTGTTAAATACACAACAACTTAATATGTATCGTTATAAATGTCAGTAGTTGAAACACGAATCAGATATTGTGTTAATTTTTTTGGAGTTAATTATGAGTAAATTTATTTTACCGTGTTGTATTGGTTATATATTGATTAATTTGAATCATGTGATTTTTGGATATTCAGTTCATGATGATGTAATACAGTTAATCAGTCATATGTTTTTACTGTTTTCGGAAATTTTTGTTATTGAATCCCTGATAAAATGGTTTAATAGACATGAAAATGTTGTATAATAATATTGAAAGTTACAACCATTAACACTAATTTTTTGAGTAGATAACACAATGCATACAGCAACAGACATCAAAAATTTAAAAGAAATTAAAGATTTTCTTGATGAAAACGGATTAGAATATAGCACTGAATATGATAACTTTTGCCTCCATTATGGTAATCCAGATGGTAAAAGGTCTTATGAAATTTGTTATGTTGCATCACACGAATACCCTATATCATACAAACAATATGGCATTGCAGGAGTGGATGCCGCATATTTTTATGAATTGTCTCATAAAGCAGAACACGAACAAAATTCCTTTAAATGTTGGGTTAAAGATTATGAATGGGCTGATGATAGAAAAAGAGAAGTGTTAAAATCTTACTTTATGCACGCAGCTGGTAAAACACGTTATAAATTTTATGCAAGGGATTGTGAAGTTCGTGAAGTTTCTACTCCAGTTGCTAGAAAATTTGAAAGTGAAAATTGTTTTTATGGTAAACGAGGTGCTTCTTTAAATTTAGGTCTTTATTTGCGAAAAGAAAAAAATGGATTACCAGCTGGTACATTGATGATGATTTATACTTTTGGTAAAAACTTTTTTGGAAAGGATGATTCTATTGAAGTTTTGCGTGTAGGAACTAAAAAGTTTTCGAATGTTGTTGGTGGAGCATCTAAGTTACTAAAGCATTTCATTTATAATTACCCAGTGTTGCGAATCGGTGCAGTTGATGTTCCCGTAACCGTTTTGAAATTCTATAGTGATTATGACCATAACATTGGTAACAGTATGGACGAATTAGGATTTAAGTTTGTAAGTTATTCGGGTGGTGGATTTATGAATTACTGGGTTGCTACTGGAGAAGTAAAAGGTAGACAACCAAACAAACACAAATGGGTTATGGAACAAATGAAAGAAGGAAAAGTATTGGCAATTCCAAATGCTGGGGTAAAAACCTTTGTAATGTATGTTGATAGATCAACTTTACCACCACCTCCAGAAAAAATTATCGATCCTAATGTTGGACCAGAAGTTCTTTTCTAAAAAAATTATTTTGTGTACTAAAGGATAAAAAATGAAAATACAAGAACGATTAGAAAATGAAATTTTATTTATAAAATTTGGAAATATTAATTTAGAGCAGTTTATTAGGATGGTTGGTTTGAAAATAGATGGTATTGCTAGTGTTGAAATTAGTAGTACCACTAATACGATAATTAGTGTGCATAAATCAAATGCACGTAGATTGGAGGTGTGTTTTGAATTAACATTAAATCTCTATAATAATTTTTTCTTAAATTGTGATAGAGATATTAAAACTGCTTTAAAGAAACTATCAAAACATTCTAAAAAATATGATATTGAATTACTGGAAGTTAAAGATAGTTTTGCAGATGGTGAAAATAGATTTATCAGTTTTAAATTTAAACCACCCATAAAACAAATATTCCCATTAAGTACAAGAAAAAAAGAGATTTCAACTGATACAATCCGAGATATTATTGGGTTGAAAAAACATTTAGATTATTCGGTTATTTCTGATAGACCTGTGAATAATGGGTGGCAATACATTTTCCATGTGTATGATATTGATAAATTTAGTTTACATTATATTGATATGGAATTACAACGATCAAAAATATCAAAAGATTATTACATTAAAGTATTTTGTGATAAGTATGCTGATATTAGGGTAGTGCTTCAAAATAAAAAATCTAAACAGTTTTTTAAAAATTGCATTCCCCAAATCACTATTCCACATTTAACTGCTATTCTTAGAACTAACGATTATGCTTTAAGTGGTGCATTTACTTACCAGGATGAATATGCCGCTGGGTTAAAATTTACTAATTTGTTTTTACCAACTATAAATGAATTTTTGGATTTTGATTATGTAGTCAACGAAATAAAACCTTATTTTAAAGAATATTATCATATTGAAACGAATGTAAGTGAAAATATGATTCGGTTTGTGGATAAAAGTGTTGATGCTAGATACAACCCCGAAGATTTGAGTGATTCAATTATTCGTATCGTTCTTGAAGATGTAAAAGTAGAAAAGTTGTCGATACATGATGCAACGGAAATTATAAAATTGCATTTTGAACAAATAATCGATAAATTGGTTACATCATAACACTACACACATTATTGTTGGGGTTACTAAAATGGTTGATATTATACATGCTACTGAAGCTCGGAAGGTTACTAATATAGCGGTATCTGTATTAGAAAATCAGTTACAAGTTTTAGAGAATAACAAATGGTTGAAAGATTTAGAAATTATTAATACCGATTTGGATAACATCATCACCAATATTATTAATGATGCCATAAAAAATGCAGCAAATGAGATGAAATATAGTGTTGAGTTTATAATTTCTACCGAAGATATTTCTTATGCTGATAAGTATTTTTATTATACTCATATCATTCTTTCAGAATATTCTGAAAGAATGGTGGAAACCTTTGTTGATAAACTTAAAACTATTATTGAAGGTGGTGGTTATCATTGGCAGATTGCAAAAAATAATATATTAGATTTGTGTCCAAAATTACAGGTTTCAAGTTATGTAGAATATTATTTTTTATCAGTTGACTGGTTAGTTGATGATGATATTTACAATTGATGTTCTAATCCCTATTAGAGGAAAAAACTATGAATACACCAAATGAAGTTGAACTAGATGTTAATTATGATGTTGATCAAGATGAATGGGATAAATTACTCCAGAATCAAATTGATTTATTGGATGATGATGGTTTTTATGATTTTGATTGCGATGAATGGGTTGTTAGTATGGGCGAATATGTTCCAGATAAATGGGTTATTGTAAATATTTCTAATCCTACGGTCACCATTAGAAAGGTTTTAGGGTCTTGGTATGGCGGTTTTAATGGTGGTTGGAGTTATCGATTGAGTAGCGGTATCACTCAAACTGTTGATATGGGAGATTATTTTGAAATTCATAATGCATCTGGTAGTGTATATAAATGTTATAAATTCTGTCATGGTATGAGCTTATTTACAGCTGGGATATATGATGATTTTGTTAAAAACATTCCTGATGATACAGCTATATTCATCGAGGATAACCATGAACAGGATTATTTCGGGCATTCTAACCTTCTACCATAGAAATTTAAACTGTATGTTTTGGTTTGGTGGATATGGTTTTTAATTAATTGACATAAAATGGTTTATTTTCTCAAAATTGTATTGTAATTATGGTATAATAAAATAACATTTTTTGAAATATGATTGAGAAAAAATATGAACACTATATCAGCATATAAAGAAACCACCGATAATTGGTTTCCTTCATTTAAATTTGTAGGAAATCAAAATCGGAATTTTGTTAATGTTGAATTCACAAAGATTGAACCAAATACATTGACAACGGGTATTGATGCATGGCGTGTTTGTGCTTGGGGCAATGATGATTTTGGGTTAGAACTTGATTATACCGACAGGATAGAAGCATTAAATATGTTTTACGCTATTATTACGTTGGAATATGTTAATGTAGATATTTTGTGTGGTTATGGATTTAAAAGTGCATAAACTTTAGCTTTTTATTTTTTTAGGGGGAGAAATGAAAATTAATTTTGACAAAAGGTCGGTTGGACTTATATCTGTAATATTTTTGGGTGTGTTAATATTGATACAGTATATTTACACTATTGTAAGTTTTATTATGTAGAGTTATTAAGAAAATGCAAACTATCCTGATAGCGTTTATTATGTTTCATATGACATTGATGATGTCATATGAGTTTAGATGTAGATTATATTTAATGCTATTATCTATTTTAGAGAAAATTGAACGAAAAATAAAGGAAATAAAAAAAGATGACGAATAATTTTTTTAGTAAACTGTCCGCTAAAGATGAATTACGTAAAAAGTTGATTAAAGATTATGAGATTGGTTTGGATTATGCAAAAAAATTAAAAAATGCTGGTCGTGAAAACATTATTGATAATTTAGGTGGTACAACTTATAATGTTGTGTCAATTGATGATTATATTAATTATTGGGAAGTTGGATTAAAAGCCCTATTATCGGGTGCTGATCCAGAAAAATATGATTTTTAATATATTTTTTTAATATTTAGTATTTGATTACTAAACAAATTTTAACAGATTTAAAAATAGGATGAAAGAATGGCTCTTAAAGAATCAAACAAAAATAGAAGTAACATGAATAACTGTTGTGGACAGGGATGTAATAATCATGCAAACAAAGGTTGTGGGTCGAATGATGTTGATGATACATCGAGTTATATTACTGGAATAATTATTGGTAGTATGTTTGTTTTTGGTATATTTTTTCTGTTAGTTAACAGTTTTATTTTTCCAACGTTGTAATGGGTTTGTAGGTTACTTTACTCTGGGAGTTAATGATGTGTTTTAAATTGTTTGAATTGCTATGTATTGTATTATTCGTCAGTGTAATTGTAGGCTTAATAAGTTTGTTGGGATTTGTTTTAATTAAAATTCCATATTTCTTAATGTTAATTATTAATGTTTTGTCAATAATAATCTTAGTTGTTATGTTTTTTTACGGTGGTATTGCACTTAGTTGTAGAATCGATAGAATATATAACCGTAAGATAAAAGATTAGCTAGTATTATTGTTGAGTACTGTATGCCATTAAGAGATAGACAGGCTGCGAGACGCATTAAAACTTTGTTAGAGTTACCTAATACTGATATTGGTAGTATTACTGATTTGTTGACAGATATTATTCATTATTGTAATCTTGAGGGTGAAGATTTTAATTCGATTCTAAAAGATGCCAAGGATTATGTGTGGAAGGATATTGAAACTGATGAGGCTGAATTTGATGATATAGCTGAATTAGAATGGAACAAAAAATAAAAATTCACTTATGTAGTTTGGATAATTAATATGAAACATACTAACACTAACTTTAAACCTGATTTAGATTGGGTAGATTTTTTCGAACGTTTTGATCGTAGAATTGAGGAATTAATTTCTGCTAACGATATAACTTTCGAACAGGCAGAAAAAATTGTTAACACGGAATTTAATTTAGATGACTGACATGACTATTCCGCCTGTAGTATTGGTTATTTTGAAGATAAACATTTAAGTTACTATGATTAAAAATAAGAAAAAATTATGACTTTTGTTAATTTTGAGAATAAATGTGATGATATAGATTCTATAACATGGGAATTCCAAGGTATAGTGATTTATCCATTTTATGCCAAATACAAAGATTCGGATGGATATGATATTACATTTGTTGTAGATAACACTGGAATAGCAATTTGTTATTCTAAAAACATCAATTCAAAAAAATTTGATGAATTTTTTTATTTTATTCAATGTGATTTAAATTACACTTTAGCTAAATTAGTTTGTGATGGGTTGGAAAAAATGGATATTGACAGATATTTAGGTGAGGTTAAACATTATTATGAAAAACACACTATAACACATACCAACTTAAAGAGAAATTAAAAAAATTTGATAAATTGAATCAATTGAGTTAAGTATATTTTCAATTTTAAAATAGGGGTGCATAATGCTAAGTGAAAAGAAAGAAACAATATTAACACAAAAAATAGATAATTTCTTTAAAATAACAGAACTACTAAATGAACAATATACTCATTTAGTTTACCAACCGATTCTGGATATAACTTACAGAATATCATTTGATGGTAATAATGTTGTTTGGTATAAATCTGGAAATGAAACCACCAAATATCGATTGCCACCAAATATTTTTTTAAAATATATTAAAGTGGATATTGATAAAAAAATAAAATGCAGATTAGAAGATTTAGCTTATGTTGTATCAAGAAATTTTACATCTGGTAAATCGTCGAGTGCAGATGTAAATTGGGATATGGTTGATTTCACCGACAATGGTATCATATTGTCGTTTAATATAATGCCCTATACTGCAAATTGGTGTGGAATTAAAAAATTTCAAACACCATATAAATTCACCATTACCATTAGTAAGGATTATATTATAGTTGAGTCAGTTGAAATTAACACAAATGTTGAACCTATATCTGCCACGCTGTTTGATTTTTACGAACTGGATAATGTTATCACATTATTAGGTAAAATGTTAAAAATTAGAGATTATGGTGATGATGGTTAAGTTTTGAAAATTGAATATTTTCAAAGTAATTTTCACTAGATGTGGGGTAAAGTAATGGTTTTCGATAAAGAACCAAATTTAAAAGAATTTAATGATATATTTCAATCGTATGTTTCTGATTGTATGAGTAATGATGGTAATATTCAGTCACATACGTTTCCTGCAAACCTGAATGTGTGGTGTGAGGAAGAAGATGGTTCATGCTACGATATAGTTGCGATTAATCGGGATTATTTAGGTGGTTGTGGTTGCCCTAGTGGTATTGAAATCATTATTAAAAAGAGTAACATTTAATTAAAAAAATAATAGGATAATAATATATGGGTTTTATTCCTGCTGAACCACCACCAAAAAGTAAAACTATCCCGCTATCAGATGACAATCTTATATTAATGGATGGTAATGAGAGTTTAATTGATGTTGTTGAAAATAATCCATCAGCATTCTGTAACAGAATGGATTTTGATAATATTTCAACAATTGATGATGATATGGTATAATATTCTTATATTTTTGTATGTTAATTCCCTTTGTGAACGTATTACCAAATACTTTTGAGTATTGGTTTCACATCACGGATAAAATAACCAAAATCATTTTAGGTTTCTAAAAAACGATGAACGATGTAGTTGGTTGTAAGTTTCCACTTTTATTAGATTGCGGTAAGAAAATTAGATGATTAAAAATGAAAGCTAAAGAATTAATTAAATTATTATCACAACATCCTAACGCTGATGTGGTTATAAGTGACTATAATGGTTGCGAAACACCATTTTATGATGTTGATGCTATTGAATTCCATGAAAATAGTTATCCTGTCGGTGAAAATATTAGAAAAAGTGTCCAAACCAAACAAAGGTTTGATTACTTTCATATTGGGTGAAAAATGTTAATGTGTAGTATTTTCCAACACTACACAAAGAATGCTGTGTGTTGATAGTCAAAATAATGAATCATGTGGTGTGAAGTATTTACATTTAATGATATTACATTAAGTGTGAATAATGTACAATCCAAAACATTTTATAACCGTGCTGAATTGATTGAATTTTTAAAACAGCATAAAGTTAGATTAGATGATCCAAAATATCCCTTAGAATTAGAGGGACCTTACGAACATCATGTCTTTGGTAATTGTGTTTATACCGTTAAACAATGAACCACTATTGGCTGGATTAAAGACGAAATGATAGGATAAAATAATGAATAAACATATTTACGAGCTTGCAGAACAAGCTGGAATACAACACCGTTTAGAAACCCCTAACGAGATTTGGGGATTTGATCATAATTTAGAAAAGTTTGCTGAACTGATTATCAAAGAATGTATTGATAAGATTGAAACGCATCGAATTCGTGTAGGCAACAGTCCAGCAGGTGAATTAGCAGCTGAATGGACTTATGATTCATTGTTTGTGATTAGGGATAAGATTAAAGATCATTTTGATATGGGTTAGTAGATTATAATCCATGAAAATTAATGGGACATTAATGAAAAGTAACTTTAGTAATCCAGTTGAAGCTGCTATACATTTGTTAAATGTTGCATGGGATGACAATCTTCCGGTAAATCCAATAAAAATAGCGAACAAAATAGGTATAGAAGTGCGTTCTATTTCTTCGGACTCTTATAGTGGCAAAGCAATGTACGAAGGAAATAAACCAATTGTTGAGTTTAATGAAAAAGATACTCTTAGTGGTAAATTATTTACTATTTCTCATGAAATAGGACATCATTATCTTGGGCATACTGAAGGTGAAGAACAACATTTTGTACCACGCATTGATGAAGCTGAAAATTTCAATGTAAACGTAAATGATGAGTATGACAGACAAGCAAATAATTTCGCTATGGAATTGTTGATGCCTTACAGTGTGGTTGATTTTTTAATAACTAAAAAAAGATGACCTCATTATATGATTTAGCGAATAAATTTGAAGTATCAACAGTTGCGATGAAATATAGGCTAAAGAATTTAGGGTGGAATTAAAATATGCCATTGGTAATTGAGTTGATACTCAAAAGTAAACAAAATCAGGTCCACAATAACCATACTTGAGATATTTAATATATTGTATGTTATAATCAATAATTATATTAATCTTCAAAAATTATTATCTGATAATAGACGTCAATTAAAGAGGAATTAAAAATGAGAAGTGATGCATCAAGATTTACCGAATATGTTTTATTAGATATTAACCAGGCAAACGAAAAATTATCCAAGGCTGTATGGAGTATCAATCAGGTACAACAGCAGTTTACGTCTGAGAAATTTGAGTATGTAAAACAGCTAATGTACGAATCTAAAGAGATAGATGAATTAAAACGAAATATTGCTGATTTTGAAAAATTGTTAAATAACCATGCTGATTAGATAGGTGTCAATTACCCCACCCTAAAGGATGGGGCATTTTGGTAGAACATGGGTAAATTAAAGAGAAAATAAAATGCCAACAACTAAAGAATTGACGTCAACAACTGATAAATTTTGTGAAAAACATGGTGGTACTGTAGAACAAGGTGATGCATACTGGTTATGTGACACATGTACTAGAGAGAATATCAACAAATGTAAATGTGGTGCTTATGCTAGGTATTTTGGCGAAGCTATGCTGTGTAGTATTTCTTGTGAAGCAAATTGTGGTGAAAATTTAGTAATGATATGCTACGATGGTGATATTCGTCAGATGTGGAATGATGGTTTGCGTGGGTCCTACGAGGATTAAAATGAAAGATGTTAGTGATACATTAGTTGGTAAATTTCACAGCCACTTAACAATTAAAAGTAATGACATTGACATGCTAAAAAAGCTGCTACTATAGCTAAAGGTAAATTGACAGTAATGTAGCTTTAGATGCTTGGTGGTGGACTACATGGATTTAACACACAGAGGAAATAAAAATGACTAAACAATATGAAGAACGTGATATTATGGCATTAGACAGAGCTGGTGGATATTATATTAGACATGTTGGTGCCATGACAACAGAAAAATTACACAACAAATCTGATATTGCTGCAGAATTAGCTCATCGAGATTGGTTAATTGATGATTTATTACAGCAACTAAAAGCTTATCAGGTTAACTTCAATGATCAAGAAGAACTCTTGGAACAACTTTATTGGGAGTTTGATTCTGAAAGAAAAAGAACACCTGAGAATGAACGTATTTTGTTCAAAGGTAAGATGAGATTTTTTACAGGACAAGTAACTCAATACTTAAACACCCTTGTTGATGCACTTAAAAATAAGGAGAATTAAATGAAATTGGTTGGAGATAGAAAATGCCATTACCGTTTAAAGTTGCTAGTAAATCAACTGAAAAACTGATGTCTTGGAAAGAAGCAGTAAGCTATGTTAAAACGAGATGGGTGGTGGTTGGAGATTGCAAACTAAAAATGAAATGAATTGAATTTGATTTACAATTCCAAAACCAATTTTAACGAAAATGAATACTGGTCTGGCACGGAGTTTAGTTCAACAAGGTCGTGAATAAAATTCTCCAACTGTTGTGGGTTCAGAAATCTTACTCATAAGTCTCACAGTTACTACATTAGAGCTGTAATGGATGTTGAACAAGTAAAACAAATCTAAACAACTTATTATGGGGTGTGGATAAAGAAAATGGATAATCAGATAACTTATCTTTATTTTTGTACTCTTGGTGGATTGGCTAATCCTCGGTGTTACAAAAAGAAACACCAAAATGGAACGCATGTCTACTATACGTATCATTTAAATTATTAGAGTGAAAATAATATGTCTCAAAGTAAAATTTTAGAAAATCACAATGTGGGGTAAAATGATGAAATCGCAGTTTGTATGGTTTGGTATTTGGTTTTTTGTTATATTTGTACCAATGGTTAGTTTGGTGGTGTGCCAATTAACCAGGTGCTTTGGTTAGTTATGAATCGGAAAAAATAAACTGTTAGTCGAATGGTTTCATTCACAATCACCACATATTTGTGAGATATGGAAAAATATGTCTGGTATCGGTTGTGTCCATCACTGTGTGGGTGTTTTAACATTATTTAATTAGGTAGAGAAGAAAATGGCAAATTATATTTTAGTAGAAGTGGACATGAATGATGCTGATTATGCAAGTAAATTTACACCAATTGATGATGAAGTATTGGCAATTATATTACCTTTAATTGAAAAAATTAAAGGTAATACAAACCGTCATAATTTTAGTTATCGAGAAAATACAAATGATGGTGAACATGCGTACGAGGTATATGTAAATGAAGAGACGGTTGATCACGATGAAGAAGTTCTTGATATGTTTATGGATTTTCTTCCAGTAACAGAATACGGTTTTCATACGATAAAAACTATTGAAATTTATGATGTTGGGCACATTGAAAAATTTTTATAATCTGTTGAATAATGTTAGATATTGCGTTTGTGTTATTTGGCTATAATTTGAGTGAGTCAAGCGTACTATGTGAACGTGTTTTAACTAATATGTTGAGGAGTTAAAAAATGACTGATATATTATCATATGACGAATTTATTAAAGGGCGTAAACGTTACGAAAGTAAACGCGAATTAGAAGCGATAGACGATTTTTTTGATAATGATGAAAATTGCGATGGCGTGACAATTGATGTTTTTATTGGTTTTTTAAAAAAAATTAAGGAAGACCATAAAGACAAAGATCTTCGCGTAAAGCAAGATAGTTGGTATTCGTCAAACAAAACATACATTACATACACTGTATATGAGTCTGATAAAGACTATACTCAACGAATGACTAAATCCTACAATACATACGTTGAAAATCAATCAGCAAAAATGATTAAAATGGCTGTTGATCCAGCAGATAAAATCAAAGCATTAGAAGTGGAGATTGCTAGACTAAGAACGTTGATTGGAACAAATGAATGAAAAAATTTCCGGTAATATGGTAAGAAAAAAATGAACAAAAATATTACATTTGAAACGTACAATTATATTACAGTAACATTAGATAAGTTGAGAGATGAAATAATGTATGTTGGTGATACTGATACTCGCATTTCGTTGTTAGAGCATCGTGATGCTATTCAACGCATTATTAGTGGACATTCGTTTAAACCAATTAATCCCACCATTCCACCACAAAAACTTCCAAAAGACGGACAATAATATTTTTACATTGATTCATTGAAATGAAAAAGGAAATACAAAAATGTCTAAAAAATTTAAACAAAAAATATCAAAATATATCAATGAGTTGGAATCACGTGGTGTCATTGTTGTGCAAGAAGGTGATTACATGGAAGACGAAGATTATACAATTTATGATGTTGTTTATGAATATGTGATGAAATGTAATGACGATGAAATATATCATATCGTCCATCATGCTGATGGACATCTGGAGTTTACAAATGCAATTGAGGTTGATGTTTTAATTATTGATGATGCGTCAGATTTGTCATTATTATCTAATATCCAAGTTACATTAGATTTGTCGTTAGTGGAAGATGAAGATGAACCAGCTGATAACGATAGATTGAAATCTGTTGAAAATCAATTAGATAGATTAACACAAATACTATTGCCAATTTCTGAAAAATTGGATAACTTGGAACGGAAATTATTAAAATTGAATACTCAACAAGCAAATTATTGTTTAAAATTTAATAAATTGCAGGAAGAAATAACTGGTATCCAAAAACACCTAGTGGGTAGTAATGTGCAATCTCCAATTAAATCAAATATCACTTTGAAAAAATCTATTGATGATTTATTTGGTGAGGGTTATTACGATAGTCATCAACAATTGGAAAATAGCGACCATCATCAATCGGAAATTAAATCAAAAAACAGTTTGACACGATATATTGATGATTTACTCGAGTTGGGTATTATATCGGCAGGTAAAAATTGTGGAAGATATTTTGATGGTACCTCAAGAATAATTCATAAAGTTAGTGATGAATATACCCTGACCCATTATAGTGAAATTAACACCTTTGATGTTACCGAATTAAATTATGGTGCTGATACATTAACATTATATGGACAAAATGGTGCCTTTGGAGAACGTTATACCAACGAAGATTTTGAAACGTTTTTTAAAGAATCAAATTATCCATTAAAATTTAAATTAGCTAATTAGTGGACTAACGTAATAAATTATAATATAATATATTTTTTAAAATAACTTTTACAAACTAAAAGGATACTATTATGGACATTAAAACAGAAATTGCCGAATTAAAATCTCGCATTAATATATTAGAACAACAATTAATTGAATTACCAAAAGAATTTCCATTTGAAATAGCTCCTAAAATAAGTGAGCGAGAATGTAAATGGGAAGATGCCATTAGCTATTGTGAATTTTTAGGCCATGGATGGAGATTGCCTTATTTGAATGAATTGGATTTAATATATCAAACTGAAAATGATTTTGGTGACAATACCTACTGGTCCGATACCACGAGTGGTGGCATTTACGTATGGCTTCATAATATGTCTAATGGAAATCAGTTCAGGGACAGTAAGGTTAATAGCAGATACTATGTTAGACCTATCCGTGATTTAGTTAAATCAAAACTACCATTCGAAATAGCAGATATATCAACTGAGATTAAATCTGATTGGGATAGTGCCGTAGAATATGTTAAAAGATTAGGTAATGAATGGAGATTACCTAGTATAAATGAATTGGATTTGATTTATCAAACTGAAAACGACTTTGGGGACAATACTTACTGGACCTCTACTGAGGGCAATGGCAATGGCGCATGGGGTCAGAATGTGTCTAATGGGAATCAGTTCAACTACAGTAAGAACTTCGGTGGCAACTACGTTAGACCTATCCGCAATTTAGTTAAATCGAAACTACCCTTTGTAATTGCAGCCAAGGCGTTTGAGATTAAATCTGATTGGGATAGTGCAGTAGAATATGTTAAAACATTGGGTAAAGGATGGCGACTACCAACTAAAGATGAATTAACATTAATTTATCAAACTGCAAATGATTTCGGTGACAATACTTACTGGTCCACCACTGAGCCTGATGGCGATTACGCCTGGATTCAGGATATGTCCTGTGGGTATCAGAACTTCCACAATAAGTATGGTGGCAATTTCTATGTTAGAGCTGTTAAAGATATAAATTAAAAAGATAATATTAAAATGAATATCAATCAAGAAATTGCAAGAGTAAAATATCGCCTTAGTAAATTAGAACAACAGCGAGATGAATTTCGGAGTGTGTTTTTACCAAACAATCGTGATAACAAGATTGATTGGAATTATAACAAAAACCGTGTTGATAAATGGAGACTGCCTAATGTCTCTAACTACGAAGTTAAAGAATGGTTAATTAACCTTGCATGCGGTGTGCGTTCAAAATTCGTGACCGCTGATGAATTAATACATAAATTGCACTCATTGCCTACCGAGGTGCATGAGCGTATAATGTGGCACGCAAGTTTTGATGGTGGGCAATGTTTCGAAGATCTGTTTAGTGGTGATAGTTCACCTGTTACTGAATCCGCTGCAAGTGAATCGAATTTTGAAATAGCCCCAAAATCAACCGAAGTTAAAACTAATTGGTTCTATGCCAAGTTATATTGTATTGCTCTTAATATCGATGGAAAGACTGGTTGGCGTATGCCATCTAAAGAAGAACTAAATCAGATATACGAATCTGAAAATGATTTTGAGAAGGATTGGTATTGGTCATCCACTGAGGCTATTGGTGAACAAGGTCATGGTGATTATGCTTGGTATCAGCATTTTGGTCGATATCCGGTACCGGACTTCTACCAGAAAAATTACCGCAGATACGTTAGAGCTATTAGAGACATTTAGATTTTTTAATTGGGACTGATAAATGAAAGATTTTCAAACATTTGAACAAACTACAAGGAGTAATGATGCTGTTATTTAAACATGATACACGAGAATATGGTATTAAGATTTCTAAGAAGTATCTTAGATTAGCAGCAACATATAGAAGGTTTTCAGACAGACATAACCAACATTGGGATTTCTCATTAGAAGCATTAATCGATTGTTTCAACCATGAATCCAGTGGTGGAACTTATTTTGGTAACAATGGTTATGTTCATGGCAAATGGAATAAAGATATAACATTTGCTATGTGGGTTGAGGACATTAGAAACGGATATACCGCGAAGATTGAATATTACACACCATTAAACAAGTGGTGGGCAATTCCTGCACTATCAACTGTTGCGGTAACAAAGCCATTGTTTCCATATACAGATATTAAAGTAAGAGAAAAGATTATACATGAAAACAGAATATAGCTTAATTTAACCTGGTAGAAAATACAATGACCAAAGAATTTGTTCACCGATTGAAAGAATTGGCCGCTACTGATGCTTGGGTGGATATAATTCTGGAGAGATTCAATTAACTCGAGAAATTCTAAGTGAGCTTAACATTAAATGGTATGAAGAAGATGAGTAAACAAACGATTCAAGAATATAAAAAACGTAAGGTTGTTTTAAAACACCCCTGTACTGAGTGTATATCAAAAGATAACGATAAAATAAAGTTAGCATTAGGTTTAACCGCAGCGGTAGCATTGTTAGCTGGACTTTGTATTGGTTTAGACAATTCAAGACGATAATGAGGCAAACAATGCATGGATTTGATTTTGATTTGATAAGAATGAGAGAAGCAGTGGAATCTAAAACTATTTCTATTCCATTAGAAGCATTGGATAGCTTTGAAAAGTTTGATGAATGGATTACTACAAGGCATAATTTATACACCAATATCAGAAATAGATTGCCAAACCCATTTACCACCGATTATCAATATAAAAATGGGCCATTAGATTTATACACTGAAACGGAGATGTTGAAATTTGCTGAAGCAATTATAAACCACTGTGTATATATGCTGGATGTAAATGATATATTATTGGTAGATGGTGTTGATAATACGCCAATCCCATCAACCGTAATTAAAAAAGGTTTTGGAATGAGTTTTAGTGAGGTAACTAAATGAATAAAAATTTTGAGTTGTCAGATTTGTTGGGTTTATTGGTAATATCTTTATTAATTCTTACCTGTGTTAGTATATTTTATTCTTTGGTTAAAGATGCAAATCAAAAATATGTACAAAATCAAGTATTAGAACAACTCGATAGCCGTACTAAGGATGACAATTATATTAAATCGCATATACATTATGGTAAAGACCAATTTGGAAATTGTTGGGTATGGGGGAGTAATAGTGGTCTTGTTTCAATAGAATGTTCTAAAATAGGTAGACAACATGAATGATAAATTATTATTATCCAATGAAATTGGAGTGTATCCAAATCCACCGATTTCTGGTACATACCCCGTTTTCATTGAAAATACAATATTTGGCTTTCAACCGTATATGAATTTTGATGGGAAATTATGGGACGTTCCACATGAGTTCATAAACAAACGAATTTGGTGGCTTAATGAAAAATGGGACAATATTAATGAACTATCACAGTGAAAAATAAGAAAATGAGTGAAGAATATATTTTACCACCGAAAGATTTAATTGATAATGATGATATTGATTACAAAAAGGAACTGACTAAGGCATTACGAGAAGCCACAGGATGTTATACGATGGAATGCAAAAGGGCATTGATGTTATTTGATTGGGATTTTATCCAGGCAAAGGCATATTTGGAAAACCCAATAAATTCTATGCGTATATTGAATTTAAGAATTTAAATGGAAATTTGTGAAAAAGTTCTTGACAAACTTTACACAGAATGGTATAATAATTTAAACTAATTGGTTGGAGAGAAAATGAAGATTAAATTGTTTGACGTATTTTGTATTTGTGCATTTGTTATTATATCAATAGTTGTTATTATATCAATGGGAATAATTTGGTTTGTTATTTTCACATTTGTTAAAATTCCGGCATATCTATTTGTTTTTGTGGTATTATGGGGGTTGAGTGTTTTTTATTTGATGCGTATAATTATTAATGGTATGATGCTTATTGATGGATTCCCACTTGGAGTAAGAAAAAAATGACAAATAAGAGAGATAATATTTTAATGTCTGTAATTCTTGGTGGGATATTTGGTATTGTATTAACTGTAATTTTTTCCTGGAATAAGGCAACTAAATTAGATTGTCCGATAAAAATGGCCAGAATTCATAATGATTGGGGATTTGAAGAATTGGAACAAGCGTGTGGCATAGAACTTAGTGCGTCTAAAGAAAGTTGTATTCGCAGATTATCAAAAATTCATAGTGATTGGCGAGTAGAAGAATTAAGACAGGCTTGTTAATGAAATTTTTTGCTAATAATAGTTTAGGTTTAGATGTAGATTTCGGTTTGAATAGCATGTTAAAAAATACAGTAGAATCAGTTGATAAAATTTGGAGAAAACAATAACATTATCATTTGAAATAGCACCGAAAGAATATGAAAGATGGTTAAATTGGGATGATAGTAAATTATATTGCACATTATTAATACTAAATGAACAGGATGATTGGCGATTACCCACCTTAACTGAATTGAATCACATGTTTAAATCTGAAAATGATTTTGCAAGCACAGGTTATTGGTCGTCTTCTGAGGGCATTAGTAATGATTGTGGGACAGAATACTACGGTGGCAAGGTTTTTAGTTGTTATGTTCGTCCTGTAAGAACTATTAAATAATTAACAAACCATATTAACTAGTGATTATTTTTAGTTGATGGTAGAGAATAATTAAAGAGATAACTTACGAATATCGAAATAAGTCATAAAGAATTTGAAAAAAAGTTAAACTGGTATGATGGAATGAGGTATTGTCAATTATTAGATATTGATGGTAAGAAGGATTAGAGGATGCCTACTAAAGAAGAATTAAATGAAATATATAATTCTGAAAATGATTTTGTCGGTTTCTTCTACTGGTCGTCTACTGAGTACAATGGTAACACCGCCTGGTATCAGGCTTTCTCGAATGGGTATCAGTTCAACTATTTCAAGAATACCTGCAACTATGTGTGTGCTGTGCGGAGTTCAACCATTTAATTTTTTTATCCATACTCTGTCGGAAAACCCAGTCCCTTTAGGGGTACGGTATAAATCAACTGGGAAAATATCTTAAAGAAAAATAATTATTTTGTGGAGAACTACCTGTCCATCCTTAACCTAAAGTCCGAGGTCTTATGTCAGTAATGTTAAAAAAGGAAAAGAAAATGAATATCAAAGAAGAAATCGATAATTTAAAAAAATTTATTGGGATTCATGAAAAAAGATTAGCTAAATTGGAACAACAATTATTAGAATCAGAATCACGATTTGAAATAGCACCGAAGCTATTAGAAAAAGAAAATGTAAATTGGAATGAGGCTGTTAAATACTGTGAACTGTTGGGTAATGGATGGCGTTTACCATCTAAAGACGAATTAAAAATAATTCTTACATTGGAAAATGACTTAAACACAAACTATAGATATTGGTCAACAGCTACTAGGGGTAATAAAGATCTTATTGCTTTTAATCAAAGTTTGTATAGAGGATATCGAGTTAGACCTATTAGAGATATTATTAAACCAAAATCATGTTTACCGTTCGAAGTTGCTGATAAATCAACTGAAAATAGATTATCATGGAATGAGGCTGTAAAATATGTTAAAACATTAGGTAAAGGTTGGAGATTGCCAACTAAACATGAATTAACTTTAATCTATATTTCTGATAATGATTTTGACAAGGAATACTATTGGTCTAGTACAGAGTTTAATTCTACAGACGCTTGGGGGAAGGTCTTCGACGGTGGGTATGAGACCACCAGCAATAAGGCTGGTAGTAACTATGTTAGAGCTATCCGTCCAATTCTTTAATTATTAGATCATTTGTAAGAGGAATGAAAATGAAATCTATCAATACAACTAAATTGTACACCATTAATCGTTAAACTAATACAATATGTTGACAAACGCACAATGGTGTGTTATAATATACACAGTGAATAACTTTTACAAATTAAAAGGACCAAATCAAATGAAAATTTTCAAACAAACAACGAGTATTATTAGTATTATTTTTGCATTAGCTGTATGTTTATTTTCCGTATCAGCGTTTATACATGCGTTATTTGTAATTCCAGCTTTTAGAATGTACTTAGGCCAGATGATTGTTGTCTGTGGAGCCACTTATCTATTTTTCAAGGGTATATTTGAGCTATTGTCAATGTATATTGATTATGATCAACACCGAAAATAATGGTAGACCATCGATTACATAATATGTGAATTAACTAACTTTTCAACTAAGGGGTGTGTTAATGAACAACATTGATGAGGATATTTTTGATGAATACTATCTAAGTCGGAGTAGATGTACACAATAATCCACTAATTAAAATGTTTGAGGATGAAAAAAATGTTTGAACCTGCAAAAGAAATGTTACATAAAGCAAATGAAAATTTTAAAGCACTTTTTGAAGAGAAGATTACTGAAGTTGGTCCATGTATTCAAGAAGCACTATTTGATGTGGCTGCTAAGGGAGAGTATAAAACTACCATCATATTTACTGGTCGTTCACATCGCAATCCAATTGGTTGGATACCAAACAACTATGTCCACTATAATGAAGAAGATACAATGCTCAGTGCATTAACTGAGTTCTTTTGTGAACAATTGACTAATGATGGTTATGGTGTAGTTACCCAAATGGTTAAAAATGATATAATTGTGATAACGATTTTTTTTAATCCTATGAAGACAAATAAAATGGGTACAAATTTACATGCAGTAGGTAATGGTTACTAAGACGGATGAGTAAACGGAACAACAAATTATCTTTGAATTGTATCAAACGTCAACTAATGTTACCTGGGATATATTAACCTCAATTCAGAACAAACATATTTTGAGTGGGTGATTACGTTTAGGATAAAGATTATGCCCCCAGTTTACGGAGATGATGATTATTTCTGGTAGTATCCACCAATATGGTATAATATAATTTTTGAAGGTGATATGCGCATTTAATAGAGTTAGATAATTTTAGTACTAAATGATGAGAATATTGGATATATGGTTGAATTATATTTAACAAATTCCATCAGAGTTAGAGCTATTTAATATGGTGTGTCACATGGTGAGTGGGATTAGAGATAGATTATCAATTATACTGAGTAATATAAAAATGAATATTAATGAAGAAATTGCTGAAGTAAAATCAATTATTGCAGTTCAAGAAAAACGATTAGCTGAATTAGAAAAGCAATCAAATGAATTAACATTTGAAATAGCTCCGGAGTTATTAGAAAAAGGCAATGTGGATTGGTATGAGGCGATTAACTATTGTAAATTGTTAGGTAATGGTTGGCGACTTCCATCTCGGGATGAACTGAAAATAATTTATAACTCTGATAATGACTTGAACGAAAACAGTACGTATTGGTCAGCTACAAGGGGTAATAATGATCGTCTTGCTTTTAATCAAAGTATGTATAATGGGGATCAATTTATTTCGGATAAAAGTTTTAGTTCCAATGAATATCGAGTTAGACCGATAAGGGATATTATTAGACCAAATTTATCGTTTGAAGTAGTTAATAAATCGACTGAGATTCAAGTGGAATGGGATAGTGTGGATAAGCATTGTAAACCGTTAGGTTTATCAACTACCGATGAATTACCGTTTGAAATTTCTCCTAAATCATGTGAAAAACAATGCAATTGGTATGAAGCATTTGAATATGCTGAATTTGTGGATCAAGGTTGGAGAATACCCACAATAGATGATTTAAAGCTTATTTTTCAAAACCGTAAAGGTACAAATATGGAGCTTGGTGTTTATTGGACAAAAAATGTATATGGGCATACCGCTTTAGGTATTAATATGCTGAATGGATTACAACAACCGTATGGTAAAGAAATGGGTAACAACTACATTAGGCTAATTCGGAATAAAAAATGAATATAAAGAAAGAGACGATGTACACATTTGATGGGTTGAAAAACGCATGTCGAAATGAAGTAATTGATTTTATTGAAGAATTGATGAAAGAAATTGACTTTCAACCTACTTGGTATGACCATAAGGAATCTGATTCTGATTTGCCTCGAGTACCAGTAACACCATCTGGGACATATATGTATGCCTTAAAAGTAATTAACAGTAGATGTAAAGAGTGGGAACATTTAATAATGGAGGAACCCAAATATTCGTATTTGTATGCATTAAACGTAATTGGTGGGAGATGGGAAGAGGCAGAACCAATTATTATGACTGATCCACAGTATGCATATTCGTATGCCATTGAGGTGATTAAAGGTAGATGGGAGCTAGGAGAGACTGTTATTAAAGAAGATTCCTATTATGCCTATTTGTATGCCCGAGATATACTTAAAGAGAGGTGGTGGGATGCTGAACCTTATATAATGGAAACATCATGGTGGAAAAGGTATATACGTGATCTTGGATAATTGATTCAAAATTATCTTTAGTAAATGTAGAAAACGAATAGGTTGAATTTAGTGATCATACTGTAATAGGGTTTAAAATGAGAAATGTGCAAGAAATAGCTGAAACTTTGATTAGCGAAGGTGTATTAGAATGGGTAGACAGTAATGAATTACCGTTTTATGAGATATTTGATGTATCTGATAATTATATTTTAGAACTTGATTACCTTGTTAATGATGATTATCCAATTAGATATAGAATTTGCTATGTCAATATATCCGATGAGAAAATTGATTTTATCGGGTGTGAAGATGATAATATGCGATTACCACTCGATGGGTTGTTGGATGAATCAATTATGCATATATATCAAAAAATATCAATTTAATATGTTGAGTGTTACAATCAATAGTTAAATTAGTCTTCAAAATTTGATGTCTACTGATAGACAAAAAAGAGGTATTGAAAAGTGTTTACTCACGAACAGGATATTGATAACGCATTGTTTGATATTGACCAAATGCACAAAAAATTAGCTGATCACGTTTGTTGGGTGTCAAATGTTATGCGTGATCTTGATAATACGGAAATTGAGAAATTAAAAACACTGGTCACTGAGTCAGGTGCAATTGAAAAATTAAAACAAGGTATTACTGATTTTGAAGCAATGTTGGATCATCGAGGAATTAAAAATGAATGAAAAAAGTTTAAAATCGACTGGTGTTCAACTCAGTAAATCCCACAAGAATTACATCAGCTACGTGCGTACAGTAAGAGATCTCTAAACAGATAATAGAAACCATTTAACAAGGAAATCTATAATGAATCACCAACCACCAATATCTATCACCAAAGAACACTATGACAACAGAGATGTAATTTATTCGGATACATTGTTTGTGGTATGGATGCCAGATAATACCAGAAGAAAAACAATCGAACTAGCTATCAATGCAGTACGTTTATCTTGGCTTGATTTATCTTGGGCTAATTTAGCACATGACGATTTATCTGGGTTAGATTTATCGGGTTTGGATCTTTCTTATACTAATTTAACGTTTGCAAATTTGTCAAATGCTAATCTAACCAATGCGAATTTATTTCAAGCAAGTTTACGTGGTGCTGATCTTACGAACACCATGATAAATAATACAAATCTTCAATATGCTGATTTAAGTTATACATTATTAAAAAATGACAGATAATTTTACAATTTTTTTAAAAATCTCTTGACACCTTGACTTGTTTAAGGTATAATATTACTATCAAATTATTATTAGAAATATTCAAAATATATGCATGAAAAAGTAAAACCATTTTTGCCTGTTTACACTAGACCACCAAATGTCTTTTTGCGATATGAAGAAACAAGATTTGATGATGGATATGGGCATACAGGTATAGCTAGAACAGCATTCTTTTTAACTAAAAAGAAAGAAGAAATGTCAATGATTGCCCAAATTATTTGGGATAACTTATGAGGATTAAATAATGAATTTGTACTTGTTGGAACAAGAAGAAAATAGTGGTTATGATACTTATGATTCTATGGTAGTAGCAGCAGAAACTGAAGATAAAGCCAGATTAATTCATCCAAATACTTGGTTAGATAATCCTTGGGATAGAACAAAATTTAATAGAGATTGGGCAACTTCTCCCGATCAAGTTTCTGTTAAGTTAATCGGAACAGCGGTAGAAGGAACAAAATCTGGTGTGATTTTATCATCATTTAATGCAGGTTAGATAAGGAAAGAATATGCCTTTTAAAAAACATAGAACTGATTGTATATCAGAGTATGCAAACACAATTGCAAAGTTGTCTGTAGAGTTGGCTGTTTTAGGTACAAACCGGGATGATGCTGTTAAATGTACCACAAAATTGATTAGTACCCTATTGAATAAATTGATGTTGAGTCCAGGGGCAGTAGAGATTCTAAAACATGATTTAAAAAATAATGTTATTCCACTGTATAATTCTACTATTAAAAATGAGAGTGAAAATCAATATCCTACACCTGTTAAACAAAAAAAGTTAACGGTGGATTTTAATTTCGATTTGGAGAGAATGAAAGTTGCGGTTGAATCAAAAAAAATTGAGATTCCAAAACATGCTTTAGAAAGTTTTGAAGCTTTTGATGCCTGGTTGAATGATGATGAACTACCTAAAAAGCAAATTTGTCCACAGAAAGTAAATGGACATTGTCCACTACATAATTTGTTTTGTAAATATCCAGAATGTGAGAAAATCCCTTTAGGGATGGGTAATTGACAATCAACTTTTTGCAGAAATTATCAAATCATTGCACCACTGATAATAGTAAAAAAATTGTAATAATAGAAATCGTATTGGTTGCAGAGATGTCTAAAGATTCTCTAACTATCCAATCACTTTTTTGAGTAAAGGTAGGTATAATTATGAAAAATGCTAAAGCCGAAATTGTAGAAATTGTATCAAAAATTAATCCTGATTTGGTTAGTCATGTTGATTTACTAAACATTGATAAGGCATGTTTTCAGTGTGGTCATTTTAACAAAAATTTAAAAGATGTAGATGTATATCGATGCTATAATATTGGTACGTGTATATCGGCAACATTACATCCCGAAATCACTGATAAAATTTGGAGTGAATACACTGAAAATTTTTGGAAAGATGTTGATTGTGGTATAATATAGGTGACAGATGAAAGTGTATGTGGTTTACTATACCGATGGTTTAGGGATGTCAGATCGTTTTTGTGGTGTGTTTGATTCTCCCGAATCATGTATTACATTTATCGATCGTCAAGATTTTAGTTGGTATTATGATTGGTTTTCATCAAAAGTATTATCTAAAGATGATCTAACATTGGATGATGTTTAAAACTATTATGGATTGTGGGTAAAAATGGCACAAATTGAAAACCCAGATTTAAAAATTTTTAAAGTTGTTTTAACAGAATATGAACGTGGCTGGGGATCTAAAATCTGGGACACATTGTATTTTGATAATGAATTAGAAGCAAAAACATTTGCTACTGACTACAATCAACAAAATAATAGTGATTCTTATGTACCCGATTGGTATGTTAGTGCGACTTATGAAGGTAAAGTAAGATAATGATGGTTGATTATGAAATATTATAACAGTAAGATAAGAGAGTTGGCTAATAAAACTGCGAATGAAATAGCGGATCAATTTGCAATAGGTTATTTTGATGATCGTATGGTTGAATTACATTCTGACATTATAGAAAGAAATATGCTCACAATCGTGGATTTGTGCTCTCTAATAATATTAGAAGATGATAAGAAACAGGTTTCAATGTTTGATAAATTATTGAGAAATGATGCAGAGGAAATGCATAATCTTAGTAAAAAAATTAAACTTTATTTTGGTGTGTTATAATGCATACATATATACAGAATATTGCCGATCAGGCTACCGAATATGCCAGTTTAAAGAAAAATTTGGTATGTGTTCAACTGCAAATGGTAATTAAACCGATGTTAAGAAAATTAAAATAACTATATTACATTAAAAAATAGTAATAACAGAATCTAATGGAAATAGGAATTAATATGCATGAAAACGTAAAACGAATTATTGATCAGTGGGATGAAATTTTAGATGATGAAGCTGATTTTGATGTCGAGTTAGCTAAATTGGTGGAAATAGTTGTTTTTGATGTTATCAACAATATCAATGATGTTAAATATGAATCTGGAAAAAGTCTTTCTAAAATTATTGAAACTGTGATTAAAAACCATTATGGTTTAGAATATGAACATTAAAAATAGATATTTGTTGGTTTACCATTTTGAGTTGAATTTATGAATGAAAAAATTAAAGAAATTGCAACTAGGTGTAATTGGGTAGATTTAACTGGCGACGATAACTGGATCAACATTGAAGCTAATAAACGTGGTTATTTCACTGAAAAAGATTTAGAAAAGTTTGCAAGAGAGATAGTAAAAGAATGTATTGGTGTGTATGTGACCATTGCAAATGGTAATTATGTTGAGGATACCGATGATTACATTGTTGCGATTGGAAAAACATTTTTAACTGAGCGAAAAGTGGAAGAATGATATTATGGTCACCAAAATTCAAAAATTGATAAGTAAGTTTGATGATAATTTTTTAGATAAAAATGATTCATTCGAACAAATGATGGAAAAATTTGCTACATTGGTGATTTCTGATGTACTATATGTAGTAAACGATGAATTACAATATGAAATTGGTTTTGGGTTAGCAAAAACAATAAACCATGCAGTAAATAAACATTATGAAATAAAGGATGATTAGAGTCCACACAAAACATAACTGATATGGTGTTATATTGATTATATTATCAGTTGGTTATTTAGAAAAACATTTTGAGAAAAAACATATGACAGATAATAATGTAGTGAAAAAAAAAGTTGTTACATACCCAATTATTGGTATTTTTCCAAAAACTGGAAACATAGTATTATTTTCATCTTTGACCACTGGAACTTTTTTAAAATGTTCAGAGAGTTGTACACTTAAAGTGGGAACAACCATTTCTAATTTTGCTCGCAATTGGATTCCCTATCCAGGGATGTTAAACATGTCAAACGATATATTATCCAGGTAAAGAGTAATTAAGAAACCCCATATTTCAATTTGTGGGGTTTCTTCCACAAAAAATTGACACAACCGTATATTTTCTTCAGAGTACACATTATGTCACTCAATTCAACAAGCCGGTAATCCTCAAAAATTTGTTAAAAATTCCAACACACGGGTATCTCACTACCCATAAGTTGACAAAAAATTGGTATTAATTAATTACGTTGACTTTTTTCATCACCTTGCTAAAAATTATAAATAGAATAACATCAGCAAAAAACTATTTAGAGTAAGATAATGAAAGATATTAATGAGTGGGAGATTTTAACTCCAGAGGGATGGCGTGATTTTTCGGGAATTATCCAATTAGATAAGAAAGTTATCACTATTGAATTTGATAATGGTAAACAGTTAACAGGTAGTGAAACACATCGAATTTTTTCTAAAATTGGAATACAAGAATTTAACACTTTAATGGTTGGTGATGAAATCAAAACCAATGATGGTTGGACTGTGGTAACTAAAATTTCAGATGTAAAACAAACTCAGAAAGTATATGATTTGGTAGAAGTAAAATCAGCTAACCATCAATATTATACCAATGGTTTTGTTTCAAAAAATTGTGATGAGATTGCGTTTATTCCCAACAGAATTCAGGAAGAATTTATGTCTGGCACAACACCGGCTCTTTCTGCTACAAAAGGAAAAATGTTAATTACCTCAACGCCCAATGGTTCGAGAGATTTATTTGCGAAACTTTGGTTTGGATCCGGTATGACATGGGATAAAAAACAATATACATACGTCAGAAAAAATGAACCAAAAAACCTTTTTAGTCCATTATTTGTACCTTTTTGGATTGACCCAGAAAAAAACACTGATGAATGGATTCACAGAGAAAAGATGACTCTCGATAGCCCAATAGCATGGAAAATAGAGTTTGAATGTATGTATCCAGATACGTTGATTGATGTATATGATGAAAAAACTAAAAATTATCAAACAATAACTATAGAAGATATGTATCGAATGATACTTCGAGATGAAATTGAGAATAAAGTTATTATTGATGAATCTGATAATTAGAGAAATATATGTTGTTGAAAGAAAAAATGATATTGATAGAATTCATAATATTCGCAAAAAACAATATTAATAATATCGCTGAAAATCCAACAGATACGTTCATCGATAAAGTGGTTGAAATTTACCATCGCAAGAAAAATGTTGAATTTAAAAACCCACTAGCAAATGAATTTCCTAGAGCACCTAATACACTTGAATATTGGTTACACCGTGGATGGAATGAAAAAGAAGCAGAGAAAAAAAGGTGTGAAAAAATTCTCGCTAGTAGTTGCTCATTACAAGCTTTAATTGCTAAACATGGTGAAGAAAAAGGGTATCATTTGTTCACCGAAATCAATACTAAAAAATCAAATACTTTGGATGGTTTCATTAGAAGACACGGTGATGAAATAGGAAAAAAATTGTACGCTGCATATACCCTAAAAATGTCCACACAAAATACTTTAGTTGGGATGATTGAAACTTATGGTGAAATTGAGGGTAATGAAAGATATAACACTATGATTTCTGGTAAGATACATAACTTAGAAAGTGTTATTAAGCGATATGGGGAAGAAGAAGGTAAAAAACGATACACTGCTAGTAATTTAAAAAGAAGTAAATCACACAGTTATGTGGGGTTCGTTGAAAGGTTTGGTTCTTACGCTGACCAAAAATGGGAGGAATTATCAAAAAATCGATCATATAGAACAACAGTAGATTATTATATTGAAAAATATGGGGATGATTTAGGGAGAAAAAAACATACCGATTGGTTTAAATCATCGATTGGTGGTGATTTTAGTCAAAGTTTTTCAAAAACATCTAAAATGTTATTTGAAAGTTTAAAAAATAATGAATTTGCTCAATTTGGTTGTAATGAAGCTTTAATTGAATTAACTACAGATGAACAATCAGTTTTAAATAGGAAATTTATTCGCCCCGATTTTTTACTTGATAACAAAATAATTGAATTTTACGGAACCTATTGGCATTGTCATGAATCCATGTTTGCTGCAGATCAGATACATCCACAGTTTAATAAGACAGCAACAGATATACGAAACTACGATTGTAAGAAAAATGAGGTGTTGAAATTGAAAGGGTTTGATGTTTTGGTTATTTGGGAACATAATTATTATGCTAACAAAGAAGGTATTATTGCACAGTGTAATGACTTCTTAAATCAATAATACCACTAAGTTACTTACAAATCAAAAAATACTACTATTATTTAATTTATCGTGATTCTTTTTAAATTCGGTAATCAAGTCTGTAACTAACTGATGGTCTTTAATGTATTGTTTAATATCATCAACAGTAGCAGTTACCAATCGTTTATTTCTAAATTTAGGCCAGTTAGATGTAATATCTCGTTTGTTACCTAAACGACCGTTTGCATCGTAATAAAATTTTCTAACTTTTACAATTGTATGGAATGGATGTTCCATCGTGGGATCAAAATCCTCAGTTCCATCAAAATACCATTTAACTTGGGACTTTTTAAAATTGCCCACAAGAAAAATTATTTCTGATTTTTCACCAATCGATTCTAGATAAGTATGCAATGCTAATGCAAATTCATAGCATTTTCCCGATTCAAATGCAGATGGTCCTCTCATTCCACGCTCAATAAAAAACATACTATTCCGGTTTAAATCCGAAATAATTTGTTCAATATTATACTGTTTCATTGAGGCTTCTAAAAGTGTTGATAATCTCATAAGTGGTTTTCCTATTAATTAAAGTTTTAACTATTTATCAACCCGAAATGTAAAATTACAAAATTGATTACATTGAAAGGAGAGTTAGACTTTGAGAACCATATTAAAATTTATATTGATTACACTACTTTTGTTATTACCCGTAGTATTGATAACAAATCTAGGTGTGATACAACCTTCATACTATCATATTATTATAAATCAAATTTACAATACGGTAATTATAGTTTTGTCTGTATGTTTTATTACTACTATTGTTGGTGTAACACTATCATGGGTATTTGCAATTTACGATTTCCCCTTTAAAAATAGTTTGGAAAAAATAATTATTTTAGGTATGGTTTTTCCAAGTTATGTATTGGCATTTTTTTATTCCGAAATGTTTAATATCTTTGGTTCAATTGCGTTAATTGGTACTTTAGTTGTTACCACATTACCTTATGTTTTTATGATGGTAACTACCAGTATCCGAATACAATCCCAACGTATGGTTGAATCGGCATTGATGTTTGGTAAAGATAAGAGATGGATAAAAGGTAAATTGATATTGCCATTAATTTTTCCAACAATCGTTTTATCAACATTATTGGTTATGGGAGATACATTTTCTGAATTTGGTGCCACTTATTTTTATGGTGTTAATACTGTGATGACTGGAATTTACGAAATTTGGTTTGGTTTGAATGAATCTATACAAGGGATACGATTGTCAGCATGGTTGTTAACAGTTGTTATAATGGTATATTTGGTTATTAATGTTTTGAAAAAAGTATTTGTTGATAAATCCGATAATTTTATAAACAGTCGTGAATTTAAAGGTATAGTGGTCGAGAATATAGGTATTAAAGGTTGGTTTATAACTTTTTTAATATTCTTACTAACCATTATTACTTTTTTTATACCTTGTTTCGTGTTATTAACATGGGTAATTGAAAGTTATAACAAAACCGATTGGTTTAAAGTTTTAGCAACCACAATTAATTCGGGAATCTTAGCATCAATAATATCTTTAAGTGTATTATGTGTTACCACTATAATTTTATATTTGTTTAAGCATCGGCTAGTGGCAATAATGACAATTTGTAATACGTTGTATTCAATACCAGGTATTGTTTTGGCAATAACGACAATCTTTATATCTACACATCTTCCATTGAGTTTTACACCTGTTATATTTTTGTATGTTTTAATAGTCAAGTATATTGCAATTGGTGTTGATAATATTAGTGCTCCAATTCAAAAAATTCATAAACAACATTATCACTCCTCAAAATTGTTAGGTCATAGTTCCTTATGGTATATTAAAAATGTTCAGTTTCCATTAGGTTTTCAAATATATTTGGTTGCAGGATTATTAGTTTGGATCGATGTCATTCGGGAATTAGTAATAGGGTTGACTATTAGACCACAGGGATTAAATTTATTAAGTATCGAAATTTTTAGATTTATGGATTTAGAACAATTATCTATGAGTGGTCCTTGGATTTTATCTATGGTTATTTTAACAATGGTTCCAATTTATTTTATAAATATGGTTTTAAAGCAAAATAGGTAAATCTGTATGTTTGATGTAAAAAATCTAAACCTAATAATAGATGATGTTGATATTCTACACAATATAAACTTTGATATTCATAATGGTGAAATACTTTCTATTATTGGACCGAGTGGTTGTGGTAAATCATCTATTTTAAAATCTATAGCTGGAATTTATAAACATACTACAGGGGCATTAATATTAGATGGTGAAAATATCGCGGACAAACCTATTAATCTCAGAAATGTCAACTTAGTTTTTCAAGATTTCCCTTTGTTTCCACATATGACTACTATACAAAATATGCTTGTTGCCTGTGATAATAACCGAGTTATTGATATAGTCCTCGATGAAATGGGTATCAAACATTTAAAATTTAAATATCCTCATGAAATGAGTGGTGGTGAACAACAACGAGTTGCATTAGCTCGTGCGATAGTGTATAAACCCAAATTATTATTATTGGACGAACCATTTTCAAATATTGATGTGCTAACCACAAAAGTATTGAGACATAAAGTATTTAATTTATTGAAGCAATTTAATATTACTACTCTAATGGTTACACATGATTTGGATGATGTTTTTGAAATGAGTGAAAGATGTATCGTTATGAAAAATTCGAGTATTGTACAGTTTGATACTTTTGATAATTTATACAATTATCCAGTTGACGAATATGTTTCAACTTTATTCGGTAATGTTGTTTCTTATGCAGGTAAAAATTATAGACCAGAAAATATATTAATTATTGCAGATTATTCACCTAATTCCGTTAAAACTGTAATTAAAAATGTAAAATTTAAATCACATTATAATGAAATAACTTTAGAATTGGATAATAAACAAGATATCATTGTTTTTGATTATTATCGTAAAAAGTATAAAATTAATGAGATTATGTATTTGAATTTTAATAACCCATTATAGGAAAAACATATTATGAAGAAAAATTTATGGTTGCTACTTTTTTTGTTTGGTATTTATAATGCATCTGCTTCAGATAAAAAGAGTATTCATGTTATTACTGATAGAAGTGATGCACACTTATTAGATTTAACATCAAAATTTGAAAAAGAAAGTGGTGTTGAAGTGAATTTAACATTCGTTAAAAATGGCATTATTGAAAAAGTAAAAAGTTATGATTATGATGCAATTATCAGTAAGGATAGTAGTGAATTAGTTGCGGCGAAAGATGAGGGGTTGTTACATACTATTGATGATAGTGTGCTAGACAACATTCCAACCAATTTTAAGGATATTGATAAACAATGGTTTAATATGAGCTATAGAATTAGATCATTTCATATGAAGAAAGGTTTAACAGATGCACCAACATCGTATGAGGATTTAGCAAAACCCCAGTATAAAAATAGAATTTGTATTAGAAGTTTAACTCACAATTACAATTTAGAAATGTATGGAACTATGTTATCATATATGGGTGAGGAGAAATTTACTAACTGGTTTAAAGGATTTAAATCGAATATAGTTAAAGATTCGGCAGCAGGAAATGATAGAACCCAGGTTAAAGGTGTGTATGATGGTGAATGTGACATAGCAGTTGCAAATTCATATTATCGTGGATTGATGTTACAAGATCCGGAGCAAAAAAAATGGGCAGAAGCAACATATTTATACATACCTAACCAAGAAAACGGTAGAGGAGCGATAGCATTGTATTCTGCAGTAGGTTCGTTATCGGATAATACCAATAATAAAACATTTTTGAATTATTTAATTTCAAAAGAAACGCAACAACAGTTATCATATGATAATTATGAATATCCAATTAAAACTGAAAATACATCACCTACTGTTAAACAATATGGTGATGCACAGAAATTGGACTATAAATCAATCAAATTATTTGATAATGTTCAAAACGATTTATTTGAATTGAGAAAAAAAGCTTATTTAATTATTAAAGCCAACTAAAACAAAACCAATTTTGCAATTGGGGTGAGTTTAATAAATTCACCCCAATGTTTCCAATCTCTTTCAGCTGATATAGTTTTTACAAACACTTTTGATCTTGAATTGAGGTCGGCAATCAAATCCTCATCAAATAATATTTTATCATCTTTTAATAATGAAATAGCTAATTGTTTCCATTCATCGTCAGAAAATTTAAAAAAATCTAAATATTTTGGATTCTCAACGTATAAATCTGACATATTTTTAATAACTACTTGACCAATAGCTGTTGATGATATTCTCACAAATGGCAATATCTTTTCTAATGATCTGGATGATAAATTTCGTAAAAATGGATAGGTATAAACTGATAGTCCTGTCAATACTTTACCATCTCTTATAATACCCATTTTTATATAAAAATCAATAGTTTCATCTTCTCTATCAAGTGAACGACAATTCAATAATATTGATGCCACCCAATTATTGTCAATGATGGGATAGTTTTTAACACCGTAAGTTTTAACCAACCATTCCATTGCAGGTAAATTGTGAAATTTATAAAACAATTGAAAGTATTTTATATCACTGAAATTTGTTAATTTATTTTCCTTGTATAACTTATCAAGTATTGGTACAACATTGGGATCATCATACTTTATACTTGATAAATCGGCATCAAAGAAAAATTTACGCAATTCTGGTGTAAATTTATCAATGGTTAATTTTTTTAACATTGCCGCAGTTATTGAATATCTACCCTTTGGTGTTTTTTTGATTTCTATACCATTTGCTTTTAAGGCTGATACAATAATTTCGACTTTTTTATTGAATTCATCGATTTTTAGATTTGATGTGTAATTGTTTCCTCGTCCAAAATAATCCAATATTTCTTCACGCAATCCACATTGTGAATTTCTAAAGGTTTCTAACCATTCGATTATGTTTAATCTTCCAGAAAGGGGTAAACTTAATAATTTTGATGCCATGCAGATTTCTCCAAACGTAATGATTATATTTAATTATACTAAAATAATTTATACTAAAACAGTATTTATCCTCACATTTTTAAAAATAATGAATAAAAATGGGATAAATAAATTCATATTTAAGGAGATAAATACTATGATAGATGGTTATAATTTATTTTTACAAAATTTAGAATCAAAATATCCTGAGGTATATTTCAAACTTTGTAGTTTACCACAGGCATCGATATATGGTATTATTAATGGGTTTCAATCATCGAATGTTAATTTTAATGATGAGGATAAGGTTGTCACTTATTTTAAAAACATACCATCATTGCGAGAATATACTGAAATTGAATTTAAAATCAAATAGCCGTTGGAGATAAAATATGGTTGATAATATCACGAATGTTGAACATACAATTAATTATTTTAGAAAGAATTACATAAGTGATGGATTGGAAATAAATTATCAACTTGTTGGTTCGGAAAAATTAAAATTTAAAATACCAAAAAACGAATATGGTTTAATAACTCAAAAATTAAAAGCTGACAATATTGATTTTGAAGTAATCCCATCCGATAGAAAAATGGAATTGGAATTTCAGCAATATGATGGTTTTCAGTTATTGACAAAAACGTTTAAAATGGATATATATTTTGTTGAGTATGCAGCACTTAAAAATGTTGAAAATATTCATAATTCCACGGATTTAAACATTAAAAATTGGTCTGATTTTTTTGATCTAATTGATCCGGAGTATCGCAATTTATTGCTTCATATTATAAATGGTGTGCCTATAGCAACTCATAAAAATGAATACAATAAGGTCATTTCGAAGAAAGTATATTGGATTGATCCCAAAGATGGTTTATTTGAAAAGAAAGAAAAATTGGTAAATGATGAGTGGAAAGTTACTTATCAATTGGTTACAAATAATTTACACCAAATATTTAAAATGTTTTTTAAATATTTTGATGAAATTCCATTTAATGAGTTAGCCGATTTTGAAAAATTCAAAGAAATTGTTGCCAACACAAAATATAAAACTTATTTGTATTAAAAAATATTTTTTGAGTAAATAAAGGAATGTTGAAATACTTTATAAAGGATAGTGTTATATGACTTATACTGAAAATGATCTAATTTATTATAAAAACCACCCAGAACATATAACGTCGGAACTTGATCACGATTTATTATTAGCATTAATATCTTATAACGTTGAAAATATGTCGCGTATTAAGAAACAAACCACCGAATTTATAAGTGCAGCTTATGATATAAGTCATTCAGTTTTTAAATATATTGATTTCAGTGAAGTATCTATTCACTTTTTAGAAATTGCAATATCAAATAACCCTACATTTATTCAATACCTATATTCACCAAGCCCAGAAATAATTAAATTAGCATTATCGAAAGACATCAACGTGTTTATGTATGTTGAGAAATACTTGGATGCTAGTATGTTTGAATGGTTGTTATCACAAAATGGATTGATGTTAGAATATGTCCCGGCAGAAATACAAACTGAAAAAATGGTATTGATAGCATTAAAAGAAAATGTACAGTCGTATAAATTTGCACATATAAAAACAAAAGAAACAGATATTTGTTTAATTAATATCGACCAAACAAAAATAAGTTGGATAACTGGTTTTTGGACAGAATTAGTTAAACCGATAATTGAATATAATCCTTTATACATCGCCAAATTTTTCGATACCCCTGAAATATTAACCAATGATATTGTAAAAATGGCATTAAGAAAAAACCCAAAAATTTATAAAATTCTACCAAATCCAAACCCAGAATTAAAATTGTATGCCGCTGAATTGGATATTTCTTTACTTGAACACATGAAATTTGACAGAACACTGATTGAACATATTGTTTCTAAAAACGGGTTAGCTCTTAAATATGTAAAGAAAAAAGATTTGTATATAATAAAAATAGCAATTTTACAAAATGTATTTTCACTCGATTATGTTGTAAATGTTGATAGACCTAGACAATTTCTTATTGATTATGCGTTTAAGCATGATGGTGCTGCATTAAAATATATGACGTCACCTACATACAAACAATGTTTAGACGCAGTTACTAGAAATCCATTGGCAATTCAATTTGTTCCAGCGTTACATAACACTGAAGAGATACAATTGGTGGCGTTGCATGGTGGGAAATATGAAGTGGTACAGTATATTTCTACACCTGCATCAAATGTGGTTATTTTGGCAATGATTGAATGTGATCCAAGTTATATATTTAAAATTCCAAATCCAACAAAAGAAATATATAAACTTGCGTTTAAACATGATGGTCGATTGATGATGCAATTTCCAAATTGGAATAATAAATTTGATCCTGATGTTATTTCTGTTGCACTTAGTCAAGATGGTGAAATATTTGAATATGTTGAACGCAAAACTAAAACTTACGCGACTGTCGCAATTAGTCAATATCCACCAGCGATACAATGGGTTATATTCCAGGATTTAGAATTAGCTACTTTAGCGGTAAATTTAGATCCAAGAACGATATTTTTCGTCGATAAAAGTATATTAGATAAAAAATTATTTGAAACTGCACTTACATTAGATCCAGACTTTTTTGAACATACAGCTGGTGAGATGACATGGGATGAATGGTTGAAAATAATTACACCAATACAATAACAAAGAAGGAAATCAAACAATGAAATTAGGTAAATTAAGTGAAAGTTTTACAAATCCAGATACATTTTTTCTGAAATTGTATCAGACTGAAGATTTGTCAAATTGTACAACATTAAATGAAACCAAAGAAACTATATCTACCATATTTGCAGCCGCAGATACTTATGCAGTTAATAATAAGTTTAAACACAAATATTTTGATTTGGCACATACTCCCCTGTGGGAAAATTTAGAAATTGAAAAACACCATTTTATTTTAAAAGGTTTTGATGCGTTTATTGCGATCGATTTAACTGAAAATTTGCATGACATTAGACCATTTGTATTGGTTCAACACAATAATGTTGAAGATTTGGAATATGGGCATCGAATTGAAATCACTGAAGAATTTATAAATTCTATGGTTGTATTTCAGAAAGAACTTTTTTTAGAAGCATTACATAGATTTGAAAGTGAAACTGTGGAAACATTAAAGGCTGTTTGGAAGGTTGAACAGCAAAGAATAGATAAATGGGTTAAAACTTGTAAAATTGATTTGAATTCGTAAATCAGTGTAGTATAATTGGTATTTAATTATACAAATAGGATAAACATGGAAATCTTGGATATTTCAACAGTTCGTGAAAAAACTATCAATTCACAACCCATTGAAAAAGAATATGATACTATGATTTCTGACTGGAATAATATCATTGATTGGACATCTAATAATCACTTTGGATATACTAAAATTTGGTTTTATGAGCATCAACTCGAAGAATTAGAAACTGATATTTTACATGTTTCTAATTTGTATAGGGTTGGTGGTTATAAAGTGAGTGACATCGGGTTTGATAAATACTTCTCTTATTATTTTGTAGAGATATCGTGGGCATGACAATATTTCTTGATAAAATCAAAGATTTGTTAACTGTACAGAAAAACATTATAATTTCTGATATTACCCCAGTTATACATGTGGCCCATATAACTAACAATGGGTATCTACATTTGGGAATTGAATTTCATGAGGAGTTACAGGTAAGAATGTTATATCATGGTTTTAAACCAAATAATGTGTGGCAGTTATCACTTACGGGGTTATTTGACGAACATGAAAACATAATCACTTATATATCGGAACATTATTTAACCATACAGGTAACAAATAATCGGTGGTATCAATTAGATTTATTCACCGATAATGAGGTAAGTGATTACAGTTTAACTATCGAAAGTATTGAATTCTCGAAAGTAGTTAAGTCACTATTACAGTTATCAGAAGAAAAAACAATCCATTTAAGAGTTAGAATTGGTGAGTCAAATTGGTCAGAAATAGTGAAATTTGATGTTTCAAAAATTTAGGAACCAAATTATCTACCTAAGAGGAGATTAAACTCAATGAATCATAATCGTGTTTTGATGGTGTATGAACAATCTAAGAAAAAATTACTACCTCACAATATCACTAAAATATGGGAATATATTTCTCATCACATTCCAACTAAAAAAATACCAGTTAAAACTTTTTTATCACCAAAAAATATTGTAAAATTGTTATCATCAACAATAAAATAGGATATTAAATTATGGCTAAGAAAGACACAACCACATCTACATCTAAAAGTGCCACACCTAAAAAAAATGATTTATTCACCAAAATGAGAAAAAACATTCTTAAAAAGAATGAAGATGCAATGTTAGATTTAACGGAACCTACTGTTTGGGCATCATCTGGAAATTATGTATTAAATCATATTTTGAGTGGTAGATTTCATAGAGGTTATCCTTCTGGAAGAATTGTACAAATTTTTGGTGATTCTGGGTGTTTATTGCCACATGAAAAAATAAAAGTGTATGAATTCAAATCAAATATTGTATGAAATACTTGTTAAATTATTATAAAACTAACAATCAAAAAATAAAAAACTTTATTGGAGAACAAAATGATTGAAAACAATGTTAGAGAATTAACTGATAAAGAAAAATTACTGGAATTAAAAGAATGGTATTCCTCTGATGAATTATCAAAATCCCTTGATGTTACTGAAGAAATGCTTGGTAATTTTTTAAATGATAAAAGTTCTTTTACATTAACAAATTCTGAGAAATTGAACGATTTTTTTAATAACCATGTTCATGAAAATTCAAAATTTGAAATGATTAAAAATGTTTATGGTTTGTGGGAAACTGATGAAAAACAATTTATGGTTGATACTCCTGATGGGTTTCAATTTGTTAGTGAATTTATTCATAAAGATTCAAGAAGTTGCTTTGACTTAAGAACCGATAATTTTCATATTGAATGTTCGGGTGACCATTTGATTGAAACTGATAAAGGTTGGGTGAAAACTGAAGATATTGTAGTTGGTTCAAAAGTGTTAACCCGTGTTGGTTTTGAGGAAGTTAAATCAAATGCACAACTTAGTGATAGTGATGTTTACGATATGACTGTTGAACATGATAATCATCGATATTGGGGTGGTGCCGGTATTTCATCACATAATTCTGGTAAATCTTTTCTTATGGCTAAAGCGATTGTTGAGGCTCAAAAAGAAGGTTATATGGTGGCAGTATTAGATTCGGAACAAGCGGTTTCACAGGATTATTTGAAAAAAATTGGGGTTGATTTAGACCCATCAATGTTAATGACTGTGCAGGTACAAACAGTTGAACAAACTCAAGATATGCTTCTAGAAGTTTTGGAAGGTGTTAAGGAAGAACAAGAAGCTTTAGGAAATACCAAAGAACTAAAATTATTACTGATTGTTGATTCCATTGGTATGCTTTCATCTGGAAAAGCACTAGCAAATGCTGAAGCTGGACATCACGCGGCTGATATGGGTACTAAAGCAAAAGCATTAACCAATATGTTCAACCAAATTGTACAAAAAGTTGGTATTACTGAAACTGTTTGTTTAGTAACTAATCATGGAGCATTAGAAGTTGGAGTTATGTTCCCACAACTCAAACCAAAAGGTGGACAATGTTTAGTAGCAGGTACAAAAGTACAAACTGATAAAGGTTATAAAAATATTGAAGAAATCCAAGTTGGTGATATGGTGAGAACACACTTGAACCAAATTAAACCTGTTGAAAAATTATTTAGTTTCGATAATCTTGATATTCTTAATTTTGAATTAGAAACAGGACAAAACATTAAAATGTCGAAGGATCATAAAATGTTAGTTTTGCGAAATGGTGAAAAATTGTGGTTGGAAGCTCAATTTATAACTACTTATGATTCATTGTTAGCACTTGATGTTTAATAATTAAATGGATTGGGGTGGATATTGAAATCCACCCCATTTTTTTATTGTACAGCCCCATATCTAGAACCAGTAACCAACCATGTAATTGAACTGTTTCCACTTATTGATGCACCACCTGAACCACCACCTGAACCCATATCGTTGTATGATGTTTTACCACCGCCACCACCACAGATTGCACCTGCTTGACCTGTAAATGCTGAACCGCCTGTACCTGCTGTCCTACCATATGAGTTAGAACCATTAGTTCCGTATGTCGCACCTATCCAGTTTTCAGTACCACTTCCCCATGGTGAAGCACCACCAGCACCACCTTGAGTTTGTGTACCACTGTTACCATTACCACCAGCGGCATAACCAAAACTTGTTTCCGTTCCACCTGATGCAGGTGAATTATTCGAATCGGACTGTCTAGCAGTTGTTTCTGCAGCTAAATTAGTAGTTAAAGTTGCATCTGCAGCTTGTCTCGCAGTTACCTCATTTGCAATATTGGTAGCAACAACACTACCGATTTTTTTTTAAATATTGAATCGACCATTTGTATCTCCTATTTAATAACTATTAAAAATCGGTATGATTTTTTGAATGAATCCACTTGTGTGGAATATGTTATATTTATCAAATAGTATCATTTTGCGGAACTAAATTTCGTTCTAAAACACCCCATTTATGTAATCTTCTTAGTTCTGCAGAATGATCACGGCAGCAGGTTTTATTAAATCCAGCACCAATTGACACAAATTTTGTTACTTTATTACATTTTGGATGTTGACATATATTGCTGTCTGGATGATAAAATAAATAAATTTTTGCATCTGTCGGTGTACCTTCAAAAAGTTTGGAATCCTCACATTCATTTAACCATAACCCAACGTTATGTTTGAATCCTTTTTCTTTGTTTTTTATAAAATATGTTTCAAAATTATTCATTTGTTTTTTTCTCCTGAAAATAATATAGTATTATACATTAAGTGACAATTCATCTTATTATCGAGTGATAGGCAAAAAATAAATTTTTAAGATTTTACTTTTATCTCATTTGATTGTAAAATAATAGTTAATAACCATTCACTAAAGGAGTATTTTATGAACTCAAATGAGTTTTTAGTCGATTCAAATTATAAACCAGTTAAGATTAAATCTATTACCCCTGTGGCAATAGAAAAAACTTATGATTTTCAAGTTGCTGACGATCATAGTTTTTTATTAGAAAATAATATAATTTCAAGTAATTGTATGGAATTTGTACCATCAATTTCTTTGCGTGTAACTAAAGGTAAGATTAAACCCACTGATTTGGCAGAATTAGAATATTTGTATGATGGTGGAATACCAAAACATTTGGGTGCTTTAGGGATTGTATCGAGAATTGAATTGTATAAATCCCGATTTACCCGACCTTTTAGAAAGGTACAATTGATGATTCCATACGATTTTGGATTACCTGAATATGCGGGATTATTTGATTATCTCAAAGATAATGGTATAATTATTGAAAATGGTAGAAAAGGTTATTATAATTGTACTGAGGTACAATTTGAAAAAGATTTTACTAGAAAAGATTTTATTAAAGGTGGTTGGGCTGATTTAATTATGGAACATTTATTAGCTGAGGAAACCAAAGGTAGAATTTATGATTTTATTATGAAATCTAGTGATGATGATGCCCGAGAAAAAGAACAAGGATTAGATTCAATTGATGACTCTTACATTGAAGATGATGATATGGATGAATCGGAATTTAATGTTGAATAACCATAGTGAGAAAAAAATATGTTTAGAGTAGTTTCAATTAATGGTACTATGAATGATATTTTTAATGAAGGGAGTTTTCTCGTTGAAGAAGCTTTCTTCTTCACTATTAAATCAACTTCATATTACAATGTTTATAATAAAAGAGAAGAACTTATTGGTGTGATTCCTGATGGATACAACTTATTCTTTAAAGTTGAGGAACATGATAATTTTGAAGAAATTGATATGTTTAATGTGCTCAGATTATTTGAAATGGGTGAAGAATTTCAAATTGTTGGAACTATTAGTAATAGTCAACAGGTTAAATTGATTTCAAGTAATATTATTAAAGAATTTAGATTGGTCGATGATGATGTTATTAATATTCCATTTACTAATAAGGCATTTGATTCTGAGGGAATCATCGTATTCAAAAATATGGTATCATTGGCTGAATCTATTAAATTAGAAAATGATTCACATTGATTGTGTTATTAAAAAATTATATTGGTTGGTGATAAATAATGGATATTTTTGAAATAGCTCAGAAAGGTATGGAAATCCAAGAAGTTGAAAGGGTTGAAAAACTTAAAGAAGCGGCTGAAATAGAAAAAACTAAAGCGTACAAATTAGAAATTTTTGATGTTATTAGAGCTGCCGAAAATAAAGATTATGATTGGTTTAATCGTTTGGGTGAGAACCAAAAACATTTTCAACCGTTTATGTTAAATTTATGGTTGGGTATGTTGTGGAATGTAAAAAATACACAAAAAAAATTCAATAATAATGATATGATTTATGCTGAGTTGATTAAAAGTATAAATCATAATTTAAACAGACACGTATACAACACTCCAAAAGAATTATTTTGGTTATTAGCTTGTATAATTCAAGAGTATGACGCACCATTCGATGTAGATTATAAAAAATCATTAAAAAAAATATCAGGCGAAAAATATAATAAAAAGGTTATTGATTATATGTCTAAAGAATTATTATCTTCAAAAGAGAAAATTCTTGATATGATTGATATGGGTTTAATAACCAATGAGGATATGATTGAAATTGAAAAAGATTTGGAAACTCTTGAAGATCAACGAAAAAAGAAGTAACACTTTTAATTTAAAAATCTAAAAAAGGAACATGTCATGAAACTAAAATTTCGCAATCCATTGTTAAATAAAAACAAAAAACCATGTAAATTTACATGTCATAATCAATCAATCAGATCTAAAGGAGTAGTTATTACTTATTCAACGGAAGAAAGTTATGAACTTAGGAGTTGTACCTCCTGTGGTAGAAAATATACTGCTGTATTAACCCCTGTTGGCTTGATTGAAACACAAAACAAATTTTAGGATTTCTTATGTTGAGTTTAATAGAAGAGTTTAAACAAGATGCAACAATTTTCATCTTGGTAAAAAATACAAAGGATTTTTTATATGGTGAATACCACGTTGTAGATGTCAAATATCGAAGTATGAATAATCAGTATGCTAAATTAGCATTGAAAGTTGCACCTAAAAAACAAAGGTATTTTAAACCTACCTTTGAATTTGATGGGTTTCATATTGAATTTAAAAATCATTCAAATCAGGAATATTTAGTTTTTGAAACTTATGATGATTTAGTTCGAGAATTTTGTAATATCTTAGATAAAAATGGTGATTATGATTCAAAGTTATTTAAAAAGTTTAAAAAACTGTATCCTCAATTTTTTAAATTTAAACATTATGATCTGTAAAAACTGATAGGATAAGTTAAAATGTCAATTACAATTTACACTGATGGCAGTTGTCGTGGAAACCCTGGACCAGGTGGTTGGGCTACATTGATAAAAAAAAGTAACGGTGGTGAAGAAAAAGTTTTACATGGTAGCAATGAAAAAACTACCAATAATGTGATGGAATTAACTGCCATCATTGAGGCTTTGCGAGAAATTCAATTATCTACCGATACAACTTTACCCATAAAAATATATTCTGATAGCACTTATTGTGTTAAAGGGATTTCTGAATGGCTTCCAGGTTGGATAAAAACCAATTTCAAAGGTAAAAAAAATGTGGATCTTTGGAAAGATTACATTTCCTGTTCAAAAGGCTTAAACATTACCGTTGAATGGGTTAAGGCACATAATGGTCATGAAGAAAATGAATTCGTTGATAGGTTAGCGTTTGAAGAAGCTAGTAGGTATTTTACATGATCATCCGATATGGATTAGTAAAAATTGATTATAATTGGATTAATACTCGAGCATATTATATTTACTTAGAAACTAACGAAGATGATGATTTTAAAAATTGGTTACAGGCTCAGGAAGAATATTTCATTTTTGTTAATATGGATGAAGGAAGAATAAATGGCTAACTATATTGATTTTGCTTATTTAGGTAAAACCGCAGACCCAACAGGCATTAGAGTGTGGGAACAAAATTATGAAACAGGTAAAATTGATGAGAAAGATTATGACATAAAAGATTATTTGTATTTTTACATTGATGCTACTGACGAGAACAAAATTGAAAAAAATTTAATTTCTCAAAGGGGAACAAAAGTTAAAAAAGTGGTTGCAGATAACTTTAAAGTTCTTAGAAATGGTGAATCTGCGAAAATGTTTCATAGTTTAAATCTTAATACTTATGAGTCTGATATTGAACCCTTACATAAGGTAATGTTGGATAATTATGGAAAAGATCATCAAAAAGCCACTAATTGGAATTTAGCTTTATATGATATTGAAACGGATGTTCGTATGGAGGATTCTTTTATGGGTATGCGAGCAAATGCAGATCGAGAGATAAACGCTATTTCTGTGTGGTATTCGAAACCAAATAAATTTTATAATTTTACCGTTGTACCACCTATGCTGCGAGATGAATGGGATTTTGATACTATTGAAACTCGTGGTAATTTTGAGATTATCTATTTTGATAATGAAGAAGAAATGCTGGAAACATTTTTCACAGTTACAAAAAAACATGAAACTATGGCATTAGGTGCGTGGAATGGGGATTTTTTCGATACCAAGTATATTTTTGATAGATGCAAAAATATTTGGAAAGAAAAAGGTGCTGCAGAACGAATGGGGCGGTTTACAAAAGTTAAAAAAACTAAAATCATGTTGGGTGAAAAAGAAGAAATTTTGGTTAGACCAATTGGTATGATTTGGTACGATTGTATGGAGGCTTATAAGAAAAATGGTCCAGAATTAGAATCGTTTGCTCTAAATGCTGTAGTTGAACATGAAAATTTGGGAAGTAAGTTAGATTTTGAAGGGTCGTTTGAAACTTTATATCACGGAAGTAGAAAAGATAGAGATAGATTTTTAGAATTAACACCAAAGAAAAAAAGAAAAAATTTGATTAAAAAATCTAATGAGATTGGAAACTCGGTTATTTCTGATTTGGGGTTATATAGCGAATGTAAAGATATGTTGAAGATGGATACAAGCATCGAAGAATATGAATTGGAAACTCGAATTCAAATAAGTATTACTGATAGATTGGAAGAGCTTCTCAAAATGAATGAAACCAAAGAAGATTTAGGTGATATGTTTGAGGATTTTGAACGATTTGTAGTGTATAAAAAGTTAACAGATACTTATAGACTTTTTGTTGATTATTCTAATCAGGATAGTCAACTTTTACATGATTTAGAAATGAAGTTGGAAAAATTTAAAACTCTTATGATGTTGGCACAGTATAATGTATCATCGTTTTATGATGTATTTTCTACACTCAAACAGGTTGAACAGGGTATTACTAATTTTGCTCATTTATATAATAATAAAGTTGTTATTGATCGAGAGTATGATAAGAAAAAACAGATTTATAATAAATTTGTTGATAAAGATTTGTTACAAATCAGAATCGACAATGATACTCGTATACAACCAAATGATAATCGGAAGATAAGAGAAATAAAAACTCTTTTGGAGCAAAAAAAAATACCTGGAGCCAACGTGCTTCAACCATACGTAGGATTGATTTCTTACAATGAGGCGGAAACACCACAGTTAGCAAGAGAATTCAAATCATTAAAAAATGAATTGCGAGAAATAGATGAACAGTTAAAACAATTTGAAATGGATGAAAATTAGATTCTCTCTTTAATTAGATTCACACATTTTTCTACCATCTGTTCTATATTTTCTTTTGTTTCATAATCCCAAATTTCGATTACAGTGAACCCTTTTTTTTCAGCAGATGCTAATTTTAATCTGTCCAATTCAAATTTTTCATCTGCTGATTTTCCTGTCCAAGGACATCTCCATCGTTCCCATTGCTCAGTTGTTAATTTTTCTTTTGATGGGTGTACATGACTTCCATTATATTCAAAAATTAATTTTAGTGGTAAAATAGTATAATCGAATGAATGCAGTTTTGTACCTTCTTCAATTTTGTATTCACAAGAGTTTTCAACGCCGTAAAAAATATCAGAAAAATCAATACCGTGTGCAAGTGAAAAATCAGTTAAATGTTTAAAAAATGCCAATGATTCTTTGGAAGCAATATAACCTGCATTGCTGTTTTTGTATTTTTTCCATCTGGTCAACCCTTCTTCATATCCATGAACTCTGATGAAATTCTCTTTAGTATTTGCAGATCGTTTACAAAATAGGTTGTATTTCTTTTCACCTAATTCTGTACCATACCGGGAAATGAAATTCTCCTTACTTAATTTAGATTTTTCTTTAAATTCTACCCATTTTTGTTTTCCCAATTCTTCTCCATGCCGAAGTTTAAAATTTTCTTCGGATAGCATGCACTTTTTTTTCCATGATTTGTATTTCTTTTCACCCAATTCAACACCATGACGTTTTTGCATTTTTTCTAAAGTTTGTCCACCTCTTGTAGAAATTGCCTTGGTAAACAATTTCAACCCTTCATCATTTCCATATTTCTTAGTGAATTTTTCTAAGGTAAGCACTTTTTTTGAATTCATTTCAGTGTATCTTCTAGATCCTTCTTCCAATCCATATTTTTCTACTTGTCCCTCTAACGTGTTACCAATACCTTTTTTTCTGTTATTATCAAGATATTTTTTTAAACCTATCTCGTCACCATACTTTAACCTAAAATAATGTTCAGTGTTAGATTTAGTCTTTAGAAATTTTTTAAATCGGACTACTAAATTTTCTTCTAGGGTAGTGGTAGATATTAGCATACAATGAAACGAATATCTTTGTTCTTGTGTTAAATTTCCTCCCAATACTAAGTTGACGTCTTTTAATCTTTCAATCCCAATGTTTTCAAAAGTAATCCCATTCTCCTTAAAAAACTTATTGGTGAACGCTCTTTTCGTTTTTAAATTTAATTCTGAATATTTCATGTTAACCGATTATTATTGTATAATTTAAATATATTATTATACAAATTTATGTATTTGAAGGTGTTTTCTTATGAAAATGAAAAAAAGTGTTGATATAATTATAGCAGAAATGTTTGATAATTACGATATTAACGCAGATGATGATGCAAAAGATGATTTTTGGCATGAATTAACCGATGAAGAACAATATATGGTTAATAGTCGAGTACAATTAGAAAATGGGAATCCCAAATATGACTATCTTTCATGTTCAGAACCAGGTAGATTCGATAATAATGAAGTTGTTACCGATTATGAAACTTTATATGAGGTTGACTATAAATGGTGGGAATTTCAGAAAAAATGTAGATGGGATGGCATTGAGGAAATGAAAGGTCATATGAATGCAAATGATACTGAATATTATTCCCCACAAAAAGTTTCGGAAGTTATTAACGCATTTAACGATGATTATGATGGAGGTTATACTATTTACCTTACTGGCGATTGGTATCGGTTGATTGAAAATGGTAAACTTTTATATTCACAATTTATTTCCGCCAGATGGTATTTGTATTATGAACTTGAAAATTTATTGGATACTTTGGGTGATGAAAATATTCCTTATTCTTACAAAGATAGTGATGATAAATTGATGTTTATCAATGAACCCGATGCTGCTAAGAAATATGATGCCCAAGGAAGGGAATATGAGTTGGAAAGTTTTAATTGCGAAATTATGAAATATCAACATGATGAAATGATTGATAAAATTGATGTGGTTGTTGATAAGTATAAGTGTAAATTTAGTGGAAAAGTATTTAGAACTCAACGTGATGAGACTATTGTCAATGATTGTGATGATTTTGTTGATTTTATTTTTTATGATGAACAGTCGTTAAAAAATGTTTCTCCAAAGAATTTTTTAAAAACATTTAAACAAAATCAGGAAGAATTTTCCGAATTTGCATTGTTATTTTCTGAATTGGTGAAAATAGTTACTGATGATTTTTATAGAATATATGATGCAAATAAACTTAAATACAGTGACACCATTAGTTATTCTTAAAATTACTACCTTTGTTGGGGTTATATTATGCTTAGTGAATTTTGTGAATTGATTGCAGCAGAAAATGTCGATGAATTAAAATTTAAAATGATCGAAATTGGAGCACATTATAATATCATAGTAACATTTGAAGATTTTCGTGATGAATACTACAATTGGTCTACATACTCAAACATTATTGTTGTTGGGCATTATGATAACTTAGATATGATGATTGCATCATTTTTTCATGAATTAGGTCACCACACATCTAAATTTGATAAAAATGGATATAAAAAATTGAAATTTCACCAAGAATTAGATGCATGGAATGCAGGATTAATTATTGGGCATGCTAATGGTTATTATATAAAACCTGATACTTATCGAAAATGTATGGATAAAATGTTGTATTCTTATATCCCCTATGACATTAGAGAATATTCGGGATTTTATCAATCACCAGCAGCAAATTATTTTTATGGTGAAAATAATATAAAATTTTGGACTTATTATAATAATATTTTTTCTTTTAACATTAACGATAATAATTTAATTACATCAATATTTGAAAACCGAAAGTTTATAACTGAAAATAAAAATATGTTTGAAATTGATAATCATCTAAAGCAAAATATTATGCGAGCAGATAAAAAGTTATTTACTATTTACACACAGTACAATGTCCCAGAATATCATGAGAATAAAAATTTTATGATACTTAGAGATACTGTAGGGTTATTATCTTTTAATGTTTAAACAATACTATTACTTTCACATATTTTAATGAGGAAAAAATGAATACTTTCAAATTAGAATTGAATATCGTTTATCCAAATTCAGATGAATTTAATGAACACACATTAAATGCCAGAATTTTTGTTGATGGTGAAGAACTTTCTACTGAATTTGTTTCACTGTATGATTTGTTTAACAGTTTAAAAAAACCAGGTGAACATTTTATTTATAATTGTTCGTGCTGTGTGCCGGGTTGTGCTAGAATTGCTAATGGTGTTATGGTTAAACATAAATTGTATAAAATTCGATGGAAAACAAGGTTGCCGGCATCATATACAGGATTCAAAAATTACCATGTTTATTTAAAAAAGGTAAAGAATAGAACATTTGAATTTGATAAACATCAAATGATAACAGCAATTAAAGATGAATGCTATAAATTTTTAGAAATCATTCCACCTGATATTATCTTTGATGAATTTGACGATAATTCTACATTCATCACTGAAAAATTTGAAACATTGAAAAGTATCTGAGTAAATTATAAATATGAAAAAAGATCCAAATACATACTGTATTAACTATGAAGAAAATATTGGTTGGGAACTTTTACATGATTTGGTTGCTCATCCATTAATGGCACTAACCTTATATAAATCGAAATTAGTGATTTCCTTTCACGATTTTACATCTTCTAAAGCCTGGATTAGAAAAAACTAACACGAGTAAAAAAATATGACTGAATTATTAATTAAATTGCGTGAGTTAAGAAATTTTGATCCTGACAATTATATTGATTTGAAAACGAAACAAATCAACGAATTTTTCAAAATTAACAACTTGGACTCTGTAATCTTAGGAATATCTGGTGGTATTGATTCGGCAACCACATTAGCGTTGTTAATGCGTTCAGCTAACATAGTTGGTTCACCAATAAAAAAAGTAGTTGCTATTTCTATGCCTATTTTTTGTAGTGGGACGACTGGTCAAGTTGATGCAATAAACATTGCACTCGATGATATTGAAAAATATAAATCTGATAAAAAATTTAAAATACAAGTTGATGATTTGTCAAAAGCACATTCTGCTTTTTTAGAACAGCGAAAAGGCGAATCTACACCATTTTCATCTGGGCAATTGGCATCTATTGTTAGAACACCACATTTGTATTTTAACGCTGCTATTTTACAAACTGAAGGATACAAATCTCTTGTTTGTGGAACTACAAATCGAGATGAAAGTTATCTTATTGGTTTTTATGGAAAAGCATCCGATGCGATGGTTGATTTACAACCTATATTTGATATTCACAAAAGTGAGGTATATCAAATTGCAAAAAAAATGAATGTTTCCAATGAAATAGTGGAACGTCAACCAATGGGTGATGTTTTTGATGGAAAAACGGATATTGAGATGATTGGAGCATCATATGATTCTATCGAATTGGCTGCACATATTAATGAATATCATTTGTTTATCAATGATAATGTGTATCTTAGTGAACTAAGAAACACATTTACTGAGTCCGCAGAATATAAAAATATTTTTAAATTACACCATATTAATAGTCATAAATATAAAGTGGGATTACCATTTCATATTTTAAGTGTTTTTAAACAACATGATCGATGGGAAGATTTTAATCAATGAATAAAATTCCAAACCACATTACTCCTACGTCTAATTGTATTCCTGGATTTTGGGAAGTACCAAAAACTGAATTGAAACTTAAATCTCACAATGTTGTTAAAACAGAAATAATGACACACGTTAAATCGTTAGAAGGAATACTTGATGATGACTCATGTGATGCTATCATTTCTTTATTTAATTCATCAAAAATAGAATCTGCTGTATCGGTTTCTGGTTTAATGAACGATAGTTATGGTGTGGGTTCAATTAGAACTACTGGTTGGTCATTAGATATTGCAAATGAATTAACAAAATTAATTATTCCACATTTAGAAATAAAAATGTGTGATGATTTAACCCCAACAGATTGGTGGCAAAATGATGGTGGTAAACTTTGGAAACCTCATTCTGTGTCACCACTTTTAAGATTTATGCGTTATAATAAAGATAGTGAGCATTATGCACATTATGATACAGGTTATATATACGATTCAAATTTTAGAACATTAAAATCGATGGTTATTTATTTGACGAATAATAAAATCGGTGCTACTAGATTCATCGAGGATTATCAGCAGAATATTCCCATACAGTTTAGACATCATCATGATTGGCATTCAAGAGTAGATAAATCTGAAATAATTGCTTCATGCTATCCAGAAAAAGGTAAAGTGCTGTTATTCGATCATAGGTTATGTCATGATGTTGAAAAGTATGATGGCATGGAATCATCTGGAAGAATTATTATACGTGGTGATATAATTTATGAACGATTGGAAAATTGATACAGATCCATATTATAGTGAGTTACATAAAACTTTTGGTAAACAATATATTTTTGATGCTGGATTTTTTCATGATTGTTATGAAAAACCATTAGACCTTCATGAAACTTTAAAAATATTATGTACACCAATCAAACATATAAAAACTCCCAAAACTAAAAAACACTGCATTTTACTTACGAGTGGTGCAATGGATCCAATACATCTTGGTCATATTGACATGATGCTTTCAGCAAAAATTAGATTAGAGCAAGATGGATATGAGGTATTGGGTGGTTATATTTGTCCGGCACATGATTCTTACGTATCATCAAAAAATGATGATGCTTACCCAATTCATATTAGAGTAAGATTAATTTCCGAGTTTATAGAGGCGTATAAACAAACGAATTGGTTATCGGTTGATCCCTGGAGTGGTATTTTTACTAAAGGTGATATAAATTTTACATTGATGTTAGAACGATTAAAACTATACATTGCAAAATATTTAAATCTTGAAACTGAAATAATTTATGTATGTGGTGAGGATCGAGCTACATTTTCTGAAACTTTTCGTTTAAAAGGTAAATGTGTTGTTGTGGGTAGAGGGGAAAATACAAGCAATTTTAATGAAACTGATTATGCTTTATTTGCGAGCTGTGACAACAACAGAACATCATCTAAAATAAGTAAAATTCAATCATTAAAAAAACGAGATGTAATAATTCGAGATGATAAAACTTTCAGTGTTGCACAATTCAATAATGTGTTTAGTAAATATTTCAACAGTATAACGTTTAAAGATTTTGATGAACAAAAAAACCGATTTTTTCAATTAGATCAAGAAAAAATTATTAGTATAGATTCCATGTTAAAAAGTAAATACTATGTAACCATATCAAGATTATATGATTTTTTTGGTTGTACTCAACATGGATATTTGGTTAAATCTATGAATTTACCAGTAAACGTGGATAAGGCATATACTTTAGTAGACGATGATTGTGTTTCTGGAAGAACTATGGATACCGTCAAAGTATTGTTATCACATCACAAAATCTGTGTTAACGACACTTTTATTTTTACGGAAGAAAAAAATAATATCGAAATTTTAGATATGCGTGATTTTGTTTTATTTGGAGAAAATAGTGGTTTAGTTGCAGGTGATGATTTAAGATTACCATATATTTATCCATTTGTTGATCCCTTTACGCGTTGTTCTGTAATCGATCCTTTAAATTTTTCTTTAGATATATGGTTGATTAACAAAGCCTTTATATCTAACATTGGAATAAATAAAATACCACAGTTTAATTTATTTTCAATGCTTGGATTTGATAGTCAAATAACAACTCATGAAATTTGCGATTATTACATTCGACTGTTGAGAGAATTAAAAGCGTGATGATAATACAATTAATTAAGGGTGAAAAATGTACGATTACAGAAACATGAATGATGCTAGTGATTTATACTATGTATTCGAAAATGGTTTTAATTCACGGGAAACATATATAGTTGAAAATTTAACAATTCAACAAAGTAAATTAGTTTGTGAGGAATTAAATAAATTGAGAATATTAACGGTTCAATACACGGATTTGCTTGACAAAATATACAGTAACATACGAAAGTAAAGTAACAAATTATTTTTTTAAAACCACGGAGTTAAAATGAAAAATTCATTAAAAATGTTTCTAGACCCATACAAAAAGTTCATATTTTTCATGCTTATATTTTTAGGCGTGGTTGCGATATGTTATTACAACCTGATTTTTGATGATAACCAACGTGAAAAAAACAAAAAATACCTTTCTTCCTTATCCCAATCTACACAGTTGGAAATATTGAAAATTTGCTATGAACAAAAAGATGTTGGATGTGTGAAAACAATCGATAATTTTAAAAAAAATGAGCAAATTCCTAACAGTTGATAGAATGTGGTTATAATGATTTAATTTTTGAAGATATAAGAATTTGCATCATTGGGTAATTGTGTGAATCCATATTTGAGAAAAAAATTACTCTCATTACTTGCATATATACCACTTTCATCATAGTAGGATAGTGTGTCAAACTTTCTAACTGCTTTATCAACTAAAGATTTGAAAATATTATATCTGTCGTTGCTTCGTGGTAAACAATAATCGACGATTTCTCCACTGGGTTTTAAAATTAATTTTCCCCAAATTCCTGATCTTCGGTAAAAAACATCGATTGTTTTTTCGGTAGAACAATTACCGAATACTGATTCTTGTATTGGTGTAGTGGGTGTAACAGTGGTGTTATCAATTTTTTCATCGGTAGGTTTGTTATATTCAATGTAAAATTTTGATGTATTTTTGATTTCATCAATTATTCCAGCATCACTTAGAAAGAAATTTTTAAAACTTTCTTTCATTTCATATTCTCTAAATTGAAATGTATTTAAAATGATAAACATACCATTTTCATCAAATTGAATAGTCGGTGTATCATCAAAAATAACTTTCAATTCATCTTCAACCATACTTATTTTTACAAAATTGTTTGTGAAGATTCTAACTTCCATTATTAAATCATGTATTTTCATTATTTTTTCCTAAGTTGAAAAAGACTATATTATTTATAGTATAATTTTATTAATTTAAAAAATTCTGTGAGTAATTAACGGTTGAGTTTAACCTATTCCACTGTACAAAATTGTGAACTACTCATGAAGAATAACGGTTAATTTTTGGTGAACACAGTATGAATTTTCAAAATAAATTTAAAGATTATAAAATTGAATGGCAACCCCATTTCGCCAATGGGTATGTTAATGTTGATACGTGTAATACGTGTAAATACCAAATAAAAATTTGTAAGCATCCTTGGAATGAACGTGAATTTTCAAAAGGTGGTATTTCTGAAATAATTTCGTATGGATGTTCGGTACAGTTTGATTCTACAACTGATAAAAACCCACGAATAATAATGATGGATCATGATACCAGTGTTTCAAGTTGCGAATTGTATCATTTAAGGAAAGATTAATATTTTTTTCATAGGAGTAAAAATGCTTAGTAAAGAAGAACTTTTAGAAAAACGAAAACAAATAAAGAAACGTATTTGGGATATTGAACAAATCCTAAAAAACAAATCACTGGTATCCGTAGTCGATTTTGCTTCAATGTATCCATCAATTCTTAGATTGTTAAATGCTGCTATTGAATCGTTGGTTGGTTTTCTTGATGATGATCCAATCGCATACAGAAAAGTAGGATTATCAAAAACTTTTTTGGATTCCAAAGAAAAATCTAAGGAGCTAGTAAAAACTACTTTAACTGATAGTAGACACGTTAAATTTGTAGGTAAAAATGATGAAAAAGTTTCATTGCGACTAGATTTATATGCTGGAAAATATGATGAATCGACTATTGATGATATAACTGAAACACCATTTGAACGGTATTTTTTAGCATCTATGGGTGTATTTGATCCCGATCAAACGGAAATAAAATTTCAAGGTAAAATTTATACAGTTGCACAACTAAATAAATATTTTAAAGAAATGAATTACAGTGTGAGTGGTAGCGGTAGCGTTTTTGAAAAAACTGGTAAGGATGGTAAACAGGGTCTTATTCCAAGTTATTTAGAATATATGTTTGTTGAGAGAAAAATACAAAAAAAAGCCGCTTTCGGACATTTCAAAAATAAAAATACCCTACAACGTTTTAGAAAAGCAGCAATTGCAGATGGATTATATACCGAGGTAAAAAAATGATATATTTAATTAATGTGGTTAAATTACAGAGGCGTAAATATGATTAACGCAACAAATTTAAAAAATTATACTATGTTGGATTTTAAAATTGACCGATTTTTTAAAAAATTAGATAACAAAGTTAGACGCAAAATGGCAAATGGTGGTAGACGATTAGAAGTGGTGGTTTATGATAAATTTGTAAACAATCCCATAATTTTTTCTGAACAAAAAAGAAAATCTTTTCATAGTGATTTATATGCAGATTATGTTATTTGTGATCCAGAAGTGTTTTTAGGTAACAATCGGTCATTGTATATGTTTACAATACAAAGACAATTAGTTCATGATTTTGGGTATAGTGGTGTTTCATGGACACCATTGGATAATGATATGGTGTGTAATGGAATGCAGTTATCATTTTACTGGTAAAACACAATACCGAGATTTACACAGTGATACATGTTAATTTAATATGTAATTGTATAATATATTCTATAACATATTATTTTGTGCTTGTTTTTTTAAAATTAGTAAAAAAAGGTTAAAAATGCCAAAATGTTATTGTAAGATGGAAACAGAATACGAATGCATTTCAAAAGAAAATATTTCGATTGTTTTAAAGTTTCTCAACTTATCAGAATCCCAGGTAGATGCAATACTTGATGATTCCTGTATTATTGATGGGGTACATTATAATTTTGATAGTGTTGTTGTGAAAATACCTGATCAAATGGGAACATATATTCAAGTGTATGAAAGTTATGATGAATTTTTAAAAGAAAATATATTGGTGGAGGATATTCAATTATTATGAGTGACAATTATGTATTAGAGTTAGATTCAGACCAACTACAACTTATTTCCAAATCATTGGATTTTTATGCACGCATTCAAACTGGACAAATTTCGGAATTAATTAATCCTTATATGGTGCCGTTAGATAATGCTGATTACACTAATGTCGCTGAAAAAGTCAATGATTTAAAACAAAGTATGTTCCCCGATTTACCGATTGATGCCCATTTTTCTATAAAATCCCCTAGAATGCCAGACACTATCAGACAAATGGTGGATATTTGTGAGGTGATTCGTTATGGGTTATTAGTAACTTATAATTCTACCCCTGATACCGAAAATCCTATATCAAAACCTAGAAGTTGGTCAGTAGAAAAGAATTTACCAGTTTTAAAAAAAATATAGTATAATATATTTTTGCCTTATCTTATAAATTATATGAACGAATTTTTTACTAAAAATGTGGATGGCACATTTGAGCCTGTTGGTTATGAATTTACTGGTTGGCCAGCTAATGGAATATGGTTAGTTGAGGATTCCAGACAAAGTTTAATTTATCCGTATGAAGGGGTAGAAAAAAAACCTACACCCTCATTGATTAGTTATTTACAATATCAGAATGAATTACAGGAACATTTAACCCAACAATGGAAAGATAAACCATTATCGATTATGGATATTGCTGCTATTTCCTGTGAATTTTTTGCAATTAAAGCTGGTGCTATATCAGTTTTAGGTGAAATTATTGAGAATTAAAATGAAGGATATAAGAATTATTTTGGTAGAAACACTTTTACAATTAAATTCGTTACCCACAGATAGAATAATTGGTTTGTATCCATTTGGGTCCGTTATGTATGGTACAACTCACCAAAAATCAGATTATGATTTTGTGGTTATTTTGGATGTAGAAGGTGAATTGTATATGCAATATGAAACCACCGATTTGGATTTGCATGTTATGTCAATTGAGACATTTAAAAATAAATTACTGGATCACGATATATTGGCACTTGAAACATACTTCAATGATTCACCAATTGTAGCATTGCCGGCAATTGATTTTAAGTTAGATTTAGTTAAATTGCGTCATAAAATTTCTGCGATTGTTTCAAATAGCTGGGTTAAAGCTAAGAAAAAATGTTTAATAGAAAATGAAAACCACTTTGTTGGATTAAAATCATTATTCCATTCGTGTAGAATACTTTCATTCGGACTACAACTTGCCGAAACTGGGAAAATTACTGATTTTAGTTGTTCGCAGGAAATTTGGTATGAGATTTTGAAGATGGATGCAGATGGTATTGGAATCATTGAAATTATGTTAAATTTTAAACCACAACATAATGCAAATGCTACCAAATTTAGAAATTTAACACCTAAAGAGTATTAACAAACTAATGATTTCAAAAACTAAAAATATTGATTTTTGAATCAAAACTATGATAAAAATTGAGGAGAGTTAGTAATGAAATTTGATTATAAAGGAAATTCATATAAACTTATTTTATTGAGTGTTACTGGATCGAGATTGTACGGTACTTTTTATGATAGTGCCGATCCAGATAGACAACATCCATTTTTACAAAATTATTCGAGTGATGACGATTTTAGAGGAGTTATGGTTGCTCATCCTGATACCAAAGTTGGTTTGGAAGGTAAAATAGAAGAAATTGAGTTGAAGAAAGATTCTGATGGAAATGTAACACAGGATAGTATTGATTTGATTGACGAAATTAATAAAAAATTAGGAAAACAGGTTCTTAAACATGATGCCGATCTAATTATTTACGAAGTAAAAAAATTCATTAAATTGGCATTAGAAAACAATCCAAATATAATGGATATTATTTATACCGATGATGATGCGGTTGTTTACGAAAACAAAAAAGGTAAAAAATTAAGAAAAAATGGTAAAGATATTTTTATGTCTTTAAAAACCAAATTTACTTTTTCCGGTTATGCTGTTGGTCAATTAAAAAGAATTAGAGGTACCATTCAATATTCTGACAAGACATTGAAAATTTTAACAGAGGCTTTGAAATCTGGTGATATTGATGATGCCTGGTTACAAAACAATTTTAAAGGTTTGCATAGACAAAAATTAATGCAAGATCACATTAAAGTTATCAATCATACTACCTAGATAGGGATTTAAAAATGAATGTAAATGAAATTTTTGAAAAATATAACACTGATGAATCATTGACCTATGAACAGTTTGTAACACCTAGTTTTTCTGGTGGTCATAATAAATGGATAAATCGGTATCCAAAAACAAATGTGGTTTTTAAAATTTTAGAACGTGCATGTTTGAAAAATGATATTGATTATAATTGGATAACAGATTTTTTTGGTGGTAATGTATCCACTTATGTTTTAGGTATAAGTCAGCAAGATGCAAATAAATTAGGAAAACAAGTATCAATTAGTTGGGATGAATTCACTGAAAAATACTGTGACGATGATGCTTCTGAAACAACGATTACTGCTGATGAAATAAACACATACCGAAAACCAAAATTGGTGGATTATGTAACTGTAAAAAATTTAAAAGCCCAAAAAATACCAATGTCAACTTCAATATATGAATTTATTAATAAACCTTTAACCGATGGTCAAATATCAATTTCTGATTTACAAATGACTGTTAGGGATTTTTTGATGAATTTTGCGAGTTTTCGGTCTATATCAAAAACACAATATAACATTTTTACATCTGTCAATGGTAAAGGTGGTATTTTTGGTAGAAATGGGGATTTGAAGGCAATTGAACCTGTAGAAGTAGGAGAATTTTTATTCCAGGTAAGTATCGATGAGTTGAACTATAAACGTGATGTAGATGAAATTCAAAAATTGTGGGAGTGGAGAACAGGTCGCAATGAATTGCGTGGAAAATACGAGGAACATTTTGGGTACGATGTAAAGCATATGAGTCATTTGTTTAGATTACTATTAGGTGCTATTAATATTCTCGAAACGGGTGAGTATCACCCTAGATTAAAAGGTGAAAACCTCAAATTTGTTAGAAATATTTTACGTGGTCAATATACTTACAATTATTTAATTGAATATACCTCGGTGTTGGAAGAAAAGATGGAAGAGGCTTATAAAACCTCTACTTTACCAGAAACAGCTAATCATAAGAAAGCCAACAAACTACTTTTGGAATTATCATACTAAGTTGTTGATAAATATTTGTGATTATTTTGAAATTAAAACAACCAATTGGGGGTGTCACCCCATATTTTTAGAGAGATTTATGAAAGTTAATGAGTTATTAGAAAAAGAGACAGTAAAAGGATTGTATGCTGCGGTAAAATTTTCCAAGGATACAATTGATAGAATTTTAAAGTATTGTGGGGATAAGGACATTCCAAATATTTTAAACCCTGAAGATTTCCATAGTACATTATGTTATTCTCGCAAACTTGTTCCTGATTTTAAACCAGTAGATGAATTATTTGAAGAGGGTAAACCAAAAAAATTTGAAATTTGGGAAAGTCCACCAAATGCGTTTAAAGAGGAAAAAACCTTTTGTTTGGTATTAAAATATTCATCATCTTATATGGAAAATAGATTTAAAGAAATTATGGATATGGGTGCAACTTATGATTATGATGAGTATAAACCCCATTTAACCATTAGTTATGATGTTGGGGAAGGGTTTGATGTTAGTAAATTGGTTGATATTGATGCTATCGCACCTTTAGATATTATTGGTGAGTATTCGGAAGAGTTGGATTTGGATAAAAACTATTAAAGGTTTAGTTCATGTTAGAAATAAAAGAAATAAATTATAAATCTATTTTGGATAATCATTTTGCAAATGGTGATATAGTGGTATGTGCTGTCGTTGCAAATCCAAATTGTTTTAGTTGTATCACCAATGGTAAAAATATTAACAATTTTAGGTTACAATACCCTAAAAATAACATTCATTTTTATTTTGTTGATTATGTAAAATCGAATATATTACAGAATTACAGTGAATTTTCACAAATTTCGGCATACCCCAAAATTATTATTTTTGATGGAAGTTGGGATAAAAAAGAATTTTTGGGTGGTGTTATTCCTGTAAATAAATTGGAACAGTTATTTAAATCATCTGTTAGATATAATATTGATTAAATTAAAATAATTAAACTGTGTTGGGTTATTTAATGATAAGTTTAAAATTATAACCCAATAATTTAACTGCGTCAAATTTTGCATTGTTTCTATTTAAACAAACATTTAAAGTGTATTTCGATTTTACCTCAATAATTATGTTTTCATTTGGAATGAAAATATCTGGGTAGTATCTACTAGTTATACCTTCAAATTCATAATATATAACCGGCATGTTATTTGCATCGGTGACAATATCTTCAAACTGATAACCTGAATTTTCTAAGTCGTTTAAAACCATAGGTTCATATCCTTGAACAATGGAAACTTGACCAGTTTTCCAACTATATTCCTTTTTACGAAAACAGTTTTTTCTGTTCTTTTCAAAAACGGTGGTTGATTTCATTGGATGTATAACACCATATTTTTTAAGGTTGGTTTCCTGTGTCTTATTTAATAATTGTTGGCATTGTGATGGATGATCAACACCATATATTTCATTCATTTTTTTAGTAAGGTGCGATGAACCAAAAATGAAATCACAGCCGTACTTTGTTTGATTGGTAGCTTTAATCTTGTTTCGAATTTTCAAATTTTGGATTGGTCTTCTCACACCATATTTCTCTAAATTTGAATTTTCCACTTTTTCTTTAATTGACGCACATTGTGATGGGTTCTCAAAACCAAACACTGTCATTGAGGTATTTTTAAATTTGTTTTGTATGTTTTCGTTTTGCATAGGAAATTCAACACCATATTTTTCAAGATTTGATTTCTTAATTTTTTCCTTGACTGAATTCAGTTTTGAAACATTGTCAACACCATACTTAACGATATTATTCACTTTTCTGGTATGTTCTCGACAACAACCACTGGTAAGAATTGTTTGCTTTGTGAAAATTCGTAAGTTTTCACATCCTGATAATCCACATCTTGGCACAGAACTGAAACCATGTTTAAGTAAGTAGAAAATCTCATGTATAGTATAATCCACAAAATTATATTGTTTAGCCTTTAAAGATAGGTAATCTTTCAATTCTTTGGAGAATTGTGCTGGTTTTGGTTTAATTTTTTCAAATTCTATTTTTAACATTTTTTCCATCATATCACCATATTAATTTTTAACAATGTTACCATTTTATATTGTTTGTTGTATAATATATTAAATTATAAACAATTATTTATTTGGATTACTAATGGCTAAAGAATATAATGAACCAAAAGAATTTGATGTATCCACTTTAACCGAACAAGCAATTGCAGAAGCATTAGCGGAGGTACAATCAAAATGGCATGATTTAGGTAATGGTATTAAAGCAAAATCTAAATTAACCGATAAAATGGAAGAAAAATTAACGTCATTAGTTTCAGCTGCAAAATCTGGTAATTGGAAACAACAGTTAGAAGAAGCTATTGTACAGATGATTACTTATAATTATTCTACACAGGAATCTCTACTGTGGTATGGACATCTGATTTGCCAATGTGAAATTAAGCGTGATTTATCTATGCCATCACCTGCTGGTGTTAGATTTATGTTTAATAAATATGAACTGTTTATTAATCCACTATTATTTGGTTTATATACCACAGATGAACAAATCGCCATTTTAAAACATGAAATGTTGCATATCATCAACATGCATATTGTTCGTCAAAAAGATAGAGAACATAAAAAATGGAATTTTTCAACGGACATTTCTATCAACCAGTTGATTAAAAATATCCCTGTCGATGGTTTACAACCCGAAACCTTTAAATTTGATAAAAATCTTAATGCTGAACAATACTATGAATTATTTCCTATCGGTTTTGGTGGTTCGGGAGAAAATGATGATGACAGTGAAAACCAAAGTAATGCGGATACAAGCGGCAATGGTAGTGGAAATTCAACTGGTAAAGGTGATGAAATAGTTGATAATAATAAAAAATTAAAGGACATGATTTCATCTGCGTTACACCAAGTAAATTCGGGAATGGTCGGTGATCATTCAAAATGGCAGGAATCTGAAGGTGATGCTGAAGCAGCAAAAGAAATTGCGAGACAAATGGCAGATACCGCAACACAAAAAAGTCGTGGATTGATGCCATCTGAGTGTTCGGATGCGATTACGATGTTGAAAATGCAGGAACAGGTTAATTGGAAAAAAGAACTTAGAAAAATTGTTGGAAATAGAAAAGCGTTTTCTAAATTAACTATTAAGAAAAATGATAGAAGATTTCCCGATAGAAAAGATTTGCGTGGAAAAACCAATGATCATATTGCTGATATTTTGGTTGTTTTAGATGTTTCTGGATCTATGAGTGACGAGGAATTACTATACGGTTTGAATGAAACTCGGGCTATTGCAGAAAAAGCTGGTGCTGCAGTTAAGATTATGCAAGTTGATACCGAACCCAAGTTGATAGAAAATTTTGACCCAAAATCTCGAAATTTTAACCGTCGTGGTTGTGGGGGAACTTATTTGTATCCTGCGATTGAATATGTGATGAAAAATAAAATTAGATTTGATGCAGTTGTTTTGGTAACTGATGGATATATAGAAACCACATGGGATTCTAAAATTCCAAGAGTTCCATTTATTTGGCTTGTTACTCAAGATAAAAATAATCTTGCACTTGATATTTCAACCTATCCAAGAATGAAATCACATACGTTGATTATTGAAAAGAAAAAGTAGATGCCACTACATTAAGTGAGACTTTAAAACAGTCTCACTTATGTGTAATATTATGAATTGTGTAAATAATAATTACTCATTACTTCGTATCTACTCACCGGTTCACCGGTACGTTTTAAAATGAGAAATTCAAAATCAAAACCTGCATTTTTTGATGCTTGTTCCTTTAAAAGATTAATTTTTAAGTATTTTGTGAAGGTATATTCACTTTTTACCTCGATGAATTTGTTTTCTTTGGGAATGAAAATATCAGTAACATACTGATGTTTGTTATTTTCACCATAATGAATTTTAGGGATGTTTTTTCTTTCTAAAATTAAGTCATTTTCATCATATGTTTGCAAAAGAATATCTAATGCTAAATTTTCATATCCTTGAATTTTCACTAACTTACCACTAGGTAGAGTATAATCTTTCCACCTATACTTTTGTTGTTTCTCAAAAATTGCAATATCGTGTGATGGATTTCTTACACCATAGTTCTTAAAGCACGTTTTTTCTTTCTGAATTTTAACAGATAACAATTGTGATGGGTTGTCGACACCATATTTTTTAGCGAATGTAACTTTTGATTTTTCTTTCACTGTTTCCAATTGAAAAACATTGTCAACACCATATTTTTTCTGATTATTTTCTTTAAGGCATAACATTCTTGATGTGGCATTTACTTTGTTTTTCACAGAAATTTTGTTTTTGATTTCTTGGGAATAACTAGGGTTCACGACACCATATTTTTTTAACATGGTTTGTTCCTTTCTTAACTGGATTTCTTTCTTCTTTTCATTCGACTTAGAATTGAAGGTATTTTTAGCCTTATCAGCTATTTCTTTGTTTTGTTTCACATTTTCACATCCATATTTGATTAAGTTAGTCAATCGATAATTGTGATCTCTACAACATCCAAGTGAATATCCTCTCGAACCTTGTTTACCAAATGACGCAAATTCGTTACAATTATGGTATTGGCATTTTGGTTTTTTCTCAACATGATTTTTTAAACAGAACATAGCTTCTTTTCTAGCAGTACACCAAGGAAATTGTTCTTCTAAATATAGTATTTCTACCACTGAGAGATTTTTAAATCTTTTCTTACGAGATAGATTTTCCAAATTTAGCATTTTCACCCACCCTATTGTATAATTCAAAACAGTTAAAATTATTTATAAAATTTGAGGACAAAAAATGACAGATTATACCAAATGGAATACATTTTTATCTTGTGATGTGGGATATGGTGATATTAAAATTTCTCTAAAAAAAGAGGATGGAACTTTGTTGATAGCTAAGTTCCCGTCTGCTATTAGTTCCGTCAATCCAAAAAAATTTGGTGCGGGTGAAGCAGTTGAGTTTGAAGGTGCACACTACTTAATTGGTGAACAGGCCATAAACTATAAACCAGTTGAAATGAATGATTATGAAACATTAGAAAAATATGCACCTTTGTTGGTTTATCAGGCATTTAGAAAGTATGGTGAATTTGATACTCTTGTTACTGGATTGTCAATTAGGCAGGAAGATAAATCCCAGGATTTCAAAGACAGATTATCAAATTTTGTTATTGATGGACAGGAATACAACATTGATGTTAAATTATTACCTCAAGGTATTGGTGCAAAAATTGTCGTTGAAAAACAATTTGGTGATATTTCCAATTATTTAGTTTGTGATGGTGGTTTTAATACTGTTGATTTAGTACCTGTATTTGATGGAAAAGCAGATATTCATTCAGTAGATGCTTTAGAAAACAGAGGTATTATTGAAGTTATTAACGAACTAATTGATTATATTGCCGGTGAATATAATATAGAACTAACACCAAAAGAAGCAAAGTATGCTCTCGATAACAAGAGTATTGAAATTTATGGTAAAGAAATTGATTTGACATTAGAAATCAACAAAATAACAAAAGAATATTCAAAAGAATTAATTCGACAAATTGAAAGAAAATTCAAAAAATCATGGCATAAGTTTCAAAAAGTTATTATTGTTGGTGGTTTATCTCACTTTGTTGATACTACAGTATATGAACATCTAGTAACTGTTCCTAAAGGAGAGTATTATAATGTTATTGGATTCCAAAAATTCGCAGAAGAAAGATTAACAGATGTTTCACCTACCAAACCAAAAGTGGTTAGACGTAGAGTATCAAATCTCTAATCACTAATCCAAATTAATAGTTCAATAACTTAAAGCTGTAGCCAACCTTTCATTAGTTGCTACAGCTTTTCTATGTTGGTAACTAAATTTAAAACTGCTAAATATCCATTCTCAAAAGTTATGTCGGTGGGAATAATAATCTTCGGTTCCTCTCAATAATTAAGATTTGCCGACTTTTTAACAATTTCTCCATTTTCACTTATTTCATTGTATAATAAGTCATATTTTATTATTTTAGGAGTTTGATATGTCTTATATAATCAGTGTTGTTTCCGTTGTGGTTTTTGTTATTTTACTTTCATCGTATACTATGGTATCAAAAACTTCGGAGGAAGACAGATTGAGAATGATTGATTCATTAACACTTGATGAAGCAAAAAATATATTACGTATTTGTGCATTGAATTCATCTTCATGGTCGGATTGTTATAATGGTATGCAAATTATTCGGATGGATACAAAACAAGAAACCCAATTGTAAAAAAGGAAAAATATATGATTAATTATGATGAGTTGACTGCTGTTGAGATTGAAAAACTTTTCGATAAATGGTTTGACACTCAAACAAAACAAGGGTTGACAGATTTTAGAATTTCAATAAATGAAACCACCAAAGATCCTGTTGATGTAAAAAGAGAAATTTTAAAAATGGAGCAACATATCACAAATGGTAATTTTGAAATTGTTTCAGAACATGACTCATTTGACGATTTTCCAATGAATATAATTGTGAAAAATTAACCCCCAGAATTTTATCAATTTCACCACCCTAATGGGTGGTGTGATTAATTTGAAAGAGAGATAATATGATTACGCGGGCTGAGTGTTGTAAACAAATTAAAAAGCCAATACATTGGCTTGAAGCAATAGAAAAGGAATTCAGTATCCAACTTATTTCGCAGGAGGATGGCACCTATTCTGTTGATGAGTTACTAAAATTACAACGGTTAGATAAGGAAAGATATGATTCTGCAATTAATCTTAATGAGGTGTTGTGGAATCAATATGGTGATTCGGTTGATAAATTATGGTTGTCAGAATTGAAAAAATCTTGTTTTGAGATTGGTGTACCCGAAGAGAAATTTGAAAAGATTTATTCTTATGTCGATAGTAAAATAAACAATCCGGATGATTTTTTTAAAGAAATTTCAGAATTATGGGAAGTATTCAAATAATGTTAGATTTAAGAATAAGGTAAAGTATGTCTACTCAAACAGATGAAAAAATTTATATGACCTGGGAAAGATTTGATAAAGATATTGACATTTTTGTTGAATTTATTACTGAACAGAAATTTATTGCAGATTCGGTTATCCTTACACTTAAAAGAGGAGCATTCCCAACTGCCTGCAAATTGTCAAATAAAACTGGTATTCCTATCTCGGTAGTATCTTATCAAACCAGAGATGGTAATGATGAAAAACCCGTATTTTTAGAACCGGATCTCATTAGAAACGCAAAAAGAATTATTATACCCGATGATATTTACGATACTGGAAAAACGGTAACTGATGTTATCACTGCACTGATTAGTGGCAATGCAGATTTTAATATTGGTATAAATGATATTTTGGGTTTATTTCATTATGGCAGTGATGAAATCCATAATAGCATACTCAATAATTATAAAATTATCACACCAAATAATGGAAAATGGGTAGTCATGCCTTGGGAGTAAATTATTTTTAGACTAATTTAAAATAATGTAAAATTAACCTATAATTGATATAATGGAATGGGTTTAACTATGGATGATGATAATGTAGGACAGCAACTTATTGATTGTGGTAAAGTGAGTGGTGGATATGACGAAACTTTAGTTGTTGGTAGTTTATCAATAAACGATATTTTACACCAACCGTTTGATAAACATATTGGTTCGTTTGAAATACCTAATGCTTTAACTGATTTATTAAATGTTGATGAAATAAATGCCGTTATAACCTGGTATTATAAATGGAAATTAACAGAACCAGTTATAACTCAAAATACTTGCACGATAAAAAAATTATTTGGATTTTATGATGGTGTTAGAGTTATAATAGCAATAAATTTATACAAATATCTAAGAAATAAGGGATATGATCCCGATGTGATGGAACAATTTTTAAATAAACAATAAATAAGTAAGGATTAAATAGGATGCATGATAATAATATGAAAACTAATAATACAAATACAAATAATACAAATACAAATAATTTTCAACCCCAAGAGGAATTTCTTCGCCAGGTTATCTTTATGAAAGATGATGAAAAAGTGTTGGCAATTTTTCCATTTTACCATAATATCAGTGATCAAGAGTATGAGATGGTTGTTGGTAATTTTTTTAATGGTGTTGAAGATGACATTGATATTCCACAAAAAAGAGATTTTTGTCTTATGCATGAATCTGAATTTGGTTGGGGTTGGATACATAACAAAATGGTTAGTCATCTAGAAATTGCCGATGAAGATGAATATGCTGATTTTAAAAAAATACTGATTACGAGTAAAGTTATTAAACCGACGTTTATATTGAATTTAACTGAGTATTAGAATATGGCTATTTTAGGAAGTGTAAATTACCGAGTAGGATTAATTATAGCTCGTTCTCAACCATTTCATAATGGTCATCTAAAAATTATAACCGATGCATTTATGCATTGTGATGAAGTTATATTTTCTATACGTGATTATGATACAGCTTTTTTTGATTATAATTGTGCACAAAAACTTTATAGAGAACTTTTTAATCTCGTTGATAGAGTAGCTTTTTTTGGAACTGAATCTGATTCAAGATTAGGTACACCAAAACAATATATCACTAGAACGATTGAGTCATTAAAAGAAGCTCGTTATCATATGCCTACACATTTTTTTCATGATGATGATTTATGGTTGGATGCATCAAGGGAATTACAGTTACTACCTATGAAAATTTCAAGATTACCAAATGTAGATTCAAATTTAATCATTAAAAGTATTATGGATGGTACAGATTATTGGCAAGATAAGGTTCCATATCGGTTAATTGATTCTATCAAAACGTATATCGCTACAAAAAATAGAAATTTTTAATATTATTTTTTATTTTTTTTGTAAAATTAATAAAATATAAATTATAAGAGAAGCATTATTATGAATGAAGATTTAGATTATAAAAATAAATTTGGTATTTCATTGAGAAACATATTAGATGTTTTGAATAGTGAACAAATGATAGGAAAAAAAGAAATTCAAACTGCGTTAAATACTGATAAAAGTATTGACACACTATTAAAAAAATTAGAAGATATTTCTTTAATAGAGAAAAAGAAAAGTGGCACTAAAATTTTATATACTGTTACATCTAAGGTAGAAACCACAGTTGAACCTAAAGTAACACAAACTAAAAAAACTAAAAAAAGTAATAAGACAAAAGAAATTTCAGATTCAGTTTCACCTGTTTTAGAAGAACCTGTTTTAGAAGAACCTGTTTTAGAAGAACCTGTTTTAGAAGAACCTGTTTTAGAAGAACCTGTTTTAGAAGAACCTGTTTTAGAAATTCAAGAAGAACTCACTGTTCATGAACCAGTTACATCTATAGTATCACCTGTGATTGAAGAAACGATTCAACCTAGGAAAGCAATAAAAGCAAAACCATCGAGAACAAAAACTCCAGCAGAGATCAATAAAATAAACCAACAAACTGAAATCGTTTCCAAGGAACATCAAATAACGTCTTTAGTAGAGGTTACTGAAAAAAAACAATCAAGAGGACCAAAAACCGAGGAAGTAGATGATTCCGCACTCTCAACCCTTAAAAAGGAGATGGAATCTAAGTTGGGCAAAGAAGTTACCGCAGTGTTACATAAACGAAATGATCGAGTTGTTAAGGCTAGAAAAAAAACTGCCAGTGAAATTTATGAAGATCAACAAAAAATAAGTGGTGATGTTAATGACCTTGATATGGATAACCCATATAGATTCGTTTTAAACTTTTTTACTACTACAATAAATGGCGAAAATGCTACACCATATTTTAGAAGACGTGATGAATATGTGGTTAAATCAATATATAATAAATTTAAATCGTTATGTGAAATTGCCGATCCCTATGTGGTTGATCAGCAAAATTTACCATTTTATAGAGTGTTAACTATTAATATGAAAGATCGAGTTGTTAAAATGTATCACATTGATATGAATCGAGTTGTTAGAGGAGTATATACTCTTTTTAAATTGAATTCATTCGATGATATGTTTATAACTTTTAAAAATTAAAGGAAAAAACTTATGACAAAAAGAATTTGCTTGGAAAATATTACTGGACAATGTAGAAATCCAATGAAAGATTCACCAGTTGATAATAATCAAACCTTCGAATGTCAATATTGTTTGCGTGAAGATGGAAATGATGGACATGGTGATTTTTTGGTTGCACCCGAAAAAGCTCTAAAAGTTTTTGAAATTTTAAAAGATAAGGTTAAATATTGAAAAATTAAAAAGGAGAAGAAATGGGTACATTTATTCATCCATTTCTTCCAAAATTATTTTCATCTTATTTCTAACTTAAATACATACCCCAATTTTTTTACAGCATCAAATTTAGCCTGATTTTTTTCAAAATCGATGTCTAATGTCCAATGTGATTTTACTTCAATAATTATATTTTCTGTTGGAATGAAAAAATCGGGATAATATCTTCTTCTCCGACCTTTAAAAAAATACCAAATTTCAGGCATATCATTTTGACAGGTTTTGATTTCATCATAGGAATACCCCATATCCTCTAATTCTTTCAAAACTATGGGTTCAAATCCCTGAATATATGATATTTCCCCTGTTTTCCACATATATTCTTTTTTTCTAAATGCTGCCTGTGCGGATTTTACGAATACTGCTGTAGTTTGCATAGAACTGACAACACCATATTTTTCTAAATTTGATTCTTTAATTTTTTCTTGTATTTTGTCGGATTGAAATGGAAACGCATAACCGTATTTTTCCACATTTTCTTTTTTTAATTTCAACATGAATTCGGGATGTTGACTGAGATGCTCAACCCCATATTTTTTCAAATTAGATTCTTTTATTTTTTCCGATTTCATGGGGTTTTCTACACCATGATTCTGTAGATTCGTTTTTTCTTCTTTTCTTTAATACTGTCAAGTTGACTTACATTTTCTACCCCATATTTTTTTAAGTTTGACTGTTTTATTTTTTCGGAGATACCGGAAATTTGTGAGGGATATTCAACACCATATTTTTTTAAATTTGTTTTTTTCACCTGTGTTCTAAATTCGGGCAACTGACTTTTGTATTTGACACCATATTTTCTTAATGATGTTAGTTCCACAGAATGTTTTGTTGAACATGTTTCTTTAAAACCTCTGGTAATGGAAACAAATTCAGTTTGATTGTCACATTCTGGATGTTGACATTTATTTTCAACGTGATGATAAAACAAATATATTTCTAACTCTGTTATATTTTGTGTATAATTTTTGTAATCATCACAATTGTCTTTCCATATTTTTAAATTTTTTTCAAACCAATTTGTCTTGGGTTTAAAAAAATATTTTTCATAATTTTGGTTCATTGATAATTTCTCTACTATGTGATTTGTTATATTTTACAATTTTTTGTATAATTTCAATTGGAATTAGTGAATCTGAAACTTCTGATATTCAATTTTTTCAATATATTTTTGATTGTTTCAACATAAATACAAAATATAAATGACAATAAATTGTATAACTGGAGAATAAAATATGTTATCATCTCATCATTATGATGCCCCGTGGTGTATGGTTGGCGAAATCGTGATTATGTATCATACCACAATATCTACGAGTATATCTGTACAATATGATGAAAGAACGGTATTTGGTTCACATGGTGCGTATGCAGTATGGACTGGAACATCACCAAGATCATACAGTGTAAGTGCAAATTTAGTTGCTGCAAATTCTGCAGAAGTAGTTTTTAATTTACTGTCGGTTAAATTGGCTTATATGTGGACACAAAATAGCCCACCTGGATGTAAAATATTATTATTACCTACTTCATTAGGTGCAAGTTTAATATTTGGAACGATGGTAAGAATCGAAAGTATGGATGCCAACATTGATGAAGGTGTACATTTAGATCCTATTTCGGGTGGTTCACCAATTCAAATAACATTTTCAATGAGTTTAAAAGAATGCAAACCTATTTAGGAAAAAAATAATGGGATTATATAGTTCGTTCAACACATCACAATATTATGATGAACCTGTAAAAAGTAAAGCTGTAGTTGATGAAAAACCAGTTGTATCATACAAAAAACCACATAGTGCAGATTACGGATTAACTGAACAAAAAAGAAAATCATTATACGCTGAAGCACAACATGCAGCATCTTCAAGAACAGAATTTGGAAACATTGATTTTAGAGATTTATATCGAGTGGGACAAATGATAATGGTGCAGAATCCAAATGGTGTTTATAGAACAAAATTAGGAAGAATTATCGAAATTGTTGCAAGAGATTTAATGTATGTTGGTATGGAAGATTCACATAGAGATGTTAATGGTGCATGGTTAGTTGATTTCGTTTTACCAAAAGATAAAATAACCAAAATCTAAAAAATTGTTTGGTTTTGGAAAAAGTTTGGTATAATGTTAATCACAAAACAAATTAAATAATTTTTAAACATAAATAAAAGAGGATTTAAAATGACAACAGACGAAACACAAACTTTAATTTTAGGATATGTAAAACTTTCATATATTTTAATGTGGGCAATTAGTATTGCTTTCACTATTTTAACTGGGTTTTTTATATATTTTGGTTTTGAAGCAATGCAAATTATCAATCACATACCTGATGCATCACATCTTGTGCTTGGTGTAGTAGAATAAATGATGCAAACATTTTCGTAACATTCGTTACACAACAGAAGACCACAGGTCTTTAAATATAACTGAAACAGTCTACAAGACTTTAAACATGGAGAATTAAAAATGGCTATCAACTTAAGACAAACCGTAAACAAAGATAAATTAAAAGCAAAATTTGAAGCAGAATCACAAGGTGGCATACAAGGTCCAAGTGATTTTCTACCTTATTTCAAACTAAAAAATAAAGATTCAGTCACTATGCGTTTTCTTTCAGACGCAAATCCAAACAACCAAGATTCATTTACTTATCCGGAAGAAGTATTTAATTTCAATGGTAAAAACATGAAATTTGATGGTCTCGCAAAAGATTGCCCAGCATCTAAAATCGCAGCAGATTTATTCGCAGAAGTTAAAGCAGTAGGTGAAGAAACTGCTGAAGGTAAAGAATTGAGAGAAAAAGCGTTAAAATATTACAAAAAACGTAAATTTTTGGCAAATGTATATATTGTTGATGCACCTGAATATTTTTGGGTTGAGTCTGGGTTAGATCCTGATAAAATTGAAGATCGGGTTAAAGTTGTTTCGTTACCAAAAAAAGTTCATGATAGTATTAAGGATACTGTAATGGATGATGATTTTGCTGATGTAGAATTTTACAATTTTGGTGATGATGTTGTTAATTTCAAACTAACTGTTAAGAAAAATACAGGTGGTTTTAATGATTATTCCTCATCTAAATTTGAAATTAAACCAAAAGATTTGGATTTAGATGATGATGCGATTGATATTATCGCAGAAAATTTAAAAGATTTATCTACTATTTTTAAAGCACATTCACTAGCTGAATTTGAAGAAGCCATTGAAATCGAACAAAGTGGTGAAGAAAATGATGATGATGAACCTAAAGCAAAACGTGCTACAAAAAAACCTGCAGCATTAAAATCTGATGATTATGATGACGAGGATGTCACTGAAACTCCAAAAGTAAAATCCACTAAAAAAGCAGTAGTGGTTGAAGATGATGATGAAGATGATGATGAGGATGTCGAACCAGTGGTTGAAGGTAAAAAAGATATTAAATCATTGAGAAGCGGTATTCTAAATAAATTGGCTTTAGATGCTGATGCATAGTTTTTAATTTTTAGATTAAGGGTGTTGATATTAATGCAATCATATAAAGAAGAAAAAGACAGACAATCCGCAGGAATACCACTTTTTACAGATAAAAAAGTAAAAGATGGTTGGGTTTTAAATCTTGTTAAACAAAATGATGAGTTATTATCAACATCCCTGTATGATCCATCGGGAACTGTTATTGAGAACAAAGTATTTTTAACTCAAAATGATGTGGATGTTTTACATCTAAAAGAATATATTACATTGTTTGACGATGGTCCAGATAAAAATATTAGGGCTATAACTAAAATTAAATCTTGAAGAATAGGTGATTTTCATGGCTGTAAAACCAAAAAAAACTATTGATTCCACAACTACTGAACCTAATGAAAGAATTAAATTAAAAACGATTTATACTTTTGTATTTGGTAGGAACGTTTATACTGTTAGAATGCGAGATATTAAAAAAGTTACACTACTTGGACATAATTTCATTGATGACAGTGAAGGAAAAAATGAAGTAACAAAAACATTATACATCTTTTCAGTTGTTGGCGATCAAATACAGGGGCATTCTGAGGAAGATGCTAATGGACATAATAGACCGATGTATGAAACTATTATGGAAGTAAAGGCAGAAGAAGATGATTATTCTGCACTTTATAATATATATGAAGATTTAATTATTAAGTGGGATGAATATCAACAATCAGTTATATCTACAAATGTTTCCCTAGGTTGATAAAAATTTACTTATTTTTGATTTTGGTAAAGTAAAATGTTTAACTTTTGTAATATCTTCTTCCGAAAATATGTTAAAACATAAAACTGATCCTGATGTTGTTACATGAGTAAATACGAGTGGATAGGTTTGAATATCAAGACCACTTTTTGAATTTGGTAATGAAAATGATAATTGTTCCTTAAAACATTTTTTGGATATATCCTTCCCCTCTAATTCTTCAGTTGAAATAATAACCTTGAATTTATCTAATGTAGTGAATTCGAGGTTATCAATTTTGCCACTTAAAACTTTTTTCATATTTTTGAAGTTTTCATCATTAATAGTGATATTGTGAGCATTTAAAATTGATTCAACAATATGCTTATTTTTGATTGTGAACGTTAATGTTACAGAATAATCCATGTAATTGTTGGTGGTTACAAAATTTGGAATGATATTATTAGTCTCATCTAATCCATTGAAAAAACTTTTTAAGTCAACTTCATACTGATAAGTATTATAATATTGTGGTAACTCATTAAACACTTTAGTAAAATATTTAATATATGTAGATTTCAAAATTTTTGAAACTTTTTTATTTCCTATCAAATAAGATAAAATTTGTGCTTGTATTAATTTGTTGTCCATATTTTGAATTTTTTCAATCATCGATTTTCGTTCCTTAACCGTTGTAATTTAAAATATTTATGTAATATTTTTACCCATTAATATAATTTTTAATAATTTTTAATAATTTTAAAAAAATAATTGTAAAATATTAAAAATGTAAACCTAGTATAGAGATAATAAAATGACAGAGAAAAATGAATTAGAAGGATATAATAATATTTGGTCTATTAAGGACTCAATTATTGACAAAAACAATACAATTAAAAAAAATGCAATCGGTCTATCAGATGAAGATAAATTGTCGTCAAATATTGATGGTTATATCATCAATCATCATGGTAATCTGGTAGCTAAATTTGGTTTTTTTGTTGAAACTGCTGGTAAAGATCGAATCGATTTAAAAGTTAGTCCAGATGGTTTCCTTGGTACGATTTACAACAAACCTATTAATATTATTGTTGGTTACGGACATCCATTGGGTTTTACTGGTATGGTGGATATTACTAAATCTGATATTTTACATTTAGGTCCTGAACAAACTAAAGGTGATCAAATCATTTTTAGTATCGCAAATGATGAATCTTTAGAAGAGCAAGGGGTCGTTGTTATTATGCGTGATATTGATGTAACTGCCGATCTTTTACCAGATGAAGTGAAAATGGATTTTGCAGAATCATTGCGAGAGGCATCAACTCCAGTTACCGATATGAATGAACTGGAAACCTCTTACAATGCGTATATCAAAGAAATGTATAATATTTTAGGTCAAGCATTTAAAGAACAATCTGGGGAAAATAATGAGTAAAAATAAATTTGTAAGTGACACTATTTTGATTGATGAAGGTATCGACGACAGTAATATTGACGTCAGTAAAGTTACAGTTGGTGAGTTAAAAGCTGTATTTTTACCCTATTACATTGATCCAAAATCTTTAGAATTGAAAGTTGTTTTAAAGAGAAAAATTATGCCTGGTCAATTTTTAAGAAATGGGAAAAAAATGAGTTTGACTGCTCTAACGGTAACTTTACCTGCAGATGAACCACCATTATCAGTTGAACAAGCATTTGATAGGTTAAATTTAGATACTAAAATTACAAATTCAACTCCATTTGGTAGTGTTATGCCCGATCCAGAATCATCATCACTAGCCTATGAATTGGTATTGGTAAACATTGAACCATTAAATCTGATTAATGAGGAACATGGTATTTTTTACCAACAAATTGGAGAATATGAAATTGGTGTTGCTGATTTTAAAGATTTGGTAGAAGGTATCCAAAAGAATGTAATTCAGGATTTAAAAACACGGTTGGTATTGAATGAATTGTATGTTTTGGCACTTGAGGAAGCTCAAAATCCACAACAACAATACATTACTGGTGATCCAAATCTTATTGGTGGTGGTGCAAATTTACCACCTGGATTTGGATCACAAACTGAAACAATGCCCACCGCAGATATTCCAGAAGAGATAATTAAAGAGAATTCCCAAATGAATTATGGTGCAATGTATTCACAAATCAAAAAAACCACTACTTTTGAAGAAGTAACGAAACCATAATTAAAACTATAATCGGTTTGAGAAAAAAACACTTAAACCGATTTTAAATACTGACCCAAAATAAATAATAATTGAAAAATTATCTCAGAAAAGGAAAATTTGAATGTTGTTATTATCACTTAATGAAAAAGTCCATGAGTTAAAAAATTTATCAATAGATGAATTGACATCAAAAATTGAATCTTCCAATGAACCATTTTATATCGTGGTCTGTGGTTCGGTAGGTTCAGGTAAATCGTTTATTGTTAATAAACATTTACCAAATATCGACACTATCGATCCAGATAAATTTACAATGGAATTGGGTGATGGTGTATATAATGAAAAGAATGTTGCTAAATCTATGGCGATGGTAAAAAAAGCTGTCGATGATCGATTAAACAATAAACAATCTTTTTTACAACAAGGGACATCTGCAAATTTACAGGCAACTATCAATAAACTTGAGGTTGCCAAAAATAAAGGTTTTATTACTGTGTTACTATATGTGGATACACCAATAGATCAAGCAATAAAACAAATAGAAAACCGAGTTTCTACTGGTGGTCATGGTGAAACCATAGATACTAAAAAAGTCGAAAATACATCTGCAGGTGCAAAATTAACATTTAGAACTTTAACTGGTGTGGATTTTGATAAAGCGACTGTGGAAGATATAGATCGTGTCGAACAAGCATTAAACAAAACAAAAAAAACAATTGATGCAGTAAGAAAAAAACTGGATTATTATGTTAAAATAGATAATAAGTATTAAAAAAAAATGATATGGATTTTTTTAATCGAAAATCCATATTATCTCCATTAAAGATAACTTCACAAAAGAGAGAAAAAACATGAACATTGATAATGAATTGACCAACTTTATAGCAACCAACAATTTAAACCCAGATAACTTTGAAAACACTATTAAAAAAATGCAATATGTTACTTTTTTTAATGATTTCACAATCCAATGTTTGGGTGAACCAGTTAATATGTTTACTACGAAAAAGAACAGATTTTCGGCTTCTATAATATACTTACCAAACGATTTTCCAAATAAATTGATACCTGAATTTGACCAAGTGACTATATCGAACTTTTATCTTGGTGTTATTTGTAATGGGACATTGAAATTTAACTTTGATAATTACAACGGATTTTTAAAAGAAATGTTCAATTATCGGATTCAACTCAATAAAGAACTCGCAGTTGAAACCAACTTCATAGAAAAGCAACTTTTAAATACTAAAATTTCTACTATCAAACTTTATTTAAACCTTGTTTACGGTATGTTAAACAACTATAATTCAGTAGTCACTGTAACACATGAATATGGTCGAGATTATGTAGTGGAAACATCAAAAACCGTTTTATTGAGGTGTGTTTCGTTTCTGCTCAATAAATCAACTCCAATATATTATATTGATACTGACGTAATATTTATTCCGTCAAATAAACGGGAAATATTTAATGAGTTAGTAGAGACATTTCACAATACATGTTCTGATATGATTGATACAGATATATCATTCCCGTACATCGATGAAAATGAAAAAAGTATGACCGGATTTATATTTGGTCGAAAAAAAATGATTATGGCAAAAAAAGAACACATGTATGTTAAAAATGTGGATACTATTGATGATGATGTGATTTTAAATGTTAACAAAAATTTTTTTGGGGCGAAGTATAAAGACATTTTTCCGGAATATGTCGTTTGGGATTATAAGTATAATGCTAGATTAGATTCATAATATTCTTTTTAGGATTAAAGATGTCGCATAAATAAGTTAAATCAATAAATTAAACGGGATGATACGCTATGAAAAAAGAAATAACCCCATCATTATTAGAAGGTGGTAATGCAAGGTACATTAATCGTGAAACTGGTGAAGTTGCTGGTTTTGCAGGTAAAATGGATTTGAAACAAATTCCTAGAACCAAATTGGTAGATGAAGTTATCAAAGTTTTAGATTCAATCAATACACTGTTTGAAAAAAAATATGATGAAAAACTGTGGAAAAATTTTGATGTTATTGCGAATGGTAAGGCACTTAATGGTTCTAGTTCGTCGTTATTTAATAAAGATATTACCGATGAAGAATTTGTTGAACACAAACCACTAGTAGGTGATATTGATATTACTTTTCCAAATGAATTAATGGGACAATTATGGGAATTATTGAATGACATTGAAGGTAAGAAACTTGGTGATTTTACTACTTATTTAGGACATAAAAATTCTAATATGAATCCCGATGCAGCAAAAAATCAAGGTCAAATTAATGCAATTTTTGAAATTAGTGCTGATGGTTACAAAACAAACGCACAGATAGATTTTGAAGCCTCAGAATATGAAAATCACGAACCAACAAAATGGGCTTCATTTTCACATAATTCAACATGGGAAGATATTAAAGCTGGGTTTAAAGGAGTTGCCCATAAGTACACATTACTTAACCTTGCAAGAGCTTTATCTAAATTAGATGGGATTTCAGTTATCACTGTAGCAAATGCTCAAAAAGTTTCTGAACTAACAAAAGATGAATATGAAACTGGTAAACCTGTAAAAATATCAACATCACAGGAATTTGTAAATCCAACTGATTTGGCATTTTCAGTTGCAAAAGGAATTAGAAGAAAATTTGCACCTGTATTTTTTAAGGATGGCAAAGAACAATTGATTATTGATGGTCGTCCAGTGTTTTACAAAGAAGAAACATCAAAATCTACTTATATTACTGATTTAGAAATACAATTTGAGATGATCTTCCAAGTAAAACCTAAAGGTTCAGACATGAAAGATTTTGAATCATTTGTCGGTTTGGTTAAATTACTGAAAAAATACGGTAAAAAAATGGGAAATAGTGTTATTGAAGATTTCTTTATATCATTAACCCAGGAATCTTTATGGGGTGTTGGACAAAAATTAGAACGTGATAGTGCTGCTGCAGATTATGATATTAAAGATAAAATTATCAGTCATTTGTTTGATGAATTGCCCGAATTAACATCCTTAAAAAATAATGTTGATAAATTGATTATGGATTATTATGATTTCAATGATAAAGGTGAAATCGTAGATTATAAGGGGAATTCGACTTTAGCAGAAAAATTCATTCCATTTGGTAGTAAATTTTCTGCTATTTTTGAAGCTGTTTCTTCAACACCAAGATTAAAAAAATAGCATTTGGGGGTGATACTATGGTTAGAGAAAAAGTATTGATGGAATTTGCAACATGGGATACGGAACGTCAAATTGCAGAATTACAAGGTTACAGAAACAGTGATTCGGTTGAGTTTTCTGATGAGGATTTTCACATTATGGAAGTCATTATCAATAATAAAAATTTAGAATTAATAGTTGCATGTGACAATGGAATTTGTGAAATTGTAAATACTGAAAAGTACCATGAAAGTATCACCCATCAAGATGTAGATATTTTATCGGAAGATCATTCTAATTTTCATGATAATTCATCAACCGATAATGTAGAATTAGAAGAAATTAATGAAATTGCAAATGTAGATAAAGCATTTAATTTGGATGAAATCAAAGGAATCCAACTAATTTTTGATACTATATTTGCACGAGTTGGTAAATCCCATAACGATTCTACTTCTGAAACCGATACAAGATACATTTATTCAAGTTTAGGAACATTAAAAAAAAGAAAAAGTGATCAACTGGGGGATGATTTATTATTTCATAAAATCCCACCCAGTGATGATGTCAATATTAAAAGTATCATTACTATGTTTGCCCAAGAAAAAGAAGAGTTGGAATTAAAGTTACAAAAAGCAGAATCAAACCAATCATCTCCAAAAGACGTTGCGTTGATAACCAAGTTGCAAAATGAACTAAATAATTTCGATGAAAAGAAAGATTTTGAGTTGGTCGGCATGATCGAAAAAATGAAAAAAAATGTAGATATAAGTCCTGAAAATAAACGATCAGAATTTTTAAAACATTTATATAACAATGATTATGCGTTGGAAAAAGTTAATTTTGCACTCAAAGATTTACCCGAACCATCTCGAAACAATATTATAACGGGAATAAAATCTGGGTGGGAGATTTTAAAACAGTTAGAAGAAAATAATCCTGATCTTAAAAATTTATCTATGCAGTTGTTTAATCTTAAATTTACTGGAGAGGGTAAAGGTGAAAGATTGATTGAATTTTTATACCCTGATGCAAAAGTTTCTGGTGGATCATTATCGTATGATATTGAATTGAATTCACAAAAATATGAAGTAAAAGCTTATCCACCAAACACCGATATAAAATTAGGTAAAGAAGCGAGAGCTACAAATTTTAATAAGTTACAAGATTTACAATCTATTATCAACGCATTGAGCGTTATTTTTTCTAATGAGACGAATGTACGTATATTAGATGCACAAATTGGTGGTTTACAGGATAGTGAGAATGAGGTAGTTAGGTTGAAAAATTCTTTACTTAATCCTGTACCTGGTTCAAAAAATACACTCAGTGACGCATTTTCGACAGGCGAAATAAGTAAAACATCAATTGATGTAATGAAAGATGCATTAAAAAATTTTTCAGAAATTGTTGATAAAATAAAAAATAACTCATTTTATTACATGAAAATTTTTAATAAAAATGACAATACCATTTATAAAGTTGAAACTGGTCCAACTGAAATAAAAGGTGGTGAAGTTGGGTTTACTGCAAAACCATTAGCAAATCCAGAATCAGAACAATTTGTGGTTAATACCCTATTGTCAATTATCGATAACACGGTGTTTATGGCTGATCCTGCACAGTATTTAGTTAATACGTTTAAAGAAATTGAGGACCATATCAATGATTTATTTGAAAAACATCCTATGATTTTGTTGAATGATTCTAATACTAAAAATGACAAATCTGGAAATACTACCACCCAATTAAATAGAATTACTGAAATGGATGAGGTGTTGACAAAATTTAAAGTTGTCACCATTACAAGAGGACATGCAGCAGTTCTACCTGTTTAGTTTTAAAAAAAGATAATAACTATTAAAAAAATTATAAATATATTTAAAATTTTAAAGGTGAATACTTATGAAACTTAGTCAAATGGTTGAAGAACAATATGTTGTGGATGGTTTCCATGAAGAAGAAAATGTGATGTCTAATTCACATGAATCAAATTTACAGGATGATGTAGAATTATCCACAGAAATAAAAAGATTACAGGATCTAGCGGGGGTTTAAAATATGATATTATCACAATTGAATTTTACTGTACAATTGTTATTAGAATCTAAGGATATGCTAGATATTTCAATTGAAAACGCGGATAAAGTGAAAAATAAAGAAAAATTTTTAAATAATACTTATAAGGTAGAAGAAAAATTTGACGGTGTTAAACTTACTATCTGGAGAAATAATGAAGAATGGTCTGATGATTATGAAAAAAATTGGGTTGTCGCCTTTAAAAATCAGGTATTGTACGGCTCAGAGTTTGAATCTGTAGATAGAAATAAAACTAAAAAACATTCTGTTGGTATTTCTCAATATGCGTTTGTTCATGACCATTTAAAATCCATACATAAAAATACAAAATCAATTCCAAAAAACACTGAAATTTTTTGTGAATTTATCCAAAACAAATTAACTACTACTAGAGATTATAAAAATAAACATGGTATGTATATCATTGCTTATTCACCAGCAACAGGTGAAGTTGATGGTGGAATGTTAAAAACTAAACCTACTGGATTTTTCCAGGATGATATTGAAAATTACGCAAAAATTCTAAAACTCAATTTACCACCGGTTGTTTTTCAAGGTAAATTGGACAGTGTTTCAAATATAAGTAAAGGTATTTTGAATGATAAGTTAAAAAATGCATGGGAAAACAACAAGGAGGATTATGAATCGAATCCTTACGAATCTGTTAAGAAAACATTTTTGGAATTTGAATCAGAGTTAGGTGGTAAAACTGAAGGGGTAGTTTTACATACCATAGAAGATGGAAAAATATTTAAATTTGTTCAAGATGACCAATATAACAAAGATGTACGATTTGCTAAAAAAGTAAAATACCAGTCTAACGATCCTGCAGTTGAATCAGATTATTGGGATACTATTAATAAATTGAGTGGTTCGATTGTTGATAATTTATCATATGAATTCAGTCATTTGGAATACAAGGATATTTTAAACCAATATAACACACAGATAAATGCTATGTCTGATTCAGAAATTGAAAAATTGTTTGCCACTAAATTTAAAGCAATGCGTGATGAAGGGAAAATGGAGTAATAATTATGCTTACAAAAAATGATATAATTCAAAAAGTTAAAGATGATCTATATTTAACGGGTAAACAAACCATTATGAATAATTTACCTGAAAATCAAAATGCCCTATTTATTGGTAAATTACGAGTGCCAACATCTGCACATATAGGTATTATCGAAAGTGCTCTTAAAAAGTTTAATCAGGTGGTTGTTTGTATAGTAAAATCTGCAAAAGACGACAAAGAAAGTTTACCATTTGAAACACAGGAAAAACTACTTGATTCAATATTTGGTGATAAAATTACAGTTATTTCTTATTCGACTGGAAATATAACTTCAATTATAAACAAATCACCAAAAAAAGTTAGGTATCTGTTAGCGGGTTCTGATAGAGTGGAAGGATACAAAACTCAGTTAGAAAAGCACCCATCTATTTCAATTGTTGAAACATCACGTGATCTTGAAGATGATGACAATGTTTCAGCTACAAAGGCTATTGATGCTATTAAATCTGGTGATAGAGAAACTTTTAAAAAAATGATGGATAAAAGAACCTGGTCATGGTTTGATAAATTACAGGAGACATTTAAATGAAATTACAAGATTTGAATGGTGAAATGTTGATTGAAATGAATTTACATCATGTATCTACTCACGTATCTAACAAAGCTAAAAAGATAACTGATAATACAAAAAATACTCTACTAACAATTAAAAAAGTACTTGTTGATGAGTTTAACGACAACATTGCTGCATTTAAGGTGTTAAAAAATAAATTCAAAGAGAAAGACTCAGTTAATGTCGAAGATTTTAAAAAAGCATTGGAACAAATATTTGTTGATAATACCAAGTTACTAACCATTGCAGGTATTAGTGTTTTACCTGGTAGTGCATTAACTCTACCATTAGTAATGAAATTCGCAAAAAAAATTGGAATAAATCTTGTTCCGTCAAAAACATACGAATCATTATAAGATATGTTACCCAATTATAATCCTTATAGTATAATTAATTGATCGATTATACTATAAGGATTTTTTATGTTACACACAAAGAAATTTACTGTTATGAAATGGTTTGCTTCATTCACAGGATTCATCGGGGCAATGTTGATAGCCTTACATATTGATGAATCAAAATACGCATTCTTCATTTTTTTAAGTTCATCGACAATATGGATTTACGCTGGTATAATCATGAAAGAATATAGTATCGTATTTCTTAATATAGGGTTTATGACCGTTGATCTAATAGGCATTTACAGGTGGATTTTGCAATAGTTAATGTAAAATATAGTATAAAAATACGAACATAATTGGAAATAATATGAATAAAAATAAAGAGTTAGAATTAGAATATTCTATCAGTGGTTTTTGTGCGTCTTTTAGGTTAGGAACCCCATTTAAAGATTTTGAGGAAGGTATTTCCCGAAATCTTATTCCTGCATCACAATATCTCAAAGATAAATTAAATGATCATGTTAAAATGTCTGGTCTTTTTAATGCTTTCACGGAAGAAACATTTGCAAATAGAGTTGAGGAATCTGGTCATAATTTCCAAGATTTGTTTCCCGATAATATGTATGCTGATAGTGGTGGTTTACAGGTACTTACGCAAGGGAAGATGATTGATGCAGCAATGAAGAAAAAAATCTATACAACTCAAGCAAAATATGCAAATTATGCAATGAGTTTTGATGAGATGCCATTTAAAATGGTTGATGGACAAAAAATATATTTACCAGATAGAGTTTCGATATGTGGCACTATGGCTGGTGAAAATTTAAAAGAGCAGATTGAATTTTTTGATAGTATCGATTCCAAAACTAAAATTTTTCCAATTATTCAAGGATTGGGTCTCAAAGATATGAGTACCTATACCTTGAACATGTTGAATGTTTTAGATAAACAACAACTCAGTAAATTAGAATGTCTCGCCGTTGGTGGTATTCAGTCGGAATTTGAATTATTAGAACGATCGGTTAATATATATAAAATTGATGGGATACCAAAAAAAATTAAAAATCATTTTCACGTTTTGGGTGTAACAGGATTTAGAAAATTATTGCCTATTATGATTGGTGCCAGAAATGGTTTACTTCCTGATATTGGAAGACTAAGTTTTGATTCAACCACATTTTCTAAAAGTTATTTGTTGGGCAACATACAACCAACATTGTCGGATATTAAAAAAGGTTCTCCAAAAAGAAGTTTGGGAAAAGTTAGAGACGCATTTGTGGAAGATTATTACCAGCAAATGTGGGATTTTTGGAAAGATATTCCTGAAAATGTGTTTTATAGTGTTGAGGACATGATTGAACACAGTTGTTTTAATTCCAAAGGTTTAACTACAGCAGCACAACAATATAAGGAGTTGGGTGCCGAACATGGTATCAAAACAATTACTCAAAAATATGTGTATGTATATTATAATACATTTAAATTCTTAGAAATTTTAGAAGGATATTTAAAAAATGAAATAATCTTATCTGATTTTATGGGAAACTATAAACAATTGAGTTTATTACAGGCTTTAGAAGATGTTAAAAATACAAAAGATTTCGAACAATGGTATAGTTCGGTGAGAAAATCTACAAAGGTAGATAAAAAATCAGTTGATGATGGTGAATCAACTACCGACTTTTTATTTTAAAATAACAATCCCACTTTAAAAGTTAATTATTAAAATTATGACTAAAGCAACTAAATTTATAAGCGGAATTGAATTAGAATATGTCTCAGGTTCCTTCACAGGATTAATAAAAATACCAAACAAAAACAAGGAAATTGAAAAAGAAAACATTGCTGACGCATCAAAGTTAATTACTTTTATCCATAAAAAACTTAAAGGTTATTTTACATTGTCATCCTTATTCAACGCTTATCAAGAAGAAAAAGATGGTAAATTAATCAATGATAATGATAGATTTAATCATACCTCATTATATGCAGATAGTGGTGGATTACAGGTAATCACCGCAGGTAAAACCATCAATGATGAGGTAAAAGAAAAAGTTTATAAAACTCAAGCAATGTATTGTGATTATGCTATGACATTCGATGAAATGCCTGTAAAAATTGTTAAGGAGTTAGCAACTGGTTCGGTTGCAGGTGCTGACGGTCAGGTATTCATAGATGAATTGATTTCGATTTCTGCAAAAAAATCAGCAAAACATATACAGAAGCAGATAGATATGTTTGAAGAATTAAAAACAAACACTAAAATAATGCCTATTTTACACGGATACAGTGGTGAGACATTCATTGAATATGCACAAACAATTTTAAATGAATTGCACCATATAGGGGATCATATTCAAGGTGTTGCCATTGCATCATTAAGAGGTCACGCAGACAATAAAGTTGGTATGATGAAAGTATTCGATTATGTACCCAAAGTTATCAATAGTGAAAAAATACCATCGGAGTATAAAAAACATGTGCATTTATTAGGTGTGGGTGCACATCAACGATTACTACCTGCATTGATGATGGTTAAAAAGGGTATTTTACCTATTGAAAAACTATCATTTGATTCTACAAAAATTATGAAATCATACACTTACGGTAAAGTTTTTCAATCTGTAGAGGAACTTATTAACCCAAAAAATTTTAATCCTGTGTTGACATTAAAAAAGTATGATGATAAAACACAACCAAACATTAAACAATTCTACGAGAATGTACATAATTTATTTTTCGATTACGATGATTATGTTTTTTCAGATTGGGAAGATTTAGCGAAACATTCCCAGAATAATGGTGAACCTATTACTATGGGAAAACAATTTGAAAAGTATGGTGTGGAATATGAACGAAAATATTTATCACAGGTTCGGTATGCAACCATGTACCACATTTATACGTTCTTGTCCGTTTGTGAGGCATATTTAGATGATGAATTAACCATTGAAAACATTATGGGGTATAATGATAGTATTTTGCACATATTTCAAAAATTTGATTCTGTTAGTACACATGAGCAATTTGCTGAAGTATGTGATTATTTTTATACTACTGCGAAAACTGGCAGAACCGATTTAAGAATTGTAAAATGTAAAACATTAAAAGAATTTGAGGAACGATTCGAACATAACCGGGTTGATAGTTATTTGGAACTGGGTATTGAAAAAGACGTAGAAATTCTAAATGAGGAATTAAAAAAACCATGGATAAAAACCTCAATGAAACGAGCAAAGGTAGTTGATTATTCGAATGAAATTCATCCCAGTGATGGATTGTTTTGAAAATATAGTATAATTTAAAATAACATAATATTAAAAATAAAAAATTGGAGTATTAATATGATGGCTTTAACTGAGGTTTTCTGCTCAATTCAAGGGGAAGGTAGTAGTGCAGGCAACATTTCAATTTTCATTAGATTTTCGGGATGCAACTTTCAATGTCCGGGTTTTGGAGTGGAATATACAAACCCAAAAACGGGTGAAACGAAAAGGGGATGTGATAGTTTTTATTCGGTTGATCCAGCATTTAAAAAAACATGGGATTATGTTGAAACTTTTGAAGAAATTGTGGATCTTGTTGATGCAATTATGCCAAAATATCCAAAGGCACTTTTAACAAAACCCGATATTGTTATTACAGGCGGGGAACCAACAATAGCTTGGAAAAATCCAGAATTTCAAAAGTTGTTGGCTTATTATATATCAAGAAACCATGAGGTAACTATTGAAACTAATGCAAGTTTATACATTGAATTTAAAAGAGAATATCAAAGAAAAGTTAAATTTTCAATGAGTGTTAAACTAGCTGTTAGTGGTGAACCAGAACATAAAAGAATTAATATAGATAATATTACCAATATCGTTGAAAATTCACCACAAAGTTATTTAAAATTTGTAGTAGGTAAAGATAACATTGAAGAAACTGAAAAAGAAATTGATAGTATCTTAAAAGAGATACCAGTTTATTGTACGGTTTTTGTTATGCCTCTTGGGGACAATAAAACTAATTTAGAATATAATGCAAGGTCGGTGATAGAAATGGCACTTAAAAAAGGATTTACGTATTCTGACAGATTACATATTCGTATATGGAACAATGAGATGGCTAGGTAAAAACGGTAGTTTAAAAGAATTTTTTGGAAAAACTATGAAAGGAATAATTACACAACTTAAAATGATTGAACTATCAATACTGGATACATTATTCCTTTTTTTGATGACACTACTAGTTATTGGGTTGATTAACTGTGGAATATCGGTGCTTACATTTGGTGGTATAGTTTTAATATTTGGGGCATTTTTAACTTACAAGGGTCAAATATATCTTTCAGTTGCAACATACATTATTTCAGATTTGTGTTGGATATATAACGCATTTGAAAATAACGATCTTGTCGGTGTAACATTCATTTCTGTTGGAATATTTTTTGGCATTCTAGCAACATTTAAAATGAAGAATGGGCACATGGAAAAAGATTTAATTACTCGTAAAGTGAAAACATCTAAGGTGAATAAAAAATGATTGATATTTCACAGATTATTAAAGAATTTGAAGCGTTGACGGTTGATGAGTTAGAACGTCAATTTCAACAATTTGGTCTCAATCCTATTCGAAAATCATCAACTATACTTGAAAAATTGTATGGAATAGAAAATTATTTAGATGCACTAACGTATATTTGTAATATTGTTGAATTGGAACTTCAAAATGGGAATATAGAGTTAATAGATGATATTTTGAATAAGTATAATCCAGAAAAATGTGATATAATAGTTTCCACAAACATTCTCAGATGTTGTTTTAGAATTAAAAATGAATTACCACATTGGGATAGCACATTATTAAATGTGAAAAATCATTTGAATTCATTGTGTTTAGATGTAGAAAATATTTTGTGTTGTGTTTAAAAAAGTGTAAAGAAGGTATTTATGTGTAGTATAATAGGCTCATTTTCAAAAGATAAATTTAAAGAATTGGTATTATTAAACCAACATAGGGGAACATTCTCCTACTCATTTTTAGTATTAAACCCAAAAAAATTAAAAATTGACACCCTTAAACAGGATTTTGGTTCGTTTGACTTAAATAGTATTGATGATGCTACTGATGGTTATTATTTAGGACATTGCCAGGCACCAACAGGGGGTTTAATCAAAGATAAAGACAGGATTCATCCTGCAAAAATAGATGATGTATTTTTGTTTCATAATGGAATTATTAAACAAAAGGATGTTACTCGATTAAAAATGGAGCATGAAACATATGTTGAGTGGGATACCAAATTGATGCTCATGGAAATTAAAAAAAATGGACTTACACCAACTTTGAATACCATTGATGGCAGTTTTGCTTGTGTTTATGTTGATGGTCTAAAATTTAGAATTTTTAGAAGTGCAGCCGGAACCTTATTTGTTGATGATTGTGGCAATATAAGTTCTACCAAATTTGAAAATTCTAATAGAATTGAACAAGGAAACGTATTTGTGTTGGATCTGTTAAATAATACGATGATAACAGAAGATAAATTTGTTTCCAAATCATCACCTTATTTTTATTAAATTAACCGAGATTTTAATTATGCATGTTAAATATAAGATACTAGAATATATAGCATTGTTTGTTTTTATCGGTTTATTGCAAAATAAATTTCCCGATAATACCTGGTGGAGTAGCTGGGATTTTTACACGATTATTATTGCATCAATTATATACAATGGTGTTTGTAATTTGCAGAATAAGGTTAAAACGAACAAAACATTGGAGAATACCAAACTAGGTTCAAAATCTGAAAAATTTTCACAATAACACATAATATATGGGAGAAAAAATGACTGATAACAAAGATATAAAAGAATCAAGCACAACAGAAAAAAAAGATGAAAAGGAAGATAATAAACCCACAGTGAGTTTTGGAACTGGTGGTGGACAAATTACTGCCGATTCACAGGAAAATGTTTCGGCTGGTGGAAATGTTTCTATTGATGGCACAATTGGTGGCGTAACTATTTCAGCAAATGCAGCAGGTGATACACATGCAAGTGCTGGGGTTGATGCAACTGATACATCGGTTGCATCAACTGCTGAAGTAGGAGTAAGTGCAACTTTAGGTATAAATGCGTCAGCACAGGTTGGTAATGTAACGATAGTAGGTGAAGAACATGTAAGTGCTACCGCAGATGCTGAAGCAAATGTGAGTGCAGGTTGGGATGGGCGTAATGCAAGTGTTACCGCAGAAGTTCAAGCGGGTGCAAGTGTTGAAATAGGTGCAAGTGTAGGCGTTACAACTGGAGATACCACTATCACTCAAGAAGTACATGAGGGTGCAGAAGCAGAAGCTTATGCAGGTGGTACGGTTCAAGTAGGTAAAGATGGTGCAAGTGGTCATGCAGGTGCAATTGCAGGTGTAAGTGTTGGTGTGGGTGAAACTACTACCGTTGGTGATAGTCATGGTAATGCTGCGTCTGCAGGTGCAGGTGTTAGTATTGGGGCACAAGTTGGTGCAGAAGTTGAAGGTGGTGCCACTATGAAGGATGGTGTGGCAACTGTTGGTGTTGGGGGTGAAGTTGAATTATTGGCAGGTGTTGAAATTAATGCCAGTGTCAGTGTTGATACCAAACCTATTCAACAAGCGGCAGTTACTGCAGCAAATGAAACCGTGGGTGTTGTTAATAATATTGTTAATGAGGCTCCTGCGGTGGTTAATACTGTTGAAAATAAAACTGTTGAAGTAGTTAATACTGTGAGTAATGGTGTTAGTGATGTTGGTAAAAAAATTGGTAATGCCTTAAATCCTTTCCATTGGTAATTTTAAGGTATTACTATATGTTTTAAAAAGTGCTCTTACGAGCACTTTTTTTGCAAAAACTATTTACATCACACAACAAATAAAGTACAATATAATATACTCGATATATTTTCAAAATGTAAAGGGTATGAAACATTATACCAGTTTAAAAGTAAGCAATTTAATAGGAGGAAGAGAAAATAGGGGTTTACCCGTGCTTACCTCACCCGTATATTGAACGGGGGTGTTTCTCTCATAATGTGATGAATTTAAAAATTACTGAAGACCAATTCAACATTTTGAAAAAATATGTAATCTCGGAATATATTTTTGGTTCATGGTTACATAAAACAAATACAGTGAATTCCGATAAAGATGTTCTATTGATTTTAGATGATATTTTTGTATCTGATAGGATATATCCAAACATTCATTGTTTTCAATATGATGATGTGAAAAACAACATTCAATGGATGTTAACAACGGAAAGTACATTTAATAAAAACCTATTATCAGGAGAATCTAACATTTTTGCCGAATTGGTTTTATTTTCAGAATTCTCTAAATTTAATGATAAGTTATTGACGTGTAGAACGGTTAAAATTATTAAAGGGTTCATTGGGCGAGCAAAATTTGATTTGAAATTATTAGGTACTAGTAAAGACAAAAAGAATCGTAAAGCGTTTCATATTTCGAGATGTTTGTATATTGCAGAATGTCTGTTGGATAACAAACTACCAGATTTAAATTTGATTGGATGTTACTCAGATCTTGACAAAGATGCGTTGAGTGCTATGGAACTTAATCTACGAAATAAATGTGTCGAATTGTATGAAAAAAATGAGTTGCATTGGTATCCTGTTTTATCTATCAATAATCAACATGATGAATTAAATGAATTGGATGAAATGTTGGCGGCGGCAAATAATTTAAAAGAATTTAATTATTGATTGTAGTATCATTTACTTCATTTTATAGTATAATACCTTTTCTAAAACGATAATAGGTATTAAACATATGACTTATCCTGAAGTAAATGATTTACAATATATACGATCTGATGACATTTCAATTGAACCAAATTTGATTTCTTCCGACGACGAACTGTATGATGTTGGTTTAGAAAACTTTTTACCCGAGGTATATCCTAAAGTAGAATTAGTTGATGATGATGATGATGATGATGATGATGACTTTTTAAATGGTGAAAAAGAGGATCTTGCTTGTGGATTGCCTGATTATTTTCTAAGGAATAATATTCCTTCTTTAAAAGACATTAATTCATCTAAAGTAACAGTGGTTCCAATCGTTGTAACTGCAAATGATAATATCATTAGTAAGGATGAATTGCGTGAGTTGGTTACTATAACTATTCCGGAGGGAAATAGATTTAGTGACCAAAACACTGACTTTATTCAAATGAAATTTACTCCAGCCAAATGGTGTAGGAATGTTATAGATACCATAAACCGAAACCCAGATATAGAATGTGCTATTTTATTGGATCAAAACCAGAGAAATTATAAAAATGATATGGTTTCTAAAAAAACATTCGCCAATGATCTTGGTCATATGAAAACCAAAAATATGGAGGGTTCAATTGATTCACATGATGATTTTGCGAATAAACATGAGGTAGCATATGAATTTTGTTTGTACCAGGACCCATCTGCACCAAATAGACCAACATACAATTCTGCTATTAATAATGATTATAGGTATAAACTAATCATACTTTTGATTGATGGGTTACAACGCACGATGATGTTTTTACTTATATTCTTTGAAGGTGGATACACTAGAAATCTACTCGATACGAGTGGTGATCAATGGAGGTATAGTTATTTTGATTTGTCGGCATTTTATCCCTACTATAATTCCAAAGGAATTCTATGTTATAAAATATTTCCGAGTCATCTGTCAGCACAAAAATCCGGTCATGTTTTTCTTAGTGCTGATGAAGTAAAAGAATTTAAAGCAAACAGAACGAAGAAATTAGATGGAGAATATATTAATTTGATCCCATCACAAGAATTTGGAAAATTAGATTCTTATGTTCGTGATGGACAATTAGATGTTATTCATTTTGTTGAAAATATGATCGCTAAACACGATCTGCGGTTTACTCGTGCTGCAGCAGAATCATTTATCAATTTTACACGTTTCATTTATGACAGATTATTCGTATGTGAAGATATAACTGTGGATCTCGATACAAAATCTACACCAGAATCTAACACTGAAAGATTTTTACAAATAAACGGTCGTGGTTTAAAAATGAACAAAGAATCCATGATTAATTCTAAATTAAATGGTGTTTCTGGAGTAAGATATAGTAAAGAGATTCTTGACCCAATTAGTGATTTATACCGAATGTGTGATGTCAAAAATCCAGAAGAAAAGGCTACCAGAACATTGGTTTCGGGCAACCATAAAAACACAAAACTGTATTTTAAGGATCAAAAATTACGAGAAAAATTAGAAAAAACTGAAAATCCGTTGTTGTTGCATGGTAAAGGAAATGGTACGATTAATGAAATGCAAAACACTGTCTTAAACAACGACCAAGAAGCAACAATTTGGGCAAAATTTTTCCTAACCAGTACTGCCGATGTTGAAGAAGCATGTAAATACACAAAAGAATTTTTTTATGCTGATAAAACTCAAAATTTGAGACCTAGCATGAATTTCATGACATCCTTGGATGATGACAATAAGGCATTAATGGTTCATTTTATTTTCATCACTTATTTCAACATGATTGTTGAGGGTAGCAATTTCGATCCATACCTGATTAATAAAAAATATACCCAGGCTTCTCAAATTTTGAGAGTAATGTTTGGTTTGAAACCTATTACGAATTCTATTTCAACTGAAATATCACAAAAAACCAAATTTTGTTCGAACATTTCTCGCGATCTTGTGATAAACAAACTGAAATTTACTCCCGATAATTTAAAGAATGTTTGTGAACATCGCAACTGTAATTGGTCTCCCATTATGTCGTTGATTGTTGAGAGAGATTTCACTAATGCGACAAGAAACAAAGATGATTCCAACTATTTACACATTGTTTCGAATTTACTGCAACGGCCAAATGCGGCTAATAAACAAGCAGACCATATCCACCCACATAGTGTGATAAACGAACCATCAAAGGTCACTAAAAAAATTGATGCGAATTTTTCTGGTAGCACAGCAGCATTCAAAAATGAATTCAAACGGTTTATTGTAAAGTACAATAATACACCAATTGGAAAAATGCTATTGGACGACAAAGCGAATAAATCGAAAGGTGATGAGGATCCATCAATTTTCTTCGATGAAAATGTTGTTCTCAGACCTACGATTAAATCGGATTATAAAATGAATATGTCCGATGAGCAGGTGATTGAAATTCTGAAATTCCGAAACATTATTGCTCGAATGGTTCATACTCAAAAAACTAGATTGCTCGAGTATGCCACACTAAACTATGGTGTTTGTGGTGAGGACAGTATGCGTTATCCACTGAAAACTGTTACCAATGAATTGGCTTTTGATACCCTGCTACAGGCTACGAATATGGAGCATGATTATCCAACACTGTATGATCAAGTCATGAATACTTCGGGCAGCACATTGTCTAGGGACACCATATTAAGTTTGCAGGAATTGTAAGAATCTGATTATGGGGCAATCTAACTATAGATTGCCCCATAATTTCTGTCAGAAGTATAAATTGTGGTATAATTTAATTTTAAATTTTAACAAATTGATTGATATAAAACTATGAAACTTAAAGATTTAGTTGAAGCAACCGAATTGTCCTATGAAGAAAAATTGAAATCGGAAGAATATGTTGTTAAAATGAACATCCAAGATATTGTTCAGATACCAGAATGGCAGGAACTCAGAAGTTATTTTGTTGGTAAATGGAAATCACAACCAGAAAAAAATTTACAAATGTTAAAAGATTTTGCTGGGGACTTAAAAAAATTATCCAACCGAAGATTGCGCATTATTCAAAATTATGTTACCGGTTCAGCATTTCGTATTGGTATTATTGCTAATGAGGATATAAAAGAGTTTACTGAAGCGGTTCGTAAAGAGGTAGCAGATAGAAAAGCAGATGGGCGGTGGAAATGAGAATAAATTGTATTGATGTTTCTGATTTGGCTGATCAACATTTGCGAGCAGAATGGTTGGAATTTTTAATGGTTGGTCCATATGTTAGGAGATCATTAAAATCGAAGAAAGGTATCTCATTTTCAAATTCAACTCGGTATGTGTTAGGGACAGGTCATGCGAGATTCTTCTATGATAAGTTAGGGTATGTTGAAAATAGATACAAGCAAATCGAACATGAAATGCACGCAAGAGGATTTAAAACTAACCCAAATTTAGAGTTAAGTGATTTACCAAAAAATCTGTTTAATAGTTGGACACCAACAAAAGATGATAAAATACTCAATTTAAACCGCATAATTGCCAGGATATCTGATAAACCAAAATGGTATAAATTTAAAAATGCCCAGATGGAAGATTGGGTGGATTTTTATGAAAAAAGATATGATTTTACATACAATTATGATATAATACATTATGGTAAAAAATAAACTTTAACTTAGAGAGAGTAAAAATGTTTGCTAAATGGTATGAAGTAAATGGTGTAAAATGCCAGGGAAATGTAGAGAAAAATGTGGCGGAAATGATGGTTGAAAATAATCACTTTTTCTCTCGTGGAAAAGCAATTAAAACTCCGTTTGGTAACTATACACCAGATTTTGATTGTGACACCTATTTTGTTGAAGTGAAAACTTTACATAGTTGGTTACAAGCTTTAGGTGTGACAAGCTTATTGGAAAACGCAAAAAAAGATGAATTTGCTAAATTATCAAACAATTCTCAACAAAAAATGGAATGGGTTAATGAAAATGTTAAACCCGTTTATGTCTATATTGAAATTTCTGAAAATTCAAAAAAATTCAAAGATGTTTTCGAACCATCTCATACCTTATCAACAATCAAAGGTAATATCCAACAGTTACGACAATTTTTGACAACCATGTAAAAAATTGTAAAAAATTGTAAAATATCATAAAATAATTAATATTTACAAGGAATATAAAATGCTCAAAGATGTATTATCAACATTACCATCATTAGATGAAAATAAAAGAGTAGTTTCAGTTTTAAGTGGTGGTTTAGATTCTACTATTGTAACTTACACATTAGTTGAAAAATATGGAAAAGATAATGTAGTAGCATTATCATTTAACTATGGACAAACACATTCCAACGAACTTGATAAAGCGGTTACTACATGCAAAAAATTGGGTATTGCACACCACGTTATCGATATTAGTTTTTTAGGTGATGTTATTAAAAATGTGTCAGCATTATCAGATGCTGGAAATGTTGAAATGCCTACCATCGAGGACATTTTAGGATTAGCAACACCACCTACTTATGTGCCATATCGAAATTTATTGATGTTTTCTATTGCTCTGTCATTTGCAGAAAGTAATAACGCACAATTTGTGATGAATGGTTTACAGGCACATGATGAATATAGTTATTGGGACACAACTAAAGAATTTGTTAGTCGAATGAATAAAATCTCAGAGTTGAATAGGGAGCAATTTATCGAAATTGTTTCACCATTTGTTGAATTTAGTAAATATGAGGAAATTTCGGTTGGTAAAGAACTTAACGTTCCGTGGATTGATACCTGGACATGCTATACTGGTGAACACGGTAATGGTGCTTGTGGTAAATGCCCTTCTTGTTCAGAACGCATTATGAATTTCGCAAAAGCTGGTATTATGGATGATTGTCTATATGAGATTGAAATTCCATGGGATAGATTGATTGAGGAAAATTCAGAAATATAAGTATGAGTTTAGCAGTTATAACTAAGACCATTGGTGATATTGATGAATTTAAGAATCTTTACTTCGATAATAAAAAGACACTGGTAGAAATTTTGGATACTTATAATTTACCTCACAAATATGCGGATAATTTGCGAAAATTTGCATTAGGGTTGGGATTTCCAAAAAAATCTGATATTCACAAGGATGTGATCAACAGTATTGATGTGGTAGAATTTAAAAAATTATATTTAAATGATCTGATGACTGTAAAAGAATTAGCCACACATTTTAATGTTGGGCGATTTACCATTGAAAAATTAATCACAAAAAATAAATTAAACAAGAGTAAAGACGAATGGTTGAAAACTGTTAAAAGATCAATACGTCAATCTTATGGTGTGAATAATGTTTCCGAACTTGAGTTTGTGAAAAAATCGAAATCAAAAAACACATTCATTCAAAATTTAGATATTTCTGAATTCAAAAAAAAATATAAGGAATTAGGTAATACAGAATTAGCAAAACATTACAATATAAGTACACATTATGTTTCTAAATTATTACACCGATTTGGTGTTGAAAGAAATGAACGTGTTAATTCTTTAGAATTGGAAATTAAAAATTGGTTAATTCATGGACTAGGTATTATCGACCTTAAAGTAAATGATAGGGTGGTGTTGTCTGGAAAAGAAATTGATTTTTTGTCACCAACTAATAATTTTGGTATTGAATTTAACGGTATGTTTTGGCACAATGATTTGATCGTGAATGAAACTTATCATCTCGTTAAAACAAAAAAAGCTACGGAGAAAGGTATCGATTTGTACCACATATTTGAATTTGAATGGATAACAAAAAAGGAAATCATTAAGTCAATAATTAGACAAAAATTAAAATTGACACCGAGAACAATTCATATAAATCAGTGTAATGTGCAATGGATTACAAAGAATGAAAAAGAAAAATTTTTGACAGAAAACCATATATTTGGTGACGATGATTCTGAAACACATATTGGTTTATTTTTCAACACTGAATTAGTTGAAGTATTAACTATCGGTAAATCCTACCAATACCAATATACAATTTTCAATTCAGTGAGAAAATTGAATGTCTATGTTAATGGTGGTATTGAAAAATTATGGAGGTTTTTTGTGAAATATCATGATCCATCAACGGTTGTGGTGTATGAGGATATTAGATTTTGTCCATCAAACTCACAGTATGAAGAATTGGGGTTCATTTTGTCTAATTATATTCCCCCTGAATCATATTACTTCAACAATAGAAACCCATTAAAAATTTTTTCATCTAAAAAATTTAAAAAAGACCCCCACCATTATACCGAAAATTTCTTGTATAATTCAAACAAAACTGAAATAGAAAATATGCGAGAAAATAATTATTTACGATTTTGGGATTGTGGCAAAAAAGTACTTGTATGGAACAAAAAATAGTGTTTTAAGTATCAAAAACAATTTAAAAAAATTAAACTAAACAAATTTTGGAGTATGACAATGCAATTAGTAGTTAATATCGATTCATCAAATTTTGGTATAACCGTTGAAAAATTATTTGAAGAATTATCTGTTGATGATAAACGAGATTTAGCAAAACAAATGTTACATAAATTTTTAGAGGAACCTGTAAATATGGAAAGACAGGTTCGAGAACAAATGGTTATAAATGAGTTAATGAAGCAAAACGATTACAATGGTAAACCTACATTTACTGATGAAAACTCCGCAAGGTATAGCTATAAATTCAAAGAAATAATGAGGGATTTTAAGTCATCAAAAGAAACTATGATTGAAAAAACCACGGCGGAAATGACAAAATTGTTCTCAAATTTGGTAACAGATATGGTTAATGAAAGTCCTGAATGTAAACTACAAGCGGAAGTAATTCAGAAATCTGTTGAGGATGCTTTCCCTGAAATGGTTCAAATTGCATTGACTAATGCTGTTGCTACTCAATTACAAAACGCAACTTTTGCTATTAGTCAACAAAATTTATTATCCGATAGAGTTACTAGATTAACTAATAACATTAGATATACTTTGAACACTCGTGGTATGAATATACAGGATCATGAAATACCTTCCGGAAATTGGTAAAAAATATGAGTAAAGATTTTGATTTGCAGTTTGGTGGTGAAATTATTGAAAAACCGACAGTTAAGACTACCAACAAAGGGGATGAAAAACTTATTAAAAGTAAGGATTGGATACCCCCATCTGATATGAATTCAGATGAAAAGGTTTTAAGACATCCCATTTTTGAAAAAGCTTTTTCACAGATTTTAAAACAATGGAAACCAAAAAGTAATGTTGCTTTTTTAAGTTTGTGTACAAGTTCAAGACCATATTCAAAATCTACAAAATATCAGAAATTCATTGAACGATTTGGTGATCATGTGGATTTTGTAGTAGTATCAAATGGAGGTTTTATTCCACCCGATTATTGGAATAGTTGGCCGTTTAAAAACTATGATTCACCTCACGAACCAGATGGTTCGGTAGATGAATTATATCAAGAGGTCATGTATGATAGGTTGGTGAGATTTTTTAATACTTTTGATTATGAATATGTAATTGCTAATTTTCGACCAAATCTTAGAAATTGTAAACCAGCAACAGAGGGATTACAGTTGATGAAGGAAACGGGTAGAATTACAGATTTTGCAGTTATCCCCGATAAAGAATTATACGATAAAGCTGCAGAAGATGGTTGGAGGGGTAAAAATGGTTGTGGGGCAATTTTCCCTGATTTACATCTTTTTATTATCACAGAATTAGAAAACAAAGCGAAATCTTGGTCTAATTATAGATCACCCTCAAATAGTCTTTTTTAACAAATAGTTTGTTGCAATTTAAAAAAATATTATATCCCAGAAAATTAGTAATTTTTTCATTACCAATTTTTAAAGATATAATATTTTTTTTCAAAATAAATTCACATTGGCTGATATTGAATTATTATAGTATAATAATTAAAAAAGGATAAATTATGCTAATTAATTTTTGTTTTACTCTACTAATAATGATTACTAACACTATATTAGTAGTGTTAACGGCATGTACAATTTATCTATTGTTTTGTACATTCATTCTTATATTTTGCTTAATTTTATTAAACTCATCGCAAGATTATGATGGTTTGGAATTATACGCATACAACATATATGATTGGTTTATTGAAAAAAACAAACCTACTATGAAATTATTAGGTGTTTCCCTAGATGATGAATCTCTTACTTGAAAATAATTACTATGAAATCAATATCATTAACTAAAATTCTGTTTGGTTTTTTAATCGCTACAACATTTACGAATGTTTATGCTGAGGACGATTTTTCATTAACACCAGAACAAATAGAAGTGTTGAAAAAGGCTAATGAATTAAACCCAATTGAACCATGGAATCCTAAAAAAATATGGTCATCAATTATTAATGATGATGGCACATTTGATTATGGTGATAAAGTTCCTAAAATTCCAGAAGTGCAGTCTATCCCTCAAAAAACTATCAACCATACCAAGGTGAAACAGTCAAACCCACCATTAGCAAAAATAACCCCTGTAGTAACTCCACCTCGAAAAAATGTAGTGGTGAAAAACAGTGAACCATCAAAAATATTGATGCCGACCCAAATTAAAAAATCAACAACACCATTAGTAGTGGCGACAGTTAAAAAGATAGATATGCCGAAACCAACAATCAGCAAAAATAACATAAAATAAATAAGATTTGAGAACATCATGGAAAAAATAGTAAAAAATAAATCAATTTTGGTTGGTGATGAGAAATTAGTTAAAAAGAAAAATTGGATTCCCTTGGATGAAATGAACACCGATGTTAAAATTCTCACACATGAACTGTTTGATACTATTTTTAATAAGATTGTACGTGAACATAAGCCAACACACAACATAGCATTTATTTCATTATGTACTGCAACAAGACCATATCATTTGGGTCGAAAATGGAAAAAATTTGTTTCTGAATTTAGTAACAAAGCTGATCTAATTGTTATTTCGAGTGGAGGAGTAATTCCTCAAAATTATTGGTGTTCCTTTCCATATCAAAATTATGATGGTGATTCCGCAAAAAGTGCTAATGGGTTATACACTGAAAAATTAGAAAAAAGATTGGTAAAATTTTTCACTGTACACAACTATGATTATGTAGTAGCTAATTTTCGCCCGAAAATTAGAAACACTCCAGTAGTAAAAAAAGTATTTGACGATTTAAAAGTTAAAGGGATTATTAAAGATTTTGTGGTTGTTCCAGATGAAGCAGCATATCAAGAACTACAAAATCGAGGATTCCCTGGTGGAAAAATGTATCCCGATTTAGATGAATTAATCTTTGAAAAAATAAAACAATCTGTTGATAATTATATCGATATATTGTGAATATTAAAATTAAAAAATCTCCAAAGTTATTGTATAATTTAAAATAAAACTTTGGAGATTTTTTTTCATGTTAGAACCAAATGCGAGTATCCCAGTTAATGGGGTTATGTTTGACTATGTGTCAGGTTCATTAACCCCATTTTTCAAATTAAAACACAAAGATCCAAAAATAGCAATCAACAACTATAATGATTTTGTTGGTCTAATGAACTATACCAAATCAATGTTGAAAGGTTATTTTTCATGGAGCACACTGTTTAACGCTTTCCAAGAAGAAAGTGATGGAAAATTTCTTACAGAAAATAATAAATTAAACCATTTATTTACCTATTCTGATAGTGGTGGATTACAGGCTGCCAGAAGAAATATGATTATTGATGATGTATTGAAAGAAAGAATTTATACGGTGCAACATAACTATTCGGATATTGCAATGACTTTCGATGAAATGCCATTTAAAAACATATCTGTTAATGCCGGTACTGCAATTGTTGGTACTTCATCCAGATGTTATATCCGAGATTTAATACAATCTACCGCAGAACATTCTGCACAACATATTAGAAAACAAATTGAGATGTTTGATTCATTTGGATCGAATACGAAGATTGTTCCCATCATACATGGTTTTCGACCAAGCAAAGGTTATTTTCGTGGAGAAACCGACAACACTTATGTCGATTATGCAAAATATATGTTTGATAAAATTGACAATTCATCCAAGCATATTCACGGGTTGAGTATTGCTTCATTAACCACACATCCAGATAATCGAGTTGGTATTTTAAAAGTTATTGATTATGTTCCTAGAACATTAGCTAGTAAAGATATTCCCGATGAAAATTTAGAACATGTACATTTGTTAGGGTTAGCCAGTCCGCAGAGAATTTTACCTGTTCTAGCTCTTGTTAAACATGGGTTGATTGACAAAAGAGTTAAACGAATTTCATTCGATTCTACTGCAATTACGAAGGCTTATACTATTGGGCGGGTATTCAGAAATTATGACGAATATAAAAATGTTGAACAAAATAAAGATTTTCACCCAGAATTAACTTTACAAAATTATAAAAACCCCAATTCTAAAAATGTCAGACAATACTATCAACAGGTACATAAGTATTTTCAGAATTATGAAAATTACCCTTTTAACAGTTGGGAAGAATTAGCTGATCACTCACCAAATAATGGTGATAGAAGACCAGCTGGTGTACAGGCTAAAGAAAAGGGTCGTGAATTTGAATTAAAAATGTTGGCACAGGTGAGAATTAGTAGTATGTATCTCACTTATGTTTATCTCGATACATTAGAAAGATATATTAGTGGTGATTTAACGATAGATGATTTGGCTCATTATAACACAGATATTGCAGCAATGTATCATGATATTGAACGAAACGCAACCAACATGCATGATATTTTTGAAATTGTGGAAAAACATTATCAAAAAGTAAAAGCCGAAATTGATAAATCTGTAGATACTCTCGATGAATTTGATAATGAGCTTAAAAAAGCCACATCCATTCAAACAACAGGTCATGAGGAAGCAAATGTTTTATTTTGTGATGAAGGTAAAGAAAAAGCCAGTGAAACGGTAAAAAAAATGAAAGAACATAATTATGAAATGACCAGAGGTAGAACAAATTTCAAACGTACTCAACGAAAAGCACATAATGATACTGACAATATAAGCGCAGTGGATATTACTAGTGAATTATTTTGATTTTTTTAGAGTCACTACCCAACACATTTTAGTATAATTAATTTAAAATAATTAACACGGAAATTTATGAAAACTATCAAAAATAAGGAGGTGCCTGTACGTCTACAATTAGTACTTTCGGGAGTTCCAGGTTATTTCAAGTTAAGAAGTAAACATGATGATTTATTTAAAATAACTGCAATTTCATTACGATGTGGGTTAGATTACATTGAAAGTAAATTGCCAGGTAATGTGGATATACATGGGTTATATAATGCTTATACCGAAGAAAATATGGCTAGACGTGCTGCAGATGATTCAATAAACGAACCATTTACTAAAATTTTTCCAAATGGGTTACATGCAGATTCAGGTGGGTTACAAATGGTTACTCTTGGTAAAGGAACTATTACCGCATCTGATCGATTAAAAATTTATAAAACCCAGGCAACTTATTCACATTATGCAATGAGTTTTGATGAAATTCCCTCATTGATACAAGATGATGTTAGATATTACCTACCCCATATTGTTATGGAAAAAGGTATTCAGAGTGGGGCAAATTTAAAAGAACAGTACGATTATTTTGAAACAATCGATACAAACTGTAAAATCATCCCAATCGCACAAGGTTGGGGAATCGATGATACAAATACATTTGCAAAAGGATTATTTGGTCAACTAACCAAGGAGCAGTATGATAAAGTTGATGTAGTAGCAACGGGTTTTCCAACAACCGCAATTTACGCCACTGCAAAACGTGTGTATGATATGTTTAAAGCGACTGAAATTCCAGTTAAAGCAAAGAAACATGTACATCTATTGGGTGTCACTGGATTTAAGCGATTAATTCCAGCATTAATAATGATTAAAAATGGTTTCACCCCACAATTAGAAATTTTGAGTTTTGATTCAGTTACGATCACGATGAGTTATGTAATGGGGAATCAAGTTCCTACAGTGGAAAACTTTTTAACAGGACAAACTAAAATAAAACTCGGTAAGAAAAGAAATTCTACAGTAGAAAAATATTGGCAGGATATTTATGATTTTTGGAAAGATGACCCAAACTTTATTTTTGATGATTTGGATGATCTAATCGACCACAGTTATTATAATAAAAAAGGTTTAAACAGTGGTTTTCAACAATATGAACATTACTTACAAGCCGATGAAAATGGTAATTTTACAGATGAAAACAAGATTATTGCAGATTTGCATTTTACAAAGGTGTTGAAACAAGAACAGTATTACATTTTATATCAGGTACATAATTATGTCCAAATATTAGAATCATTTTTAGAAGATAAGATAAAACTTGAACATATATTTGATGGTAAAAATTTAGAAATATTTTCTGCATTGGAAAAAGTTAAAACGGATGAAGAATTCACCGATTGGTTTTCATATGTACAAAAAGTTACTGGGTTTAAAGTTCCAGTATTGGATGGAAATCACTTAAATAATATTGACATAGTACAAACTTTATTTGGTGTGGATATGGTTACTGAGGAAAGAGAACGTAAAAAACAACCTGCGAGAATTACCAAGCCTGTCAAAACTCAAGATGATACGACTACTACAAATTTATTATTTTAATTAGTGAGATAAACCTTTATGATTGAAACTATTGAAACTGCCGATTATATAAAATACAAATGTGAAAATTGCACTAAATTCTTTTTGATTGGTTCGGGAATTATAGCAGAAATACAACATAATAAAATTTCAAGTGAATCGTGTGATTCTTTTACAAAATTAACCGCATTATGTTCGAGTTGTGTATCAAAATTAAAAATTGAACTATAACTTTTTAAATATTGATTGGAATGAAAAATATGACCGCAAATAATATTGATATAATTGGACAAAGATTATGGTTTATCGAAAATTATAATATTCACCATATTGTAATAGTGAATTACTTTTATGATAA